TGGCTTAGGGTTTTTGGTATGCCTCTCCGCAAATATATCTGTATATTTGACCCTGGAGTACCACATCTCGTACTGCAGAATTTTGCAAAAGTGTAAACCTGTTTTGGGAAAAGTGTTATTTCCCTCTAGGGGATAAATAAATAAATTTCCCTGATTTTGGTCTTCTGTATCATAGTTGCAATACTATTGTACTTGTACAGTATACCTAGTTTACACTCTTGAAAAATCGTGCGCTTCGCGCTGTTGGCTTTCCCCTATGTTTTTTTAGGGGAAATACTCCTGTATGGGTATGTCAGGCATAAATGAGCTGCGCTCATAAGGTCTAAGTGATCTTATATAACTTATAGGGGATAATATATACGCTATTTTAAGGAGACCTGAATGGTCCCGTAAAATTTTGGCGCGCATATATGTTTGCCGGCTCGCTTACGCTCGCCGGCTTTTTTGTATCGTATATGGGCCTTTATTTGCACATTATGTATTTCCCGTATGGGGATACGAGAAAATAATCTGCGGCCTTATACGTGCATTTTACGCGGCGAATTTTTTAACCATACCGTTCTTGTTGGCAATGATGTGTCTCCTCCTGCCGGGGAACTGTATGTAGTCAAATCTCCAGTCTCCTTTTGACTTATGGTTGTAAGCTCTCTTATAAGTCTCTACTTTCAGTATCTTATGGATATGGCATACTATATAGTTATTTAACTTAATCTGAGCTTTAACTGTTAAGAAGATACATGGACGAATATCGCCGCGGACGGATACTGTCGGTTTGACTATGATATAGTCATCTTTGTATCCTGGGATAACGGTAAGCATTATGCCGCAGCCATATTTTAAGATGTCTGCTACCAGTGAATAATTTGGCTTACCTGTTTTGATGGTATAGAAACCATGTTTCTCTGCAGCCGCTTTCAGGGTTATGCAGCCAGTGATATCCGGTTCACTGTTATTTGCAGGCAGATTATTATCCGTGGCAGTCAAGGCCGGCGTAGTATTTGCGTCTTTGATGGCTGTAGTAATATTGCGCCCGAGCTGGTTGATCATCTTACTGATGAGGTTAGTATTCTGGGCAGACTGTTCTGCAGCTGCGCTGATTCTTGATACGAGCTCACCATTCTTATCTATGCGCTCAGTCATCATTTGTACGAGCTGAGCCATAAGCTGCGTATTTTGTGCAGCAATCTGTGAGTTTTGCATAACCAGATGACCAAACTGCTTCATTGCCTCAGAGTTTTGTACAATGACCTGCTGTATATCTGCCGCAACCTGCGGGGACATATACGCTCCGGTTTTGCGAATCTGTTTTAAGATTGCCTTGACCTGCTTCTTGAATTGCTTGGCGATTGGTTTGCGGGACTGCATTAAGACTTCATACAGACCATCTTCGGTGAGGAACCATGACTCTTGCACTCCACCAGGGGTCGGAACAATCTTCCGAACCTTTTCTTCCTCCTCAACCGTATTCAACATTTTGTGTACGGAAGATCTGTCGTACTCAATCATCTCTGCCACGTCCTTGGCCAGGAACAATGGTTCTTCTGCTGTGCCATACACGGTAAAGTTTCTGCCAAGCACTTCCTGCTCGGTTACAATCTGTAATTCTGCGCTCATGGGTTTAGCGCTCTCTCCTTCTGCCTCTGCCTCTCCTTCAGTTTTCTCTTGTGGAGTGATATTCTTTTCGGGCGGCAGCTCGTCCAGCCATTCCATATCGTCATTGCTGCCAACCACCTCACAAGCGAACCAGTCGGGGAGCTTCTCTTGAACCTGTACTTTTGTATCCGGGATGACAATAGGTTTAGGAGACTCTCCTACCGTGGAGGAGTTCATGTCGTCAATCATCTTGTTGAGGCTTTCTCTGATATCCTTATCCATGCGCTCGCGATAAGTATCAGAGTTAATAATCTTCTGAACAGCGTCCAGAGTCACAAGCCACTGCTTGCGTATCCTACTCTTGTTACCCAATACCTCTATGATATTGACTTTTATCTTTTCATCGGCGCCGAGGTTTTTGGCCAGTCTGCTGCCGTCATATCCTCCCCACGAACGTTTTACAAAATTTAACCATGCGCATAAATCTGTGGCTTTGACCAGCAAATTTTGCATACCTGCGTCGTAGAGATGATAATTCTGTCCGCCGATTTGAAAATCTGTCAAAAATTTGACTCTTTCGCCGTGGGCGGTAAAAATTTGCTCCGGTTCTGCAGCGGGTAAATTCTGTGCCGGAATTTTGTCTTTGGATTTGCCTTTGCTATTTTTACTCAACATCTTACACACCTCTGTCTTAATGTTGTCACGCTCTTTATCAAGAGACGCGTACGTCAGTATGGCCAGAAAACCTTTTTCTTCCATAAGGTAATGGCCTTCGGCTTTTTGGAATAATGCTCTTTCGTAAGGATCAAACTTACACAGGGCTTCAATAAACTCAAAGAGTTCTGCATGCTTGATTTTATACAGTCTCGCTATCTCTTTGCTGGAGATAAGCTTTTTGTCTGCTACGTGGACGATGTCTATACTATCCATGACATAATCTTCCTTTCTGACTGTCATTTACCTGACGCGGCTTGAGTTATGCGGGCTCGCTTACGCTCGCCCGCTAAATTATACCGTTCTCTATATGTACATTCATTCATATATTTCTTTTTAGCCTAATAGCTCTTATATATATTCTTATTTCTTACCCACATATAATGAGTATGCGTGCTGCATATATAATAAAGGGGATTAGGAGATATGAAAGAATATGTGATAGGGAAAGAGAGAGATAACGTATACAGTCTACCTCTCTCTGTTGGTGGATATGAGATATACACATAAAGAACAGTACAATTTGCGCGCCGGAGGACGCGCGTGGTTATTTCCATGCGGAGAAGATGTAAGAACTCTTTGCGGGCGGAGATATAGAACTCGCCCTTTTAAGTAAAGAGGTAATCTTACAAAAAGATATCAGCTTTTTGTCTCTGATAGACTATATAGGTGATATCTTTCCGCATGAGTGTTTGCCGGGGCTCACTTCGTTCGCCCCTTAATAGGGGCATGACTTAATATATACATTCTTTTGTCTTTTCATGTATATATTTCGCTCTGCCCTTCGGGTAGGTCGTATACTATTTTTTACAATGTCTGTAAAAGTTAGTATACTTTTTAAAATATTTGTTTTCTTTTTTTATATGCTCGCTACGCTCGCATATATAAACAAGCTCTGTTCTTTTCGCTTGTTTGATTAGTTGTTTGGGGATTAAATATTGTTTGATGTGCTCGCTCGCTTCGCTCGCTCGCACTAACAAAATATGAGCTTTTGATTTTTCTTGTTCGCCTGTCAGGCAGTTTCTTATTTTGTCTGCGCTCACAAGGTCTGACCGAACAAGTATATCAATCTGCGCTCATAAGGTTAGGCTGAAGGCCTGGAGCCTATATATGGGGTGGTGCCTTAATATCTCCCGTGGTGCAGTTCTGCGGTCGGGCAATGATAAGTCCCAACCGGGATGTGTGCAGACACTTAACAGTCTGTTTAACCAAAAAGTGTCTTAGAGGTCTTTCTTCTTGTCTCTTTTGGGTGGGGAAGGGGCTGGCAACCATATCCGTTTTGGTATTTGTGACATAAGCTATTGTTCTAGGATGGGTTAGTGTTCTGGATAATCTGTATAGCTTTTCTAAATATGTCACAACAACCATGGTGCTTATCTCACTCCTTTCATGAGTACGAATTTCTGCGGCAGGATTACTTACGGGCGCGAAGTTTTCGTTGCTCCTCTTTGAGCCTTTGGATTTCGCGCTGGTCTTTCTCTATCTCTATTTCGATAATCTGGTTCACTTCGGAACCTATCTCGAACAGAGCGTATAGCAGTGCAAGAATAACAGTATCCTCCTTCGGGTCATTTTAAGTATGCGTATTAAAAAAACAATCCGCCCGCGAAATTGCGGACGGACGTTTTTGTAAATCAGGCACACGTTGTCCAGTCGGATTTAGTGCCGCCTTTGGAGCCAAAGAGCAGGCCGCCAATATCGGAGCCCAGACCTTTCACTTCATTCCAGGCGTCCCGAACGTCCTTATTGCGGGAAAGTTCACGAGCGGCGGCTCTGCCGTTGCGGATAGTCGTAGCAAGCGTTGCGGCGCCAACCGAAACAGCGGCAGTCGCAACAACCCTGCCTGTGGTCATACCAGCATTTACAACAGCTCCTGCCGTCGGTGCAAGGGCGCCATTCAGTGCGTAATCGGCAACGTCCGTTGCGAACGTGGTGACGGCTTTAGCAACTGCCTGCGTGCGGTCTGACCAGAGCTTGATGTTTGCCTTGCGCTGGATAAGCTGTAAATCCTCGGCGTTAACACCCGAGAGGATAACCGTCTTGCCACCATCGCTGGTTTCATAGCTGTCTTCATAGCCGAGGCTGTCCAGCAAGTCCAACAGGTTGTTGGCTTCCTGACGGCTCTCAAAGGTCTTGGAGAACCTCTCCTGCACTACCTCGCCGGTTTCACTGTCGATGGTTACCTGTGTTTCTTTCTGTTCACTCATTTTGATTTCCTCCTGTACATTTTTTGCAACTTCCTGTGCAAATTCATCAGCAATCTGGTCGACGCTTTTTACTTCTTTTGGCGCCGGCTCTGCTTCTTCCGCCTCTCTGGGCGGAGGTGTGACATCGATGGGTTCTTGCTTTTTCTCCTGTTTTTCTTCAGGCGTAAGCAATGTATCGATGGTATCATTCAGGAAGCTGAGGATAGGGTCAGCCCCCTGAGTATTTTTTGTATCTTTTTGTGTTTCCATTAAAATCCCTCCTCAAGGGGCAACCGACTATCAAGCGGCAACCGGCATAACTGCGTCTTCGATAAGGTGGTAGTCATAGCTGACCTCCACTCTGTACAGCGAACGGAGCTTAAACCGGCTGTCTGCGCATGGAGTGCGGAGCAAATTGATTACGTCGCGGCTGATAAGGCCGTATTTATCCAGACAAGTCTGGGGGATTTTGGCGGAGATATTTACCCAGCCATTGGCGAGGTTCTTAGTGAGACTCCAGGTTACTTTGGAATTGGCACGGTTGGATTTCGGGAATACGATATGTTTCGGGCATACTTTGTTCATAATCATTTTGGTTTCCGTCCTTTCTTGACGATAAAAACAAACTGGGCCATCAACTGCTGACAGCCCAGTCTTTTTACATGTATTTGCTTATGCGGCGAAATCGATGGCTTCTTCAGCCGGAGCGTCGATGCCTGCACCTTCATTCACAATGGCTTCACTGCGGTCCGTGTTGTCCTTGATGATAATCGTCTTGTTGACGATGGACAACAGGTCACGGGCGGTTTCCTGCTCGGAGCCTTCTTTGATTTCACGGCCAACAACCAAAGAACCATTGGCTTTTACCAGTTTGTGCTTGCCATTGAGCTTGAAGCCGGAAGCAAGGCTGATGCGATAATTGCGTCCCTTAAAGGTCGTGGACGCAAAACCTTTACTGAAGGTCAGCTCCATGTTTTCCATATCCAGCGGCAGATTGCTGTACTTCAGCTCCCAGCCAAAGATGGCGTTGTGACCCATCACGCGGATGGACTTAAACTTTTCGAGCGCCGCCTTCAGGTCGAGGAATACGCCTTTCGCATAGGCAATGTAGCTGTTGCCATACTTGCCGGCATTGGTCGGGCTGGAAATGTGCTCAACTTCTTTTGCCGTGAGCACTTCGTTGGAACCCTTGCCAATGCGGTTGAGCATGCCGGAAATGCGGCGAGCCTCAAAGTCATTGACATAAAGAATTAGATGGTCTTTGCCATACTCTGCGGCCTTATGGAGAGCCTGACGTACACCGTTCAACGTCGCAACGGGCGCGGTCATAACTTCACCCGTCTTCTTGTTTACGGCCTTGGCCACAACAGCGGGCTCAACGATTTCCTGGGCAATATCGCCGGCAACCAGACCGACATAACCCCGGGAACTGACGACACTCATGATAACCGTGTTGTTCTTGAGTTCCTCCTCGCGTTTTGCGCGGGCTTTTTCCGTCAGCACATTGGTTGCCTCCATCTGCTTATCGAGGTTTGCCATCAATGCTTCGCGGCGGGATACCTTGTTTGCTTCTGCCTTAATCATTTCATTTACGTTTGCCATAAATAAAACACTCCTTTTTCTTATCCCGCTTTTTATCAGCATTTCGCTTCAGCGGGCTACAAATGAACATTTCTGGACTACTGTCCGTTTTCTGGGGTTACGACGGTGAAAGGATAAAATCAGCTCAGCCCTGCTTACAGGAGACAGACGTAAGTTAGTTATATAATCTGTATGTATGCGGGCGGAAAAATCCTCTCAAAATAAACAAGACAATCGTCTGCGAAGCAGACAAGAGTTCTGTTCTTGGAAAGGGGATTTTTACTTTGGGATTTAAGCCTTTCATAGTGCGCCGAAAAATGTAGGAGGCAATAAACATTCTTCGACGTACTATGAGGGGCTCAAAGCTCCTCTTTTTTGCCAAGGTGGGGGTTTATGCGGCGGCCTCTGCCTCTTTGTCCACAAGATGCAGTAAGTCACCATAGGTGGTATGGGCGGTGAAGAAGATGGTCTCGCCGGCCTCACTCTTAAGGCGGGCGGCTGTTACGACGTTTCCTTCAAGGGTGTCCCTGCGGATAACGTCAAGTTCACTGCCGCCACTTACGATATGGAAGCTATCGCAAAGAGTGGTCAGTCTCTTGGCCGGCAAGAACCGGTAGTAGCTTTCAGGGAATACGCTTTCCAGGTCATTCTGAAATACCATAGGTCATTTCCTTTCTTTGATAAAAAATAGGCCCCTGACGCATAGGGGAAGCCCATAGGGGGTTGGGGAGCGCCAGGAGCCCATAAAAACAAAGCAATATCGCCCGAAGGGCGAAGTGGAATTTGGACGAAGACGGCACTATCCAGACAAGAGGATAATTACTTGCGGCGTCTCCAGCCAAAATATCGGTTATGCCGCTATTTTATACTCGGCATACTTTTCTTCCGCAAGGCGGTCATAGTCCCTGCGGGTCATCTTCCGCTTGGCGCGGTCACGAAGCATTCTTGCTTCGCGGCCTTCGCTGTAGATGCGGTTATGTTTACGGATTTTTTCTGTGTTTGCATTTGTATTAAACATGATTAGCAACCTGCCTTTCTTAACGAATGTTTCTTGCGACGGCGTAGAATACAACCGCGCCGGTTGCAATCACGTCTACTGCCTGTTCTGCTACGGCCTTGGCCTCACCGACAAATTTCTGCCGGCGGGTCAAAACCTTCTCGTCACTTACTGCCTTGTCGTCTCCTAAATACCATTTGATAAATCTTTTCATATACATTCAGTCCCTTCGTCTTCTAAAAAATCAACAGCAAGCGACGCAAGTTTTTACGCGGCTTCTTTGTCGATTACCGGCTCAGTAGTAAAACTGCCGTACGGTTTAATGTGTTCGTCCTTGACCGGAGTGCGGTACTTCTTGCATACTGTATCAAGTTCACCCTCCAGGATGTTTACCGTGCTCTTGCAGAGTTCGAACAGACTCTTGCCAACGCCGATTACGTTCTTGATGAGACCGGCGTTGCGGCTGAAGATGCCCAGCACATCGCAGAAGAAATTGTCGTTGCTGGCAATGGTGACAATAGCCTCGCCATCTACATGGTTCACGCTGAAGCGAATGGGGCCATCTACCTCATACTGGTCTTCACGGGCAAAGGTCTGGCCGAAGGATTCCATCAGCTTCTTTACGGCGAGCATTTCTTTAGCGTTAAAATACATTTTCATTTCCATGGTGTTCATTCTCCTTTTCCAAAACTACACAAATATTTTCGGGCAAAAAAATTAAGCCGCTTTGCGGGCGGCTTTTTCTTCCAGCGTATTTGGTTTTTGTGCCTTACGAGCTACAAGCTCCAAGGCTTTTCTGATTGCCTCGGCTCTTTCAAACCGTGTTCTCTGGTCGCCCCATTCAATCGAGATGTACGTCTTTTTCATGATAAACGCTCCTTTCACAATGCGTCCAAAAAATCATCTCAAAATAAACAAGACAATATCGCCCGGAGGGCGAAACGGCAGTCAGTGGGTATATCTCTTTCTGTTGTCGCGGGATTCTTTCTTGGGAAAGTAGGTTTCCTGAATACTTTCCCAAATGGCTGACAGAATTACCCAGCCAATGAGAATGACAAAATACAAGATACCTGCAAGAAAGAGTAAAACTATCCAGACTTCCATTTTTCAATTCCTCCTAAATCACGATGCGCGGCGCATAATGGCCGGGCGGTGGATACGGTCAAAGATTGCATTGACAGCCATGCGGGCGGCCTGCTGAACACTGTCGCACCCTACAGCTTTGCCATTAGCAAATACCGTGAATGGTTTGCCCTGCGGCTTATCTTCCTCATCGAAGTCCGACACAATCTTGCCGTCTTTCATCAGCCAACTATAAGCTGTTTCTCCGGTAAGTTTGTCCTTGTACTTCGTAGTGCAACCATGCCGCGATACTATCTCCCAGCGGTCAAAGGAGCCGGGAAGATAATGATGGATAACCAGCTCGTAGGCAAGCGTAGCAAACTTGCCGTAGGTTACGTCCCAAACAGGAATTATCATAACATTATTACGGACGATTTTCAATGCATACTTTTTCATGGCATATCTCCCTTTCTATTTTACGCTACACCATTTTTCTCTGAATAAATGGGCTCTCCACTCCAGGTTTTCCAAAGATATGGATATTCCTCGCGGATTCTGGACATAGGCAGACTGATATGCCGGAAGTCTTTTTGGCGAACTCCCTTGTAGGCATACCATACAGTATGGTTGATACCGAAGTATTCCAGTAGCCTGCTCACTTTTTCTGCCGTGCAAAGCGACATGTCTGCACTGGCATACTCACGGAGCCAGCCACTAAATTCCCTTGCCTCAAAGCTTATGGCAAGACTGCCTACTTTGGTTTCTGCAATATCGTTTCCTGCAAACATGGGCGCGCTGCATTCACTCAGCACCATATTACATACTTCCAAAGCAAGCTCAGTGGAGCAGGGCCCCGTCATCGAGCCACGCTCTTCATTGAGTTTGTCTCTTAATTCCTCTTTTGTCATTGCTTGCGCTCCTTTATTTTTTGCACTGGCCGAAGGCCTTTTTTACCAGTTCTTCTTTGGTCACACCTTCCTGATAAGGGAACACTCCCCTCCAACTGGCGGCGTAGTTTATACAGTTCGGCTCTTCCTCGCGCTCCATAGGATGCACATCTTTTGCCGTTGCAAACACATATGGTCTTGAAAGCGAACCATTTTCTGCTTCCCAGATAGACACGCAAATGTTTTGCGGCTGGAAGTTTTCGCTTTCTGCAACCTCATGCTCTATAATGCGTAAACATGGTTTGTTTGACAGCACGGCATTAAAAGCATTTGCTTTTGCCACGAACACTTCTGCGTCCTTGCGGGCGGCAAATACCTGTTCGATATTCACTTCAGGAGTTCCGTCATAGTATATTTCAGATTCCACAACATAGATAGTCATAGCTACTCTTCCTTTCTGTTATAGAGAAAAACAAACCTTCTCAAAAACATGATAAAAAAAAGAAAACACCGGGCAAACCACAAAATCAGCTTGCCCGGAGAAGAAAAATATCATGACTTTGAGAAGGCCCCAAACGGTATGTTTGGGAACCTCCCCTTTTGTTTTTTTACTATAGGAGGGAGCAATCCCTTGCCTTAGGACTGCTCACACATGACACCAGGATTTTGCTGATATCATCTGTGAGAAGCCATAACGACCTCTCCTGGTTTTGCGCAAGTGTCGAGAATGCTGGAACATTCTTCCTGTGCACATAACCGTTCCATCTGTAAGTGTCGGAAGCATTCCAGTGCTTCTCCTACACGTCAGGAACAATCTCTCATGAAAAACAAGACAACCGTTCGCGGAGCGAACAGCTGTCTTTACCTAAGAAACCTCGATGTCAATCCAACTGGTATGCCGTGCCGTACCCATAGAAGACAATATCGAACATACCGTCAAACGGGCTGGGGTCAATACGATAACCTTCCCATGATTCCGTTATGTTATCCTGGAAAGACTCGGTCTTAAGGTCAAAACCGAAGTATCGTTTTGCGTTGCTGTCGTCGGAATCGATACAGGAGCTCCATTCATTGCCGCCATCTTCCTCCTCGGCAATATATCTGATTTTATCAATGCCAATCTCTTTAATCTTCTTGTTAAGCTCTTTTACGTCAAACATATTAATTTCCTCCTGTAAAAACAAAAAACATATTCAAAATAAACAAGACAACCTATCGCCCGGAGGGCGATGAGGCATGAGCTAATAGCTCGATGTTATGCGGCAATCTTCTCGATGGCACAGTCCTTTACCGCACCAGCAATGATACGGCATTTGTTTGCAGGAGAAGATGCAAGATACTCGGCGAGGTCAAACTTGGTGACAACCTTGTACTTGCGCTTCGATGCCGTAGTAAATACAGCCCCGGCGCTCAGAACAGATTCACTATCCACCTGGGGTTTCATTCCCTCCTCGGCCGAAGGCCCCATTGCCATCTGGGGCACCTCGACGACATCTGCCTTTACCATGGCCATGGCGACCTGCTGGGGAGTAACGCCCTTAACATTTTGGGCGCGCATTTTCCTTCCGTCTACCCACTCTGCTTTTAACAGACCAAGTACGTTAGAAGTAATACACCCTCTTATAGCTAAGGGCACTACAAATGCCTCGGAATTAGCTGTGGCATTATGCAGCATTAATGCACATAATCCAAACAGAGCCTTTCTTTCATGTGCAGTCATTTTATTGAGTAACATATTTATACACATCTCCTTTACAGGCAATAAAATAAGCCCCAGCCATACAGACTGGAGCTTACATGTTATTTTTAGTTATTCATAAGAAACAAGACAATCGTCTGCGGAGCAGACAACGGTAGTAACCACATCACAACGGACGCATATTTTACGCCGCGTAATCCATGACAATATTGCTATCTATTGTCTTTTTAGCTTCTTCAATAAGAGCCTTTACCCGCTTCAACACAGGAGACTTATACCATACTTCTCCACACTGTGGGCATACTGCTCCAGGAACATTCTTTATAGATATCAGATAACCATTATAATGCGCATAGTATACAGTGAGCTTATCACCATTTATGCTGCCGCCGCAAGTTGCACAAGTCATGTTATTTCCTCCTCGTCTTAAAGTCGTCTTCCCATTTGTCGCTACTGGGAATATATGCTGTTATAAGCGATATTTCATCATTGTCACCATCTAACCCAACAACCACATGGATAGGGCGCCCATTCATATGTATATAAAACATCAGACATGATGGCAGTGGCGTACTCCATGGACGTTCCTCTATAACTTCACCATACAATATGGTTTGTTCTACTTCGTCTATGGTTATATTTCTCTCGTCCAGTCGTTCACTGGCATGGCGAGAAATCCTTACGCCATATTGAAGACACAGCTTTCTTATTTTTGATATATTCACAACTCTCACCTACTCTAATTATAACAGAGAGAAGCAAAGTTCTCAAGATAAACAAGACAATGGCCTGCGAAGCAGGCTCGGAGGAAGACATGGTGTAACCCCATACTCCCTCCTGACCGACTCGATGTGACAGCGAAAAGACGCTCCTTTCCGGCGGTCATCGCCGGATATCGAAGAAGACAAGTGTATCGAGCCCCTGCCGTATCTGGCGGCCAGGAGCCTGACCAGATGCCGCGCATGAAGCCCGAAGGGCGGCTTCGGCGAGCGAGCAATGTCTCGAACACACGCCATCTCTTTTTGCCCGAAGACAAGATGCAGACCACACCTTTGTTGGTGCGATACCGTTGCGGGCGGCGTGGGGCCGAGACGAGCGAAGCGAGCCGAAGGCCTTTCTATATCTTATCTCTTGACTTAATCAACTATATATGGTATAATTAAATTACAATCAAGAGAAAGAAGGGGTAGTTATGAAACTAACCGATGCGCAGCGCGGTGCAATCACTTCAGCAGTAGCCGACTACATCGAATACTACGTAAATGAAGATACAGATTCGTTGGACATTAAAGATAGCAAACTATCTTCGTTATCGTGGGGCCAGTTGTACAACGTCCTTTGCTTGATATATAATACTGGTTCTCCCGATCAGACTATCCAGAATAAGCTGGATAGTAAAGAGTGGGGCGCTCCAGAGGAAGTAATTCAATATATCGAGCTTACTTTATAATTACCAGCCGCGGCTATTAACATCCCAAACAGACATCATAACACCCACCAACTCTTCGCGCTCTTCGAAAGCACGAATAATGGTGGCCTCGCTAAAGACACAGGATAATACGGAGTGCATCGCCTCCATACCATTCTGTGTCTTTTTACTGTCTGCGTGACCTGGCGCAGCAGGATAGGTTCGTGCGGTTACATAACGCGAATCATTATCTGCAATATCCGAAGACGCATCCCGATCAAACTTTAAGTTTATCCGCACATATCTTGCAGAGTCATTTGTCATAATTTTAAAATCTGTTCCTTCAAACAAGTCTTCTCTCCAATCAATGTCTACTTTCATAAACAACCCGGTTACTGAGCGAAAATACCCCAGCATCCATGCCATAACCACTTCCATATATTTCCCGGCAGGAAAGTCCGTGTTGCTTAGTCCTTCCAATCTGAAATCGGAAAACATCTTCTTGGACAAGCCGGCCTTAAAAGCCTTTCTTTTAAACACCATTAATTCTTTTGCGTTGTTAATATCTTTCTGAGTCATGTCTCATTCCTCCTATACAAAAAACAAAAAAGACAGACTATTTTGTGCCGTCTGTCAGGGCAAAAAATTTTAGGCTATCTTTCCTTCCTGTTCCCACTGCAGCTTTCTGCGGTCCATATATGCTGAGCGCACGCCCGTTGCCGCTTTCTGCATAGGATGACCGAGCTGGAGATATCTTGTCTGATACTCTTGTCCGTCTTTGTAACTCTTAAAGCATACATTGGCAAACGTATCGAACCAGAAGCTGCAGGTTTTATTCCCGGCCTCGTCCTCAAAGTAACCTTCACGTTCACCTGTGAAGGTTACATATCTCTTTACCTGTTGATTTCCAATATGAATAATAGTTTCGAATCTCATGATGTTTTCCTCCCAAATAAAAAGCAAAAACTTATGCAGCCATATCTTTCCAGTCGAGCTTTGCACACTCGCCATCCAGGATATGTACTCTGTTTTCCGCCCGCGTTACAGCCGTATAGAGCCAGCGGGCATTGGTCAACTGTTCGTTGCACAGCTTGGATGTGCCGGTGATATATACTTCCTCCCACTGACTGCCCTGACTCTTATGAGCTGTAATAGCATAGCCATAGGTGCAGATAGTTACAGTTGGGGAAAGCATCGGGCGCCCACACAAATCCACAAAATCTCTTTTGTAGCCATCACGCCAATAGCGAAGGCCGGCGAGATTCTGTGGTGCAATGGAAGCGCCATTATAGCTAGGTACAAGAATCAAGTGATGCACCTCACCATCTTCTTCGTACCGATAAAACTCTGCCACGATAGGCAGTGCTTTCTCCCGATTGGGCACACGGATAAACAGCTTATCCTTACCCAGAAGCTCAATATTTTCAGGCACCTTCATGGTTTCTCCATTACGCAGAAAAGCGCCGTTGGATATACCCATAATTGGTTCACCTGCCTGCAGAATCTTTCCGTCAAAGCCAAGTGCTTTGCGGACACCCTGGTTGAAGCGAATACGCGCCTCATTCTTCCAGGTAACCATGGTGATGTCTTTACCCGCTTTTAGCTTGGCGAGGTAATCATTCCACAGTACCGGCTTACTCTCAACCGATACGTCACCATTGGTAGAGGTCGGAGAGAATGCCGTCTTTTTCTGGCGCAAAGCTGTTGCCCAATCCAGGATAGCGCTGCCATCACCCTGACGCATTACCTGTGTCAACACAGACTTGTGTTCGTTATCAAACACGGTGCGACTATATTTACCAACGGGTGGGAGCTGGAACGGGTCTCCCATATAAAGGATCTTGCTTTCCTTCTTGGTGGCAAACTCCTCGAGATCGTCCAATAGTTTGTCGGACAACATGGATGCCTCGTCGCAAATGATTAGCAGCCGCTTATCGTCGTCATCTTTAGTGGCGGCCTTCTTAATGAAGTTACCGTAACGGTCAACGGTGTACAGGAGCTTATGTACGGTCATGGCTCCTTTGTTCCCCTTGCGGCGCAACACTTCTGCCGCTTTGTTTGTGGGCGCGATAAATACCACACGATACTTATCCTTCTTGGCAATACCGGCAATCTCGCCAGCCAAAGTTGTCTTGCCTGTGCCGGCATAGCCCATAAGCGTCCATGCCAGCACATCGCCTTTAATAAGCTGAGCTTCAATATTCTCCAGAGCTTCTTTCTGCTGTTTATTCCATTCCATTTTGTTTACCTCCTAAATAAAAGCCCCACCACGCCATTGTGATGGGGCAACAAATAATTAACTTACTCTTCCGTATCTACAACTACAACAATGCCGTCATAGCTTTCAAGATGTTCGGCCACCGGCTTAACACCAGTAGCTTCTTTTACCATCTTGTCATAGCCCTTTTCGAGCTTTATACGGAGCTCATTGGTGAGCCATTCCGGTACATCGCTGGTATAAATGGTCATCAGCTTCTTGCTATTAAGCGTCATCTGCATATAGTCCGTGGTTACAACTTTCGTCGTAGCCTTAACTGTATGCGGGCGGAGCTGAATCTGCATACCAACGACGTCTTTTGTGGACACTTTAGCTGCGCGGGCAGCACAAGTATCGAGCATCGTGCCTTCGCCATCCATCTGGTCATCCTTGTCAAACAGGATGCAGAAAGACTTGAGCGTAAAGCCCTGGTCAGCACGCATGCCCATACCGCAAGTGTGAGAAGACAGGCGGGTAGCTGCATCAACGAGCATCGTACCCGTTACTTTCTCGCCTTCACGGATGGCAAATTCACCGTGAGTAGCATTGTAGAAGATTTTGTTAAATTTCTTAACATTCTCTTCCGTGGAAGCATCAAAGAACATCATCGTATCTTGACGCTTTTGAGAGGTAGAGTAGATATTACATCTATCTGCATCAAGCGTCATAATGATATCTTCGTCCTTAACCCACTCCTTCTCAATTCTTACAAGGTCGTGCTTCTGCATGCGATATGCAGGCTCATAACCATTCAGAAGGGCATAACAGTCCCGAAGCTCGATAAGAACGGATACACCATCACCATGAACAGGCACATATTTTTCCTGTTCAATGTCGTACACGGAACTAATATTCTTGGTGATATAAATCTTGCCACCTTCCTTCAGGCTTTTGATTTTACCCAGAAGATAACGCAGGCTACGAGCGGCCTTCTCCTGAATTTTCTTGCCGGACGTTTCATCCGCACGAACAAGGTCAGAGAAGTCAACTGTAGCTACTTTATCCGTAGCAAGACGTTCACCAGAGAACTGATTACGGCCAATAGAATTGCCAAGTACGACACCTTTCTTGGCATACGGAGCCGTAAAGGCCGTTACAGGAGCAGCCGTGATGTCTACCAGGCACTGGCAACCAACACCATTATTTGCCTGGATAAACTTAAGGCTCTGCATCTGTACAGTAGCCATGCCTTTATCCGCCTTCTTCATAAGTGTGTTGCGGACTTTGTTATCCAGCTTGTGGTTGCCATGTTTCAGAATAGAACCAAGCTGAGTACGGAGGCTCGGCTTTTCGGCAGCCTGCAGGACGACAGCACGATAACTGCCCTTAACTACCTGTTGGGAGATACCTTTGCGGCCAAGGATTTCGTCCAGTTCGGACAAGTCTTTAATAGCCGTCTTATGAGCCGCAATCTTTGCAGCATATACTGCGCCGATGCCATTAAGTTTCATAAGCTCAGAGATAACACCGCAATTGATGTTGATTTCTTTCTGCTCAGAAACAACTTCTCCCTTAATTACAATGCCGAGCTTTTTACGCTCGACAAGGCTCATAATGCGGTCGCGAGAGATACCGGCTGCAGCCATATCGAGAGGCGTACGGAATTTCTTCGCCTGTGCATCTTTCCAGTAGCGGCAGATGCGGTTAACCTCACGGTGCGTAAACACAGCGCAGAGAACCATTGGGCTCTGTTCGTTAATGTTAATTAACGGGTGATTGGTACGGACATACCAATTGTGGCTAAGAACCTTCATGGATTCCCAGGAGATACCAATATTGGCAAGTGCTTTAAACGTAGTAGCACTTACACCACGTTCGCTGCAGAACGCAAAGATTTTCTCAGCATCCTTGCGGCAGATACCAGCGACCTCAAGTTCAGAAATGGATGCGAACAGTAAATTTTCTCTAGTCATGATAAAATCCTCCTCGGGCTCGACGGCCCTTTTTTCTAAAAAACAAAATATGACAGACTATTTATCAAGCGCCGTCTGTCAGGGCGCAAAAAATCAGAAGAAATCAATGTCGATACCGACAGCTTCAGTGCCATCAAAAGTAAGGGCAGTAGTTTCTTCTTTAGAATCTTCCGGCAGAGCATCATATTCTGCATTCTTCTGCTCAACTTCCGTCAGCACAACAACGGCACGATTGCAATTGCTGTCAGCATAAACAACGGAAACTGCACCGTTCAAACCTTCATAGAAAGAGCGAATAGCGGCATCGTAGTTGTACTGATCATGATTCTTGCGAACAAATACATCTACATCCGTATCCACCGTAAGAGCCTGGCTATGAACAGCGGCTTCCTTGTTGTAGTGCTTACCATCCTTGCTGCCTTTCACATAGAGGCCGGCAAGAACTTCCGTGTTCTCTTTTATGCCAAGGCGGGTATACTTACCATCCTTAACATTTGCAAGAAGAATACGATGGCCAACCTTGGAAGATATAGCATCAACGATAGCTTTGTTAATGACAACCTGCTCATCGTTAATCATCCACTGTTCTTCTGCGGTTTCACCATCCCATTCCGGATTCGGCATCCAAACAGATTTGAGATCAAGCTCAAATGCTACCTGGGTACGATCCACTTCGGGGATGCTGATAAAGTCCGTCATTGGGCGGACAATTGCCGGGGAGTCATCACGCATAGCAATCTGATACATGCCATCCAGAACATTTAAAGACACATAAAGGTCTTCAATTTTCTTCATTTTGGCTGTATAGACTTCGCCTTCTTTTACGATAATGTTCTGCCCCTCAGTCAGAGACTCCAGAGCTTCTACATTATTGTAACGAGCATTAATGAACTCCACGGCTTCATTATTGTCACTCATCTGAATAGCAGCATAAGCCGTCTCCTCTTTGAGAAGCTTGCTCATATTGCTGCCTGCAGAAGTCGTGATGTCTTCGCCTCCTGCAAGATAACCAACGAGGTCGTCAGGAGAGACCTTGCTGTTATCACGAGCCACCATCCAACGAATGGTATTGGAGATAGCGTCGAAAGCATCGTCATACTTCTCGTGCAGAGCTTTGCGGATTGCATCACTCTTAGAGTTGCTGACGTCGCCATACTCATCGGCATTTGCGGCAAGCATTGCTTTGCGGTCTTCACGATAGACTGCATTGATTGCGCCACCCATGCTGATTGCTACCTGCAGGCGGTTTTCAATACGCTGGTCTGCAATGTGCATGATAGCTACGTCGTAAGCATTTTCACGACGAGCCTTGTACTCTGCAGAATTAACTGCTGCTTTGTAGCGGGCAATTAATTCATTGAGCTTTTCCATGGATTTTCCAATTGCATACCGGCGATAGTTGGCGAAGAAGTCGTTGAACACAACAACCTTACGATCGTCCTGTCCCTTTCCTTCTGCCGGCCAGAAGAGCTGAACCGGCTCTTCTGCCATTACACCACGGAAACCTTCGCGGCTGATTTCATTGCCGTTCATGTCAAGAAGAATAACCTTTTCGTCCTTACGGAGCAGGTCATCTTCCTTGAGTTCGGCTTTAACATCAGCTTCCGGGTCTTTGCGGAATGTCTCCCAGTTGATAACGAAACGCGCACCAAACTTCAGCGGCGTAACCGTCATCGTTGCCTTGAGAATGGCTACAAAGTCCGTATAAACCTTATAGAACTTCTTTTCTGCATCGATGGTGCATTCCTGAGTGTGACGGATAAGAACATCGAAGTCTTTAATGATTTCGAGCAGCGTATTCCACTGCTCTTCTACCGTGCCTTCAAAGCGAGTCATATGAACCGCTTTCTCAAATGCATGATAGGCATCAAGAGTTTCGCCGTTCTCATAAGTCTTTGGAGCCGTGCTTGCGGTTTCGCGGCCATAAGCATCTTCGCCCCAAGTAAGCGGGGTGTGATACTTGCCGTCGCCAGCGTCAGCTTCCGTACCTGCTTCCCATACCGTAGAGAAGCAGGAGATATAAAGTGCTTTTACCTCATCACTCCAATCGATAGCACAAAGCCCCTGAGTAAGGACACGGCCAGCGTTAGTCACTGGCCCTACTTTTTCGTTATGATTTTGATTAATCATATGAAAGTTTGTGGAGTACATACCTCCATCGATCTCATAACGCTCTCCTTTTTCCTCCGGCTTTGTCGGCACAATATCAACAGCCAGCGGTTTAAAACCGTAGTTGTTGAGGAACCAGGGGATATCCTTCTGACCTGCACGATGCAGGATCACAGAGGTCTTATCCCCATCACGGTCAGAACCGGCCAGCACACTGCCGATAGCTGCCAGGTCAGCAGGCATCTCGATAATACCTTCCTTGATATTGGCATACTGTTCAGCAGCGCAGATGGCTTCCTCTTCCGTGAGATAGCCACGCTCAACGAGGTTCATCAGAGCATCGTTGATTTCCTCGTCGTCCATAAAATGGACAAGTATGGTTTCGCGGGTGCCAACAGACGGATACTTCATGAGCGCACCGTAACGATCTTCTCTGGCGGCATTGATACCGTCAAAGAAGCGAGTAGCACGAGGATCGACAACATTCATGATGTTGCCATTGATACCCGTAACGCCAACTTTCAGTGCTTCTTCAACACCGAAACGGCTCTTAATGAGCTCATACACCGGGTCAATCGAAATCATGCTCGTGTGGCCGTCAAGATGATAACGGTCGAGCTGAACATGATTGGAGAGCGTGCGGGCGATGTCGTTCGCAGCTCCTTTGATGAGCTGCGGCCACACATTAAGCGCACCGCTGTTCATGCCCATAAGCAAGGAAGAAGTATAACTAGCGTCAACTTCTTCAAAACCATGATAACCATCGCGGCAACGACCATCGAGGTCAGACACCTCGTTAATCGTATGGTCAATAGCGGTTTTGATGACTTCATCCAGGTCGCTAAGCACCTGTTCTGTATCGGCGCCATTTTTAATAGCGTCGTTTGCATTGCGGAAGAGCTTCATCCACATCTGTGCGGACGAATATACGTTCTTATCTTCATCCTCTGCATGAGGAATCATAAGAACATTCATCCCGGTTGGGGTGGTTACATCAAAGATGTCCTTCCAGAAGTTACGGTCACCTACAATCTCCGGCAGTTCAATACCGTTGGCAATAGCCTTAAAGGCATTGCCCTTGACATTAGCTGCCGCGTTTACACGCAGAGCTTTCTCTGCGGCTTTTGCCTTTTCCCCGGCATTGATTTTAGCTACGATTTCTTCGTGGTTAATGTTTGCATTTGCGATAGTCTGAGTCTTCATGATAATTTTCCTCCTTTTGGGGCTCGACGGCCCCTCTACAAAAAAACAAAAATTGCCCAGTTTAAGGTCGTATGGCAGGACCAAAACAAAATTAAAACGGCAAATCTTCCCACTCGGTTAGCGAATTGAGGTCAAACACTTCTGCTTCCAGTGCTTCATCAATGCCTCTATGGGAAACATGTGAATCTTCTCCAATGCCGTAGCAGTTATAAGCAAACTGCTTAATCTTCTCTTTCGAGTAAGTTTCTAAGAGTTTAACCAACAATATCGTGGAGACAACATGCTCCTCCACCAAGAGGTCGGCGCCGTCGACAAAATCAGCAGCGCCAATCTCCTCCTGCATACGACCAAACAGCTTTAGTGCTGCATCGCCTTCTGCACGTTCAGCTTCCTCCAGAAGCTCAACAAGATTATTGAACTCCAGAGTAATATCCTCGTCCGGCTCATCGCCAAACGGATTGGTAATATAAGCGCCTCCTTTCTTAACCACAATGAACTTACCTTTTTCATAGGCTTCTCTACCACCAAACATCAAGGCCCCATTAGGAAGCACTTCATAATGAGCAATAGCTTCGCCCATAACGATTACAACAGCAGCCTTAACAAGATTCAGTTTAAACATGATAAATCTCTCCTTTCGGGCTCGACAGCCCAATACAAAAATAAAAAATAAAAATGGATAAAAAGAGTCCAGTATCCCAATAAGACACTGGACTCAAACAATAAATAATGGTACAATGAGATAAACAGGGGGGAGTCCGGTGCTCTCGCTCACCATCATCCTCCCCCTGGTCAGACTACCCTTACTTCATCAGCGCATCAACGATGAACTTCAGTAAGAAGTATCTGACCGCAACTTCAACTGCTGCCAACACGAGGCACAGCAACAGCATCTGTATCAGTTTTCTCATGGCATTCACCTCCTTTCAGGTAGTGCCAAACAATCTGTGCTGGCATGAGCACATTATGAAGCCCCCCGAATCAATTAAGGTTCAGGGGCTTTAAATATGCTTATGTCAATACTCATAGCGACCAAGCAGCAACCAATTATCGCTGCCAGGGCGGCTCACCTCCAATACGATTACATGATAGGCCGACAAATGGAGCTTGCGTACAAGCCAGCCATTTTTTCTGAAAACCATGGCTTTTTCAGTCAACAACTTCTCCACGATGTTTCCTCCTCTTTCTCGTGTAAAATCCAGACCCTCCCTGGGCTAATATGCCAGGTTCAGGATCCTCACCAAAATACTAGGTACTCCCGGAAATTTTTCACAAAATCCGTTTCCCTATAGGAAATTTGACATTATCAACTATCTGCCAAAAAATCGCCGCCCTCCCCATAAGGTCACAAGCATTCCTCTCATGGACACCGACAAAATGATTGCCGGCCTGCATGTTTGCTTGCTTAATTATGCGTTCAGATGTATAATAAGGAGTAAGAATAAAAATGGTTATTTGTACAAAAAAAGGAGGCGTTTGACATGGGTGTTGATTGGGGAGAATATTATGACACCGAAGACCCAAACGAAATGAGCGCCATGATTGACAAGGGCGGGATGACCACGCATATTGGCCGGAAAACTGAAAAGAAGACATATTCCACTGAAGAGGCTGCGGCAATTGGTTGTGTAGAAGCCATCGCAGAATTGGGCAAAAAGAATTCGAACACCAAGATAACTGAAAAGAATCGCCTTGCCTTTCACGCCTCCTTCCCTATAATGACAATGATTGACGCTGTGCGCGATATTGAGCATGAAATCTCATACGAGGAACGACAAGCTCTGGAAGACGAAATAATCGAAGCAATATATCAACACAATAAGCACATGGAAGATATTCTTAACAGATGCAAAGAAATAAAACGTAAGGCTAAAAAGCTGGATAGTAAACTTCCGTTTTAAATAAGCACAATATAAAAAGACAGACACTTCCAAGACTACCAATCAGAGACATCTTGAAACTGCCTGTCTTTTTATATATCGCACACGCTTTTGCCTGTCTATTAATTTTCAGAATATTTCATCTTTATTCTGTGCACTGCGGGCGGCAATGATAAATGATTAATCTTCAACAATCTGCCTGTCATAAACAATATAAATCATACCAAAAGCAAAATAAAATAATATCAGAACCTCTGTTGTTTCCGCTACCCTATTGTGTAATATCGGCCATAGAGAAGGAAAATCAAATACAACCACACAAAGGGGTAAAGTTACAGAAATGAAAAACTCAACCACCAAACAGTTCGGCGACAAACAAGAATTCAGCTTAAAGGACGTTCGTGAGCGCGACGATATGTACAACCGTTTCGACGCAAAACAGCGCACATATTTCCATGCAATCAAGGAACATGTGTTTACGTTCTGTGAGGCCACCACTGGTAGCGGCAAAACCACAGTATCCATCGCGGCAGCATTAGATTTACTAGCAAACGGCGAAGCCGACCGAATTGTCTATGTACGCACTCCTGACGACCGAAGTCTTCGCCTTGGGTTTCAGCCGGGGACGCTCGAAGAAAAATGCGCAATCTATTGGGGGCCTCTTTGTGATGCACTATTAACACTTGGCATTACACCAGACATAGCAGTCCAAATGGTTAATCTTGGGCTTCTGGTAGAAACCACGGACATCTCTTTGCGGGGTGTTAATTTTAGTCGAGCCGTAGTTGTATTTGACGAAATCCAGAATGCGGATGTGGAAACCATGCGCACTGTATTTACCCGCTGTCACGAGAATTGTCATATTGTAGCCACCGGCGACCGTAAGCAGCACGACAATAAAAAGAGCGACGACGAGTTCTATGAGTACTGTATGTTCCTCGCCGAATCCGCGATGGGTAACAAATGCGAACTCACCCACAATTATCGCGGTGCTTTTAGCCGGCTGGCCGAAAGTTATGTCGCTCGCAAAGACAGAATTAAACAGGCCGCGTAAAAATCATCCCAACCCGCTCGCTATTTTTTCTAACAGACAGTCTTTCATTATACCCCTCTAAAACGCAAAATATGAGGGGTGTTTTATTTTTGACGGCACTTTACCAGTTGAACACCTTTTCGTCGCGCTACGTTAAATCTATGGGGCCTATAGAGAAGATTTCAGGTAAAGTTCTGAAGGCAGGTAAGCGGCGCGGGCCGGATCTAAAAATTTTAGAGCTTAAGGATCTTGTGCGTGTATCTTCCCTATAGAGAAGAACAATAATAAAGTATTATGATTAACCTTCAATACAAGAACGTAAGAAGAACATTGTAGGTAGGTTATATATGGGACATATAGATACATACCACGAACAATATCTTACTGCAAATATGATAGCATCTGTTATATAGGGGTACATTGTATTTGCGGTAGGTAAGAAGGCGATAGTTCTATAGGGGACAATATGTAAGAAGTCACCATTATAGACAGTTTTTGTAGGGGCACATTGTTGCGCATGAGGACGTAGAACATCTTTTGGCGGCACGGGGCCGGGCATAGAAGCTGCTGGCAGGGGAAGTTGAGGGGGCGGCGACCCCCTCAGTTGCTGCTCTAATAGCAGCGGCTTTAATAGCATTTAAGAAGTTCTCATTGACATGTACGAGCAGGTCAGAGTAAAATAGACAATACAAAAAGCCCCGCACCGGCAAAACCGTGCGAGGCTCAGGAGGAATTAAATATTGAAAATCAGAGTAAAACAATTGGCGCATAAATTCGTACAAGCTGGCGCCAAATCTCACCCCTTCACTCGCCACTATTACCGCGATAACAGCGATAAAAACATTTTGGCGAAGTACAGGGAAAAACACAATAACACGGAAATCTACGAAAATTTGTACACAATGACCGTGGAAGATGACGCCAGCAAAGATGCGAAATCCATCTGGCAGGCAAATAAAGAACAGGCCGTTCTTACCGGAGACTTTGTTGTTGACCTAGACCTGCACGGCGCCGGCGACAAACCGGAAGCCTACGATACTGTTCGCAATGATACCATTGGCGTTGTAAAACGTTTATGTCAACTACTTCACATCACTGAAAACCAGATGAAGATATACTGGAGTGGCGGCAAGGGATTCCACGTTGTAGTTCCATATGCAGGATTGCTATCAGCAAAGAATCTAAACAAAGGATATCGCAGACTGGCACAATGGCTTAATCGCTACTATAAGACGATTGATCTGACATTGTACGATGAACAGCGAGTCTGCCGCATTCCCAACTCTATCCACGGTAAGACAGGGATGTATTGCGTTCGTGTGTCTTGGGAACAGCTTCAGAGTATGGATCTGATACAAATGATGCAATGGGCCTTCAACCCCCGTCCAGATGAAGACGTCTTCTTAAACGAAAGTCACGTAAGAAGGGTATTTGGTTCAAACCTAGAACGGCTCTCAGGCCTTATACTACGCGGGTTGAAGGGTAGTAGAAAAACTAAAAAGAGACAACCCCGTATACCAACCGTAGAGAAGAGAGAGGGGGTTTTCCAGACTATTTTCAGATTCAAACAACCAGGTGTGATTTCCGAGTCTGCTGTAAAAATGTCGATTCCCCAAGCAATCAAATATGTTAAGAGCTCTATTGACATGGAAGAACTTACTGGACTGCACGGACAATTTTGTGACATTTTTCACGAAGAGAAAACCCCCTCTTCACGATGGCTCCGACCTAACATTAAACATCGTGATTGGATTTACAAATGCAGTTCGTCGTCTGCAGAACTTGCAATCGATCCTATTGGTTTTACAATGTGTTGCTTACACTGTACACCTATGGAAGCCCTCGAACACCTCTGCTCTAAGGCAAACATAAAACTCGTACACAGTGAACCAGGTAAAGACATTCGGGAATTTATACGAGCAAATAAGTTAGCTTACAAAAACCTCAACAGGATAAAAGGAGCTCACAACTTAATTGGTAAGGTTCTCAAAGGTGCTTACGACGAATGCTGTGCTGACGTCCAATATATGGCTGAACACTATAATATGGACAAGCACGCAGACAATGTTTATGGTTCTGTTAGTTCCCGTTATTTATCCAAAAGACTGGGAAATAAAAACGGTCATTCATCTTCGTGTAAAAAGCTAATCTTACTAGCTAGTTTAGGCTTAGTAAAACGTTTTACAGACGAAGACCTGCCCTTCTACAATACAATAAGAAGAATGCCTTTTTATAAAAAATGCATGAGAGAATATCATGGTTGCACAATTCAGTTTTACAAATTAGCTGATCTCAGCAACAAGGAAGTGCGTAAAGTCATCCGTGACAGGATTAGAGCATGGGTAGATAAGGGGGCTCCTATTAAGAATATCAATCGTCAGGTTATCTCTGATGTATTCGGGGAAGAAATAGCTTCAGATGTCTATGCCAAGCACGATGCTTTAATGGCTAAGCGCGCAGCCGCAGCAGGTAAAGTTGCGGAGGAAACTGAGGTAATCGCTATCGATAATATTGAAGAACAATGGCGCTTAGAAGAGTTTGAATGGCTTAGAAAAGAAATGCGTGAAAATGCCAGACGACCAATGTTTGATGATTGGGTATTTGTACCTGCTGCTGTAGCAGCGCCTCCCAAGACAAAAGCCGTCAAAGCTCCGAAATCGCGTACAGGCGCCGCGAAGCGCTCTGCCCCATATACTTATATGCCTCAGAGCTTACAAGGGTGTCAGGCAGCCTAATAGAGGCCTTAGAATTTATTTTGCATGAACAGAATATGTAAGAAGTAAAAACGTATAAGAAGTTAACCTTATATATGTCTAGGCCTCTTCCCTATCCGTGGAATACTACAACCTAGCAACGGTAATACTTGCCTTGAAGCTATGTAGTTCGGAGACAAAAAACAACGGAGGAATAAATACATGGATAATAATACTACAATTGCAGAGCAGGCGCAGGATCTTAGCGAAGTTGTTATCGTAAAAGAAGCCGGCATGGATGCGCCATATAAGCTTGAAGATGCCAGCATTGAATTTGACGTAGCAATTTCTGATGCGGGCGATCTGATTTTCAAGGGCGGCCAGCTTACTACCAGCTACTTCATTCAGAATACCGAGCTTGATCACCTTGAAACCTGGAGATACTTTATTGAGGGTGTAAAAATCAAGAACATGCATGTTTCTACCAAGCTCGATAAGATTACTTACGATTTTAGCGCAAATGGCTTTGTAGACTATACAGTTAGTGCGGAGGAAGACAATGGCTGAGGAAAAAGAAACAGATATAAAAGCGCCCACAGCTGCAGAAGTTGAACTTGAGGAAAATCAGCGCAACTATGACAGGATGATGGCCCGGCTTAAAACAAATGTCTGGGGACATAGCCAGAAGGGGCTGCTCGCACTCAAGGCAAGTATGCAGCAGCTCTCACTTAAGACGGGAATGTATGCCCGTATCCCAATTTATTGTAAAGGCGAAGGCTGTCCCTACAATGAATCCTGCCAGCTATATTTTGATGGGCTTGCACCGGTAAATGAGCCTTGCCCTCAGGAAGTTGCTTTGATTGGCCGCAAAGTCGCCCAGTATACTGACGAATTCGATCTGGACAAAGATGATGCCTCCCCCACCGATAAAGCGCTTGTAGAAGAAATTATCCTTATGGAAGTTTCCATGGAAAGATGTAAGGCGCTTATGTCACAGGAGATAAACCCGATCCAGAACGTTGCAATCGGACTTAGTGAAGAAGGCGAGCCGATTTATCAGCCGCAGGTATCCAAAGTTGTGGAAGCCTATGAACGTTTTTCCAAAAAACGTAATGCGGACTACAATCTCTTAATGGCTACTCGCAAGGACAAGAAGAAAGACATTGAAGAAGAAAAGCAGGCTGACATCTATTCGATTATTGAGGAAGCTCAGAATACTGAGGGGTTCTTTGATATGGATAAGCGGCCGGATGTTCAGGATGCTGAATTTACGGAAAGCGGGGAAAAATAATGAGTGCCAGTACGGAAGCCATAAATAAAATTGGCACTGCTGCCAGTGGCGTTTTTAACTTCATGAAAGAGCCTTGGTCAAAAGGGATAGAATATGCTACTGGCAAAGGGCCAAAAACATGGAAGGGTTTAGCCAAGGAAGCCTTTGGTGGTGCTGAAGGAGATTTAACTGCATTCAAGGTTGGCGACGAACGTTATAACGGTGCTAAGATTGCCGGCGCCTTAGGCGGGCTTGGTATTGGTTATCGTTTTGCCTCTGGCGGTGGTGCCTATAGAGATAAGAATGGCAACACAGATATTGCGGGTATACCCTTTATTTAAAACTCGGAGGTTATGTGAATGGGTATTACTGGCAGTATTTTTAAGAAAGCCCTGGGCGGCGTTAAAGCGTTTGATAACGCCATGACCAAGGCGGCGGACAAGGTGTTGCAGGCTCCCGGAAAAATCATTAGATACGATGAGTCTGGATTTCCTATGGAACTCAATAAAAAAGGTAAGGCTGTTCTTATTGGGGCAACAGCTGTGGGTTCGGCAGCCAGTGCATACAATGAGAATGAGCGCAAGCACTTAGGAACTATCGATAGTAGAATAGTCTCCCCTACTCCAGATTATTCTGTTTACCGTAACGGCTCTACCCTGTCCGCTCCGGGCGGTGCAGACGGTTCCCTTGTATTTGCTTTGGATAAAACTAAGAATGGGGGCTTCTTGTAATCATGGGGATTCCATCTAAGATCGTAAACAAGATGTTTAAAAACAACAAAGGCGAATGGAGCAAAATGGCTATGGTCGGAACTGGCGCAAATTTGTTATTCGGCGCTTCAGAATATGCCGATAAACGTGCTGAGGGCGAAGGAGTAATCTCTGCTGGCCTTTCCGCGGCCGGAGATATTGCGCTGGGTCTTCTTACTCCTATGCCGTTATATATTGGCGCAATGATGGCCCCTGCACTTGCCGAAGGGGCCGTGGATGCATACCATGCTTTAGACCAGTACGGACGCCAGTTAAAATCACAGAGGCGAAACCTGCCTTTTCAGAATGCTACCTTTGTAGATTCACAACAGACATATACGATGCGTCAGGCCGGCATGAACCTTGCACGGCAGGGACAAATGGCCGCGCAACAGACTTCAATGGGTAATGAGGCATCCGCCTTTGCTCGTTATTAAAAACTCGGAGGTGAGACGATTTGGCAAAAAATAAAGAAAAAGATCATTTTCTGACTCAGGCTTATACTGCATCTCAAGAAGTGGTTGGTAAAAGTACAGTAGAGAACCCAAGGAAGGCTCGCGAGAATTATGCAGCTATTCGAGAAAAATTATTCTCGAACTTCAATCAGGCCGAAAAAGATGGCGCAGACATGGGGTTTCTCGAAGATTATATTGATGAATCCGTAGGCGGGGCGAGTAAAAAAGCCAGAGAAAGGTTTAATGTGTTTCGCGAAGAGATAGATGAGCGAATCAGGGATGTAGATGCCAAAAATGCACGACTAAGAAGCCGTTCAACGATGTTCGGTAAAATGGCTGATGTCAAAGATAATGCTCGGGTAATCGAAATAGCGAAGCAGCAATTTGGACAGAAAAAATGGGACAGGGTGACACGGAATGCCGACGAAGCTAAGTTGTCCCTAAAAACCAGAATGGCCAATAGACTCGGTGGTATCCAAGCAACATTGATGGATAGGATACAGAGTATGCGTTCCGGTATAGAAACGCATACAAACTATGATGCCCACAGCGAACGTGTCTCAGCTATGAAAACAGCAGCGAATGAAAAAATCCATGCAGACATTGCGAGAGAACAGTTGCGGAGCAAGGCTGATAAGTATTCAGCTATTGCAGATGCGCGTGAAAAGGCTGTCAGAATGGCCGCTGAAGGAGATGCCAGGTCAACAATAAATCTTCATAAGGGCGATCTTAGTATTACTAAACAGGCGTATAAAGATGGCAATATTACTTCGGCTCGCCAAAGCAATGTAGCTAAAGCTGGTGGTAAAGGCTTGGGCTGGAAAGGTAAGGCCGGTGCTGTAGCAGGTCTACTTGCTCTTGGCGGTATTATCGGTAATCAGTTCGCGGGCGGCCATAAATCTAATGCTGAGCTCTACAACCCCAACCCGCAGCCACAGTATTACAGCTAAGTAAGATGTTTCACGCGTTTGCCAATGTTGCACGCTCTGGAATCCGCATAATTATTAGCTTGATATATTTTATGTATTGCATTTTTCAAGTTTTTCATGGTAAAATAAAAGCCATGGAGGTGAGGATTGTGAACCAGCATCAACACTCACATGGCGGTGCCCGTCCCGGTGCAGGCAGGCCAAAAAAGAAAGCGCGTGACTTACAGAAAACACATAGCATCCGGGCTACAGATAAAGACTGGAAGGAAATTCAATTGGCGGCCAGAACCATCAAGACGTGTTCTTCTATAGACAGACGCCCACGCATTTTTATGCTCACTGACGATGAACAAGATAAGGTAAACCAATTCTTTCTAAATGGACTTATCGAGGCTTGGCAAAATGCGCGTTGGGGTGAACCAGATACTACACCTCCACCCCAACCACCTCTACTACAGGAGCAAAAAGAAATAGAGATAACAAAGCCTCGCAATTTTAGCGAGGAAGAAGCAGTATCTATATTTCTTGAATACTATCGGACTAACCCTATTGAATCCGTGTCTCTCGTTCAAAGCAAACTTGAGCAAGAACAGCGAATTCGCGAAGCTAGAGAACGGCGGCAGCGGCAATCAGCAACAATGGATAAGTTCGATGAGAGGATGCAGAATGCTATGGACTCTATCGATGATATAAATGAACGCATAGCAAAGATGTTACAATTTCCTGGAGCCGGTACGAAATAATATCGTATCGGCTCTTTTTATGTCTGACAATAGGGCAAATAAATACACATTGCCGGTAATACGGGGAATGAGTTCCTTAATAGCCATTCCCCTTTTCGTAGTGCTATGGAGGAAAACTTCTTTGGATGAACGTAAGAAAATCAAGCTGCAACAGGCGGCAGCGATTTTAAAAAATCCGGTACTCTGGGCTAAAGCTTGTGTAAAAACAGTAGATAATGCCACAAAACAAGTAGTACCTTGGGAAGCCAGATGGTATCAGAAAGAGATGCTTCTGGATAACTCTATAAAAAAAGTTGCTCGATGTGGGCGACGAACGGGTGGCACTCTGCCCGTCCCCGACAAATTGCTGGAATACCTGGCGGCACATCATAAAAAACGTCAGGGGAATCAGCAGCGAACCTTATATTGTATAAGGACGTTCAGAGACTAGACGCGGGGTCTGATTGTCTTGTAATCAGTTGAATAAAAAGGGGAATGCAGGATGATTTTTGAAACTAAACGCAATGTAGTTAACAACGTATTTTCCGTAGAAATCTCTTTCGCCGGCTACGGCACGGATGAGATGGACGAAAAGCACGAACAGGCTCTCTTTAATGACCTGGGCAATCCGGTTATCAATCTGGGCGCAATCGTGTTCGAAGGCCGCTTTGATGTTGATGGGGACAAGCGTGTTGTTCCCGCAGAAGGCGAAAACGGCGACGTTGTTAAGTTTATCCAGAATGTAAAACGCTATGAACTTGCTCCGGGCTTTGTTGTAAGCTTCAGTGCCGATGCCGGCGATGTTGCAAAGTCTGAGCTTGGCGAAAAACTCAACACGGCTCGTCTCGTAGCTGAAGCAAAGGCTCTGCTCTTCCAGCAGAAGGTACACGAAGCTATCAAGGCTGTCGTTGAGGAGCTGAAAGCGCAGCGCACCCGTTTTGAAACGGAGACTGTTGCCACTCTCACTGTCTAATAGGGGGTGCTTGCGATATGAAGCTGAAATACGATTATGTCGTGAAGAAGCGGAAGATTACCATAGAGCTCGAGACTGTGGATTTCACAAACAAGGAAATTCGTGCTCTCGAAATGCTCGGTGAACCGGTAATCAACTTTCAAAAAACATATCCGGGCGGATTTACCATTGCTTTGTCCAAGAAACTGCGCAGCGAGTTTAAGGCCCGCATTCGCATTGACGGGACAAATGATGTAGAGGCAGCCAACGAGGCTGGCCAGAAATTCCTCGCGGATATCAAGGAGCTTCTCGAGCTTGAAATGGAAAAACTGATGGATTCTTACGAAGATCAGGTTTTCCCGCCGATGCACGGCAAGCTCGACATTTCGGAATATAAATAATCCGTAAATATTAAATTCAAGACAATCGGAAAGGGATAGTCCTGGCCGGAGTTTTTCCGGCTTGAAGACCGAAACCATGTGCATAGATTCATTGCACAAGGCTTGTACTAATCGCTCGTTTGTATGCCTGTACGCAGCACCGTATGAGGTTCAGATACGAGCGATTTTTAACCGTTTAAACGAACTTATTTCTCTTTCCCCTGCTCTGCAGGCTATGGTAGTTTCCAATACAAAAACACCATTTGAAATTAAGTTCAATAACGGTTCTGCAATACGTGGCCAGACCACAGGCGCATCGTCAGGCGGCGGCGCCGTAGGTTTTCGTGGTCAGCGTGCGGATGCCCTTTACCTCGACGAGAGCGATTATATGAGCAACGCCGACTTTGACTCAATCCTCGCCATCGCAGCCGAGCGTGAAGGGATCAAAGTTTTTCTCTCCTCCACTCCTACTGGCGCGCGCAAGCGTTTCTGGCAGGCGTGCACAGATCCAAGTATGCATTTTAAGGAATTCCACTATCCATCTACATGTAACCCCCAGTGGGGTCCAAAGATGGAAGAAGAATTCCGCTCCCAGTTATCTGAGCAAGGTTATATCCATGAAGTTATGGCTGACTTTGGTTCTCAGGAAACTGGTGTATTTGATAAGGATAAAATCGACGCGGCAATGAAGTTTATGCGGTACGCATATTCCCCTCTCACCTACTCTCAAAAAATGAAAGTAGACGAAAATGGATGGAATGTGGAAATGTATATTCCTCCTGAGAATATGACGATAGGCGTATACAAACCAACTAAGCTGCGCACTTTTGGAATTGACTGGGATAAATATGGCGCTTCCTCCTCTATCATTATTCTTGATTACGTGCCTCGCTTCGGCCGATTCATGGTAGTGAGAAGAATCGAAGTTCCAAAAGCTGAATACAGCTTCGATAAGGCTGTAAACATGATTATTGAATTAAATAGGATTTATAATCCAGCATTTATTTATGCGGATAGAGGATCAGGCGAATACCAACTAGAGATGCTGCATAAATACGGGGATCAACATCCTGAGTCTGGCCTTAAATTAAAAGTTAAGGGATTCCAGTTCTCGCAAAAGATTCCGGTTATTGATCCCGTTACACATGTTACCGATCAAAAACCAATGAAGCCATTTATGGTGAACCAGTTGAGCATGTGTATTGAGCGCAATCAACTTATCATGTCTCCATTTGACGAGACGCTGCATAAGCAGTTGGTCGACTACGAAGTTGTTCGCGTCGGTGCTAACGGCAATCCGGTATACACAAGTGTAAACGAACACTTTGTGGATGCTCTGGGTTTAGCGTTCTTAGCATTCGCGCTTGAGATGCCAAATGTTGCTAAGACAATTGAAGATGTGGACTTTACAGCTCACATGGTTAACGGTGAGTCTCCGTTTGCCAAGAGAGACAATGCTCCGACAGGCAAGAACTGGCGGGGCGCATCTAACCCATGGAGCAATGCAAGTCTAATGAATGGCACTGTCTCCTATAAAGACGCTCAGGATAAGAGCGATGGGGATCAGCCAAAATTCTTCCGCGCACCACTTGCTGGTACGGCTGCCAGAAGAAAGAGTAATTGGGGATCCAGAAGAAGCTCAGGTTTTGGCTTTTGTGGAAGATCAATGTTCTGATAGATAGTCGGCGCCGGAAAAATGGACGCCGATTTTTACTAAGGTAGACATATAGTAGAAGGAAATAGAAATGGCAGAAGAAAGATACGATAGGCATGACATACTAGCCATACCAGACTTAACCCCCAAGCGGAGTTACGAGTCTGATGGTATAGTTCAAGCACCAGGCCTGCAAACTCCCATACAAAAGCCTGTTCGCGAATTAAAAGTAATAGATGATTTGGACGAACTCACGTCGCTTGCAGATTTGCTGCCTCCAGAAATTGGAGATATCATTCGCGATATAAACAGGGTTCTGTCGGAAGATTCTCAAGGCAAATTAATCATCGCGATTGAACAGGGAGGCTTTCCTCCTCCAATTACGATTATTCCACCATCAACACCGCCAGAAGGAATAGGGCCTGTAAATTTTCCTCCGATTAGTGGCGGCCCAGGAAGCGAGACTTGGGGGCCAGGTACAGGATTACCAAGTAATGGCGGTGGCGAAATTGATGGCCCGGGAAGCGAGACTTGGGAGCCGGGTACAGGTTTGCCAGGTAGTATCGGTGGTGGAACGGAAGGCCCTGAAGGAGAAATGGGTGGCCCAGGGACAAGCTCTCCTGGTAGTGGCGGCAGCACAAGTGGTGGTCCTGGTAGTGGGACAGAGCATCCAGGAACATGGCCTTCAGAACAGGAAGGCAGCGGGGGTGGCGGCCCTGGTAGTGAGACGAAAGGCCCCGGAATAGAAACGAAGGGGTACGGCACTTCCCATCCGACAGACGGTACATGGATAATTGGCGGGCAACACGAGCCGAATGATGGCGATTATGATGTCGACGATATTTTCTCTGCCCCGCCAACTTTTACCGTGGAATTAGAGCCTACGGATTCATTAGTAGATCTTGCCCGAAAAGCATATCGAGATGACGACCTGGACATCAAGGCCGATTATGTCGCCAAGATGACGCAAAATATTGCGCGCTTTTATCAGGTTATGTCCACCTTGGCAGTAGACGGAGGCATGCCTGACTATTCGTATCTTATGCGCGAATTTGACGGAACGGCAGTATCAACGAGTGATGCAAATCAAAGACATCTTATCGATTACATCTGTAAAAATCAGATTATCTATGACCAGCGCCTTAGACAAATGAATTTAACACATACTGCGGAGAATACCCTTATTATGACCCGTGGCTTTTCTGCAGCTGAAGCCCAGCGTGAAAGATATTTTGGCGAGAAGTTCAAGGCCAATATGAACGACACTGCCTCTACTCTTTCCAATGATATTTTGGAAAAAGAACGTCAAAACGCAAACAAAAAGTACAAAGAGGCAGCCTATAATATGTACAAATATCTTGATTCGGCGGCAAAATATACGAATGCTTTGCTTAACATTCGCATCGACGAAGCGGCGGCAAAGGTGCAACTCTCAAATACCGGTAGCGATATTTATGCAATTACACCTCCGCCTCCCCCAACAGCAGATAATATTGATGATGGGTTCGAGACTACCCAGAAGCAAACTGAGATCGGCGAAAAATATGTTGAGGAAGCTCAGAAAGATTCTGTTATGGGATATCAGGCTTCTGGTGGCGGTGCGTCGTATAGTGGTGGAGGCAACTACACAAGTAATACCAATATCCCTAGTGTAGGTATAGCGCCGGGCAAGGGTGTTGAAAATATTCCCAAGGGGCAATCTCCAGAGTGGGCTGTTAATATGTGTATTCGTTGCTCAAAAGGGTGTGGTATTCCCGCCGATTGGATTTACGCTCAATTTAGAAACGAATCCGGTAATTTTGAAAGGCCATGCGCACAACACAATTATGGCGGTATGTCAAGTACGAGTGGTGGTTGGATGACATTCAATACACCTGATGATTTTGCCGATTACATGGCAAAGGTTCTGCCTCGATGGGTTGGCAGTGATGGAAAATCAACAACCCAGGCAAAGACAATGTTGGAATATGCTATCGCGCTTCAAACCGATAGTTCTCCGTATTGCGCGGAACCGGCTGGCGTAGAACCCTACTACGCAGCAATGTTGAACTGCCTCGGAAATCAAGGTACAGTTTTAACCTAAACAAATAAAAAGACGCCCTTAGGCGTCTTTTTCATTTAATACTTAAAAATCTTCTTCATTATATCTTTTGTTTTCTGTGAAATATCAGGGTTGGCATTTACTGCGTTAAAGATAATACTTTTAACTGTATTAGCTTCGTTCTCTGATTCCGCGACAATTGGGAATGTAATAAACCCGTCCGGCAGCTTCTCATCAATCTCAGCACGGCCAACAATTGTCTGCATGCTCGGGGTGGTATATATAAGTTCAATATCTTCAACAGTCTTTGCTTTACCAAGCGTCTTAATATCGGCGGCAGTCAACTTATTCTTATATAACCCCTTATCGTATATATAATGTTGCAACTCATTATCTAACAGAGAAATGGCACAGGCAAGCTGTATTGTGATCTTTACACCATCAACGCCATCAACATATGGCCATAGCTCCGGGATGAGATTTCTCAATTGATAGAGTCTTTTAAGAGAGCCGCCACTCACACCCATAACCTGACCAATTTTATCCATGATTCTTACCCGATGTTCATTCCACTTGCGGTTAGGGCGCGTATCTTTTTCCAGGCGGTTCATATTGATAACAGCCTGGGCTTTAACGGCGGTAGTATTTTCTCTACGAATTACATTATCAAAAATAATGATTTTGCGAGCCTCGACATCATCCAGCTCATCAAAGTCATAAACATAGCAGTTCATGGCTTCAAACCTCTTGGCCATTTCCGGGTTATTGTTGTCGGGGCTTGTGAATATTTCGTGAAGTTCCTGAAAAGCGCGATGTCTCGTGTGCCCGCCCAGAATCATATACGAACCGTTCTCCTGCTTCCATACAAGCGCAGGCGAGAGCTGACCATAGGCAACAAGGTTCTTCATTAAGTCAGTAAGAATGGTTTTATCCTGATTGGGGAAGAAGTTCCATTCTTCCTTAGCCGGGATAAGTTTTGAAATAGGAACCATTTCTGTATGATACTGCGGATAGAGCTTTTCAATTTCATGCAGCTGCTGTTCGTTCCTGCCTCTATCTTCATTCGATATTGGAGCAACCGCCTCTTCGCCACTTGCAATCTTCATCCAGTCATAATTTGGCAGTGAGGACTCATCATCGTAAGAACCAGCCTTTGCAAAAGCCCCCATCGATACCGTCTGTTTATGCTTCTTGCTCATAAAGCACCTCCGTGATTTCTTTGTAAAGCTTTTTAAAGTCTGAGGAAATCTTCTTGTTATGAAATTTTTCCGTTACTGCGCAATGATAATTAACGGATTTACGTGCATCTTCGCTTTCACGAATAGTCGTGTCGAAGAGCTTGCCCTCTGCTTTTCCGCCATTAAGCTTAGCAAGTTCTATAGGGATAATCTCTCTAGCTGAAGGAATATACTCTTTCGTCCCGCTCGTGTTGTGCTTTACTCGATTAAAGAAATATCCTAGTAATTTAATATTGGGATTTGCACGGCGCCGGCTCTTAATTATGTTCTGATACACCTGCGATAATCCAGCAACACTTCTCTCATCCGGATCCATGGGCACAAGAATATAATCACAGCTTTGCATTGGGAGCAATGTGTCTAGGCCAATGGACGGATGTGAATCCATAATAACGATATCATACTCATTCATATCTTGAATAGCCGCGACAAGTTCCGTCCATGGATTTACACCTTCGTTAAGGCGAAACTCGCGAACCTTTCCCATAAAACCCTCACCTTCTATCAGTAGTGAGCCTGGTATCATATCGATATTCTTATACTGCGTCGGCATAATAAAGGTACGTGGCGAAACTTGAGCTCCATATATTCTTGAAATAATCCCGGCCATAATATCGTGCTGCGGATCGGCCTCAACCTTCATTGTTTGTGTAAGGTTCATCTGCGCATCTGCGTCTATTAGGAGTACCTTCTTTCCGTCATTGGAAAATAGGTAGGCCAACGCAGCGGTGGTAGTTGTTTTACCAACGCCACCCTTATGGTTTGCTATACACATGGTTTTTCCCATCAACAACAACCTCCTCATAATAAAAATCTCCATAAATAGTCTATCATAAATACTCTTACTATTCCACTACTATCGTTAATATTATTCTATTTTGCCATTTAGCAGTCCTGCATATCGCTTAAAAACGACCTAGAAAATTTAGGGGACCGATTTGGTCCCCTAAATTTTTGTTTAGTGAATAACAAAAACCCTGTGGTAATATGCGCTTAGATTGTAGACCGGAAAGGACGGTGTGAGGTATTTTTCAAAAACTTAGACGCCAGATTGCTAACACATTCTTCTCTTTGTCTGAAAGAGTTGGCGGCGTACAAAAGACTAAAACGGGTGTGATGGCAAAGAATAAGTTTGCTATTGCTTCTGCCGTTCTTGGCAGCTATATAGGATATTCCCGACGTGATGGCATATTTTTTAGATGTGAATATGACCTTGACGAAATAAAGGCTGCGGCCGAGACAGAGGGGTATTTAGCTACAGCCATCCAGAAATATAGTGAGCTTTTTATGAAAGCAGGGTATACCTTAAAAGGTACAAGTGATGCTCCGGCGGATTATCTTAGACAGCGTTTTAAGATGATGAGCTATATGGGTGAATTTGAGCCATTTCCTCTTTTAATGAGAGAAACTGCTTTTGACCTTGTTAAATTTAGTAATGCATTCTGGGTAAAGAACCGTGCAGATAAGATTCCTTTTGTTAAAGCAACAGGAATTGTGAGCTCAGAAAAATGTGTAGCGGGATATTCAAGATTAGACCCGGCACAAGTTCGCGCCCAGTTCGACAAAGACGGTAAGCTGTCGGCATACAAACAGGTAACGCCTACAGGCAGAGAAAAGGTTTTTAAAACCGAAGATGTGATTCATTTTGTTTTGAATCGCTCGGCCGAATCCGTGTGGGGAACACCACGATGGATTCCGGCATTGGAAGATATTCGTTTTCTTCGGACGATGGAAGGCAATGTTGCGACAATAGCTCATAGGTTCTCAGCGCCTATCGTCCACGCAAAGGTTGGTCTACCTCAGGAGGGTAAGGGTGGCACCAAGAAGGAAATTGATGACACCAGAAATCTTATCGAAAATACGCCCCCTGACGGCATGATTATCACTCCGGAAAGAGTTGCTTTCTCTATAGTTGGTGCCGAAGGAAATGCTCTGGACTTAAAAGATTATCTATCTTATTTTGAGAATCGTGTGTTTACCGACCTCAATACTTCCCAGACAATGATGGGACGTGGAGGCAGCAAACAAGATGCTGACTCTATGGAAGAGCAGGTTCATAACGCTGTTAAAGATAACCAAGCGGCGTTTGCTATTCAATTTAAGGATGCTGTAATAACTGAGCTCTTACTTGAAGGTGGCTTTAATCCCATCCTAAATGAAAGCGACGATGTTGATCTTGTATTTAATGAGATTAATCTCGATACAAGGGTTAAGCTGGAAAACCACATCACAAATCTCTTCCATGCTAATGCAATTACTTATGAAGAAATGCGAGCTGGTATCGGTTATAAGATTGGCAACATTGATGAGGATAGAGATCACCTGTATTCAAACTTTATCGAACAGGCCAACCAGCTTGAGCAAATCGAAGTCAACCATCAGAACGCTATCGAAATAGCAAAGCTAAGCGCACAGCTTACAAGCTCTACTGAACAAGATAGTGGCAAGGATGATGATAAATCGTCTTCCGCAAAAGCAACAAAGAAAAAGAAGAGCACCTATACAAAAAAGAATACTGGCAATGGCAAAGGTGTAAAAACTGGGAAAAAGACAGGGGCTGTAAAAGCCACCGATTCTCCTTCCAACCAATACGGCACATACAGCGCCAAAATTAAAGAGTCTGCTATTATTAATGAGTTTTCTTCCAAACTTAATGATAGTGGCAGCAACGCTGGAGATATAAAAAACAGAATCAAGTCCTACGTAAATGACATGTCAGTAAAGGGTGCAAAAGAGGGGTATGTAAAGGCTAAGGATACATTGGATCCTGGCAATGAACACAAAAAACCGTTACTTGCCCCGCAAAATAGTGTCTTAATAAACTATTTTAACAAGAATATTGATGAGTTTTTTAGTGATATAAATAAAAAGCTTAGTAATACGGGGGACGAATGCGGTTTTAAACGGCTGTTCGAGTCACAAAAATACAGGCTCACTATGCTTACGGATTTTGTTTATAGGAAGTCTTATTGGTACTCTTACTTAAAAACATGTGAGAGCCACGGAGTAAATCGTGTCAAAGTACATTGCCGCGAAGAAAGCCGACATAAAGAAAAATATGACGGCAAAATTATTAATCCGAAAAACTTCAACATAAATGATATTCCGGGATACAGCACGAATTGCAGCTGCTATTTAGAACCACTAGAAAATGAATAGGAAGGTTATCACACATGCCATTAGCTCTTAGAGAAGTTGAAGGGTATGATGTAACGAATCCTACCGCCCCTATCAGCTCGGAAAAACTCAAAGAATGGTTTGAGAAGTGCAAGAACTTTAAAGAGTCCGAGCATACCGCAAAACCGGATGGTTTTTTCACGGCCTGTATTGAAGCCATTCACGGCGATACACCGACCAGAAATTACACGCGGTATATGACGAGCAGTTTCAAGAAGGCAATTCCAACATGGACCTCGCCTTATCCTGTCCCTAACATTATGTATCACAACGATTATAACGGTGAAGTTGTTGGGCGGATTATCGAGGCCAAACAGGGAGATTCAAAAAGACTCCCTGGAGCCCAGGCACTTATCCTCACATCTGCCATCCCGGAATGGAAAGACAAGGAAAAGGTTCAAAATGGGCTTTACAGTACGGTTTCTATTGGTGTTTCCGCAACAGATGTCCGTTGCAGTATCTGCGGCGCTCAGCTAAGTGAAGGCGATTTTTGTGAACACCAGCGTGGGTATACTTACAAAAACGAAGAAACCGGCAAGAAAGAAACCTGCTATTGGGACGTCTATGAATGGGAAGCAAAGGAAATTTCGTTTGTCATTGTACCGTCCGACAAATACGCAGGAATTGTATCCTACTCCTACAATTATGCATCAGATGATGAGTCTACAACGGAAACTGAAAAACCAAAAGGCACACCTCCGGCAAGAAAATGGAGGATGTCCGGCTCAGAAGATAACGATGCTTCAAATACAAATAAAATGACTGAATCGCAGAATTCCGACAGTCTGTTACCACCACCAACAGCTAAGCAGGAATCAGAAGGAGAGAAAACATTGAACATTCAGGAAGCAGAACAGAAAATCGCTTCTCTTGAAACGGAAGCGAAAGCCCTGAAGGGGGATGCTGTTGTTCTTCAGGAAAAAGTTGACGCTTTGAACAAGGACAAAGTTTCCCTGCAGGAATCTATCGCAGAGATGAAAACTGCCGTTGAGGAAAAAGACCTCGCATTGAATCATGAAAAACAGTTGCGCGAAGCCGCTGAAAGCAAAGTTGAAGGCCTGGAAAAAGAAGTAAAGGCCAGCCTTGCTGAATCCCTGGCTACGCTGCGCGAAAAGGCTGGTAAGCCCGCAATCGAAAAGCTTGCAGACCGCTCGATTGATTCCCTGCGCGATGCAATTACTGATATCAAGGCTGAGCTGAAGGAAGCTGCCGACAAGGCTGCTAAAGAAGCAAAAACTGCCGAAGAAGCCAAGGCTGCTGAAGAAGCAAAAAAAGCCAAGGGCTCTGTCAAAGAAAATACGTTGAAGGAATCGGAAGAGACTCCGGGTGCAAACGTAGCTGAAGAAGCAAAGTCCCCCGCTGTTGCCGAAGACTTTGATCTTTAATCAGGGAGGACATTTATAAAATGGCTTTATATCCTACTTCTATGGAAACTCGTTATAAGCTGCAGCCGGGTGGCCGTGGCGAAGTATTTGTTGCTGATCAGCCGGGTTACCGCGATGGCGCTGCTCGTATCAATCGTACGCAGAACAGCATGAGTGAAGCCCCGCACGAGGCACTCACTGGTAAATACATTCTGGATAAGCGTCTGCCGGCACAGTTTAAGTATGGCTTTGCTGTTGGCTACAACAATATGGTTATTACAAAAGGCCGTATCGTAGCAGCTGACCCGTACATGGATCGTCAGGACTGGACTACGGATCGTCAGTTCAATGTATTGACTCTGGCAAATGGTGGCGCACTGGTTCGCCTGCGTAAAGAAGGCGACGTATATCCGACGAAGGATACGTTGATTTCTGAAGAATCTCGCGGTGGCAAAGTTGCTGGTATTGGTTTGAACTGGATCCCGGTTGAAGGCATGGAAGAAACCTGGGGCGAAGGCGTATATCGCGCTTGTAAAACTTCCGGCTCTGCACAGCTCGAAGCTGCTAGTATGGGCATTGATGTTGAACACACCGGCAAGGTTGTTGAAAATGCGGAAAAAGCTACCGACGGCACGGTTGTTGGCGGTAAAGTTACGGATGATGTTCGTGCTGCTAACGTTCCTCTTGGTATGCTGGGCAAGAACCAGTACACCCAGTTCAACGACGACAGCATGGACGGCATGATTCCTGGCCCGATTCTCACGGATAAGATTGTTGAACTCCCGTACTTCCAGTTCAAGGACAAAGCAGAAAAGCAGCCTTGGGGCGCTATCTACGGTACGCTGAAAGTCGGCGATCTGGTTAAATCTGATGAAAACGGCCGTTTGGTTGTATCTCCGCTGTCTTATGATGTTGCTCTCGATACGATGACTGCCGCAGAAATCGAGCGTGAACGCCAGCAGGTTGTTGGCCAGGTTATTTCCCTGTCCCATGATATGGTTCCCGAGGGTGGTTATGAACTCGCTCAGTGGGCTCTGGCTGACCGTCTGAAATACGAAGGCTTGAATCCGGAAATCTACACGCAGACAAATCGTCCTGGCGAAGATGCAGTATCCGCATCCGTATTCCAGAGCACCGGTCGTTACCCCGGCTATCCGTACGACAAAGCGTACAGCGAACACGACCTGCATATGTTGGGCATGGGTGGTAACCACTATGACAAGTTTATGCCGCTCGAATATCAGCTCGATAATGGTATCCCGGGCCTGACCGATGGTCACAACGCCGTTGTTCGTGATTTTGAAAACAATCACGCAGCCGTAATCTTTGCTCGTAAAGACAATACGCAGCCGTATGTTCGTTCTGTAATCAAGGTTTGCCAGAATGGTAACTTTGAGGATGGTTCCTTGAAGGTACAGCTTGGCGATGGCGATTTCATTGATGTTAACAGCCAGACTGTTAAAGGCGAGCCGCAGAAGCTCAACGATGCCTTCGCTGTTACGTACTACAACGCCGTTCAGGGGCTTGTATGCATCGAAGTTGTTGATGAAGCGAAAGCTGACGAGATGCTGAAGGACAAAGAACTCGTTGTTAACCTGAAATACAAGAAGCGCGGCCTGAATGGCGTTCCGACCTTTATGGATTGGGATGGCTGTGTAGGTAGTGCTAAGATTATGCTTCAGCGCTAATAACACGGAGGTAAATAATAATAATGATTTCTCTTAACGAACGCCTCACGAAGGCTGAAAATAGAATTAAGGCTTTGAAAGAAAACGAAGCCGCAAAGAAAGCCGGCAAGCCGGCTGTTCACCAGATGAAGGGAGATGCTTCCCTGAAGGAAATGGAAGCATACAAAACCTTCCTGCAGCAGCTCAGTGGTAAGGATACGTCCAATAAAACCGCTCGTGTTACCCTGAACGAAATGCTGACATCCACGGATATCATTGACATGATTCCGAAGGTAATTTCCGGCGAAATGATCGAAGCTGCTGAACCGCAGCTTCTGGCCGCAAATCTCTTTACAAAGATCCAGGCTCCGGGCAATGGTGTTACAATCGTTGTTCCTGTTGTTGGCGAAATCTATGTTCGTGAAGTTGCTGAAGGTGCACCGTTCGAAGAAACTGCTCCGGACAATGCTACGCTCGAAAACAGCCGCCTGACCATCGACATCAAGAAGTATGGTTCCAAGGTCTCCATCACGGAAGAGGCTATGAGTGACTATACCTGGGATGTTCATGCTCTGACGATTCGCCAGATGGGCCGCGCATTTGCTCGCAACAAGGAAGAAAAGTGCTTTAAGGAATTCTCCAAGCACGGTCATGTTGTTTTCGATAACGCTATCCGCGATCAGCGTCCGGAAGCAGGCACGCATGGTCTGGATAAGAAGGGCAATGAAAACAATACCCTGTCTGTAGAAGACTTCCTGGAAATGATGCTTGCTGCAATCACCAATAACCACACACCGACGGACTTCTTTGCTCATCCGTTGGTATGGACGATCTTTGCTGCCAACGGCATGGTTGGCGCTGGTATGAGCTTCGGCGCTCTTGGCGGTCAGAATGTAAACCCGAGCGGCGGTACGCAGGGCAGCCCGAACTTCTCTGGCTTGCAGAATAACATTGGCAACCAGCAGTTCATTCTTCGTCCGGAAGATGTACAGAACCGTCTGCCGATTCCCCTCACGGTTAACCTCACTCCGCAGGTTGCCTTCAATAAGGAACGCAAAGCATTCGATTGCTACATCGTTGACCGCAACAATGTTGGTATCATTGCTCAGCGTCAGGAAATCACCATGGACAACTGGACGAATCCGGAACTCGATGTTCAGTTTATCAAGGCGAAAGAACGCTTTGGTGTTGGCATCCAGGATCATGGTCGTGGCATTATGGTTGCCCGCAACATTGCTGCCGAGAAATCCTATCCGGAAAGCCTCCCGGTTCGCGTTATTGCAGAATAATATCTGCTCTAATTTCCGGGTTAATTATATCAAGAGGCAGTCATTTGACTGCCTCTTTTTAATTAAGGGAAATCCTTTGGTAATAGCGGCAAATGTAGAGACTAAAACAACCGGAGGATTTTATGGGTAAAAAATATACCGAAACGGAAATTGAAAGAATACAGAACGAGCTATCCAATCAAGTAGAGAAAGAAAATGACTTTTTAACTGAGATTGAACAGCTCTCAGAGTCAATTGCCCACCGTCTTGTACAGGGGCGTCACACGAGGGAACGTTTTTTAGACACAGACTTTATCTTCAATCTGAGATATGACGATGTGCGAAAGATTATCTATGTAATGAGAACTGATCCTGTAAAACTGGCAATTGGCATGGGGCACTACAGGCCCGCAATTTTCGCAGAAGAATACAACGAAAACCTGACCATGGATGAAAATGTTTACATTGCTGTTAAGGCAGCGTTATGCTCCAAGGCGGGAATTATAAATGTCGACGAAGCAGGTAACGACTAACGGAGGTTTTTATAAATTATGGCAAATGTAATCGCTCGAGTAAAACTGGCTCCCGGCGAAACGGGTTTCTTTGACAGCTCGACAAACACGTATCTTAACTGGAGTCATCCGGTAGCAGATATCGAACTGGGTTCCGACCTGAAATCTTTGCGGGCTGCAGTAAAGGCCAAAAAGATTACAGTTATCGAAGGGTCTCTTGGACAGAAGAAAACCTTTAAGCAGGTTTTGATGGAAGCGAAAAGTAAGCGCACCGGACAGCCCCTCGAGGAATTAATGGGAGACACGCCGTTGGCCTTTGAACCGACTGAAATTATTGGCAGCGATAATAAAACGGACGGCAAGGTTGCAGTGACAAAAACTACGCTTGATATTAAGCCGGACAAAGAACTTGTTGAACAAGCGGTAACTGAAAGCAAGGTTGCCACCGAAACAGCAAAGAAGACTGTAAAGGCAGCAGATACAAAAGTTGAAGAGGATAAAAAGGTTGAAGAAGCCTCCGCAGCTGAACCGGTAGAAGATAAGGCGAAAGAGCCCGAGGAGAAGGCTGCACCTAAGAAGAAAACCACCAGCAAGAAAAAGTCAACCAAAAAGGTTGATGAAGAAGCTGCGGTTGAAGCTGAGGAAAAAGCAGACAAGTAAAGGACAGGTGTAAATCTTGTATCAAAAGTTTACCGTGGAGTCGGTGCGCGTATTTGAGGCCGACCACCTAATAAAAATCGGTTTTACCTTTGATGTGGATGAAGACTCTGTTACTGAAACCTCGGTTTATCTAACACTGAAAAACGGGGATATAAACCCCATTACAATGTCTAAAGTAACCGTGGATGGCCCCACGGTTACTTTAGAATATGAGTCTCTACAGGTAAATACCGATTATGAAATTGTCGTCACTAAAGATGTCCGCTCTATTATGGAAGATGAGCTGGCTATTGAATTTAAGAAAAGGATACGTCTAAACTCTCGCGTAGATAGCGTAGTTAACATTATCGCCCCTATTGATTATGAGGAATTGGAAAAGCCACATTTTTTGTTTTCTGAAGAAAAGGGCAAAAGCGGCAAGGCGTTTAATCGCTTCAGAATTCAAGTGGCGCCAGATTACGGTTTCTTAAACGTGATCTACGATACAGTTATTGAGTCGAGGAATGAAATAACTCTTTCGGGCCTCAAGGCGAATCCACAATATTTTGTCAGAATGCGTGTTGAAGCTAATGACGATGAATATGGCAATTGGACAAAAGGCAGAACCTTTACGTTAAAAGGCGAGCCAGAGCCAGATTACACAGTACCAACAACAAACAAGCCCAAAAAGCCGGAAGATTGTGACGATGTTGTATTTGAAGATGACTTTGAGATTATTGGTTATCCGGAAAACGGTATAACGCCTGATGGTAGTTTTATCATTGAGTTTGACGAGGACATTGATACGTCGTCCATCGATATTGCAAATATCGTCCTTACAAGAAAGCAGGTATGATATGGAGCGAGTCAATTTTTCTTATCGAGTATTTGACAACTGTCTGGAAATTATCCCGGATGGCGGTATTAAAAATAATAGCATCTATAAGCTGACATTGAAAAACATTCGATCCGCTGAAGGACATAAAGTGCTTGACAAACAGAGTCTTGAGATTACAACAGCCATGACACCAGCATATTGCAGCGTTGATGCTATCCGTACTCTCGTGGATGTATTTGATATATCCGAATCGACGATCTTATTTCAAATTCGCCAAGCCAGTAAGGAAGCAGACTTTATCTGGCGCTCTGTTTATAACAAGCCAATAACTCGCGATGCGGATGGCAACTATCCGTTTCCTGTCGAAAAATTTACAGAGGTGCGCGCAAGCCAACTCGCATTGACAAGAGCATACATTACTGGCACATCTGAAAGCGGACTTGAAGGAACACTGGGTAAGATCACTTTTAAGAACGGCGAAGAGCTCGGAAATATCCGAAAGTTGATAGATTCCCTAAAGGCCGAGGCTGATAAATGGCAGGATGCTATCCGGGGGTATGTCTTTGACGGTAGAAATAAGCCCGCATTTGCATTGCGCGGCAATCATTCTCTTCGTGCTACGCCGGCCGCAGTTATTCTCAGGAATTATAATCGTGACGGCAATATGGGGCTGAAAGGAGGATTTGTCATCTAATGTTAAATCCAAATTTCAATAAAAAGATTCGAGCCATTATCCATAAACTGGAATATCCAATGTATGTCGTTATTCGTGACCAGTCCATGTATTGCCCATGTCGCGATGCAAATAATACGCCAGATCCAGACTGCCCAAAATGCTTGGGAACGGGAAACAAAATAAAAATCAAAAAGATAACCGGCGTTATGGAACCGGACGAAGTATCTCTGCGTCTTGAAGGACAGCAACAGGCAGCTCCATCAAACTATTATTATTTTGATGCAGAAAAGGTTCCAAAAGAAACGGTGCTTGCTGGCAATATTATTGTCCGCGAAGATGAAGCAGATATCTTGCAAGGGGCAAAGAAGTTCCGCTCAGACTCTAATAAGGTCATTTATTACTACGAAGAAGCCGTCCCTATGAAATCCAATCTGAAACTCTTTTTAAAGAATTTTTATAATCTGGTGAGAACAAAATGATTACAAGTATAAAGGAAATTGACTTACACAAATCAGTTCTTCTCATTGGCATCGGTGCGACAAATAAGTACCTGCATGACATTGTAAAACCGGAAAGGGTATCTGAAGCTCGGGAGGTTTTTGGTGACAGCGACCTTGTAGATTCATACGAACTTCTAGTAAGAGGCAATGAGGATAAAGACATTTTCATTATGAATATCGAGGTTATGACTGATTATCTCGACATTGCACCGCTCGTATCCAGTTACGATTTCTCCTACGTAGTCCCTATAGATGTCGGTATTGCAAATTTTTTCTATGACCCAAATAAAGATGGGAAAAAGATCTTTTATATTCAGTATCTAATGGAGTCGCTACCGGAAGAAAATAAAACGGTATTTTTGGTTACTGACACGCATGCTAGTTTATATCAGGACATTGACCAGTTTTTAGAAAGCATGAATTATCGTGAACGGGAGTTCAGAAGCAGCCTCCAGTTAAAGAAAACTAAAAGGCATATCACGTTTGTAGCGAACAATTTAAGTGGCATTGCGTATGGTAATGTAGAGTTGTGCCGCATGATTCTACTTACCGATGTAAACGAATACCCCGCAGACAGTGACGAGCTTCATGCAATATTCAGTCTTGATTTTAACGACAATGTAAGTAGCATGGCTTACTTTAAGACTCATGCTGACAAGACCACGTCAGTAGAAAACCTTCTTAACTTTGATGAGGAAGAAGAGCCGACAAAGATATTCTTTATCTATAGGATTTGTCTTTACATCGCGAAAGAACTGGATTTCACCGATTATATCGGCTCCAAATATATCTCTTATAAAAAGCAGCGCATTGCTGCTATTGTCTCAGACTATTTACGTACACTGGTTGGATATGTACTGATAAATTATCGAATAGACGAATGTTTTGCAAAGGAAGATCCAAGACATCCTGGAACAGTTGACATTATTTTGAGTTATTCTATCCAGCCAATCGGGTGTGCAGAACGTTTTATTACAAGAACATTGAGGATTTAAAGCATGATAGAAACATTCGATAGTAAGGTCCACAGTACAGATGCTTTTGAGCAAATGCTGCAGCGACGCGAAAACGGCCGTCGCCGAAATGAAGCACAAGAGCAACGAATCCTAAAAACAGACACTGATTATTCCAGAGCCGAAAAGGGCGCGTCAATGAACGACTTCTTTGAGTTAGTTAAGAAGATGGTTTTGCGAGGATTAAAGAAGTATAAGGTTGAGATTGTTCCTAATGACGGCCCCCGTAGAGTTCTTGATCCGGCTGAAAAAATCGACCACCCGATCATTTATTACAAAGTTGTCTCGCGGGTCCCTCGTGATAAAAACTATAAGCCGAGGTTCCGCGAAGATATTTATGACAAAAATCCCGATGGAAGCGAACTTCGTCAGGGTGCAATATATGGACAATTTTTTGATTGTGAAATTCAGTTTGACATTATCGCCAGTGATTACAGCACCGCTGATACGGTAATGAATGCTTTTGAAGATGCAATGCAAAAGTATGCTGGTTTCTTTAAAAGAAACGGTGTAAGTGAAGTTTTATTCGCAAAACAGTTTACTGATGAAAACCTTGATATCTACCGGCAAAGAATGTCAGTAAGGTCCTTGGTTTACGACGTAGCTATCGAGCGTATCCGGCTTGCTTATGACACAACAATTATGGAAATCACTCAATCTTAATCTAATCATGGAGGTACTCTAATGAGTGTACTTAACGAAGGGAATAATCTCCCTGGTACAATCATCGACATAGAGAGCGAAGTTAGCCGAGACTACGACCCGTCTCTCTGGGGAACCACAGAATCTGTGGTAGTGATTGGTACAGCATTTCAGGGCCCGGTAGGCGTTCCGACTCAGATCTACAATGTGGATATGGCTCGTTACTTCTTCGGTGCAACGTACGACAGTGCAACTCATCGCTCTGCATCCCTGGTTGCTAACATCCAGGCTTGTTTTGACCGTGGTTGCCGTACGATTTACGCAATGCGTGTTGGTGGTAAGGATATTTACAAGGATTTCCGTCTTTGTGAAGCTTCTGAAAAGTATCGTCTCCGTATTGCTGGTCAAACCCCGACCAATACAACGAAACAGAGCTATCTGCGTATCAACGTAGCCTCTGGTTTCGAACAGATTACGCTGTATAAGCCGGCAGCTAAGGCAACAATTGCTGAAAGAAAACAGGCTTATGTGGATGACATGAATTCCATTCTTGCCTTCCAGATCAATTTGAATGCTGATGTTGGCCTCACCCGTAACGATAAACTCGTTGACCTGGTGCGTCATTTCAACAGCAATGAGCATAACAACGTGTTTGTTATGAGCATTATTGATGCTGATGGCAACGATGTAACGACTGCTCCCGAGGCACAGGAACTGCGTATTGGCTCCCTGTTCTCTGGCGTTTACTTTGTCGGTCGTGATAAGAATAGTGACGCCGCTCCGGCATATTCAGTTGTAACGGCCCGCGCTATTATCAACGAGAATGACCCGAAGCCGTACAGCTCTTACGATGAAAAGTTCTATCGCGTGGTAGAATTCAACTCTGATGTATCGAGCGAATATCCGATTACCGCACGTCGTTACGACGAACTGAAAAATCTCCTGCAGGGCGCATCCGTTGTTGCTGGCAATGATTACAAGTTCCTTGAAATGGCAGGCATTGTTGACCGTGTTTGGCTCCAGGATGACGTCGACTATGAAGAAGCAGAACTGAGCAAGTTTGAGCTTTACAAGCGACTGGGTTCTGGCTTTGCAATTACGGCTCAGGCTATTGAACGTAAGGGTAAGGATAGTAAGGGCCGCGAACGTCGTCCCCGCATTATCGAAACTCCTGCAGATGATGCAAACCATATTGTTGGTATCACCGACGGTATTTACTCTCTGCTCGAAAACACGGAAAGCCAGTGGCGCGTACTTGCTGCTGCTAACGCCGACGACAAAGCAGACGGCAAGCTGCCGAAAGCAGAAGCCTTCAAGATTGCTACGCCGAATCAGGTTAAGCTCTTTGGTAACCCTGTAAGCGGCAATGGTGCTCTTATTACGGCTACGCCGAAGGTTGCCGAAGATGACCTGACGGCACCGAAGGAATACGAATTCCACTTCATAAAGGTTGACGAGGAAGAAACCGAATACGACAACATTGAGGATGTATACACTGACCATGTTGTAAAAATCGTTTCTCGCATTGACACTGGCGTAGCTGGTCTCAAGGCTATGTTGAAGGCAGATAAGTATCCCAACGGTACACTGTTCCTCGTTTTTGAACCGAGCAATTTGACGGAAGGTCATCTGTATCGGATTCTCGACGGCAAGGTAGCACTGCTTAACATCGCTCGTCTGGAAAACGAACTGTTCAGTGTAAATCGCGAACTTTATGTCGGTCAGATTGTAAATGGTGACCTCGTTTTTGTTCCGGCAGATGTTGTTGTTACGGCTGGAGCTCCCACAACATATCTCTCGAAAGAATATGTTCTGGTAGATAACGGCACGACTCTCTTTGTTGCTGCAGTAGATGAATCCACGGCTAATGCAGGCAAGGGCAAGCTTCGTCCGCTGGGTACGCTCGAAAGCATGCTTGGCGATAATGATAACAAGACTCTGGTCTATGTCGAAGACTCTTATGCCCAGAAGAACCTTATCAACATTACGACGGGCGCGGCTGACTTCATTCCGCTCGAAGAATTCATGGAACTCCTGCAGGAAGATCCGTCCCTTAATAAGCTGTTCAACTTTGAACTGACTGAGGATGGGGCAGACCTGATGTCGGAATATCCTGAGGATATCGAAGCGAATTACGTTTCCTCTACTGGTGGAAACCTCTACTTCGAACAGGTTCTTGCTGATGGCACTGTAGCTCCTGGTGAGTACTACGGCCTTGCTGAAAATAAGGAAATTGGCTACGACTACAGCAAGTACATTCCGTTCCGTACGAACGATAACTTTGTACGTCAGCTCGCACAGCACTGTGCAAAGACTTCTCTTGGCACGTCCATGACTCATGGCGTAATTGGTTACAGCCCGCTTCGCAACTATTCTCTTAAGTCTATTGCGGCTCGTGTTGAAGAACTGGTTAAGGTTAACTACTCCTTGTACGCCAAGAAGTGGAATGGCCGCGAGTTCCTGAATATCGACGGCAATCCGTACGAAATCGGCGGCAATGTTACTGTAACTGCTTTCCAGTACCCCATAACCTCCTCCAAGGATGGCGTAACGACTACTGTGAACGGTGCCGCTGGCTATGCTGGTATGGTTTCCGTACTGCCGGTTGATCAGAGCACGACGCTTCAGCCGACTGGCCTCAATGCTATTGACTTCTTCTACTCCAATACGCAGTTGAAGAGACTGATTAGTGCAGGTTATGTCGCTGCTCGTATGTCCGAGACGAAGGGTATCTGCATTGCAGATGGTGTAACCATGGCCCCGGCTACTGAGTTTAGAAACCGCATCTCCATTGTCCGTACAATGAATGCTTGCGGCGATTCTATTCGTCGGGCTGCTGAGCCGTACATCGGTAAGAAGAATAGTCTCCAGAACCGCAGCGCCCTTAAGACGGCTGTTGACTCTGCACTCAATAGCTTGACAGAGACGCTGATTTGGGATTACAAGTTCGAGATTGTCAACCTGAGCTCCTACACGAGCGATGCTGAAATTGACATCACTTACGAAATCTTCCCGATGAACGAAATCAGGAGCGTAACTAACAACATTACTATTTCCCACCAGTCCACTGGCGGAAATAAGTCCTAATGCTGTTAGAAGTAAAAGGTTATAAGGCGGGCTTTCCCGCCCGCCTTAATTTTATATAGTGAGGTAAATGTAAATGGCAAATGCAAATAGCTCCACTTACACGAACACCTACACCACTTTTTCGGGCTGCGATATCGTATGCTCCTTCGGTTCTCAGATTATTGGCGAACTGCAAGGTATTAGTTATTCGGTGAAGAGTTGCCGATATTAGTCGATTTACAGATAAGGCTAATAAAGCAGTGGGGAAAAATCCTGGAAGGCTAAGTCAAAAGATAAGCTAATCAGAGGTGAAGGCGAAAGCCAGCCGCAACGCATAGGTTTTGAAATAATAAACCCACGAGGCCCCACCTGTCTCTGTATTAAGTCGTAAGACAAGATAGAAAAGATATGCTGAACATCATAGGAAACTATGAGAACTGGAGGATAAAAAGCCTTCAGGATAACAAAAATTGAACTCGTGAAAAGGCTCCGGTGTACACGATGGGTTCTGCAAATCCTCGTTCTTTCTCTCGCGGAAAGAGGGGTATCGCAGGTACTCTCGTGTTCGTGGTTTTCGATCATGACGCTCTGCTTAAAGGCTTGGCTGAACATGTCGAAAACAACAAAGTGTTCCATCGTATCGGTAAGGATATTAACTGGAAGCCGATGACGATTGATCAGTGGGATAATGAGATGAAGAACATCGCCGCCCAAGGTGACAAAGGCACCACCAGTCAATCTGCCGGTACTCGAACCCAGGCAATATCTCAGCAGGCAGAACCGATTATCGCGGACGAAATACCCCCATTCGATATCACCATTTCCATGGCAAACGAATACGGGAAAGCAGCGGTCATGGTGCTGTATGGCGTAGAAATTCTGAATCAGGGCAGCCAGTTCTCTATGGATAATATCCAGAGCCAGATGGCTTGCACGTTCGTTGCTGCTCGTCTGAAATGCCTTGAGGCTGTCGACATGGCTACTGGTAAGACCATTCCTAACGGCAACTCTACTATCAACATGGATGAGTACACGACAACCCAGAATTAAATAACCAATAATGGTAATATCGGGGTAGCACTCAAAACGGGTGCTACCCCGATATTTTTTGAGTGTTTGAAGGTGATTTTGTTTGACAAAAAACGAAAAAGAGCTTTGGAATGATTACCAAACTGCATTAACAAACAGTATGGTTGCATCAAGAAAAGCGCAAGCGGAGTTTACTAAAAAGAATCCCGGCAAACAAGCCACGGCTGCTGACCTTATCAATTATGGTTATGACGCTGACGCAGTTAATAATCAACTTAAACAAAAACGACAGGGCCTTATTGATAAAGGGTTTGTCATAAAAGATGGCAAATGGCACGCGCCCGACGGGACAAATGTTTCCAATAAAGGGAAATTTCAGCCGCAGGAGTTATTCAGCGATCCCCCCGCAAGAGCGGATGGCAGGGGAGATGTGTCGGACGATGCACAAACATCCAAATATTCGCAGGCGCGAGAAAAAGTCCTGCAAGATATCCAAGTCGCAATCGATGAGTATTTTGCTGAATCTGAAAAAACAAAGGTTATTCCGCAAATACAGAAAGCAATAAAAGACTTGAGTAGTGGAAAAGACAATAGCGTAAAAACGGCTATTGGCGACTATTCTCTTAATGAATCCGAAGCAGCATCGTTGCAGCAGGAAATGGACTCTCAGTTTGAATACAAGGTAACGGCTGCATGGGAAAAGAGTTACAATAAAAAACCTCGCGAAGCCGTAGCTGATCCAGAAAAACATGTGAGCGATGACGAAGCTTACGATATACGAAAAAAGTATGCTCAGAATATAAAAGCTGCAGAACAGCATGTTACAAACACGGTAGAGGCGGCGCTGAAGCAATTTGAAAAAAATAAACAACTCCCCACAGAAAGCGTTTTTGATAATTATGTAAAAAATTACATAGGTCAGACCGTTCATAAAAGCGAGTTCTTTCCTGTAGATATGCCGGAAAAGGAAAGAGCCTGTATTAGTAATTATATTTACCAGGATATTAGGGGAGACTTACTAAATAAATACCGAGAGCTTGCTAAAGGTGAAAGTCAGGTTACAGGCAAAACTCCTGGCGAGATAATCGCAGGCAGTACTGGCAAGACTAATGAGGCAACAAAACCCAAGGTTACAAGCCGGACAGTCTCAGGCTTTGCAAAAACAAATATATCATTTTCAGGCTGCGATATGGTTATCACTGCTGAAATGGTGACAACAAAAGGTACTCCTGTATCGGTAATGGTAGGCGAAGCTCAGACTATTTCCTATTCCATCTATCGCAAGCTCAGCCCAATACTAAATATTGGTAATATCAATGCCAAGGATTATGTGGGCGGCCCCAGAACAATTGCCGGCAGCTTAGTTATGACTGTATTTAACCAGCATTGGGGGACGCAACTTATCGACCAGTTCTCAAAAATCGAAGGCTATGCATCATCCCGAAAAGTCTTGATGGATGAACTAGCGCCAATGAACATAACTATTAGTATGGCAAATGAATATGGTATTTGCTCCAGACTTGCAATTTACAGCGTTCGTATATTCTCTGAAGGGCAAGTCATGTCCATTAACGACATATTCACGGAGAACACCTTCCAGTATGTTGCCTTAAATATTGACTATCTTGCGGATGTAAATACAAAAGAAGACTTAGAGCCTTTGTATCGCGATGCAATTATTGCGCACGAAAAGATGGTTGAGGAAGCGTCAAAGACAGGCATCAGTAAAAGTGGCAATAGCGGTAATACGCCACCAAATCAGGGTGGGGGCGATAGTGTATCGAAGGATGGCAAGATAGAGTTTGACCCCAATAAGGATACGTCAAAACAAAAAGAAGATACAAAATCGCAACCATTATCGCAGCCACAGACATCAAGTGGCGGTTTTACCGGTCTTAATGGAGAGCAAATTCCTTACGTGTCTTGTGGTGATAACAAGGCTGGCGCTCTTAATAAAGCGGCGTCATTAAGAAAGGAATATGCAGAAGCAGTTATTGGTGACTTGAACAAAATTGACGATTTAAAGAAAAACCCGGATTCGCCCGCCAACGAAAAGGTAATGAAAGAGCTTGCCCGAATAACGAGATGGTATAGAGAGGCAGTGTTGGAAATAACAAAACATTATGAACAGGTCGATCCTATGGATATTCGTACCGACAGAACAGGGGTGTGATATTTTTTGTTTGCTAGAAACACAATAATGCCGGTAGAGATTCATGGCGATACTCTAAAAGCCATGTTCTTCGGAGGGTATTATAATCACTCCACGGTAATAATTCAGGGGGTTCCAAGCGGAGATATTCTCAATAAAATTGAAAATGCAGAGACGATAGTTGAAGAAGATGATTTGCTTGGTTATCCCTGTATGGAAATAAAAGGGCTGTCGCAAGGGAGCTACATTGTTTACACAACAACGGTTGATGGTTCAGAGCGTTCGGAGGCATACCACTTTACTGTAACCGGTGATAGCAAAGCGCAAATTCTTCAGCAGGCGGCAGAGTCTGCAGGGGTATGGCAAAGCAACTACGTAAAATCCACAGTTGCAGATATGTCTGAGCGCACAGACGTAATAAAATGGTTAAATCAACGAATCAAAGAAGCTAAAAATACGGACGATAAAATCAGCGCATCTATGGTTCTTTATATGTACGTCAGTCTTATTAATAAACGCGCGCAAAAATGTTGCTTTACACCCGAACCGTTTACCCTGGAAGCGTTAAGTGGTAACTTTCGTCTTGATGGAGAAGCCGTACGTGTAATTCGACACAATCTTCAAAATGGAAAATGCGAGACTTTTATCCCTTCTATATTGCAGGATTTGTGTCATATGCAAGAAGAAGATGGCGGGATCTATCTGTATGTTGAGGTGGGTGAAAGTGGTCTGCCGATAAACTATGCATTGTCATACAAGCCAGAAGCGAAAACGATGGCGTTGATAAAGGAAGAGATGATCCAAAGAGGGCAAAAGCTGCAGCGGGCGCTTGAAAGAACCATTGATTATCCTATATCCTATCTTGAATTTTCAGAAGAAGAGCTGCAGTGGGTTTCCATAATCGACAAGCTCCGTGACGGGATTCCTTTATTTAGGGCGCCGAACATCCAGTATGAGCATGGGGTGATTACCGTAATGCCTCACGAAGAGGACATTGCTCTCCTAGATTTTGTCAGCGGCAACTTGTATCTTGCTATTAATGAGCTCGAATATTGTCTCGGAAGTAATCGGCGCCGAGTAAAAATGCAACCCAAGGAGTTTCATATTTATAACGACAGCTTTGGTATTGGGACAGAACCGTATCTGTATTGGATTGAAAATAAAGATGGGCAGGTGCTTTCCGATATAAGAGTACTAAACCTATCTGTAGATTCTGAAATGGGTGGGATTGTGTATGATACGGATGATGCGAATTACATTAATGAACGACTTCGAAAATTAGAACTGTATCATTACAAAAAACATCTTATTCCTATAGTTCAAAACAATACCACAACACAGGCTAACTTTGAAAAGATAGCTGATGCCTTTTCTGTATGCGAATCGGATGGAGAGACGCAGCCGGCAGGAGTGGCGGACAATATTCTTGACCGCAATATTCTGCGCAGTAATATTCTCACGTTTGCCGAACTCAGCATGGCTGTAATGCGGGACAGGATTACCTATAGCCGTTACGGCACAAATATTGTCAAGGCCCCGTTCTATTATCGCAGCAAATTAAATACAATCGTCCTCCCCATGGGGCAGGATATATTATACAAAATTGTACGATATGATTTTAAAAATGGTCGGCAAGTTGATTATATCCCAGCGCTGAAACAAAGCACAAGAGAATACAGATTTAACAATACCGAGTGGGCATTTGTAACCGCGTTAGACACAAACGATATGAGAACATCTGGTTATATTATGTTGGACTTTAGTAAGCGAGGAGTGTCTGCCAACGTATATACGTATATGGCAACAAATGTGGAGGTGAGCTATTAATGGCAAGCATCATCAGCACATTTCAGAAAGCTACTGACGCCGTGTATCCATCAGAAGTTATCAATAGAACCAATATCTATAACTCCATGGGGGGCGATCTAGGTTTTCGAAATGCCTTTACCGTCCACGACTTAAATGGGCGAAGATATTACTCGTCAATCGATGCAGCGATTCTCTTTAATGGCCAGATGGTAGATGAAATCGTGCAGATTCAGTGGACTATTGAAGAGCAGACAATGCCTCTGTTCGGATATAACAGTTATGTATGGGACGAAATCGCCAAAGGATCAAGAATTATTCGCGGGGCATTTGCAATAAACTTTGTTGTTCCGGACTACTTAAATATGATCCTAGAGAAGTCAATTAAGGACGGCAGCTTCAAAAACACAGGAAAACAGACTGAGCCTAATAAACATTCTGCAATGTATTCTAATTCCTTTTCCATTGGCATTGGGTATGGAAGCAAAGATGATATTGTTGGGGAAACCCCGTGTATCATTTTGGAAAATGCAGTCATCCAGTCTTGCGGACAAGCGCTGGATACACAGGGGGCAAACCTCGTAGAGATGTACCAGTTTATCGCTAGGGACAGGAGTTATTCAAGATAAATGTAATAACCTTTTTCTCTTTAGTAATGTGTGCCACGTAGAGCAAACAAATTAGAGAGAAAGAGGTTATTATTTTGCGCAAACTCGCATCTATTCAGGTTATTAAAAAAATAGAGCCAATCGAAGGTGCTGATCGCATCGAAAAAGCAACAGTTCTTGGTTGGCATGTTGTAGTTCAAAAAGGACTTTATAAGGAAGGCGACCGCGTTGTCTATTTGGAGATCGACTCTGTTCTTCCGAAAGAACTTGCTGAACGGGCCGGATTTTCAGATAAGTATTTGAAGACACGTCGCTTTAAAGGTGTTTACTCCCAGGGCATGTGCGTCCCACTTACCGAACTTTATCATACAAAATTTCCGTATGGCAGTGGCAGTGCAACAAACATTGTAGAGAGAGCTAAAGATGGGCGATGGGACGACATGAATGTAACCGAGTATCTCGGCATCACAAAGCACGAGGCTGATCAGCGCAATGACGATCAATGGTGGAAGAGACATCGTGCAGAAGCAAAGCCGCCCAAAAAATGGTACACAAGATTCCGTATTGGCCGTTGGTTCTGGAAAAAGTTCCTTTACAAACCCACATCTGGCCCGTTCCCATCTGACCTCGTGCCCAAAACGGACGAGACTCGTGTTCAGATTCTTGGCGATGTTTTGGAAAAATATAAAGGGGTTCGTTGCCAGTATACGGAAAAGCTGGATGGTTCCTCTATCACGTTTTGGAAGGACAAAAAAGATAAACTGCATGTTTGCAGTCGAAACCGCGAACTTTTCGACAAGGCCGACTTTATGTACGCAACAATCGCAGAAAAGTATGCAGATAAATTCGGCTATGGTTTTGTATATCAGGGGGAAATTCTTGGCCCGAATATCCAGGGAAACAAGTATGGCGTAAAAGATTACGAGGTATATATTTATCAGGCATACTGCCCGGAGACAAAAGTTTATCTTGCGCCGGAAGAACTAAGCGCACATCTTCAAACTGCAGGTCTTCCGCAGGTTCCTATCCTTGGAGAGTTTGACCTTATTGACGATATTGACGCTCTCGTTGATATGTCTATCGGAATGAGCGTCCTGGCAAGCCGAGGAAAAGATACGCAGCGCGAAGGTATCGTTATCCGCCCCTTGGAGAATATCGACGGATTGTGCGATGGACGCTTTGTTGGTGGCCGTCTCTCTTTCAAGGCAATCAATCCTAAGTTTCTAGTAAAATACAATTTGTAAGGGGAAGAAAATAAATGGCACTCAAATTAAATTATATGGAAGAACAGAAGACCGAGCCGGTTGTTATTAATTATCCAACCCCGGTATATACGCTGAATAAAAAGAAAGAACTCCAGACTGCATTTGAAATCTCCAAGCTGCTTGATAAATTTTTACAACGATTAAGAGATGCGGCAAAATCCCTCATCAAGAAAATACATGTATCCGAGATTGACCGATGGAAGGCAAGAGTTCCAGGGATTGATTGGGACGCAAAGCCAACTCCAATTACATCAGATTTGAATGTTGACAATACTCCTCTGCCGCTTTTCAATGAAAAACATTGCACATCAGAATACACAAAAACTTACACAACATTTAGCGGAAAGGATACTATCGTGTCCTTTAATGGTAAAATTATGGGAGATCTCCAATCTTTTGAATACGAAGTGGATGGCGAAATGAAAGGTGAAGTCAAGCTGACCTGCTCCCAATTCGAAAAACATTGCCTACAGGCAGATGATACATTAGCCGTTGTAACGATGGTTAACGAGTATGGCAGGGGGGCGTTTCAGGTATTCAGACTGAATAAGTTGAAGAAATACTACACTTGGGCTTCCATGGATGCTATTCTTTCAAATGAACAGGCAATCTACGACTGCGAGCTCCTGATTCCGCAATCCCCAATACCGGACACTGTAAGACTCATGCCTGAGGAAACGTTTAATGACATGGTAAAGAAGGTGTACGCCGGGTGCGCCCAAAAGAACTATCTGCCAGATACACAGAAGATTGCCGGGCACATCGCTAACCGCATGTACTTTTACTATCTGTATAAAAACTTCTGCTAATTGACACTCCCCATACGTAAACGCAGGGGATTCTTAATTCAACGACCGTGGCGAGTTGGCCTAAGCCAATTCGTCTTACACAATCTCCAAAAGCGTAGATTCCCGTGTGTCCCACGGTATTTGTGTATGTGAATGCTTGTTATCTTTACAGCGGTGAGGTCTTTAAATCACCGCAGGTTGATACACGCAACCTCAACCTGCTAAGAACTGGTTGCCCGTAGGCCTTGGTTTTCGATTCGTCCAGTTTCTATTGTGGCAGGGCTTCTCCTTTCTTTCGTATTCTTTAGGTTAAATCTATTATACTACAAAAGTTAGCAGTTGTCTGCCTTCAATTGCTTACGCAAATTCGGCAGACCCGCCTTATATCCCAATAGCTAAGCTAGGGGTTTTACGGCGGATTAAAATAATAAAGACACCGAGTTTTATGCTCGGTGTCTTTATTATTTTAATCCGCCAGGTAAATCGCCATGCTTTTCCTGCCACTCTCTAAGAAAGTCATTATTTTCAGGTGTCTGTATTGTAGAATCATCCACATGGTTGCGAATAGACTCTGATATTTTAAGCGGCTCAAAGATAAGATCGTAATTAGAAGCCGCATCTATGACGTCATCTCTGTATTGTGGGGCGCGAAGCACAATCCTGGTTGCCAGCGTTTTGAACGGCTCATCAGATAGATTGCTTTTAAGCATTGTTCTAAGGTATCCGCCTGAATTGATAGAATCTGGCGGGGTTCCTTTTTCTTGAAGTTTGCCTAAATTAATGCAGGTCTCGAGAATGGCGCGCCAGACTTTAGCCGGCTGTGACTGATATTTTGCTATCGATGTTTTACCAAACCCCAAGGACTCCATCTTCGAAGATAGGTAGTCCCAAGAAGGAACACCGTATTCATCAAAAATAGCATAAACATGATGAGCTGGCAGCAGGGGTGTCGGCGCCGCATTTAATGCAACGACAAAGATGAATTCGGTAAGTCGCTGGCCGGGGACATTTGTTGTAATCTCATCCTCGTTCAAAATACGGAACTGAGATTTTGGTGAGGAGTTGATGTCCTCAATGGCTTTTTGTATGACATTGCGCTTATAGTCATTAGGGCTGGCCAGCTTGAATTTTCCTGTCTTGGGATTAACAGGGGTAGGGACACGCAAACGAAGCTCTTTATAAGATACTGTTATCCTGTACGGATACGGAGATTCGTTAATCTTTTCCTCCGCAACCCTTGCAGAGAGCCATTCATAAAATGGATAGGTGTAAGCGCTGGAGCTTTGTTCGTGAAATTCATAATCCATTTGAAAAGCAGGGTTACACAACACATTCTCTATATAAAAATCCTGATACTCTTTATTTATTGTAATGCGGACAAGTCCTTTACTCTGATTTTGTTTAACCGAAGAAAGTATCCAGTACGTAGCTTTTTTAAATCCCTGATTTCTTTCAGTGTTATGTTTGAAATGAACTGTAACATTGAGGGGGACTTTTGTCAGGTCGTCAAAGACCTTTTCGAAAGATTGGTAAAGAGAGTGCCAGCTTTTCACATTCTTGGCTACAGCCAGTTTGCGGAAATCTATATCAAAGGTAATGGGGACGGTTATATCTCCGCCATTTTCTACATAGTCTTGGATGCCTTTACGAATAGCAACAATGAAGTCAGACTCATGTTTTGTTGTGGCGCGATTCGGGCTGCCTGCTGCAAGTTCTAGGCTAGAGAAAAGTGAAGTCTGTTCAAAATGCTTTTCCAAAGATAACGCCTCCAATCAATAACTTCATTTACAAAAAACATATTAGCACGGGCAAATAATAAAATCAAGAATAATTTTCGGAGGTTTTATAAAGATAATAATAAAAGAAATAAGAAAAACATATAAGGCATGGTAATTTGCGCTGAACCCGCATAGAATAAGGGGAAACCCCCGAGTTTTTTATAAACCTCCGAGTTATAAATAGACTACCTCCGAGGAAAAAATCAGCAACCTCCGAGTTTTATATAACGACCTGCGAGTTTTTCATAAACCACCTGCGAGTTTTTCATAAAAATATACACAACCCTGTGGATAACTGTGTTGATAACTCACATAGAGTTGTGGATAAGTGTGCCGGATTGCCCATGCGTATAGGGGATGTGGCAATTTTAATGTAAAACTCGGAGGCTGAAGGAAAACGTTATAAATAACTCGGAGGCCGGATTATGTTATGTAAAACTCGGAAGTCGTTTTTTGTGTAACGCATTTTATGTAAAACTCGGAAGTTGGTGTTGGATTATCTTGTTAACAACAGTAATGTACGAACTAGCAAATAAGAACATATAGTTTTGTGGAGGAAATAATGAGTAAGGAAAAAGATACCAATATTGACGAGCAGGCTGAAATTGCAGCTCTTGAAGCAGAAGCGCTGAAGGAAGAGCAGCCGTCAGAATCTGAGCAGGTAGCAGATGAATTGCCGGTGATCCCTGGTACAACAGTAACGGCAGCTGAACTTGATAAATTTAAACAGGAGTACAAAAAAGTGTTCCTGACGGATTATATGGGTAAGCGTTATCTGTGGCATCGTCTCAACCGTAAGAAGTTTGGCGAAATTTGCGATGCCACAGAAGATATTAAGGATGATGACGAGCTCCTGTCCGCCCGCGAAAAAGAATTCGTAAAAGCATGCGTTCTGTATCCTGGCGCAGAAGAGGTTGCAGAAGACGTTGAGGACGAGATGATTTCTTCCCGTATCTCCAGAGAAATCCTTTTCAAATCCGGTTTCTATCAGCCGACCACGGTAGAGCTGTAATCGCGAGGTGATTCCCATGAAGATGAAAACGGGTGGGATGGCAAAACAACAGCCTCACGAGGTAGACCTGAAGGAACTGTACGAACAGTATTTGGATAAATACGGTCAGGTCTTCATGCATGATTTTGGCGAGAATGGCGTTTTCATATTCAAAAGTCTTGGACGAAAAGATTTTCGGGAATTACGCGATTCAGACGCTATTAATGATTATGCCAAGGAAGAGATTATCTGCGAGCAGTGCGTTCTTTATCCTAAAGGGTTTGACTTTGAGAATTGCGATGAAGCTGGTCTTCCCACGCAGCTTGCCAATTTAATTTTAGAAAAATCCCTGTTGAAGAGCAGCGACCAGCTTGCGAAAGCTATTCACTATTTTCGCGACAGATTATGGGATACGACAGATGAACAGCTGACGTGTATAATTCACGAGGCGTTTCCGGAATACACAATCGAAGAGATTGCGAACTGGGATGTCATGAAAACCGCGGAATATATGACAAAAGCCGAATATATCCTGCATAAGCTTCGCGGCATCCCATTGACAGATACGCAGGGCAATGAAGTAGAGTACGTTCCGCCCAGTGTACGTCAAGAGGTGCAGCAGCCACCACAGAATAACATGCCTACCCAGACAATGGAAGAACGCTTTGCGAAAGTTGATAATGTGCCTGCACCAAAAATGGATCGCAACGAAGTGCTTAGACCCAAAAAGCAGCCACAACAACCAGCCCCGGTCCAAAGCGGTAAGGATAAGCAAGCGAGACTTGCACAGCTCAGGCATTTGCAGCAGGTGGCTCCTATCGACCCGAACACAGGAATGGCTATCGACTGGGCAAATGATTCTGTTATGCAAAAAGGTTTTGATGCTTTGCGCAACCAGAGTTTTGATGATAGGCCGATCGCGGAAATCCCAATCGATGATTCGGAAGAAGGCATGAATGCAATTCCTGAAGCACTTAGAAGTAGATTCAAAGTTATCAAGCAAGAGGACTAACGAATGGCTGAAGACAAGCTTTATGAAGAAGCAAATGAAGACCTCAGTGATACACTCATAGATTTTGGCACAGATATAGCCGCCGCAGGTGTAGCGGCGGTTTCTTTTTATCGTGCTGGCGGAGTGAGAGCACTGTCAAAAAAACTCTCGGATTATAGCCACTCCGGATTAAAAAGAGCTGTTGATGATTTTCGAGCGCTTGACTACGATCATATTAATTATCGGACGCTAAAAAAATCATACGAACAGATTCGTAATGGGATGAGAAATTTTAAAGCTCAACCTCATGACAATCGCATTCGCTGGGAGGCAAGGCCAGGCACGCCCATAGAGCTGATCATGGAAGCTGCAAAGCTTCGAGAGTCATCACCTGTAATACAGGAAAATGCCAGATGGCAAAGAGAAGTTGTAAGGCGCATACAGAAAACCGCATACAAGAATCTGAGCGCTGCGCTGGGCGCTGCAAAGATAAAAAACAGGGACACGATAAAATTAGCGCAGGCTCAAATGGCAAAGCTCGTTGCCCATGTGGCCAGCGAAGCAAGAAAAGGACATGTAGATTTTGATACAGCAAGGCTTCAGAAAAACTTTAAGGTAACTGGCGCGGGCGGAGATTTTTATCAAAAAGTTATTGACACTGCAAAATCGCAGGCTGAAAAATTCTCCCTTAATGCAGCAAAACATAAAGGGAGAACTATTGAAAACCAGATAGCCGACAGGCTTGAAGCAGTAGAAACGCTTGAACGGGCAGCCGGAGGCAGATACTCTGGAAATACCCTTCGCGATAAAGCATTTGGCGATGGGCTGGTAACAATCCGCGACACACTCAGTCATGCAGATAGGTTCAATGACACTGACGGCACCTTATTTATAGGTAGTGACCATTCCGTAAAAGAAAGGTCTTTTCTAAAGGCGTTACAAGAACTCCATGAAAGAGTAAAAGCTAAAAACGATAAAGAAATGCTTGAACGCTTTGAAAATATCGTTATAGACCCGCATCTACGTAAAACCACTGATGGGGAAATATATTCTCTTGACCCGCTGTATAAAGCAAGATACAAGGTTCTCAAAAGTCTGGCTTACACTATGCCGGGGAAAATTCTGAAGCTTGCAGATATGATGATGTCTGAGACTACGCCGGCGTTTTATCAGTTCAAAAAGGGTACGCTTAATCCGGTGCTCGCGGCTTTTGAAGAAGGCAACACGACCAAGCGCATCATGAGTGACTACTTCTACATGACCGGAAAAGTATTCCGGTATGATGAAGAAAGCAACAAGTTGCTGGATGAATCCGTAAAAGAATTAGATGGAGGCACACTCTTTTCCACTAGATTTGCAGGCATGGCAAACCTGTATAAAGACATCAATGGCCTTAATGCTCAGCGCGTAAGACAAGACGGGTCAATAAGCAAGATTCTTGATCTTAATGCTGCACCGGGAATGAATCCGTGGGATTATCTGGCTGGATATTTTAGCGGAGAACGGGATAAAAAATATCTACCCAACGTCATTAAAGATATCAAGAGTGGGAATCTTTTTTCAACATCTGACGATATTGATGATGTGTATGAAAGATTGTCCAGCTTAAACATCTTTTTAAATAAGAGCACAAGAGGCTTGACGCTGCCTATGCTCAGTGCTCTCGAAAATGTGGCGAGAGAAACCGCTGCTCAGGACGGTAGAGACGCCCTTGAAATTATCAGCCTCCTAAGACTAAATAATGGTGAACAAATTCTTGACGGCGTAAAAGCCATGGTTGGAGCTCATGGCGGTACAGATGGCGCGTTTTTGAATAACCGTCTTAATCGACTGGTAAGCAAATTCGCACGAAACGAATCCGCAACAAAGGGATCTGTCGAACTTTTAGAAGACATTTCTGGTGCTTGGACTGATGATATTTCCGCTGCCGGTGGCTTAGATTTTTATGGGCAGCTACAGAGAGAGCTGTCTAAAGAAGCGTTAATGCGTATGGCAGAAAACTCTCGTGACGAGGCCGGCGGCTTATACAATGCGATAAAAGGTGTTATTGAAAAAAGCAGCATGTCTCACGCTGACGAGGAAGCCGCAAAAAGACTGGCCTATACGTCAATCTTGGATAATGAAACCATGAATGCGTTTACCGGCTTCGGGAAATATCAGCGTAGCGAGTATGATGTTGTCGATCCGATAACCAACCAGTCCTTACTGGAGAGCCTTATCGCAAAATATACCACTGTTGCGGGCGGAAAAACTACGCGGGCAGGCGAACAAGATGCGTCCAGGGTTATCCAGGATATGGTTAATGATGGCCATGAATGGCAGATGCTGCATGCTAATGGACGCAACCATGAGAGTGATATACCCGAGCAGTACATTGAATCCGACTATGCAATACTCCGCAAAAGCTCCGGGCCTTTGGAAATTCTAAAAGCCATAAATCAATCCATAACGGATAGTTCGTTAGATGCACTCAAAGATGAAGGAATGAACTTCATTAATCAGCTCAAGGCTGGCGGACATGATGCTGGGAATCTATCCAGAATGACGATGGTTCCGTATTTCTTCTTGCGGCGCTTAGGTGGAGACGATCTGCCTCCTTTCTTACAGTTTTCAAACGAGGCTCTTGATAGCACATGGGGGTTAACAAAAGCAATAGCTAAAAGAATCGCTCCTGTGGCTATCGGAGAAACTTATCTTGAGTGGGGCGACGATACTGTAGGTGCAGTTACCGGTGTCAGACCAAGTGCGGGATTCGTAAACACTCTGGATTACATGGATATTGGCGCGAGGACTATGCTGGATATGACCGGGATAGGTGGCTTTCTTGAAAGCGAATCTTACGTCAATCCTATCATGCAATATTGGGGTGGCCGGGATGGCTATTATGATGCCGATGAAGAACGTGATTTTATTGCCAATGGATATGAAGCGGTAAGGCGCGGGCGTTATTGGTCATTTGGTTCGGTAAATGAGTTCCGTGGTTCGACAGTCGAGTATTATCAGCCAACACTTACCAGACGACTTAATAGCGACTACTACAATAAATCATTGTATAGTGGTTATTGGGATAAATGGGGGCATTCTCTGTTACCTACGCCAACAGCACCATTTTCCCCGCTCGTTTATTTAATGGACCCGTACTATCTCGAGGAAGAGCATAAGGAAGATCGCCCATACACGGTTTCCGGCACAATGTTTGATAAAGAAACTCCTTGGGGTATCGTCCTTAATCCTACAATCGGTGAACTTGTAAAACCGGTTGTTAAGATGAACCAGGACAGGCTGACGGATGGCGGGCAAGATGTAAAAGCCATTATCTATGGTATAAACCAGCATATCCGTGATACTGCTCAGGGTGACCACGCATACGCCATGGTATTCGACCGCGAACAGATTACCGCCGGCGAATATACTTCATACGCATCTCCCTCGCTTGGCCAGTATAATATCCGTATTGGTAAGGATCGTGGGGAGCAGATGCATCAGGAGCAGCTTGATGCTCTTGGCGGGCCGATGGAACCAGAGCGTCGCGAAACTCTTTATGAGGGCGGCGGTTCTGGTGATGGCTCTGGTAGCGGATTAGGATTCGGCGGTTCTGGTGGCGGAGGTTCTTTTGGTGGGCAATATCCGCTTGACCTTTTAGGACAGACAAATCGAAAAATATACGTAGCTGCCGCCCGCAATGAAAACAAAGGCGGCATGATCACCACCGACTATATTCGCCATAGTAAAGTAGACGAAATCCTCGGCAACGAAGATATGGGTGACCTGATTAACGCCGGAGCTGGTGGCGATCTTGTTCACGAGACAGCTCAGTCGCTAAGATTAATTGGCGGTATCTATGGTTATGGCGCAAACAGAGCGTTTGGATTCGGCGAGCGTGATGGAAAGCAAATTGCAGATGCCGGAGACATTGACTCTTTTAGTCGTTCATTCTGGGATGAATCCGTTGGTGGTATTGGCGGCGGCGTAGCAGAAATTGGGCGTCGTTTTATCCCGGAATACAGGCGAAACATACGTGTCAATCCGCTCTTAAATACGATGCCAGATTGGCTTCCAGAGAAGCTAAGATTCGGGGACCCGTATGCGCAATTGCCTAAAGGAGAGGCTCGTCTTCCCGGCAAAGGGTATGAAGCGTTAAATGAATTACACCCGGACTCCTATGGAATTTATGGCAGCTACGACCGTTATAAGATTTTGGCTGACGTCGCTCCAAATTCAACAGAGTTTAAGGTCTGGAAAAAGATTGCGAACGCTACGGTTACTGACCCTGTTCTAAAAAAGGACATGGAAAAAATCCAAGAGCGCGTGAACGAACAAAACAAACAGCACGATTTTTACGACTATCGGATTCTCGGTAAAGACGTGGATTATCAGGACGCTATTATCCAAGAGGTCAACAAGGATGGTTCATTCCGCATTCGTGGGTCGAATAGATTATTAACTCTTGCAGGCATTGAGTTTGATAAAACGACCGCGATGAGTGGGGCTGGTAATCAGATTATGGCCGAGTATTTACATCCCGGCCAGAGTGTAACCATCGCAACAGATTCGAATGAGTATAACAGAGACAATCCTGACGGTACAAATAATGGGGAAGGCACTGTAAATGCAGCTGTATTTGTTGACGATGAAAGTGTCAGTGAGCTTTTACTTAATGAACACAAGGACGTAATCAAAAAGAAAAAAGACCATCTTAATGCTGCGGACGTATATGCCCTAACAAGTACATTTGACCGCGTGCTTGGCGGTGCTGCAGAGATTGTTGCTCATGCCGATCTGCCGTTAATCCATGATCGGTGGTTACGTGTAAGAAGCCCGCTTGAATCGTATAATGCAGAACAAGTATACGGCACGCCATACCAAACATGGTCAGACGTGTGGGGGACGTATATCCAACCGGCTATGGAGAGGGCAGTGTCGGATCATTGGGGTGTAATCCGTGGTGCCGCAGAATGGTTCGCTCTAAATAACTTGCAGGCCAGAGAAGGTATTGGTAAAACAAAGAAAATGCTGCTATCTGGAGCGGCCGCGCTAATGGATAGAGGGGCGTTTATTGGCAGTAGTATTGCTACGTTCTTCCGTCCTGGTGATGGCGAATTGTTCCAGAAAGGCGGTAAAATAGGCTTAGGCTTGTCGCTCCTTGGCAATCTGTATACCAGCGCGCAGTCAAGCCCAACAGAGGCAGCCGCGAGCTATGCCACGGTTGGTTGGATGGCTGCAGATGTGCTGGATACAGAAAAAGAAAAATTCACCAAAGCGCTTAGCGGTTCTATAGAGAAGTTTTTCCGAAATGAAGAATCGTGGAAGTTTAGAACAAAAGGTGCGTTTATTGGCGCGGCTGCCGGCGTGGCCATGTCTGGCTTATTTGGCCCATCACTTGAAAGTGGAGAGCGTGCCCATTGGACTCCGGACAGGATAAAACAAAAGTGGGAACTTGAAGATTACTTTGACCGTCTGACATATATAAAATATACGGGGCTCTATAACCGCGCAGCAGAACTTGCCAAGAGCGAAGAAGGCACGGATGTAAAGAAGATTTTTGATGACTATGAAGAATGGAGCGATTGGCGCCGCGAAATTATGCAGGACTCGGACGTAAACAACACCGAGTTCACCCATCTAGCCAAGAAGAGAATCCAGCGAGCATTAGATGGTCTTCATGATGAAATCTTCGGCAGTAATGATGAGAATAACCATCGTTTTGAATATAGCAATGGCTTTTCGATAAACGATCTGCCGGGTGTCCGCAATGGTGTATTCCATTCTGAAGAAGTATCCGAGGAAGAACGGCTTTATACACTGAATGCTTTGGTAACGATGGGTGTTCGATACAATAAACCGGGCACGTCGCGCACTCAGGAAGATCGTGACATGAGCCAGCTCAGAGAATTTGAGCGCGTGTATGGAACTAAAATTCCGGACTACTATCAGGTACATCACATTGTAGAGTTCTCAGAAAACGGTGCGGATGACCCATCTAATATGATTGCTCTCAACCCGGACGATCATCAGTATATCACCGAACAGCAAAAGAAAATCTCGGAGGGCGATTTTACTGCTGCTGAAATTGGTGCAAGAACTGCCATGCGTATCGGCGAATATGGACGGGCAGCACTGCTCTACAAGAAGGCTGCGGAATCCACTATGTATGGTTTGCGGGCGGATGCTAGGTGGACAGATGTTGTAAAAGCCTTGCCGAAATACGAGCGAGATTATTTCACTGAGTTCATGCGTGAAAACGATCCTGAAAAGCGCGAGGAAATTCTGCAGACCGTATCGCCATTTTTAAGGCGAGCATTGAAGCAGGTCTGGAAGATGGACTACGAATCTGATAAAGGGCCGGACAATGAAGAATATTTTCAGAGTCATAATCTGCCAAACTTCCAGTGGGAAGGGTGGGATCCGGATTCTGACTTGAACAAGGTAAAAGCAAAGACCATTAAAAACGAAGGCATGCTTTTCTCCGATTTTGGAATATACGAATCTACGTATCGTGACCAAGAAGTTATCAATGCGCCAAATCTATCGCCTAAAGGTGGAGACGATCCGATAACAGTACAGGCAAATCTGCAGGCAACTTTGTCTGGTTTGGGACTTGTGGGTGTCGAAGTTTCTGTCGAGCCAAAGTCCACAAAAGGTATTACCTCGGTAATTAACGTCACGAAGGTAACATCGTATAAGCTGGGAGAAACGGTTGATAACCTATTCTCCTGAGTAATTTTTGACGACTGTAATCTTGCAGTCGTCTTTTGTTTTAGGAGAATAATTAATGGCAAATAACATTTATTCCAATCGGGCGACATCCCGACTTGCAAATAGAGAAAGACAGAATCGGGCGGCAGAAGACCGTTTAATTAAAAGAAGCAGTCAACAATATTCAGAAGAGCTTAGGCAGTACAATGAAGACAAAAAGGCTTCAAAAAGTGTGACTGACAATTCGTTGGTGAAGCCGGTATTTCAGCACCCAATAGACTTAGAGATAGAACTTGAGATCTTAAATAACCAAGCGCTGATTCCATCCATGTCTAGAATTGCTAATTTTGACTGGGCGGGCGCAAATGCAGTTTATGGGGCGCTCCCAAAGCGCTTTAATGAGCGAGGGGAAGTAAGTACTGAAGTAGCAAATATATATGAACAAAAATTCCTGCCCGTAGTGGGAGAGCTGTTAAATAGCGTACAATCCCCTACGCAGTTAAGCACGGTGCAATCTGGTGATGAATTATTAAAACGCACAATCATTCAGGATGCCCAGCTTAACTATGCCTTCAATCACAATGCCCTTGTAAAAACGAATATGCAAAAACAAAAGAAAGTTGTTGAGCATATCCAGAAGACCGGGAAATTTATTGAGTATGACCTCGAGGGTATTGGAAACGATATAACCGAATTCTCCTTTATTGAATTTGACACCAAGGCCAAGACCGGCACGCCGGTAAAGAAATGGATGACCGGCCTTACTGGTGTTAATCCGGAAACCGCAAAAGAACTTCAGTCATTAATTGACGATTATAGACAGTTCGGTTTCAAACATGGTGACCAAAAAAATGGTGTATCCGAAGCAGATCGTTACAAACTGGAAACCATTGCTAAGCGTGGGCATAAAAAGACGGTTGTAGAAAATAAGGATGGCATTAACATCCTTAAAAGTTATGCTGTTAACGAAGACGTTTTGATTCCACAGGTCGAAGATTTAGAGCGCGGTCTGCAAGGGCTCATTGATGACTATAATGTAATCCACAGTGCAAAACCCAAAACATATAGTTTTGACGGGAGACAGTACCAGCTCTATCGCGACGACTATATGATGCTACGCATGCTTTACGACGCAAAAAAGCGCAATATAGCCCTGTCAGGTCTCAACGTTTTTGGTTACGACAACGCCCAGATAAACCGCAAATTCAACCAGGCTACTGGTGACGCATATTTGCTATGGAAGCAGATAACCGGCACGGGCGATATGAATGACGCATTCCTCATTATGGATAAAACAATGATCCATCGTGAGAAAAACGACCCCGCAAAAATTCTGGCAAATGTTAATGGCGCTCTCGAAGATATTGTGGCGAACCCAGGGAATACATTAAATACATCCCGGGGGCAGCAGGCAAGATACGGTAATACGATTGACCCGGCAACCGGGAAAATCATAAATGGCCCCGACCGTTACCAGCAGATGATGCATGAGCTGTTTAATGGCGTAATCTATGCGCAGCACGCAGCTTTCTCGGATACAGCTATTCAAGGTTTCACAACTATTGATATGCTGAAGGATAGCTCTTTTACGGCTACAGTAAAAGATGAGAACGGGAAGAACGTAGCAAACCCTGATTATATATTCAGCAATAGCAAAATGGAACCCGAAAGACTCGCTAAGGCCGGGGATATCTTTTATGTCCAAAAGGGTGTTATGGGGAATACCGCTGCTGGCGGCATGAGCTTCGTTGTTGACGGATTATCTGGCGATATAAGATTTGACGGAGTAAGATTTGATGCTCAGGGAAAACTCCTGACAAAAGAGAATCTGGTAGCACCGGCGCTAAAGAGTAATACTTATGCCATGCTTGCTGGCGTAAAAGAGATATCTGTTGACAGCGCTATCGGAAGAGAATATGGAAAAATCAAAGGCACGGCCGGGGCGGAAAATCTCGTAGCCTTGATGTTCTATCAGTATGGCGAGGCATATAAAGGAGACGCAGAAGGAAGATTAAAGGACTTAAATGTCTGGGTAGGCACAAAAACCGAAGCGGAGGAATTTCTCGGTTCTAACCCGTATGTAGGTTCTGTTGTCCCTCAAAGCGCTCCAAAGACACTCGAAGATTGGCGCACCATATCTTCGACAAACGGGCATATTGATACAACAGGAGTGTCTCCCTCTGTAAATGAAAAATTTGGCAAGAGGCATGAAGATGGCTCTATAGCAGACTTAAGTGAGGCTGTAGAAGAATCTAATATAACAAAGCAGCGGGATTCTGCAAGTAATTGGCTCCGCAGCCTCAATTATAATAAGGCGAAAAACGCACTGAAATATATAAAGGCTCTAAATGAGGAAAAAGAGAACCGCAAAGCAGGGGGGAGTATTTCAGAGTTTGCAGTTCAGCGCCTTAAAGAAGTTGCGGGAGATCGTAAAGCCCTGGAAAAAGCATATGGAATGCTTAAACCGTACGAGGACGCCGAAGAAGTATTAACACAAACTATTGCTAATGCGACTTACTCAGCAGGATATTTGGATAAAGTAAAAGATATTCTGGAAGAGTCTCTGGAGTTGACCGATAAGCTGGCTGGCGCAAATGCGAAAAAAGAAGTTAAGGATCAGTATTTTGTACAAATCTACGAACATGCGCTGAGTGTATTAGCTGAAGAAACTGAAGGGGAGAAAGCTAAAGCACAGGCCGGCAAACAGGCAGCAGGTGGGCACCCAAAGGTCGATAATGAACTCAGGACTTACACACCGGCTCAGGCATATGGACAAACAGCCGAAGGACAGCTTAGAACTGGCAAGCAGGCTCGATCTATCTTGTTGGATATTTCCAGTATCATGCCAGAAAACCGCAGTCATAATGCGGGGCTCAACAGTCAAACCGGTACATTCTTTGAGATTGATCCAAACGAAACTGAGCCTCACTGGGGGGCCAGACTGTCTAAGCTCCTCGGAACGGAGAATAGGGCTGTGGCGGTGCGCAAACTAGGCGCTCTTATTTCTAAGCAGTATGGAGAAATTAAAGGCGTCAAGAGACTTTCGCGCGATTTAGAAAATATGCCTGCAGAACCCTCGGCAATGATGCTGAGGGTAAACCAGACGCTGGATATGATCCAAAGATTCCGACCGGAAATACTAAGAAATCCAGAAACAAAATATCTGGATACAGTTAACGGTCCGGCCTCTGTCGATACTCTTAATGGCCTTTCTGAAGAAAAGCAGAAAGCTATTAAAGAGAAGATGTATGATGTCAGCGGTATTGAAAAAGTATACAGTGGCAAGGAAAAAATAGAAAATCTCGTCGAGAAAATCACAGAGTCTATTTTTGAGCCAACCAGCTTATTCAATCTGAAAGATAATAAAGTTACAAAAGCCGCACAAGACGAATTAGTTAAGCATGGATATTCCCCGTGGGAAGCAGAAGAAATTATTCGTGACCGTGATAAGCGGATGGGGGCAACCAAGAGGTATTTGCGTAATGCTCTGACCCCGATTCTTAGTGCGGGTAATCAGGTAACGCACAGGTTCGATTTAAGCAGAAAACGGCTTGAGCTTATTGATGATTCCAACGGCAACGTGTTTGATATTTCTTATCTGTTGCCGATAGAACGTTATGATTCTAAGACAGGCCGGTTCTATACACAGTTAGGCAATTCCCAAATTGCTACGCTTAAAACGCTGGGCCGTAGTATGAATGACGAAACCGGTGCGCTAGGGGATTTTGGATTACGTACACAAATCGACATCGCGGCAGACCATTTGGCGCGATACGCAAGATACGCCAATAATACGGGGCGCACAGCAAGCGAAAACATCAGTACACTGCAGTGGGTGATGAAAAAAGCAGTTGAGCTTATTCGTCCCGACAGTGTAACAAGATACGACCATCAGGATAAACGTTTTGGCTTGATGCTCGACTTTATGCCGCTGGTAAAAGAGTTTGGCTATTTTAAGCAGACTGGTGCGTTTACCGACCTAAGCCTTAGTGAGGGGACAACTAAAGCTCTAAATGCCATGGCGAAGCGGCTCGCAAAAGAAAACGAGAACGTAGAAGCCGGCAAAAAGTCTATGGCTGTTAACGATGTAAAACCGGATGAACTCGAAGCCATTTATAAAGACTTCGATACCATTTTCGGCGCCTTAGCAGAAGATAGTAAGTTTTCACAAGCTGTATTTGGCAATCTGCCACAAAGCAAAAAAGAATACGCACAATCCAGATTAGCTCATATCAACAGGCATGCCGTCAAAGATCCGAGCAGAGCGCTGGCTTCATTTACAAACACGGGGTATGATGCAACGGCTTTCGCTGGCAAAGATAATCGTTCTGTAACTGTTGTTACGGCCAGAGCTCGGACGATGGACGTAGACAGCTTCTTACGTGAAGATAAGAGTCGAAAAGAGCTTGTCCGTGGCGGCAGGATTCTCCTTACCGAAGCTGAAGAAGCCGACATGACGCATGGGCGCTACGGAACCATTCGCACGAGAGCACTGAATATTGATACTTCAGTTTACGAGTCTGTGATTGCCGCCCGCCTTGAAGACGAAGCAAGCGGTAAGGTTCAAAAGGTATTATCCAGCCTTAAAGATTCGGACGAAGTAGTCCGCTTTTTAAACGAGAATGGCTCAATAGCTAATCCGCGGCTTCTGCATTTATTCCCGAAAAATATTAATCAGAAACATCTGACGGATGGCCTTATTGATATAGATGAGCTCCAAGGCACTGCAACTATAGAGGCAATAGAAAACGAGAAGAAGGTTCGTCGTGCCACAGAAGAAGTGGTAGAGCTTGTCCGGGAAGCGGATAAAGTCGCCTTTAAATATGCGGCTGATGGTCGCGGCTGGGAATATGTCCAGCGCGGCGATATTATTGCCTGGGATAAAAGTTATGCCGGTACTCCGTCAAAAGTACGAGCAGAGCGAGAGGGATATCTTTATAAGCGCTACTTCATGGGAGGACGTGAAGTAGATGAAGCCGAAATCAATGATGTCCTCAATAAACATTTTGACAAATTCAAAGAGTATGGTAGGGGTGCATCTTCTAAAACCAATGCTGAAATCAGGCAAATAGCGGCAGAGATTTTATCCGGAGAAGGGTACACGCTCCGCTACATTGTTAAGTCTGGAGACGCTCTTGGGTATCAGAAGCTCATAGACAATAAAGAAAAAGCCGTAAACGACTTTTTACTGGCCGGTCTCGGTGAAGCCGATGAAGACATTAAAAAGCTTTTAGTCCCCAAAGAAGGCGGCGTGGCGAAAAAAGTTCTTCGTCCGTCACCAGAGGCCCTGAAGGATATCGAGCACTTTAATGCTTATCTGGAAGCAAATGGGTATCGAGCAATTGACAAAAAATCTATTGCGGATTGGGGCGAATTTAAGAAAAAGGTTATCGCCGAACAGTCAGTTAAATTTGATGCGGTAACACAATCGTTACAAGACGCTGGCTTTGTAGATAAAGACACAATCAAAAACGGCGTGAATCGCCTCGGTATTGTTAGCACGGCAATGCTTGAACAAATGAAAGGTTCACACCGGGAAAATGACCGTATCGAATCCCGCATTGCCGATGCAATCGACGCGCATGCTAGAGCAATAGAAGCTGACGAAAAAGCTAAGGCTAAAGCAAAAGGGATTGAGTATGCCGGTTCTTTTGAAGCTGCCTACCAAAAAGCATCCGAAGAGATCCTTGGCCAATTGCAGCAGAAAGCTGTATTTAAGGACAGGGACGGCAATAATCTTCTCGCTGGCATGGACTTGTCAGCTGAAAGAGGGCATGACGGCATTGTCCTTAGCAATGATTTGTACACCGTCGATATTAACAAGCTGGATAAAATCGTTGGCCAATATGTAAAGGAAAACCGCGTTACGGCGGATGGTGTTAGCGAAAGTGTTCGAAAAGCGATAGCTTCTTCCATCGAGTACAACGCCGGTGTAGAGATGGATAAAAAGGAATCGGCGTTCAGGGAAGGCCGCCTATCGCAAGAAGCATACGATAAAGCAAAAGGCGATTTTCAGGATCAAATAAAAAAGGCTGAAAGAGTTGCCGGCGGTGACAAAAACGAAGTTCTTGGCTATCAAAAAGTATCAGGACTATCCGTAGCCGCAGATGCTGATGAGGTAGGCCTCAATAACGGCAGCAACAGCAAAGGCGTAAAGATGACACGCCGTCTTGCCCAGAACCTTAACCAGGAGGTCATGGATGAGAAAGGGCTCGATTCGGTTCGCCTGGCTTATGAAAAGATGTTGCAGAATGCCTCAGGGGAAGAACAGCAGCAGGAGATTCTTGACCGCTTTAACAGGCGCTATAAAGACTTTGGCGTATCCGCAAAATGGAATGCGGAAGATGGCAAGCTAACGGCCACTTACAGCGAGCCGGGAAAACTACATCGCATAAATGCAGACATAATCAAGAACATGGAAGAGGAAATAATCCGTGGTCAGGGATTTGGAGCTATATGGGGTGATGGTGTTAGTACTGGCGGGGTTCGCGGTGTTATCATAGACGGGCATGTTCACGCAGATGATATGCGCGAACTTAAACAACGTGGCATCAGTGAGAAGTCCATCAATACAATGATTAAAGCTTATGAAGAAGCCCACGGAGCTAAAATCATTGGCATGAATAACTTCCTTAACCAGTATTCTTATCAGTCTAGTGCCGCGGCCAATGAATTCAACGCCCAGATGGGAAAAGCCGAAACAGAAGCTGAACGCGCTGAATTAATCGAGCGGTTTACCAAAAACAATCCTGATTTTAATGTAAGAGGAATCTGGGAACTAAACACAGATAAGCAGTTCTTCCAAAATGACCCCCTAAACCCAAATAATCGTAATATGATTATTGATATGGGCGAAGGCGCAGTTCAGCGCTACGTTGCTGTGCCAATGGAAAACCTTTCCATGATGGATGCAGCAAATGGAGAAGGAGTAATATCTGGTTCGGCTGTCCGCGACAATATTAGCAGCCTCCACCACTATTTCGAAGAGCAAAGATATCGCGGCGCTACAGTAAGCGAGTTTTATAAGAACAAGTACAATGAAGGAATTAGCGATCTTCTAAAATCAATAGTAAATCTCTCGGTTCACAAAGAAGGCGCTGCAGCTCAGGTAACAAGCGATTATATTACGGGGTCTGGCACATTCAAGTCTGATATTATCCGTATGACCGCAGACAATAATTTTGAGACCATTGTTCGTAATGAAGCGGGCGAAGTTATAAACGGCAAAAAGAAAGCCTTTGGTTTGATGAATACAGCCAAAGTAGATGGGATAAGTCTTGCTGATCATATCAGGGCCGGGCACAATATTAACGCTACATTCCTTGGTGAAGACTTCTTTGTAAATGCCTTGCAGGATGACAGTTTGTCTGGAATTTTGGGGCAACTTGGTATAAAAGATAATAAAAAAATAGTCAATGACTTCCTCGATAATATAAACGATGGCGGCGGATTAGGCTTGCAGATGAGACAGCCTGCCGAGTATAATACGTCAGTCGGTGGTTCGTATTTATTTCTTGACAGAAGCCTTTCTCGTAACCAGGCAAGAATAACGCAAAGTACGCTTGCCGGCCAGAACGGCGATAAGGATGGTGACTTGGTTTATGCACTGCTTGCCCGTGCAGATGCACAAATTAAAGTTACCGGTGTAAACGAGGACGGAGAAGAAGTTGTATTAAAATCCTTCAATGCTCGCATTAACAACCTGCAGAAAAACCTGATAGAAAATAATCTGGATGTCGGGAATCTTGGCATTAAAGACCTGGAGAATTTCTCGGACGTAAAGATAAGTGTGGGTTTTTCCGGGAAAAACCCGTTTGAGGCATACGCACGTTCAGCGGAAGTGATTGGTACGTCTTCACTCACAGGTATAAAAAGGGATGTACTAACGCTTAAAGACCTAGACAAAGCTATCAAGATCCGTAACGAAAAAGCAGAGACAATGGTCGCCGGCAGGGTTTGGAATTCAAATCAGTTAAGCGTGAGCGACCGCAATAAATTCAATGAAGCTTTTGAGCAGGAAATTCAGGGCAGCAAGGAATTTAACCAAGCTATTGAGGAGTACAACAAAGAGAATGGTAAATCAATAACTGCCGAAACCCTGACGGCAGATAGTTTAGCTACAAATTCTGACGGACAGGGCATTGCAGACAGATACTTGAAAATTCGATACGGTAAAGACACTACGTCGGATGAGTATAATGCAGAGGCCGAAATTCTGGCCAACAGGGTAAATAAGCTGAATATGGATGATGAAATTGCAGCACATATGGGCAAAGAAAGAGCTGGTATTTTTAATATGAATACCTACCGCATGACCCAGGTTGCACATATTATCCGCGATCACGGTTTAGACAATGGCTTAACCGATGCTGACTTAAATATAATCAACCAGTTCATGGTCCATGTCAAGGAAGCTGGTCAGGTTCCTAAAAACGCGACAGCGACAGCTTCTAGTCTGGAAGGGCTCGACACGGCGCTGAAAGACTTCTGGGGTATTGGCACGGGCCGGGATGGAGTAGTCTATCAAAAACAGGCAGACCCGACAAAGTTAAACGAACTCATTGATGAAGTTTACGCTGGAGGCATTAAGGAGTTTAAAAAACTTCCGGAACGGATGAAGGATCCGGAAACCGGCACTGTGAGTGCTGACAGGATTAAGGAAGCTTTCAGCCATCTTATGTCTGAGGGCAATTCCCTTAATGGTGAGCTTTACAAAGCTTTGCGTGTCGGCTATGCGATGGATATGTCGTACACCAATATTGGTACGCCAGATGAAGGCGATATGCTCTACCGTGCTAATCAGATTAAAGATAAGTGGGTAGAAGACATTGGGTTTGAAGATGCCAAGACGCAGCACGTCGATATTATGACAACTCCGTCAAGGATCGCGGGAACCTCTGAATTTAGCGACACACCGTATACCCCGGACGAAATGATTGGAGATCTTCCGGAAGGCGAGCTGACAATGGGAGATCAGGTGCGAGGCCTGTTAAGTTCGATAAAAAAGAACTTCAAGGGGCATGGTGCGATGGCCATGCTCGGTTTTGCCGGAGCCACAATGGCAATCGGTATGGCGGGTGGAGCACCTACCGCACCAACACCGACTCAAGGGCAGGCGCAGGGGATACAGCAAGAAAATGCGATTTATGAAATCCCCAGCACGATGAGTATGCAGGGGGTTCAGAGCGGGGCTAACCAGTCATACATTATCAACGTAAATGCATCCACAGATAAGGGGCGCGACTTTGCAACAAATGTAATTAATCAAGCGTTTGCCAATATGCCGCAAGGTGCCGGCGGCAACACCATGACTATGAATATCAAAGACTCGTCTAGTAATATCGGCTACAGTGATATTGCTTCATATGTCTCAGACATGTTATAGACTTTACAAAAGACCAGGGCAATAGTTTCTGGTCTTCTTTTTTATAGAAAACTCGGAGGAAATAAAGTGGTAACTGATTTTATAAACCCCGCAATCGGCTTGCCGGATATGGGGGATTTTTACTACGATGCACCTGATCAGGAATCGTATTTTGGCGAAATGGATAAAAACCTCAACTCTGTTAGGCGTGACAGAGCCAATTCTGCGGAAGCGTACAGATTCTATCAGGAAGACCCTCCGCAGCCCGGCGCCGATGAACAGGGAAAAGTCTATGTTTTTGACGTAGAACTTGGCGCAAAAGGTATCGGCGATGACAGTGAAGAAGTGGCTGGCATTAAAGTAGACGACGGCGACACGCTTGCAATCCCCGTCGGAAGTATTCATCCAGCCGACGAGAAAAGTGAAAAATACCTGAGCTATATAAAGGGGTATACCAGCACTCATAATAGCAGTGGAGAGGCCACGGCTGTAAATGTTCGTTTTGCGGGACTCGATACAAAGGAATTGCCCCATTATCGCAAGATTGGCATGGACGAGCTCAACCAAAAAGAGCTGTCTCAGGTAGACCTCGGCACAGCCCTTGGGAATAAAAATTATATGGTGTCCAAGTACAAAAGCTGGATGCAGACTCGCAAAACATTGGACAAAGCTTACGACGGCTACAAAACCAAAGGCACGTTCTTTGACTATGCGCAGCCCAGTGATAGTGTTGTAAATGTGGTAAAACTGGACGACGATAAATACCATCAGTATTTTTCTGATGGTACAAACGGCTATGTCCTTGTAGCAAATGCAACAAATGATTACAGTCCGGAAACCATTGCTGATGCAGGCATTGGTCGTGATGTTGTAGTAAATGCGCTAAACGATGCAGAAGCTATGCGTATTGTGGTGGATGGTACGCAGATTACCCGTGATGGCGGCAACATCAAAACAATGTTTAACACAGAACTGTACGGATCGGGATTCGAAAATGAAGCAAGACGCCAATTAGATATGCTTTTTGACTCCTATACAAAACACCAGCGCCCCGGTTTTAATACATGGGGGCAGGATGCGTATGGCCGCTGTATTAGCGCTGTCTATGTCAAAATTAAGGGCCAGTGGATTAACCTTAACAAACTGGTTATTGCCGATACAAACATGACGGAGATTAACAAGTATAATGATGGCGATCAGGCTTCCACAGCAATTAATCTGGATAGCTACGAATATGACAAGAAAGCCTATGCCGATAGTTTGTACGCCGACACGAGCAAGTTTGACGATCGTGAACAGGTGCAGAAACAGATTTTTGGACAAACCTGGAAAGCCCTGAAAGATTGGACGGTTACAATTGGTGATGTGACGCTTTTTGTACCGCCGACCAGTATTCGCACACTTACACAGACTAAGGCTGAAAGAATGCCGCTTATCCGTGCAAAAGGGTCTATGGCAAAAAGCTCGACAAAGAACCAGCGAATCATTGAGATGGACTTGTATTTCAATGAAGACCGCGGCATTAACGGCTATGAATATAAAACCAATACCCGTCCGGATAATAAAGGTAAGAATGTCACATACTGGATGAATGGGCTGCGCGCGCTGTATGCTCAGTTTCGTGTAGCACCATTTTTGCCAATAGAAAGCTATTACATCAATACTGTGTTAGGTGTAGATGCAGTTTCGCTTGTGAGTTTCTCCTGCGAGACGGTTCCTAATTTTCCTAAGCTGATAAAAGCCACAATCCAGTTGTCTGAGTTTGAGTATCGCATTTATATGCCGGAAATCCCCTTTGATGACGGCAGCGATGATGATACGGAGGTTCGTAATTACTTTAGTAAGCAGATAAACTATCCGCTGTTCCGCTACTATTACCAACGACTGCTGCGGAACGGCGAAGAGTTGAGAGGGGTTAAATTCCTCGACAAAAAGTACATCACCAGCACCTTTGGCAACAAAACATGCCTTGTCCCAGCTAACTTCGTAGATCCGTACATTCGATTCTATGTGCCGAACAAAAATCAGTTGGAAAGATTAAAGAAGGCAAAGCTTGAACGCATGGCTCGCCCCAACACAGTTCGTGACATAACGAAGACTGAGCTTAACTTTGCCGATGAGATGGCAAAAGTAAAAAATGAGATAGATTATATTAATACCTCACAGTCGCCACTCGATAAGGTCAATGATTATTTAAAGGCGCCGGAGCTCGATGGCTATGTTCTTGCTGGCGTTAACAACCGGATGGTGATTGGTAAAGCTGGCGCGGCCGGCACTTTTGTACCGGATGAAGAGAAGACAAGAGAATTAGAAAGCCTGCTTAGTGAGGCAACAACCTACTATGAAGTGGGACTTACTTCTTTAAAAAGAGAAGATGGCCAGCCTCTTTGCCAAAAACAAGGGGCAACAACATTCGGTCCGTCTAATTCTGACGGTTCTATTTACGGCGCCTACTTTTCAATCAATGTTGAATATCCGGATATATCCGAAGACTCTCTTAACAACTTGAGGACATTATCTTCGATTTCAGGCGTTGCCTCTGCGGACGAAACCTTTGTTAACAGAAACCTTCGTCTTAGAATGTCTGTAGACTTTGGGGAGAGTAATCTGACGTATGCGTCAAATTTGTTAAAAGGCGCCGCGCTCGGTAAGGGCGAATCCTTATTCTACTTTGATGTTAATGCAGACTCGAGCTTCTTAAATTTCCTTGCCGAAGTAAACAATAAACAGGGGGTAGGTGGTAACGAAGACGCTAACGGCGCAAAAGCGTTAGTTGATTTTGTAAGTTCTGCTACATTAGAATTTGAGCCGTATAATGATGATGAAGACTTCTTGGTAGAAGCTATTCATATCAACACCAGCAACACATTTGCTCAGGTAACTCTGCAGGAAACGTCAGGGTATGCTCCTCAGTATATGGGAGGAACAGATGTATCTCTTCAGATTAGTATGTATACGCAGAGTAAAAAGGCAGCCTCTGCAATTAATGCGTTGCCGCATGTATCGGCGGAATTTGCCCGCAATTATCGATTGGTTCTGGCAGCGTGGCCATTAAAAATCGAAACGGAGTTTACTAAGCTGTTTGGCATCACCGATGTAATGGTGGAAGCTTGTGAAGTGGATACGGTTCCGAATTATCCTGGGCTTTATCATATTACAATGAGCCTGGTATCCGTAGACAGGTCCCTGCGTAATAGAGAATCTCTACAACAGAAAGATATGAAAAACTTCCACAACCTGTCTGTGCAGGGTGTCGCTCGTGAACGCAGATGGTCCTACGCGCAGATGACAGAATATCTTTCTGAGGCAGAATTGTATCCGGATCTTGAATTACCAACTCTTAAGGAGCTGGCAGAGAATGGTTTTAATTTTATCCGCTACTCAAATACAAAGCGTGTTTATCCTGATCCGGATTTCTACTTCACGTACAGCTATGTCTTGATGAGCCAGCTTATTCGAGAAGCTGTGCTTAATTCGCTTAACTCCGATGCGTGCCAGACGGTAATTAAAGATACGACGGGCAAGGAAATCAGCGGCAGTCTTGCAAACCGCATGGGCTCCTGGAATCGAAATTATGAATTATCCAGAGGGTGGGATAAGGACCTTAGTTCCGTATTCCAGAATGACGACCTTATTACCGCCCGCATTATTTCTGATTACGAGAATGTTGCTGATGACGAACGCGATGAAACATGGACAATAGCACCAAATGTGAAGGTGGCCATGATGGAAAAGCGTATGCTTAACCGTATTAACGATTCTTCCAAGCAAAGCTATCAGGAAAAGAACGGAGCAAATATTCATTCGTCTACGACATATGATAATGCGGATGGAATAAAGAAACCAGTGACTGGTCAAACAACCGAAACCGATAAAGACGGCAATGTGACCGAGTTAAAGGATGCGCCGGACAATACCGGTAATACTGGATTGTCAAATGAAGACAATAAGGGAAATCTCGAAAGGTTAAAGCAGCAGCAACAGGATATCAAAGATGAAAAAGCTACAGGTAAATATTCCTCTGCCATGTATAAAAAGAACGAGGAAATTTCCAATCGTATAAACGGTGTTATTAAACATTATCAAAACACGTCGATTGACGAAATGGGCGGCAGTATTGGAGATGCCGTACAGCAACTGGTTGCTGCGTTCAATACTTGCCCCAAATACAATAACTCGCACATAGAAGGCGTTCCAGGACAAGGCAGGAGCGAAATACCAAACGGGTTGTTTGGTAAAATCCCCGCATTCTTGGATGCGGCTGCTGATGCCATTTGCAGCAATAACGGTGTTGACTACAGTGAAGAGACGGCAGACCATTTAAACGCCGCCGCTACGGCATTTGGAGGTACAGTTGCAACATCAATGGGTGTCGGTGCAGCGATAGGTTCGGTTGCAACACCAGTGGGAACAGTAGCAGGTGTAGCAGCTGGTGCTGCAGTGGGAACAGTAGCTGGTACAGTAGCAGCTGTCGCATCAGTAGCGACAGGAGCGCACTCTAAAAATGAAAAAGCTCCGTGGAGACACAGCACTAAGTATCGCGGGCGGCTTAAAATCGATGGCGTAGAACAAGTGTGGGCTTTCGATGACAAGGATCCGAAAAAGGATTACAAAATCGAAATGATTGCAAAGAACGCTACCGAGTTTGGGTATTTTAACTTCAAGTTCTATACACCGGAAGAATTAGAAGATCGGTTTGGTTACTATGGCCATATCGAACGGGACAACACGGTAGAAAATAGCGAAACTGTTGTAGAGGCTCATCCTCGTGTTGGAAAGTACTTGGCTGACCCGTATTATCGGTATGCAAACGCAGAAGTGCAAGAAGCGTATGTTAAGAAGTGCCTAACTGATTATGATTTTGCCAAAAAAGCATTCCTTAGAATCTGTATGCTGTATATGCAGGTGTTGGTAAGCTACAGCATTTTCCCGTCGTTCTCTTATGACGTAATGCGGGATGCTTTTACCAATGAAGAAAATATGCGAAAAGTTTTGGCTGGCGTTGAAGAACTGCGAGCAAAGAAAGCTGCAGAGGAAAGAACTAAATCCGAAACGCAAAAACAGTACGGCACGTCCAAGAAGTATTCTCAGAAAAAACAGCCAGGAGAAGTGAAAAAGGATGCTGCCAGCGTAGTATCATATGTTGGTGATGCCATCCCTGAGGGAGAAAAAGGCAAAGAAGCAGAAGGTAAGGATACAGAAGCCAAAGAAGGGAACGCACAAGAGAATAACGGCGATAAAAAATCGAGTACAGACAAGGCTGCTACCGAGCAAGCCACGACAGATTCTGCCAATGCTAAAAAGACGGCAGCGCTTAATAAGTCGTTATCGGATTATGCCAAGAAGATTAACGAGAACAAAGAAGCTATGGACAATGGCAAACTGTTCCTCATGTGCGCCATGGGTGTTGTCGATGGAGATAAGAATTTCCTCAAACTTCTTCTTAACAGAGAATACGATTCCTTGAATGCAATCGCAATGGCAGCATGTAGCGGAAAAACGTCTCCAAATAAGAAGGATGCTACGTACGAAACGCGCCTTCGGAGCTTTATTCGGGCATTGGCCGGTGAAAATGTTATTGACAACTCGTTGATTGGTTCTGGTGAAACTGAGGCACCGGCAGCCGTTTTAGGGGAGAATAACTCCCGTTATAACTGCTCGGCTGCTGCTGAAGACCCGACCATGTATATGGTGCACAGCTTCTATGATATGGTCGTCCATGATTGCCGTGGGAGAATGCTTCGAGCCTTCCCAACATTCTATATGTTTTTCATTGATGAAGGACGCAAGATTGGTAAGTTCAGGCTTCATGACAACTTCTACAACATAAATGCAATCTCCAGTATAACGATTTCAAAGTCACGCAAAAACCCTACTGACGTAGCGGAAGTCGTAATGACCAACTTCTTTAATACATTTACAACAGAAGATGAAGATTTGAATATGAACTATTCGACGAATTTTACGGATGTATTTAAATCTTTGTGGCTGCCTACCTTGCAGTCCTATGCTGTAGATGAAGAAGAGCGCCGCACAAACGCCCCTAAGGCTGAACGATTCAGGTTACGACCGGGCGCAAGGGTTCATATCCGTATTGGCTATGGCGCCGATGCTTCTCATCTGCCGATTAGTTTTAATGGGATGATTGCGGAAGTAGATAACGGCGATGTAGTAAAACTCATTTGTCAAAGCGATGGCGGAGAAATCTGTAAGCCCATTCTTCTAGAAAAGAAAGCGTCAGAACTTCAGGGGATTGATGGCGTTGGTTGGTCATCCGTTGCTGAAAACGGCGATACCCCGAAGAGTATTATGCGTAGCCTGATGTGCTTAAAAGGCGGGCTTATCAATTCCTATATGCATGATAAGGGCTGGGATGACGCAGCAAATCTTATTGGTACGCCAATAAACCCGCTAGGGATTTATCACTTCGGTAATCCCGACATGGCATATGCCGGAGACCCCGAACCAGTACAAAACATCTTCGAGATTGGTCTTAAGGCAGGTTCGGACCGATACCTAAACGTCTCGGGGGATGACCATAAAGAAGGCGTGCTTGAGGGAATGGCAAATACCTTTAAAGGCAAGGACGAGGATATTGCAACGCACCTGCAGTTCGAAGTGTTCGGTAAAACTGTCTGGGATGTAGCAAATATCTGCCGGAGTACCGATCCGGAATACTACGCGGCTGTTCGGCCATTCCATATGCGTTCTACATTATTTATCGGGCGCGCGCATGACTACTATGCTTATGATTATGAGCAAAAAGGCGGCACATGGATTGAAAAGCGCAAGCCATTCCAGCAGGCGCATATCTATACGTCACTCTCTGATATTATTGACAATCGGCTGGCGGTTTCTCCAAAAGACATCAAGACGTGCGCCATTGGCATGTATGAAGTAGAAGGTTTTATGAATGCCAAGGTACAGAAGAAAACCGACCCGCAGTGGGTGGATGCGGCAATATATCCGGAGTACCAGAAAACAATGTATGTAGATACAAAACTCTTCGGTGAAGCATCTAGAAAGCTTGGCATCATAAGTGATGTTACTGGGTGGTTTACCAATGGTGTATTCAATAGCTGGCTGGATCGTGGTTTTGACAAGGAGGGCGATGCGCAAAATCATCATGCTCTCGCAGTAAAGATGACCATTAGTGCCCTTAAGGACGCGATGAAAGAAATGTATCAAGGGAATATTGTTGTTATTGGCGACCCAACAGTACAGCCTAACGATCGCATAATCCTAAACGATACATACAATTACATCAACGGGCAGTGCCTTGTCCGCGATGTAGTTCAAGTATTCTCCAGTGAAAATGGTTTTAGAACAGTGCTTACACCGGATCTCATCACCACACAGGTGGGGGATGCGTCTGCTGGGGAATCTAAAAATCAGTCCTTTGGCTGTCTTGGTGTAAATACTGTAGTTGGCACACTGGGCGCGATTTGCGGAGCGAAGCTTATGCAGGGGGCAGCATCAGGATTGTTTAAAAGCCTGCAGAGCATAAAAAACAGCGAGAATGCTGTAAAAGTTGGTAACTTAATCAAAAGCACAGGCTCTGCTATAAATGAAAGCAAGGTTGTGCAGGTCGGTAAAAATGTTCTTGGTGGGTTTTCGAAATTTGGCAATGCTTTAAGTAAGATTGGAAGTGTTGCTCGTGCAGTTTCAACTGTAGCCAGTGGAGCTGAAGCAGTAGCTGGCGCAGTGGCCGGCGGCGCAGAGGCTGTAGCCGCTGCGGTCACGGCTGGAGGCGCGGCAACGGCGGCGGCAATTGCTGCTCCACTTGTTCCGGTATTTATATTGGGGCTTGGTGCCATAGAAGATATTGTGGCAAGTAAATTCAATAGCAGGAAGACGCTGGTAATATTCCCGTTAATGAAATACAACAAGCCATATGTTGGCGGAATTGATGGCCACGTTGGTTCTGTGTACGGAGCACCAAACTTTGGATCTGAAGATGCAATACAGTCTATATTTACGACGCTGTCGAATGCAAGCAACTACCCCTATTTTTCGAAAGTGGTAAACGCCCTGTTCGGAAAAGACGGTATTATGGATATTCATCAGAGCTTTGGTTTGGATGAGTGCCAGAAGATTGCTAACGATGAAGGTCTTGCGCAAACTGCATATCGCCAAATAAACAATAGCCAAATAAACAACTTCTCGAAAGCATCTTTTAACCCGCTTAAGCCGCGCATGTCTGTACGGAGTAACAATGCCATTCAAAAAGCAAAAGCCCTTTATGGCGTAACCGGAAAAACTCCTGACGATATAAATGCGGATACAAAGATGAAGGAAATGAAGAGCGTTATTCATGACGAGACATTGAAACAATACTTCACTAATGGGTTCTTCCGTGTAGCAGCACACGAGAAAGGTTTTACAGCAGATATCAGTGACAAGATTGAATGTATCTGTATTAAAAATCCAGACAGTGAAGAATACTACTACATTAATGCTATCCTGGACAGTAATGGGTGCTATGACATACCATTTGTACACAAAGAAGCGGCGGGAGTCCTGCATGATATCATTGTGAGGTCGTTTGTTTTTATGGCTGGTACAGAACAAGAACGCGATGCATATAAATGGTATGAAGACAATAAAGGGTCATTCATAACACTGACTTCGGCCTTAAAGTGTGGCTCGTCCAAGAATTATGAATCCACAGGCTTCTCGTTTGTATTAACCGCCTCGGACGATAAATCTCAAAAGGCGCTTTCTAGTGCTATTGATTTTATCAATCGCCAAATGGCGGAAACGCATAATAAGATGGAGGCTGTACCAGAGGCAGTAATGACTAAGAAGGAAAGTGGCCGAGATGTATTTATTGTAGTGCATCCGCCACAGAGGTAAATAAATGGGAGTACTTGGAAATGCAATGAAAAATGGTGTCATTGGCGAAGCTATGCGCTCCGCCAATCGGGACCAACAGACTGTTGCCAAAGTACTCAGCGCAGATGAGTCCAACAATCAGTGTACTGTAGAGTACATGGATAGGGACGGAAGTAAGGTAAAAATAGATAAGGCTATGGTGGATCTGCGGAATAAGGACTGGTTCCCCAGCAAGGGGGACATAGTCCTTATCCGTGTATCTGGCCGTTCTGCGCTAGTGGAGCAGCAGTACACAGAAGATTATAATGCGGATGTCCGTAGTAAACAGAAGTTAAGTAACGACGTCACCCCGGATGGTGACGGAACTGTAGCAGGTTCAATTTTTTGAGGAAATTATGGCAGAAAATAAATCAGAAAAGTTTGCACTGCAGGTTGGTGCGGTAAAGCCAGACTTGCGGGCAAATATCAATGCACTGAGAAAGCGGGCGGATTATGCTGACCGTTCCACTGACTCAGCTATGGTGGGCAATAACGGCAATGCCTCTCTACGCCTGTTCGATAAGAAAATAAATCAGGCAGCATCCCAGAATTCGTCCCAAAAGATGACAGATAAGCAAAATATCACCACATCTTTTGAGGAACGTCATGTGACCAACAGATATAGTTTGGAAGCCTATGACTTTATCTTTAATGGTCATAAGCTCAATCCTAACCTCTGGGAATATAGCGATTTTAAGAAGTATACGGATATGTATGGGCAGGAACATGCAGTCGGCGGTTTTACCATGATGGGTACTATTCTTACCCCGTCATGGGATGAACAGCTGCATCGGTATGTTCTCATCCGACGTCAGACACGTATGCCGTTCTTCTCGCCGAAGAATAATGTGCCGGAAATCTTAAAGACCCTGAATATTGACGACCCGACCAAAGTCGCCTACAAATACGGCGTAAAGCAGTCGTCCGAAACGGCACAACAGTATTATGAACGCGTAGGCAAGAACTTCGACCAGAAAAAATATTACACTGGCGCTACCGCACCGAATCCAAATGGTGGCGGCGCTGGCACTGCTACGGCAGAGATTATTGAAAAGGCTGTTCAATGGTGTATTAAGATTGCTAACGATGAGGATGGTCAGATTCATCACTATTCCCAGCAGAACAGACAAGGCCCGGATTATGATTGTACGTCTTTCGTATGTGCTGGTTTGCAAGCGGGTGGACTGGATATTCCGTTTTTGGGTGGCGGAGATTTTGATAATGCAATCTTAAACTATGGTTTTGAACGACTCCCATTCCCCGGTCTTGAGGGGTTGCAGCGCGGGGATATCATGAGCAATCCGTCGCATGTTGAATGGTATATCGGTAACAACCAGCGTTGCGGTGCGCATACCGATAGTAAGCCTGCTGAAAAACAGATTAGTGTAGAGCAATATTGGGAAGGTCAGGGGTGGACAGATATTTTCCGATATAAAGGGTGATTAGTGATGGCGCAGATACCTAGCTATAATAAAATAGATTATCAAAACGATTCCAAGCTTGTCGTATATGCAAAACAGCAGGCGATAGCGAAGGCGATGTCAAAGACATCGCCCGCTGTTGCTGCAAAGACGAGCATTATTGCAGGAAATCAATCCAGCAGCACAAGGTACGAAGTTCCGGAATATAACAAGATTGACTACAAAAATGATTCTTTGGCGGTTATTACCGCGAAGCAAAAGGCGATTGTAAAGGCGCAGGGGGCGTCCTTACCTATAGCCAAGACGAATAACACCACCAGCGCTCCAGCAAAAAAAACGAGTGCTCCGCAGTATGAGATACCCAGCTACAATAAAATAGACTACGCTAACGACTCACTAGCAGTAATTCAGGCGAAGAGACTGGCAATTGCCAATGCGCAGGGAGCTAACGGTCAAGAAGCAAAAACTCCAACAGTTAGTGTGTCGGTTAGTGAAGAAGCAGTCACAGTGATTTCGCCTAAAACCGAAAACGCAGTAAAAACCGAAGCCGAGAAAAAGAGTGAAGAAGCTAAAGCAAAAAAACTCAAAGAGGCTGAGGATCGAAAAAAGAAACGGGATAAAGAGTTTCAGGAGAAAACAGCTGTTGTTCAAAAGAATAGTGAAGAAGCCGCCAAAAATGTACAAAAGTATGTCGCCGAGCAATTAAAAGCCAACACCGAGAAGAAAAAGGACAAGGATAAGGACAAGGTAGCATCTTCATCTGAAGCGCTGAAAGAGATGAAAGATAACGTAAAAGGTGTATGGAAGAACTTGGTATCCCCCCTTAGCGGTTCTCTCAGCGACGCTGCAAAAAATATAAAATCAGATGAAGCCGCGAAAAGCATTATCGGTGAAATCAAAAAGACCTCGCAAGGGATAGGTAAGATAGAGGATTTTCTTAAAGGCGCAAGCGGCTTATCAAACGAAGACCTTATTAAACTCAGCACAAAATCTATTCTGGATTTCCAAAAAGATATTCTCAGTCAAAATTTAACCCAGCAAGCTATCCTGGATAGCATAACAAAACGCATTGCCGAGCAGGAAGGCAATATAGCTAAGCTGGCTCAGAATATAGCAGACCAGTACCTTGTCCAAAAAGCGTATATTAATACATATCTGAAAAATACCCTTGGCAATCCGGAGTTTATGGAAAATATGTCGAAGACAATTGGCGGCCAGGTTAATGACTACATTGATGCATTATCAAACGAAAAAATTAATTCGGTAAATAATCGGATTAATACAACCATCGACAATACATTCAACCGTATAACAAGCCAGGTAGAATCGACAACACAAAAGATAAACACAAAACTGGATGACCTGCTGAAGTTGGACATTGTAAATGACCTTAACCAAAAGCTTGAGAAAAGCATTTCTCTAGAGGCGTTTGAGAAGCGGTTGAACGCAAATCCGTTAACACAGGTATTGTCACCGAGTATTATGGCGATTTGTCAAGCAGGCAAGTTATCTGTTCTTAACTCCTTTAAGCAACCGAAGATGCTTGAAACAATTACAAAGGTTCAAACCAAGATTAAGGCGGTTCAAGAAAACCTTAATAAAGCAAAAGAATTCATTGCGAACAAAACAAAGCAGCTCAAGGAGTACGTGGACAATCTTAAAAAGAAAGCTACAGAAGCAGTTAAGCAGTTTGCCAATAAAGTTGTAGCGGACATAAAGAATAAGATTTCAGTAGCAATATCGGGAGCGCTAGGCAGTGTGGCCGGAGGTCTACTTTAAGGTGGTGGAAGAATGCTAGATTTAGAAATGACGGACAATGGAGATCTTGCATGGTCTTCGGTGTCGAGCTCGGGCGCTTTTCATTTAAGGTTTGCGCTGGCAGATTACAAAACGCAGCATATACATTTTCTTTGTAGGCCGACAAGCCGTTTGCAAAACAAACATCGCAAGGGGCAGCGCATTCGCTTCTGTTTTGCGGAACCAGGAGAAGAGTTTAAGGTACAAACCGGCTTGGTTCAGAATGAAGATGAACGACTACAAGCACTCTACATTGCACTTCGCACAGAGCTTGGCGATGTAAATGACGATACGGTGGGTTCTGATTTCTATAAAGAGGCTCACCATATCATAGCAGATGCTAATGATTTATCGACTATCCGTGATAAAGCTGCGGAAGTAGTTGAACGCTTCTTTCCGGGCTCAGTCCTCGAAGCTGAATACTCAATATGTCCAGAGGCAAAAAACTTTAAGTATCAGTCAGTGAAGTTTACAATAAAAGATAAAGACAACGAGGTTGTAGCTTCGTTTGTATTCTGAGAGAGCGAAAGCTCTCTATTTTTTTTGAAAAAATTTGCTTTGCTGTAAAAATAGTCTTGACAAATGTGGTAATGTGTACTACGATTAATGTAGTACAAGATACCACAAAAAAGAGGTTGATTATATGTCAGATACACAAGAAGAGAAGGAATTTCTCAAGAACTACGATGCGGCACAGTATGAAAGACCATCCGTAACAGCAGATGTTGTTATTTTTACTGTAGACAGAGATAACGAATTAAGTATCCTGTTGATAAAGCGCGGAGGGCATCCTTTTAAGGACCATTGGGCTATCCCAGGTGGATTTCTTGAGGCTGGAAAAGAATCCATTGATGAGGCAGCCGCCCGCGAGCTGTACGAGGAAACGGGAATAAAGGTTTCTAATGGTATTGAACTTAGGCAGCTTATCACAGTTGGTGAACCGGATCGCGACCCGAGAACACATGTCGTAAGCGTAGTTTATACGGCATTGGTTCCCAAAGGGCTTCTGCATATAAAAGCAGGGGATGATGCAAAAGAAGCACAGCTTTTTAAAATCCGCAGTTGGTTCGACGAAGAAGGAAACCGCAGGCTGCGTCTTGTTGGTGATAAGATTTCACTTACCACGGATAACCTTGCATTCGATCATGCCCGCATTATAAAAATTGCATTGGAAAGGCTTAGGGGGCGGTTAGAATATACGGACGACGCCTTCGCAATGCTCAAGAATAAAAAATGTTTTAAGATTTACGAGCTCAAGAAAATTCACGAAACCATTTTACAAAAAGTAATCGACAGAGCGAACTTCCGTAAAATGTTTATTCGAAACTTTGTCGATACCGGTAAAGTTAGAGAATTAAAAAAAGATGAAGTTGAAGGTGCTGTAAAAACAGCAATGTATATGTATGTTGGAGGAAATGAGCATGAGTAAAAAAGTATTGATTGTTGTTGACATGCAGAACGATTTTATCGATGGTGCGCTGGGCACTAAAGAAGCCGAGGCCATTGTCGATAACGTAGCCAAGAAGGTTGCGGAGGCAAAAAAGAACGGCGATATCATTATCTTCACGCAGGATACACATACGGAAGATTACCTCAACACGCAGGAAGGTAAGAATCTGCCGGTGCCTCACTGTATTAAAGGAACAGATGGCTGGAAGATAACCAACAAGATTGACATTCCTGAAGAACACCTGATATACGAAAAAGGCTCCTTCGGCTCTGGTGAACTTGGCAAAGACCTCTCCAATAGCGAGAAGGAAATCAGTGCGATTGAATTTGTCGGGCTTTGCACAGATATCTGCGTACTGTCCAACGCAGTAATTGCAAAAGCGGCACTGCCGGAAGTTCCCATCACAGTAGATGCTGCATGCTGCGCAGGCGTAACGCCGAAGAGCCATGATGAAGCTCTTGGCGCATTGCAGATGATTCAGGTAAAAGTCGTAAACCAAGGGCAGGAACCCTGGAGGGCATAAAATGCGCGTCGGAATTTACTTTGGTTGCTTTATCCCGCTTCATAAGGGACATGAAGCAATAATTAAAACAGCCCTAGCCGAAAATGACCATTTAATTCTGGGCGTTTGTGGGTATGATAATGACCGTGGCCATGATTATGTTCCGTTTCGGCAGCGTATCAATCTTATATCAAAGATATATGGCCGGCGCAAGAATATGACTCTAGCGGTTGTAGATGATAAGAAAATCGGCCTTAAAGGGACATTTAGTTTAAACGCCTGGGAAATCTGGTGCAACGAACTATTCAAAAACTCTGGGTTTGACCCTAGTGACAAGGCAAATCAATACGTCTGGTATTCTGGCGAAAAGGATTATCTGGAGAAGATACAACAGCTATATCCCAGCCACGAAATGCGGCTCATTTCCAGAGACGTAATTCCGATTTCGGGAACGGAAATCAGGGCCAATACCAGTAAATATATCACGCATATTAATCCGTTATTTGCTTTGTACTTAGCAGCACGGGAATTATTGGAGGACAATAAACATGAAGTTTAATCAGATTATCAATTCTCTCTTGGAAACTGACCTTTACAAATTTAGCATGGGGCAGGCAATTTTCCATCAGGCCAGCGAATATGAAACCACTTGGTCTTTTAAATGCCGCAATAAAGACGTATTCTTTACGCCGGAAATGGTTGAAGAAATCCGTGAGCAGATAAAAGCATTCTGCGGCCTGCGTTTCACGGAGGATGAGCTTCAGTATCTGGCCGGAATCAAATGGCTAAAGAAGTCTTATATCAACCATCTGCGCCTGTGGCGGCCCAACTTTGAGGATTTCGATATCAAGGCGGGCGGCGAAAAGGGCCTTATTCTTGAGGCCAAAGGCACGCTTCTGGATACATCTATGTATGAAATCCCGACTCTGGCCATTGTCAACGAGGTATATTACCGGTTCCGTGACGACTACGCATTGCTCGTTGAAGACTCCAAGGCTCGTACGCGGGCAAAAGCAGAAAAGATTCAGATGGGCAAGTATTGGCTGCCGGTATTCTCTGAATTCGGTCTGCGCCGCCGTCTTTGTGCAGAAGCGCAGGAATTTGCTGTAGAAACATTCTCCAAGCTGGATTGCCATGATGTTCTGCGCTCCTATTTTGTCGGCACCTCCAACGTTTATCTGGCCAAGAAATATGGCGTAACGCCGGTAGGCACGATGGCACATGAATGGATTATGTGCATGGGACAGGGCAATCACCTGTACAATCCTTCCTATTCTAACAAAGTAGCATTGGAAGCCTGGGTAAGAGAGTACGGCGTAGATAATGGTATCGCACTTACCGATACGATTACGACGGACTGTTTCCTGCGCGATTTCAACAAGACGCTGGCTACGCTTTTCAGCGGTGTGCGCCATGACTCCGGTGACCCGTTTGTATGGGGCGACAAGATGATTGACCACTACACTCGCCTTGGCATTGACCCGATGACAAAGACGCTGTTGTTCTCTGATTCTCTGAACTTTGAGAAGGCAGATAAGATTGCTCATTATTTCGATGGCAAGGCTAAAGTAGCTTTCGGTATTGGTACATTTATTGCCAACGACACCTATGCTGAGCCCTTGAACATTGTCATGAAAGTGACGGAATGCAATGGCAGCCCGGTTGCAAAAATCTCCGATACCGTCGGCAAAGGGATGTGCAAGAGTCAGGAATATGTGGACTACCTGCAGAGAGCTATTGACTGGCGCCTGAAGAATAAAGACTAAGGGGTGTTTTACTTGTATCCTGAATTTGATGCGAAGAAAGATAAAGAAAAGATTATCAGCTTTTTGAGAAATTGGTTTGCCGAAAACGGCACACCGGAAACAAAAGCTGTAATAGGTATTTCCGGAGGCAAGGATTCCTCTATTGCTGCAGCACTTTGCGTAGAAGCGCTGGGGGAAGATAATGTCATCGGAGTTCTTATGCCCAATGGCATCCAGCCAGACATTGACGATGCGCTTGAGGTGGTAAAACATCTTGGTATCAAATATCGCATTGTCAATATTGAATCGTCGTACAAAGCTATGCTTAAAGCGCTGCAGTATACCGAGGCTAAAGTTGACAACAACTTCCATTTTTCAGTTACAGACCAGCTTCTTCAGAATCTTGCGCCAAGGTTACGGATGGCAACGTTATATGCTATAGCGCAGGGAGTAGAAGGTGGTGGTCGAGTTATCAATACCTGCAATCGTTCTGAAGATTATGTAGGTTATTCGACAAAGTTCGGTGATAGCGCCGGCGACGTTTCCCCGCTTGGCGCTTATACTGTAGATGAAGTCCTGGCCATCGGAGCACTTTTGGACATTCCGGAAAGACTGGTACACAAAGCACCGTCTGACGGGCTTTGTGGTAAAACCGATGAAGATAACCTGGGCTTTACCTATGCTGTTTTGGACAAGTACATAAAAACCGGCGAATGTGAGGATGAGCTGGTGCAGAAGCGAATTGACGAGCTGCATTATATCAATCTTCACAAACTCAAGCCAATGCCAATGGTTAAACGGTAATCAGCAAAAAGCTTCTATCGAATGATAGAGGCTTTTTATTTATCCGTGGACTAAAGCATTCCAGATGGTAATGTCTGGACTAGATAAAATTCGGAAAATACCAGATAGGAAGGAAAACAATGCGTACAGCTGAAGATATAAATTTAAGTATAAAAGATAGTTTTTATAAGTTAACCGGGCGGGAATACCGGTCGGGAAGCGCACTGGGGTTTATTACGGACGCTGTGTCGCGCGAAATGGAAACGGCTCATCTTGAAATCGAGCGCAATAAGAATCCCCATATCTATACAAATCTATACGGGGAAGACCTTGATAAAATGGGGACATTTGTAAATGTTCCTCGCGAAGCCGGCGAAGATGATATGACATACCTGTACAGGATTATGAATTGGACATATTTAAAAGCAGGGGCAAATAATATTGCTGTAAACGACTCTTTGCTTAACCTGGAGTATGCTTCCGATGCCCAATACTATCCGAAACTTCATGGCGCGGGAACGGGTGTTATTTACATTATCCCAACAGAGTATAGCGACGATATTATGGCAAAGGCGTTGGCCGAGGTAAAAAAGCGGGTTGAAAATGTTATTTCGCCAGAGTCTTATACGGAATATATTATTCCCACGGCGGTGCCGGTTAATCTGGTATGCCACTTAGAAGTAAACGGCGGCGATGTTTCTTACATTAAGGATAAGATTTCAGAGGCGCTAAAAGAATACATCAATGGGATTGCTCCAAACACCTACCTGTCCGTCGGCGAAATGAACCGGATTGGGCTGGAAATGGATAATGTTGATTTCTTCTCGATAGATGGAGTCTATCTTAACGAGGAATACAATACTGATACAAAAATACTGCAAGAGCTAGAAACTAAAATGTTATTTCAGGAAATAAGCTGGGAGGATTAAAACACATGAGCTTGTCTATGGAATCTGTCTTGCCGAGCATGAAGCGAAGCTTCCCCAGCTGGTCAGACATTCGTAAGCGCACAGACAAATCGATTGGCGGCGCGCTGGTAAAATCATATGCAAGAGAAGCAGACTATATTCAGGATGCGATAAATGACTATCGTAAGATATTCTTCCTGTTAAACTACAAGGGACACGAAGATGAGTTTGCGGACTATCTTTATCTCGCAACTGTGGGTAAACAGGATGCAATTAATATAGTTGGCTTCGAATGCAGAGTGACCAAAGACGACAACGAATTTTACGGCAACATGGACAAGATGGCCTTATATCGGGATGACTATCTTATGTTTCATGAAAAAGTCCTGCCAGAGGGCGCTGAACAGAAAACCATCCAATACCAGATTGAAAGTGGCAGCGTCTACGAGGTAGAACTTCATAAAGAGCATATCTGGAATGCCTTTGATGAATTTGCCTTATTTGCCGGATTAACACGGTATGGCAATGAAACAAACAAAGAGCTTGCCGAAAGAACCGTCCAGGTTTTCAAGGAGTTCCCAAATCCGACCCGAACCGGTATTGGTAACGCCATACAGGATGCAATAACTCCTCACGATACCATTCTTGACGAAGATATCGATGTTTATAAAATCAGTGATGAAAAGTTCGATCTTGGCCGTGAGGATCACAAAGCAATATACGAAGATTTGGTTCAGCTGAACAGAGATATCTTCCGAGCCAAAACATGGAATCGCGATACATGGGAACATGGCTTTCAAAAGACGGATTATATCCCTCATGTATGGGATGCTCCGATGGAAGCCATCCAAAACGGTGTAGGGTATAACGATTCGCTGCGGACGGACTATATTAAACGATTAGGACAGAGCGAGACAACAGATATTGAAGTCAACGCCTATAAGAAAGACTTCGAAAAAATCCGCCAATATATTGGCCGCACAAATATAGAGGCGTCTATCCAGTTAACGTTAACTAAATATACTGATGTGGTTAATCCGAAAAATGTGGAATTCTGTATCAGGGCATATGACGTTCTCAAGATACCTAACCCGAAAGATATTCATGTGCTTGGTACGAGAAAACAGAATGGCGAAAAACGCTACTATGTGGATGACCTTGCAACGGAAACGCATGGCGTAACCCGTATCGCAAATAATAGGCTGGAGAAGAATACTTCATACAAGCTTCGTTTTACACCAAAAGATACATTCTCAGGAATGAGTGTTGAAAAATGCAGACTGGCGTATGACGGCGGCGATAAGGACTTGCGTAGGGAATATTCTTATTACAAGTTGAAAGACGGCAGTATTGTAAATCAGAATGTTGCTGCACATATCACATCTACATCACAAGTTACAACAAACCATAATATTGAAGATTGCAGTACAGGGGTCACTGTTGGCCACAGTGATACAAAAGGGTCGTTCGGAGTAGATGTTACCGGCATGGCCAAAGAAATGATTAACTATAGTGTAAGCTGCCGGCGTATTGATATCACGTCGTCAAGCTATGTAGAAGGGCGCAACGGATTTGAGTTATCCTCAGACGGTAAGTCACTTTTTAATAATCGCCCAGATTCTTTGGGACAGATTATTATTGGAGGTCAGGGCAGGGAACTTAGCTGCAACTCATACTCTTTTACACTGGAAGCTTCTGCAATCCCTGCGCTCCAGGGGGCAATAACGGTTACGGAAATCGTTGATGGACAGATAACACAAATGACTTATCGTCAACCACAAGAAGTGGTTCGCGAATTTAAGAAGCGCTCGGAAGTCCAGGTTATTATCCAGAAATATGGTCAGAACCCTGTGAAAATCAAGAACATCGCTATGGCAAGCTATGATGTTCACATCGGCATGTCTGATGGCACACCTTTGGTGGTGGCCGGGAAAAATACGCGATTGCCGGAAAATGTGGATGGAAAAATACTCACGGTAGAACTTATTCCGCACACAGCGGCGTATCCTGTACTTGAATATCTACATATTGGCGGAAGCTTAAAGGGCGCCCGTTACGAAATCGATTTTGATACCAACGGGAAGAATAATCCGGAGCTAGATATCGACACAGATTGTAACGTCACACTGTATAAAAAAGTGGGTGGCAGTAGTGTTTTAGTTGGAAGTGAAAATAGGTATACCACAAAGGCTGTATTCAGAAATACCTCTTCCTCCTCGTTTGGGCAAATTGTTTTAGACTTGGGAAATTTTGCTTCTATATCCAGTGCAAGCCGAAAGATTAATGACCAGTACAGTGGTACGAATAAGAAGTATATCGAGCTGGCTCCCGGCGAAGAAATTTTTGAGATGGACATTGCCGGCGAGGTAATCCGGCAAATTACCAATAAGCCGTTAACAGAATACCTGTTTGGTGCAAATACGCAAAATAAAGAGGTATATGCTACCCGGGGGACAAGCGGGTACATTTTAGTAAAAGACGTTGCAAGTGGCCAGATAAAAAAAGTAACAATTCCGTATGCGGATTTGGATGGCCGTGCTGACACGTATCAGTTAACAGGATTGCCAAGAGAGCTATCCGCAGAATTTGTGACATCCAATGGCGAGATCAGGGAAGTATCCAATTCCGGTAATGGTAGCGTATTTGACCATCTTGGTATTGCTTATAAACAAGCATCAGAATATGTTGCCTATAACACGGTTTCAATGATCAAAGAAAAACAGGCCGGTGTTGAAATGGTTAATACATTTACACCGGTTATGTCTTTGACGGAACTGCGATACTATGTTATTGCCGCCACAAAAAACATTAGTGACAACATGGTGGTATTTGGTACATCAAAAGATAATTGGAGTCTGGGTGTTGATCCTAAAGGAATAGATGTCAGCACGACGCTGGAAACAAAGAATGCGGATTCTTGGATCATTAGTATTAACAATGTCAGCAACAGATATATTCTTGCAAATGAAGTGCCATTAGAGGAAAGATACTTCATTGAACAGGATGGGCTATATCACGACCTTCGCGAATATATGGTTACAACAGAACCCGGCTTAAAAATTAACTACGAGATTGAGCCAGGAATCGAAGAAAATATAACCGTAAAGAGTAAGCTGGTAAATAAGCTAAGATACTCTAATATAAACGAAATTAAAATCTACCAAGGGACAGCAATAATTAGCAGCGGTTTTGAAGTGCTAAAAGATGAAGGACTTATTGTCTGGTCGGATGGGCGGTATTTGGGTGTACCTTTGAAGGTTGTTTATTCGATAAAAAGACCGTCCACAGTATCTTATACCAGGGAGTATGAAGACAAGCTGTACAAACTGGTTAGTTTTTCGGCTGAAGCCTACAAGCTTATCGGGACAAAAGTTTATAAAAACTGTCCAGATGGCGCACAGTATACCCTTCGCTTCGAAGAAGAGCCCGATAAGATAATCACGTCCTGCACAAACGCTTCGTTTAATACATCTGTGCTGAACGGAGTATTGACGGCGGCCCGAGTAACAGATGAGGACAAGATAGCCGTACACAATGGTTACATTTATGACCAAGGGCGGGAATACTATTTCTTTAGCGACGTATTCAATGACCGTGTTGATGTGTTCAGTAATATCGAAATGCATGATGTTACGCGTCTTAATGGGGAACTATTATTCCACATGCGCTCTACAAACTACCTGCCCTATTCTAGTATGAAAACGTCTGTTATGGCAGACCTCTGTTCTATTGACCTAACTAAGAGGCTCCCGCCGGGGATAAGCAAGGCTAATCATTTAACTGCATGTGAGGGGTACAACCTTTGGCACACGGTTAATATGAAAATTGCTTTGGCGGAAAATGGGCTGAACGGCTATGCCTTGGCATTAAAATCTCTCGATAAAACTGGGGGATATGCAGCATTAGATGTCACTTCTTTTTATGTCGAAGGGAATGCTATATCTCTTCAAGTTACCGGCGATTTACAGGCGGAGATTATCAAAGAAACACAACTGGACGGCCTCACAATGACCAAGTCTGTATTCCTTGAGAGAGAAAATGGGAAAACGTTGGTTATGGATGATGATATTGCGTATACCATCTGCGGGGAGCCAGAAAAGAATTGCCGATATTTTATAGTTCTTTCTGGCACAAACGGCGTCATTGACGATCTTGTATCTTTGCCATATGTGGATTTAAGGGCCATGAAAGCTACGCACAAAAAGAATATAAGCAAACTGAACTTTAACATAACTGAGAAAATGCCAGAGAAGTATGAATACGACCTCGAATTTGATGTCGTAGGTGCTTCGTACAAAGACCTCAATATTCACAGTCAGACAAGGGAAATTGAAACCACGGCAGATGTAGAATATGGACTCACGCTTGTGGAATCCGTAGACCTTGAAAAGTGCATGATTTCAAGAATGCAGATAACAAAAGGTACGATTGTGGCTACACTTAATGAGGGGTACGCAAAGACGCCCATATTCTTTACACATACGAAATCTTCAGTGTACGCCTTGTATGTAAAAATCAATGATATCATTGAAGGCCGCTACAAAGGGTTTACTATAAAGCTCTATGGCTCTAATACGAGAAGCGGTGGATACACCCTGCTTGCAACAGAGGAGAATACAAACATTCTTTCAATTCCCCACAATCTCGTACGAAACTACTACTATGTGGAAGTTATTGCTGATAAAAATAAAGTAATTCATAGCATAGATGTTTACGCAAGATATGCTGAAACCGAAGACGGCGGAAAGCTTGCGCCAACGAGAATTGAAAAAGGCACGTTTATTAGCAAGATATATGACGTTGGAGAAACAGCAAATTATATCCTCCAGGATATTGACTATGTGACAAACAACCATGACGACGATATTGAGTTTTATGTCCGCGGCGTGCGTGAGGGGAAGAACAGTTTAGTATTTACCCCTTGGAGAAAATACGTGGCAAACGCAGATAAGTTAAAACAGATTCGCTATGATGGTTATTCTCTGTTCCAGTTTAAGATAAATGTCAATAGCCCCGCAGCAACCCTTAAGGTGAATAAATTTAGAATGGTGGTCGCATCGTAATGCAGGAAATATTTCAAACAAATGGCCGCATAGAAAGCATGGATGGAATGCACTTCTACGAGCAGGACATTGTTATGCTAAACTACATATATACCGGTGATGTGACAATCGAAGCGGAGATCGACTATGCTATGCCGGGATTTGGTTTTGTGTTTGCTTCGTACAGCATTGGTTTTACCAGTGCTGACGAGGCACGCAATGCCATATTGGTTAAAGTTGGCGGCTTAGATTTCTCCGTATATAAGAAGAGTCTTGGAACGCAAAGCCGGTTATACGATTCCAGTTGTCCTTTTTCTCCGGATAAGAAAACGCATAAACTGAAGTTCCAGAAAACTGGGACATATGTTTATTGCTACGAGGTTATCGGGGAAAAAGAACAGGAGCTTGGGCACTTTAATACAAAAACCGATATTGATAAGTTCTATATCGGCGTGTATTCCAATAAAGGTAACACAGTGACGCGGATGGACATTTATGATAACCGTCCGCAACATTGGTTCACCAATATACGAAATACTAATGGCGGTAGAATTTCTTTTGAACAGAATGCGTTCAAGGTTGAAAATGCCGAAAAGGATGCCGAAATCGACCAGGAACTTATCTTTTTAAAGCGAGGAAGATATTTCCTTGACTACAAGGAAGAGCCTGTAAATGGTGATTTAGATAAACGCGTGTTTGTTTTTAATTCGGCTGAGCCGAGAATAAAGGCGCCGGAAAAGACAAAACTGAAATTTGACAAACTTAGGTATGGGGAAATCCCGTACTTTGACATGGATACGGATGGTTACGTAAACATTCTATGGCAAATTGCGTCGGGGAAAATTTCTGATATTGCAATTAAAGATGACCATCGTCAGGATTTTGTGCCAACGGGAGACACCATAGAAGAGCGAGAAGGCAGCTATATTTTAGTTCGAATGAAAGGGTTGAAGAAAGTTGATTGGACAGGTGTTGTCGAAAAAATACCGGCATCTGCACTGACACAAAAGATACCATACAGTTTGTTCAGCTACGATGGCTCGACTCTGAGTATAGATACTGCAGGAGTAAAGCTCAACAAGTCATACAATTATCTGTTTGAAAACATTGCGACAGATACATGGAAGCTTACAGTAACCGAAGACTTTGGGAAAGAACCAAGAGTTGTTTATGCACATACCTATACTTCTAAAAATCAGACCGCTAGAATTTTCGACGCGGTTTCGGCGAAAATCACCGGCCTGACAATTGTAAAAGAAGATGGCGAAGAAATTGACATCATTAACCGGCGTTCCATCCGCAAAATTGTGCCTGCAGCAGTAAAAGGGCCGATTATTGTTACAGATAGCGACAATATTCCATTGGACTTGTCTGCTTCCTACAGGGTACTCCCTGATGAGCGGATTGTATTCACGAACTATGAACGGGAAGTCTTTGACGTTGAGGAATCCTTCTTGCTAAATAAGGTTGCCAGTGAAAACACGGACATCATTTTGTACGGTGTCTATGGCGACATAGATAAAAGCCAGATGTATCATATTCGGGATGAAGCGATGATTTCCGACATAAGTTACGCCGTGCAAAGATACGATATTATTAGTAGTGACTTGTTTAAGGTTCAAGATAGGCAGCTTATTGTCCCGGATAACAGCGTGCTGCAGCGCGGGTATAGCTCCTTCATTGTAGAGTATTTGAAGGAAGACAGTTATTGTATTAACACATCGGCTGATGGAACCGAGTATGTGGTAGATATTGTTACAAAGTCACCGGTTATCAATACGATGTATGACATGACTGAAGATGGCCGTGTCAGAACATATAAGATTGATGACACACTAAAACCTGGAGACAATAGTTATCTTGTATTGAGAAAGGATGAATTAAGCTGAAGATATACCCATCCCCGCATGTTGTGCGGGCTACAAAAAAACCGGGCTTTTTAGACATCCCACTTTCTCATGTTGAAAAAGAATTTCATCCGGAAAGAATTATCACGGAAATATCCTCGGACTTTGCGGTAAGCAAAAGCGAGTATATAGCTCCGTACCAGTGGTTCACAACCAACAAGTTTATTGCGTTTAACGAAGATAAGCAGGTGGCAGAACTGCCGTTGCGATACAACAACCATAAGTATACCTACGAACCGGCAGGATACAAAGAGTTTATGCCGGAAACATTCGATTTCTCCTTTATGGCAAAAAGAGATGATTCCTACTCCAGTATAGAAGACTATGACTTGAAAGTGGGTGTGTATGACCAGGTAGGCGCAAAGGATTTTGCATCGCAGTTAATGGCGATTTTTGGCGACGCTTCGTACAGAGGTGTGTCGCCGGCCAATGTAAAGGTCAATGGGCGGGATAAAAATCCGGAAAAGCTGCTCGTTAAAAATACAGAGAATCTCGACTGGCTCATTGTACAGACAAAGGATGCTGTAACCACAAAAGATGGAAGCGTTGCTGCTATAAACTATAGCGACCTTATGAAAACAGGTTGCAATATATGGGTTACGCTTTCCGATGAGGGAATGAGCGCGTTTATGAAAAAGAGCGAAGCCCCATATAAGCTAAAGGCAAAAGATATTGGTTTGAACGAACTGGGGGGAGAGAGAGAATATCTGTTTACCAGTAGTTATTCGTACCAAGCCAAGACAAATAATGATTATGATGGACTAGACGCAGGGCAACTCAAGATTATACTGGATGGGCGAATAAATTCCCCGATAATCATTCTTGAGAAAAATGCGCGAGGGTATATTGTTATTTCCCACGAAAGAATGTTCTCGGAAAAAGTGCTTAAATATCACGCCTCATTCATTTACAATATTTTGGTATCCGGCTACTTAAAGGGGTATGTGTTTACTCAGAATAAAGAGCTATGGATAACAAATGATGTAGTGGACTATATGGGGTCGGTAAAAACACCGCTCAGAAAAACACATCCCAGTGTCAATACGCAGGATATGATAAATGGACGGGCAAAAAAATTTAGCATAGCAGAGTATACTATCAGTAAACCGGACGTAATGCTCGAAATGATTGATACTAATGGCAACGTGCATTTTAACAAGATACTGACAACGGATCCGAAAAGACAGAACGGCGAGGTGTCGGTGTATACGACACAGGGCACAGTTATGTTCTATAAGCAGGATGAATATCTGCTAGTAGAAGATGAGGTACATTTCTTTTCCGAGATTGACGACGAAGAAAACTGTTATGTAACTATAGAGCCTTTTGTTTCGTCAAGCAACAGGTTGGTTGTAAGTCGGCCCAAGAAAATGAAGATTGAGTATCTTGATATTCAGTATGATGTTTATGCGCTCCCAATTGGTGTGGATGGCGAATCAGAAGTTATGCTGATTGAGCACAGCAAGTGGAAAACAATGGGGGCGGCAGTAAAAATTGCCAGCATCCATGTGGAGTTTCAAGGGGAGCCGGCAGCCTACGATATTCGGTTGTTGGGCGGCGGGTTACCATCAGAATATACAGACTACGAAATGATGGATATCGGCCACGTTAAAGGCAGGCCGTATCGTGTGGGTGTAGCAGCTGTAATAGAGCTCCCTAAAAAGTATCAGATTTATGACGAACGCATTAAGGAATCTGTAGACCGCTATAAAGTGGCTGCAGACCAAATGTACGTAACCTATAAGGATTGAGGCATTTTGAATGATAGAGAACAAACTAAAAGTTATTGACTTCTCTGCAGCCCTGCGGTCAGAACCTCTGAACTACAACTTTGACATTGTTAAAGGTTGGGTAGATCGGGAAAGGCTCAGGACTGGCGGATACGGGCTGGTTGAGGGTTTTGACATTTCCTATGCGGGAAATTACTTTGTGGATATCAGCGAAGGTATTCTAATTGACCGTGTTGGCGAGGAAATTATCGTACCGGCTACGAGAATTCAGTTTGCTCCGCCAACATACGAGAAGATTATGGAGCGGGTACAGGTTTCCGACGATGGCGAAATCCTGCTGAAGTATTGTCCATATTCTCCGAGCGCGGAGGGGCTAATCTCCGTCAATGCATACCGGGCGACAAACTATAAAACAGAAGAACTGGTTATTAGCGACCCTAGTGGTACATTAGGAAACCTGAAGCCGATTAACGTAGACGGTCGGAAGGTGGGCGTAACCACAAGATCCGCAGGACTCATTGTTGAGGTGGAGTATTTTTACTGCAATGACCGTATCGATGCGATTATGATTAATGACCAAGCGCAGTACAGCACGGAGTTTGGCATTAACGCGGAGTCGCCAAGTGTGGCGAATATTGATTTGGGACCACGCTTTTTAATCGCTTTTGCCCATTGGATTGTTGGTGAGACGATTGATGTAGAGTTTATTGTTGACGAAAGAACGTATCGCAAGGTTTACGTCGACAAGCTGAACAGACTCTTCTTAAATGGCAAGCTTTATCAGGAACCCAAGTTTATCTATTTTGTTGAACCGGAATCCCCTGAAGAAAACGATGTTTGGTATGACTACAAGAGCAATACACTGAATATCTGGTCGCAGAACGGCGGTGTGTGGGGCTGGAGAATTATGAATGACTTCACTAATGTGCCGCTGCGCAGCGTAAAAATGTGGACGGAGAAAGATTTCCCCAGCGATGCACAGACGTTTTTGTTTAAGGATGACGAAACGAATTTCCGATATATCCCTAACACAAACGCTCTGGAAATCATAATCGACCAGCAAACCGTAATGAAAGACCAGTTTACGGAAGTGGTGCAGGCCGGGGCGAAGCCATACCTGTCCTCTGGTATCGGCTTCAAACTGATTGAGCCCCTGGATAGACCGACAGTCGTGCAGTGTATTGTTCATCATGTGGTGAAGAACGCGCCACTTAGAAATGTATTCCAGCGGGCGGCTATATTTACGACGGAGAATTTCTTCCCCTATAACGCGACGACAAATCCTCAAAAGATTTTCATCACAGATTTGCCCTATGTAATTAAGGCAACGCAGCTTGAAGTATTTCTTGAAGGTAGGCGGCTTACCCGCGACGTTGATTTTGCTGAAATGGTGACTAACGAGAAAAACGCCACGGATGCAGATAAGGATAAGACGACAAAATATTTCCGGATCATGTGCAATGTTGCGGATGGCCAGCGAATTTCATATAAGATTTCGCGTTATGTTTGGAGCTATGACCAACTTAACGAGATGATGGATGAAATTGAACAGAAGGCCGATAAGGCGCTAAAGAACACAGCAACCTTAAACGATAAGGTCGATACGATGTCAAGTAACATTGGTACGGTATTAGATTCGCTTAAGGGGCGCTTGCAGCAAGCAGAAGAAAAGCTTGATACATTGAAGGATTATCGAAAGACTGCAGAAAAGATTAAGCTTGCAGATTTGGATAGCGATCTGCGCAAGAGTCTCGTAAAATCGCGCGCGCAGCTTGTATTCAATGCTTCTAACGTTGACAACATTATAAATGATTGCAAGAAGGAAGACTACGTAAGTATAGTCTGTGTCAATAGCGAAGGAATAACACCTCTTAACGAGGACTCTGAATACAGCCTTACTTACAACAACGGTAAGGCCACAATAGAACTGGAGTCTGAATGGATGTCTCCAGACAATACTTTGTATGTAAACATCATCCGTATAGGGCGATGACTGGTTTAGAGGGGTAATATTGGAATATGAAAAAACCTTCAATAACATGGTTTGTGCGGCGAGACCCAGAAGATAGTTATGAGGAAACAAGTGACTTCTATGCAGGGTCGTACAACCAGGAAGATAGCCTGGAAATAGAGTTCATGGTTTGGAATAACCGATACGGTACAGAAAGAGTGTCTGACCTTAAAGACTTCGGCGTGACTGTTTCGTTTGATCACGAGGAAGACAGCACTCTGTTGAAATATTGTCAATTTTTATTAAATGGCGGATACTATCTTATCCCGGAAGTAAATGGCAATGAAGCGACGGTTCAGTTCCCGAAGGATATAGTGCTTAGTGGCGCTGTTAACAATGGGGAATTGGGTAGCACAGATAACTACCTGACGCTTAAGATGATATTAACCGTGCCGGCCAGCAAAAAGCTGAAAATGAATGATATTAAAGGCATGACGTTTAATGTAACAAACTTATAAAGGGGATGCAGTTTTTGAGTAAAACTACAATTGGTTTTAGTGATAATAAACAGAATATCGGCGGTGTCAGTATCATCGACAAATACATAGCTGACAAAAAGCTGACGGATTTGGATTTGCGCTTGGCGGCAGAAGGTATGCCCAAGACACTTAATCAGAAAACATTGGCATATGATCCCGCAAGCGGCCAGATTTATATCGGCGATAGCGCAGGCAAACCGATTACGGTTTCGAACATCAAAGTTATTGTGTCCATGGATGAACTGCCTGCAACCGGCGTTGACAATGTTTTGTATGTTGGCCTCAATGAGAAAGCATTTGCGGTTTGGGACAGCAGCAACAACGCCTGGGTTAAAATGGCTTCGGATGGCTCCGGCAGTGCTGTATTGGATAAATCGGTAGAAGTATATCCGACAAAAGCAAATTTCCCGCTCGAAGGTAAGAAAGATAAATTATACATCACAAACGATGCGAAATGTTACTTCTTTGCCGACGGTGAATACAAGCCCATGTTTGAGGGTAAGGCAGACACCTATACAAAAGCAGAGGCAGATGCTAAGTTTATTCAGGCTGCAGTTTTGGATAAAAAGGCAAATGCTGCTGACGTATACAGTAAAGCAGATGTGGACAGCTTGCTTGAAAGTGTACAAGGTGTAAAGGGTGACCGTGGTGAACAGGGCTTGCAGGGTGAACCCGGTAAGGACGGCGCTCCTGGTAAAGATGGTAAGGATGGCGTAGATGGTAAGAACGGCAAATCAGCCTATGATATTGCGGTCGAAAATGGGTTCGGTGGCAACCAGACTGCATGGCTACAGTCATTAAAAGGCGAGACTGGCGATAAAGGCGAAACCGGAGCACAGGGACCTCAGGGCGAACAGGGTAAACAAGGTTTGCCAGGTGCTGACGGTGTAGATGGTAAAGATGGCAAAGACGGAGCAGAAGGAAAATCTGCTTACGAAATTGCTGTGAAAAATGGTTTCGATGGCACAGAACAGGAATGGTTAGACTCCCTTAAAGGTGTAGATGGCGTTCAAGGCCCGAAAGGTGAGCAAGGTATTCAGGGTGTTCAAGGTGAACAGGGCGCTCAGGGTATTCAAGGTGAAATTGGCCCGCAGGGTCCGCAAGGTGAAGTTGGCCCACAGGGTGAGAAAGGCGCTGATGGTAAATCAGCTTACGAGATTGCTGTAGCAAACGGCTTCGTTGGTTCCGAATCAGACTGGCTGGTGTCTCTTAAGGGTGAAAGTCTTAATCCTGAAAGCTACTACAGCAAAGCAGAAGTTGATCAGAAAATTGCTGACGCTGCTGCAGGCGAAGAAGTAGACCTTAGCGGATATGCAAAGGCGGATGCCCTGAATGATAAAGCTGACAAAAACGATGTTTATAGCGTTGCTGCTGCTGATGCTAAGTTTGCCACAATAAAAACGGTTGAAGAAAAACTCGCAGAAGTATCCACCATTAAAGGCGATAAGGGTGACCAAGGCGAAGTTGGTCCTCAAGGGCCGCAGGGTGAACAGGGCATCCAAGGTATTCAGGGTGAGCAAGGTATCCAGGGGCCGCAGGGCGAAGCAGGCAAAGACGGTAAAGACGGTGCAAGCGGAAAAAGCGCTTACGAGATTGCCGTAGCTAATGGTTTTGTTGGTGGCGAAGAAGCTTGGCTTGAATCGCTCAAGGGCGAAAAAGGTGTCGACGGTAAAGACGGTAAAGATGGCGAACAAGGCCCGCAAGGTGAAGCTGGTGAACAAGGACCGAAAGGTGATCCTGGACAGGATGGTCGTGATGGTGTAGACGGTAAGGACGGCCAGAACGGCAAAGATGGCAAAGATGGTAAGAGCGCCTACGAAATTGCTCAGGAAAATGGTTTTACGGGCACGGAAGCAGAATGGGTAGAATCCCTCAAGGGCGCAGATGCAGAACCTGTAGATACCTCTAAATTTGCTCAGAAGTCTGATTTAGAAGGACTCGCAAAAGCCGAAGATATTCCTGACGTAAGCAACCTCGCTACGAAAGATGACATTCCTGACGTAAGCGTATTGGCTAAAAAGAGTGACATCCCCGATGTGTCTAACTTGGCTACTAAAGATGATATTCCTGACCTCACCGGCTACGCTAAGACCGAGGATATCCCCAAGCAGAAAACTCTGGCAGAACTCGGCGGCGTAACGCAGGCAGGCGTTGAGTCCATTATTCAGGCGAAAGATTTTACTTCTACTGATGTAGTACGTCAGATGATTGCCGATGCTATAGCAAAAGCTTTAAAAGATAATGAAAATAGCGGCGGCAGCGCTACTCCTTCTGACCCCACTCCAGCAGATCCCACTCCGACTACTCCAGATACACCGGCTGAAGAACCGAGCGATAGTGATTGGAAGTGGACGAAATATCTCGTAATGCCGGCTGGAACTACGGACATTACTGAAGACATGGATACCTTCTTCGGCGAGAAATTTAACCACCCGGATGAATTCGTTGGCGCCGACATGGATATGAAAAATACCACAACTGAATTCCGCTTTATCGGAACCTTACGTTCTCGTCAGTCTGACAAGCCCGCTTATTTAGTTGACAGTATTGATCAGGCTCCTGCAATTGGTGTAGATTACAGCAAGAAGTTTAAAGACGGCATGAGAGTTCCTATCGATGGATTCGAAGACGAAGGAAAAGCCGCATTTGATGAAGCCCTCAAAGAAGAAAACATCATTACGACAGGTATCATGCAGTATGACGGAGAAGCGGTTTTGAACCTCAGCTACACCAGCGTTGCTTGTGACCAGTTGTATATGGTTCGTAAGATTAAAGACGGCAAGGTTATTCCTGAATTCTCGTTAGGAGAAAGAATTGACGGGAAATAATTAGAAAGGAGTTCATTTACTGATGTATTCTCAAAATGACGAACCAACAAAAAGTTTTAATGAACTTCAGTCCGACATTCTAGGCGAAAAAATCACCAACAATCCGTTGATGAAGGCCAGTAAAATGGTCGCCAAAAACAAAGCGTTAAACACTAAACAAAAAACAGTGATTAACGCAATCAACGAATTGCTTACAAATTTAGGAGGCTCACAAGCGCAGACCGAAAAAAGTTTAGCGCAAATGTATGATGTACTCGGCGATTTCGCTCAAAAACCCGAGTTAACTAATGAGCTTACATCTCGCGGCGTAGAAACGGTTTTGGCCCTCGCCGCCAAAGCTTACGATGATGTGCAGGTTGTTAAGAATTTAGCTCAGGATGACTACGAAGATGTATTCCATATAGCTGAGGGACAAACTCAATCCGAGTTTGTCCTGACGCATAAGCCTATCGGGAAAATCCGTATGTATATAGATGGTATCCGGTACTTCCATGAATGCATTGAGTATAGTCCTGATACAAATACGGTCAAGTGGGTTAATGACTCCTCTAAAGAAGAGGGGTTTGACATCACCGATGCTGATGTAGTTATTGAATACGATTACAGCGCGAGCGAAGAAGCCTAGCAACTCGCGTTATTTAAAACTCGGAGGTTCGACACGACAAGGTTGGCGTACAACACCAATAAGTCACTGTTTTAGACCTCCGAGTTTTTTATATTATTTAAAGCTCGGAGGTTTGCAGTATTTGACCTCTGGTGTGAAAAGGCCTACAGAAATGGCGTATTGTCACAACTACTTTGAGCTACGGCCGCACAATACGCTTTCTTCTATGGATTATCAAGAGTAGCGGGCGGCTATAGTTGGCATATCGTTATGGAAAACTCGGAGGTTCAGAAAAACTACCTCCGAGTTTTTTATAATATCCGCCCCAAAGATAGTAATATTCGAGAAGATAATCTAACGTAGAAGCAAAGAAAGGATGGGTGGGCGCATTGGCCACTACTACCCGCGGCATACGCAAGGTAAGCGAAAATATACTCAGTCATGGTAGAGCAATTATCGTAACTGAGAAAGATAAAGACAAATACAAATGGAGCGAAATCCCGGTAGGCTCCAAGTTCATAGACTCTGTTACCGGCATTGAAATGGTTAAGCTGGAGGGGGAAAGTGACTGGGTTCCCAAAGGCGTCAAAAACGACGGCACAATCAATGTTGTGAAAGATAGCCGTGTTAGTATCGAGACGTTTGTTATTAAACAGCTGGAAGTGCCAGGTACGAAACGGGAATTTACTTATTATTATGACAGTCAAAAAGATGACGCACATGTTCGTCACGGTATCATCCTGTATAAGAACGCCATGGGGATGTGTGGTGAATATGGCCAGTACGGCACGTACCCGACATGGACAGAATGTAAAAGATATTTAATTCTGGACAATAATGCGCCGGAGAACCAGTACAAAAACACACAAAGAGTAGGTTATGTGTTTAGCCTGGAGCGGGGTGATTACGCTATGTATCGCAACCACCTCAAGATCTCCATCGATGATGTGTTGCATCGCACCGTTAAGTCTGGCGGCGTAAAAGAAGTTAGTGAAACCCGCTTCTGTCTTACAGAAGACCTGCTGGAAAATGGTATGGAGGTTACGGCGGAGTATATCCATGCTTTTAGATTAGGCAATCCATACCCGCGCACATTTATAAACCCGAACGAGCCGGACAAAACCGCTGCAGAAGTGGGTGATTTTTGGCTGGATACGGACGGTACGCTGGCCGACGATGACCCGCTGGGCGATTATATCGAAGATGACGGTATGATTGACTGGGCGCGCATTAGACCTAAGACACGCCCAACATCTTTGGCTGGCTACGGTATTCAGGATAAAGTATCCTATGTAGGACACACGCATGTTCCTAAGGACGTCCTGGGCATTGAAACGGTAAAAGTAAATAATGCAAGGCATGCCGATACGGCCGACGTAGCCACAAATGCGGGTTTTGCTACTAACGCGGGACATGCTACCAATGCGGACAGTGCGACGAGCGCAACAAAGGCTGCTAATGCCGATAAGGCTGCTCTTGCTACGAGAGCTTTGGATGCAGATAACGCTTCGGAAGCAAAACACGCTGCCTCGGCAACAAAAGCAAATAGCGCCGATAACGCAGCAGAAGCTAATCATGCGGTTTCCGCTAATAAGGCAAAGACCGCAGAAAATGCAGATGAAGCAAAGCATGCTGCCACAGCTTCAAAAGCTGATTTAGCCACCAAAGCTACGAATGCGGACAATGCTGCTGAAGCTAATCATGCTGCAACAGCGACTAAAGCTGATAACGCTACGAAAGCCGCGAATGCTGAAAAAGCCGCATACGCCGATAAAGCGGGCAGAGCTGATAAGGCCGACAAAGCAGATAATGCAACCAATGCTGAAAATGCCAATAATGCTAAAGAAGCTACTCATGCGGCTACAGCCTCCAAGGCAGATAGCGCAACAAAAGCGACTTCGGCAGAAAACGCTACGCGCGCTACCAATGCCGATAAAGCGGCAAGCGCTGAAAATGCCAATGAAGCTAAACATGCTCTAAATGCCGATAACGCCAAAGAAGCAAAACATGCCGCAACAGCAACTACGGCTGATAGTGCTGCCAAGGCGACCACAGCAGACACCGCTGCAAAGGCCAATAAGGCTACAACGGCTGACACGGCCACTAGAGCATTAAATGCAGATAACGCTGAAGAAGCCAAACACGCGGCTTCCGCAAGCAAAGCCGACAATGCTACTAAAGCTACTAGCGCAGATAACGCTGGTTATGCAACGAAAGCCGGTACTGCAGACAGCGCGGGTAAAGCGACTAATGCCGATAATGCTGGAAGAGCCACGAATGATGGAAATGGAAATAATATCGTAAACACCTATGCTACAAAAAGCGAATTAAATACGCAAAAAGGTAGGTTAGATGGAAAAGAGTTTGTAAAGAACGGAACCACGACAAAAACTATATCTCTTAAGTATGAAACGGAAAACGGTAAAAACGTTGTTGCGCCTTACGTAGATGGGATCAGAATGCCCATTTCTACGAAAAATATTTTTGACGTTGCGACCGGAATAACGGGATGGGCGCAATTCGGCCCCATCTTGATGCAATGGGGATACCACGAGGGTGGTACATTAACATTCCCAAAGCCATTTCCTAATTCTTGCGATTCGCTTATTACAACAAGATACGCCTCGGAAACATTAACCTGGAATGGTGTTGGAATTATGCATATCAAAAGCTTGAGCAAAACCGGTGCAACATTCCATGGCGCATCGAATGATAACGACGGTGGTACGGGGTATAGTCCAGAAGCTGCTGGCAAGCACTATTGGTTAGCAATAGGACATTAATGCTACATAATATAGATTAAAATAAGAAAGGTGTAATAAGTTATGCCACAAAAAATACGCCTTCGTGACTTAGACCCCTCGCTTAGAGCGCTTATCGCCGGCGGGGAAACCACGGACGGACAATTAAACCTTCTTCTTTCTCAGTATAGGAAGAAGAGCGAAGTAATCAAGGAACAGGATATTGATGCGGACTACCGTAATGGTATCTACTCCAGGATTAATGAAGTGAAATCTAAATTAGAGGCTCACTTGGCTCAAGCTCTTGTTGTCGCAGCCAAGGATTTAGACCCAGCTCTACTTCAGAGGATTAGCGGTCTGGAGGATAAGGTCGGCGCGATTAAACCTGGAAAAGATTATGAGGCTGAAATAAAAGCCCTGCAAAACAGCATTAAAGAGCTTCGCGACATTATTGACGCGCTAAATGTTGAGGGGATTAATCGCACACTTACTTCCTTATCAGCCTCAATCGACTCTGCTCAAAATGAAATTAATCAGATTAAGGTTCTGAACAATACATTTTTAAACAGGTTTTCTACTGTCGAAAACACATTAGCTAATAAAAGAGACAAAAATGTTTCGATTAAAGAGTCCGATTTGGATGCCGCCGTTGTCGATAAAATAAACAAAGGTGTAACGGCGTTAACAAAGACAGAAACGCTAACAAAAACAGTAAACGAAGGCTTAAATAAAAAGCGCGATAAGGACGTTCTAATTAGCGAAGACGACCTTGACTCTGGTGTTCGTAGTAAATTAAATACTCTAGCAGAAGTTAATGAAGCAGTTACTTCTCTGCCCGCGGAAATACAACTACTGCTCGCGAAAAAACGAGATAAAGATGTCCCTATCGCAGAAATAGATTTAAATGACAGCATTAACGAACAACTTGCGCATATACGAGAAATCGACAACACTATTTCCAATCTGTCTGTATCCATTGATAATAAGTTAAACGGAAAACGAGATAAAAGCGTTCTTATCGGCCGCAATGACTTAAGCAAGCCTGTCAATGACACATTAGACAAAATTGACTCTTTGGCTTCGCAAGTTAATACGTATAAGACAAATATGGAATCCGCACTTGCCAATAAACGAGATAAAGACGTAACCATTAAGAAAAGTGACTTAGACTCAGAAGTGATTCAAGAGTTTAATCGTATTGATAATTTATCAAGCAAAATCGATACGGTGAAATCGGATATGACAACGCTCCTCAACGGCAAAAGAGATAAGAACGTAGCGATTAAGAAAAACGATTTGGACTCAGCCGTAACTCAAGAGCTAGATAAAATCACACCGCTTGTTAACCGTTTTAATTCATTTGAAATATCAATCAATAATTCGTTGGATACTAAACGTAGCAAAAATGTGTTAATCAATGAAACAGATCTGGACTCAGCGCTTCAAAGCAAAATAAACCGTGGCGAGGTAGCTTTAAACTCCGTCAATGGATTGTCAGCCAGAATGAATAAATTTCCCCAAGTTGCGGTTGGCGACTACTTATCATGCAATACAGAAGACGGGGTTGTACAGGGTAAAAAGCTTTTCAATCAAATGTATTCCGTAGCAGACGAAGCCGATAAGGGCGCGTTGGTAAGTAACGCTTCGGTTTCTACACTTTTTGTTCGTAGCACTGGAAAAGTGTATAAAAAAAAGAATGGAAGCTTTACTGAGAATGCTAGTTTCTTTAAAAACAATCCTAGTTATTGGAACGCTTTTATAACTGACCAGACTTCTAACGTTATAGTTGCTTACGTATTAAGTGGTGGACAAGTTCTCCGCTTTAACGTGAAAGAACAGAGAAAAACCGCTACGTTAAATGCAGGTGCAAGCATTTCATTTGCTTGTATAAATGCTATGTCGGTTCCAGTTCGGGTATTAGCTAAAGAATCTGGCGGCAAATATACTCCAGCTGATGGAGTAATTAGCGTTTTGTATGAGGCCGGTTCTTATACACTCCGAAATGAATCCGATGAAAATTTAAGCGTTGTAGTTATAGAGGGATAATTAAATGGCACTATTAAAATGGTTTAAAGAACGGTTGGCAAATGGCACTCCCGTCTGGGAGGGTATTTATGATAACGCCATTCGCAATCGATTAAGACGAGATAAAAATTTAGCTGATTTGACTGATAGAGCTGAGGCCCGAAAAAATCTGGATCTTGTTGGTGAAGTAGAAACTCACTGGCATGACACAAGATATATGCCTCACATTAACAAACTTAGAACAGACGCAAACAACCTTCGCACAGATCTTACTGCTGATGAAAAAGTAATTAATAATAATGTCCAGAGACTTAATGGTCACGACACGGAAATCGATAAGTTAAAAAACAGAACTACCAAGGTTGAAGGAAGGGCCGGCGTTTTAGAAGGCAGGGCGGACTCCTTAGAATCGCGAGCCACTAAGGTAGAAACCAGAGCTTCCTCCTTGGAAGGTCGGGCAGACAGTCTTGAAACAAGAACTTCCAAAGTGGAGGGGCGCTGCGGCACACTTGAAAACGATGTATCTAACTTAAAAACTTCTAAGACAAATTTAGAAACTCGCGCCACCAAATTAGAAGGACGCGCAACTACATTAGAAGGACGCGCAACTACATTGGAAGGACGCGCAGATACACTAGATGGTGAAGTATCTACATTAAAAAACCGTGCTACCAAATTGGAAAGTCGAGCAACCGACTTAGAAACTAGAGCCACGAAAGTGGAGGGGCGCGCTTCTAAACTGGAATCAAGATGTGTTACTATTGAAGGTGACGCGGCAAAACTTACGAGTCGCGTCAGCTCTCTCGAAAAGAAAACATGGATAGAAAAGGCCGGACATGCAACGTCGGCTGACTCGGCAACAACAGCTGGGTCGGCTACCACGGCATCTGAAGCTACCCACGCTTCTACGGCAGACAAAGCTGACTCGGCAACCACAGCAGGTTCTGCTAATAAAGCCAAAGAAGCTGATCATGCCTTATCGGCTGATAGTGCCACAAAAGCCAGTGAGGCCAATTATGCTACTAAAGCCGGATCAGCAGACAGTGCAACCAAAGCTGGAAGTGCTACAAAAGCGGACTCGGCTGACAATGCTAAGGAAGCTGGTCATGCTGCTAAAGCAGACACTGCAACCAAAGCTGATAGTGCGACTAAAGCTACTAATGATGGTTCTAATCGAAATATCGCAAATACGTATGCAACAAAAGATGAGCTTAATTCTGTACAGCAAGCTATGATGTCCGCAGTACCTATTGGATGTATACTCCCGTATGCAGGTAGCCCACAGAGTATCCCTAGTGGATGGAAAATCTGTGATGGAAAAAATGGTACGCCGGACCTGCGTGATCGTTTCATTGTTGGAGCCGGTGGAAGCTTTAACATTAATACAAGAGGCGGAGAAATTACAAAGAAGCTTACCGTAGATATGCTGCCCGAGCATCGTCATACATTCTTCGCTGCAGGAAGTACAGACTCGGATGGTCACGGTGGAATTCATAGTGCAGTGCAAACAATATCTGACGGTATTACTGGTGTAGCTATCACGAACGGTGTTTATGACGAAAAATCGCCTGTTGGTAGAGAGGCAGGCGGTGGTGGTCGTCAGAGCACCAATACGGGCGAACGTACGGGGTCTCTCTATAGAAATGGAACAAAATATTCTGGTGTTAACTCTAATGGTGATATTTCTTTGAATGGAGAAACAGCGAGCATACAGCAGGGCATAGATATTATGCCGCCGTATCATGCGCTCTACTACATCATGCACACGGGTTAACTGCAATGACAGGCCGCTCATAAAACTGGGCGGCTTATTATTTTACAACCTAAATGTGTAAAAGGACAATAACACTTGTTCAAAAATGACTCCGTAGTAGTAATATACGATCAGAATTAACCTCATAAAAACAAGCAAACGAAAAGAAAGTTGGTGTGCTTCATTGACTCTCCCATATAGCCGGAAATTCAATTCTGGTCGACAGTCAGAGCAGTTCTATAATGAAGAGCTGCATAAAATATATGAATCCACGAAGCATTTAACAGATAGCCCGCCAGCAAATCAAGAGCCCACGGCAAAGTTACATCGTTCCATGTGGCATGATGAAAAACATAACCAGCTCAAATGGTGGGATAAAATAAACAGCAAGTGGCGCACGTACTATGAAAAAGAATTCAAGATTACGGGCGAAATTATGTCCATATTGCCTCCGGAGGCACCGGTTTACGGGCAGCTCTGGTTACATAACGGAGTTCTTTGCTATTACGATGGCGTAAATTGGAATCCTGTAAAGGCTCTCCTACAGGATGGTTCTCAGTTCTCTTTGGATGTGTTCAAGAACTTTATTATGGTGTCCCCTCTGTGGAAAATTGGAGACACTATCGTCGGCGATAAAGAATTGGAAATGTTCATTAAGGAAGAGCGAAAATACCTCCAAGGGATCTTGGATGCAAAAACAGACTCTATGATAACAGGTGACGGAACGGAATGGGATCTTAAGTATCAGGCCGACGTAGACTATCCTCAATTGCCAGCCACACCTATAGATAAAAAAGTTCAGCTCCTCGTGCCAAATATCGATTACGGTAGGCTGTTTTTAGGACACCTTCTAGATTCGGATAAATATGAAGAAATATCAAAGGTCTGTATCCAGTATCAGCGCAACGATATTATTAACAAGGGGCCGTCACTCATTCATTTGAACCCTGGGCGCATCACAAAAATCACGAAGCGCTTGATTATGATTGACCGTGAAAATCCGCGCATACAAATTCTGGCAGGAAACACAGAGTTCTATGGTTTCCACGAAGGCAATCCTCTTGGCGATTTGTTGATTCCAGACCAGAACTACCAGAATGAAGATGGAACTCTCGGAAGTCTATTTAAAGACTATACTATGGTGGAAGACGGCATTCTGCTGTCATATGATGCTGCGCAAAACTATGACTACGTTCTGGCTATCACATATGAATTCAGCTGGATGAAGAGCACAGGCAGAATGTCCCGGGGCAGCAACCATGATAACAGTAACTGCTTCTATGTAGACAATTTTGTTGGTCCGTTGAACGTCTTTGTTGAAGGCTATGACCTGGAGGACCCGTATTTTGAAGAAGATGGAATGGATCAAACCGTTACCGTCAAAGAAAAAGTGGATGGGCTTACGGTCTCCATGCTGCATACCCCTAGCCGAGAATATGGCTATATTCGCAGAATCGACGTTAATAACAATGCAGTCATCCGCCCGCTAAGAAACTACAAACAGCCGCTGCTATTTGTAAACGGGCAAGCAATGCATCCCAAATACGACAATATCCAATGGAATTCGGATGGTACAATAACGATACCCGGCGGAAAGATGGATATGATGTGGAGCATCGTTGACCTTTCGGGTACGCAGGAAGACGGCGCGAATGGCATTGTTGAGTTCACCGCTCCGATAACTTCTGGTCTTGTTGGTCAGGACGGGAAAATTAGCTATGCTGCTGGTTTTATTCCGGACGCATCCGTAACCAATGCGGTACTCTTTATCGACGGTTTGTTGGTAAAAAAAGAAGACATCATTATAGAACGGGCAACCCGCAAGATAACGATTAGCGGCGGACTCAATCCTGGACAGGAATACATCCTCATCTACGATAAGTATAATTGGCTTTACGACGAAAAGTATATCACGCCGGCATTGCCAGTAGGTAAGTTTACCGATTCCCTGGTATACATGAATGGGCATTTGCTTTGCAATGGCGAAGCTCTGGATGTGGTTGCAAAACCGTACCACCAGAAAATTGAGCCGGACGGCACGACAAGCATGGAACCGTACCCCGGCATATTCAATGAAGTAAAATGCTTCAAAACAGTAACTTTGGCGGCAGATGGTTTTACCGAATTAGTTACGCGCGACTATCGTGTATATGATCCAAAAGAGCAAAAGTGGAATCCAATACAGTCTTACCAGGTTGCAGGTATTAAAGGATTTGCTTATAGCTATGAAGATATGCCTAAGAGCGTTCACCTCCTAATACCGTACGACACCACAGATGATATAAGGATTTTTGCTTTTAACACTGCGAATTCGGTCGAACACCCTCTTATTGTTGGCAATATCCTGGCAGACAATGACCACCCCATTCTCACTGTCGGTAACGGCAAATATTGGGACGCCAATCAAGGGAGAGAAGTTCCGTTCTCCGATCCAAACCGGAACAGACTTGCGACCCCGTTCATATTTGGTAAGAACACGTTGCGTGTATGGTGTAACGGTATTCGTCAGTACCCGGCAGTAGAAAACAAATGTGACGGTATTGTTGAATACATGGACGGAAACGCAGAAGTGGATGGCAGCGGTAATGCATTCCGACTCCCAGAACCGTTTTCTGGTAAAATCACCTATGCAATAGAACTGCCAGATACTGGTGCTGGTAAATCGTGTTCCATGGAAGTGTTAAATCACAAAAACGTCCTTCCGGGGTACGTCAATATGTATAAGACAGAACTGCCAATGTTCCCTGGTAGGGTAACGATATATGTTAACGGAATTCGGTTGCCGGAAAACCAGTACAGTGTTATGGATAACCATACGATTCTTATTGATAACGAGCAGGCTCTTATTGGTAGCAGCCGTAATTATCCCAAGGAAACATTGGTCGCTAACCGGAAAAAGTACACGCTTGAGCATAAGCAGGACGACTTAATTCTCGTAGAAGTGCGTCAGGACGAAAGAGTAGAAGCGACCATAGAATGCCAGGGGCATCCCGTATACGAGTTGCCTATCGAAAAATATGAGCTTGATCCGGCCGTGTTGGAGCCGGCTGACGAAATGATGATTTTTGTCAACGGACTGTACTTTGGCCCTAAAATGAATGATGGTTATAAGTGCAATGTACTTCGCGGCAGCATCTCGGTAACTCAGGAAGATACTTTAGAAATCATGAACCATGACGAGGAGGATATTTTCCTGAAAGGTAACGAAGAATACCATAAGACAAATTATGCCGCGATGACCGATGGCAAAAGATATGAGCAAAAGAATGCCACGCTAACTTTAGAATGGAGATAATAACATGATTAAACCAGGACATACAAGCCTGAACATGGAAGACATTTCGGAGGACTTACGCGTTGTCCATCGCCACATTGCTAAGGTGGCTCCTTCAACAACAGACCCTAACACGGGTGCTGAGGTCTTTATGCGTCAGGATGGGGATATTAACAAGCCTGTCCTCCCGAACTATCGTAATAAAATTGTCAAAGCAGATGATGTAGATCTCGTTGGCGGGATTGAAGCGGGAAGAATCGCGGTTGCTGTAAGCAAGGACAATCGAACAACTATAGATAACGCCATGAAGCTCAATGGCCATCCTGCTGAAGACTTTACGACAGCAGAAAAGGGCAGGAAGATGGAAGAGGCCACGGAGCAGGTTACGCTGCATTACGGCAATGACATCGCCTCAATTCGCGATGAGCTTTACCAGCTTAAACACGCACTTGAGAAAAACGGCCTTATCCACTTAACCAATGAGCATTTTGGCTATAACGATACGTTCCGAAATGGACATAAACCGTATGAATATGAAGAGCTGGGACGGCCGACAATTGACTGTCCCTCGGCCGACAAAATCCGTCTTGACGAAGAAGCAGTTAAGAAGCTCGATGTAGGCGACTTTATTGCTATCTACTTCCGTGACGAAGAAAAAGTGGATGTTGTTCAGATTGCATCCATCGGAGCTGATGGCCAGACTCTGACATTGGATGAGGGTATGACGCATGGCAACATGACTAAGGAAAACATCATTGTTTATAAAAGCTATGGTGTATCCCGCGACGGCAACTTCTATTTCGCTCGCGACGTAGAATTTAAAGTCGGTGATGAAAATATTTGGACGGGACTTGACGACGATACCACGGTATCTCTTTACCGCCCCGTATCTGAGGAGCAGAGTTCCTATGGCTACGGATTCCGAATTCCGGAAAGTAAACAGGGCTTCCTGACCAAGTTCCAGATTTACGCACACGCCATTGGAACGCCGACGCTTACCTGCTACATTTTTGATGAACAGGATATTGGCAATTTTAAGAATCCGGTACAGGCAGAAAACCTCTATAAAAGTGGTGATGTGAACGCAGATGGCGAACCGAAGATGCACTTCTTCGCAAAATCCAACCCTGTAAATCTTGACCCTACGCTGGGTGAGCATATTGTTACATTCGATTTCTGGAATGCAGAGTCTGAATCTTATCCTCTTGTAATGCGTAAGGATACGCCGACAAATCGCGTCCGTTATGTAGCAGTTATTTGCGGGACCTTTGTGGATGACAATAACTATGCAAATGTACGATTCATTATGAATGCTGGAGGAAAAGGCGGCGACCTGGAAACCAACAATAAGGTATACCGCTACACCGAGCAGCTGGATACTTCCGTAACGCCGGCACTTTCACACAACACGGAAGATGACGGCAAGGACATGTATTATGCGGTCATTATGCGAGAAGCAATTGAGCACGAGATGGACGCACAGAACCGTGGTTTGTATTCGGCCATCATAACCAGTCCAAAAGGTATGCCGGTCTCAAGAGCAAGGCTTACCATGCGTATTAAGCGCGAAGGCGGACTTTGGGATGCAAACATCTCTGAACCAAACGTCTACGGCATTAGTGAAAGAGTATCATTCCCAACAGAAGTGTTTAAAAACTTCCCCGAAAGAAAGGCTTCCTTTAGAACAGCAGACACTCTCGGCCTGCAAGATGATATTCGTTTGCCAATGGAGTTAAGAAATACTGCTGGCGTATATACGAGAAAACCTGATACCATTATCGGCAACAACATCGTAAAAGGGACGCCAAATACGACCTCGATTGTTCCAAGTGAGCCGATCATCGTTAAACCGGACGATATGGTGTATCGCAATGCATACCAGGTTTCCGTAAAGGGTAAGATGTATGAATACGACGCAAACAAAAAACAGTTTGTTGTAACTTCACAGAGTAAGGTGTTCCTTAAGCCTATCGCCGTAATTCCGGACGGCTGCAAGGATAAGAAAGACGTATATTCTGACCGCATTATCTGGGAGGGCGACTTCCGGACAAAAGAAGGTAATCCTCTTTATTTTAACGAGTTGGAATTGCAGGTTTTCTGGCATAAGCCTGCGTTCTCTGAACTTACAACTGTTGCAACAGAACAGATGGGCGTTATTCACGACCTCATTTTCTCTACCGACAGAACGGTGTAAATCGAAACAGCCGCCCTCTAAGTGGGCGGCTTTTGTTATACCCGGACACAATAAAGCGGCAAAGATGGTAATACCACGATAGCACTAATTTTTGGAGGAAATATGGCGAACATAACGAATACCGACGAGCTTGTCGATAATATAAAGACCTTGACCACACCAATAGATTTGCCGGCGGGAACATTTAACGAAAAAATGAGCGCCAGCGAAGTAAATGGTCTTTTCCAGGGCATAGAGACATGCCTAAACAAACTATATGAAAAACTCCGTATGCTGGAAGACCTACATACGTTTAGTGAAGAATATATTAAGAACGAATTTAATAAAGTGAAACCCGAGCTGGATGACGCTATTGTAAAACTTGACCAGGCAGAAGAAGATTATTCAAACACGAAAACAAAGGCGAATTTGCTTACGTTTGTCGGCGGCAATGTAATGACAGATCGCGATGGCTCCTCAATAAACTCTGCACAGATAGTCGATGGAGATGTTATCCTGGCCGGCTCTGTTAATATCTTAGAAGCAATACCAGCGAAGGTGGTTGTCAACTCTTCGGATATCCCGTATAGAAGAAGTAAAATGCCGGCAGACAACTACAAAACTTTTTATGCAATGGAGTCTATGCCGAGTGAGCCGGTTAAAGAGTCAATTGACCTCTTTTTTGCGCGCCCGACCATAATCAATTTTATGAAGACATCCGCATTTAACTCCGCAATTAGTAATGTTGCAATCTATAAGTCGAATGATGATGTAGTTAATATTGATCCGGGTACAATGGTTTTTCCAGAATGTACGGCAACTGGCATACATATGGATTTAACAGGTGGTAAAATCGAGCCGGTTGTTACGGAGATAACTGGCGAGAAGGACACATTCTGTGACCTCGAAGAAGAATATGAATTGGATGTGCTGGACAGCATATTTGAAAAACATGTAAAGGACAATGGTGGGGAATAATGTATATAAATCTGCTCAATGCCCAGTGTATTCCAAATGAGGCTGTCGTCAAAAAGACAAAAGAAGGACTCTTATACTTTGACGGCAACAGCTGGAAGTATTTAACAAAAAAAGAATACAGGGTATTGGAAGAAGGGGACGGGTATAGTACCAAAAAAGTCGGCAAAAACACGTACGTAAATATATCGGAAGATGAGCTCGTGCCAGCAGAAAAGGTTGCGACCAAGACAGCGAGGTACTATACAAACTACTTCGGGCTCAATGACTTAGTGATTGGCGACAGGAAGTTCTATCAAACCAGCGGCCTGTTAACGGATGATATTTATGTGGAAAAAGGAAAGCCCGTAAAATTAAAAGCTAATATCCGGGCGCGGGAATTTACAAGCGTCGAGTTTTCCATCATAGATGGTGGCGAAGAAATACCCGTTCTCTTGGACGGGGAGGATAAGGTTGTAGACGAAAGGTTGTTCTTTGGCTGCGACACACGAATGGTCGGTACAGGAAAGGTATATAAAAAGGATTTTAAATCCCTCACCCATGAACCGAACGATAGTGATTTTTTCAACAACTTCATTTTGACGGTTTCCTATATGCCGGATGAAAAATACCGAACGTATACACCTAAACATGATAAAGTCAAAGTTAAAGTTGTTATCCGGTTGTATAAGGAAAATGCATTGAGCCCTGAGATTTCCAACATAATACTTACACAGGAGGTGTAAAGATGGCGACAACGCAATTATTAGACAACTCGCTTGAACTGCAGAAGGACTTATACAGCATTATCGTTCCTGAGGAAAGCATAATTAAGACAGCTGAGTTTCGCAAGGAATATGCAAAAGTAATCGCTGCGGCGCCATTTTCCGACGAGAGTCGCGCTGACGAAATTGTCGCCAGTAAAGATAACGAGCCAATTTTTGAAATCAAAAAGATGCATCCGGAAGACCAACCAAAACGGACAGACCTAGTTCAGATGGCTACCGATATAGCTGTAGACCTAACTACTGCAGATTATCAGGTTGTCAATACGGCAAACCGATACACGGCTCTTATCGCCGGCACAATTAACCGGATGAATGCCATTAAGGAGCGAATTCTTCGGAATAAAGAACGGCTGGAAGATATTAATTTTATTACGGCAGCGTATAAGGGATTAAGCGATTCTGTAATCATTACAGAGGATTTATGTTCCGGCTCATACTTGTATCATAACGGAGTGTATGGAGCGTTTTGCTCGCAAGCTCCGTCAGAAATAAAGAAGGACGTGCAAATCCTCTCTGTGGAAGGAAACGGATATGTAGGAAATGCGCATGTACTGACTCAGGGGGATAAGTATCTTGAAGATACTGATAATCGCGGAAACTTAGAGTATATCTCGGATGACAGCCCGCTGACAGTATTTGAATATTCCAGAATCTGCAGCAAGGACGTATCGCAATACAGATTAAATAAAAGTACTGCGTATGATGTAAATCAGGATGACAAGGACGTCAATTGTATAATCACCCTGATGAGTAAAAATGCAAGCGGTATAAATATGGTGGACATTGATTCCGCCGGAGGCGCGGTTGTCATTAAGGATGTGTTGGTGTCCAGTGACAATATTAATTACCGCAGTATTTTGCAATCGGAAATCGATATGCGTGTGGACATGTATCATGCAGCCAACCAGATTGCCGGCAGCGGAAAAGTTTGCTTTCCTACATCCCGCTATGTAAAACTTGTGCTTTCTTCCAGTTATTGTGAGCCGGGGGAAGTCTTGGGGTATAGTGAAGTAGATTTAAGCGGAGAAAAACCGGAGGTGGTTATCCGCCGGCTAAAGAATGCAATGCGCAAAGTAATTAAAATTGGCAGTTTGAATGCGTATGAGTGCGAATACGATATGGGCAATATATTGACCGGCGACCTTGCTCCTACCGAAGGCTGCAAAACAGTTGCAGTATTTGCCAATGAATGCGTTCCGTATGGCATAGAAAACCCTGAAGAAGCTGTAAAATATACACTTTACATAAATGGCGTGGAATATCCCGTAGTGCCGATTAACAGCGACAAACCTGGCATAAAAATGATTTCTTGTACAGAAAGTCAGTTTGAAGGCGTTAATGTAAAGTTCATCGGAGAAAAGATAAAAACAATTCAGCTCAGGGTGAAGATTGAGAGTGGTAAAGGCATGACGCCATTTGTTGGCAATTTAAAACTTTGTATAGGATAAAACAATATGTATCTAGAAAGATTAAAGAAGTTAAAGGAACTAAAGGAGCTTACGGAGCGCGCTCTTTTACAACAGGGAGAATTTCCGGACAAGATGTACGTGAAGCAGCTGCTCGGCGGAATGGATACCCGGTATGCGATATTTAAATATGATAATGTTCAGCCGGACACAGGATTCGACCTTGAAAAAATGATTAATGATTTGCGCTGCATCCAAAAAGACCTGAATATCATTTATGAAATCGTTGACGAGCTGGCACGGGAAAAGTACACCAGACTGGAGTCTTTTGTTAATGGGTATCTGTCTTCGCTGGAGAATATTGCAGACAGAGCCGATAAAAAGGCAATGGAGAAAATTGAAACGACATCTCTTGGTGCTTCAATTGTTTTCTTTACCAACGATGTGTCGGCCGTGCGCATTGAAGACACGACAGCAAGTATACAGATTACAAATCTTAAATGTACCCCACAAAGCAAATTGTATGGTTCGATTATTGGTACGGGATTCAATGTTGAAGATGTCGTTTTTCAGATAGGTGAGCGTCGATTCTCTCCGTACACAGTAAATAGGAGTACGTTTAAAGTCGGCGGCGAACTGGAGTGTAACACATACACTTATGCTGTAAACGAAGAATATCCCGTTGGCAATGCATTTAAGATTCCAAATTCGACGATTGAAGCCAGTGAAAAGAACAAATACGAAGTGTATGGTGCGCGCGACAAAGTTAAAGTGGCGTCAAATACGCGTTTAGAATTGATACCGGTTACAAAACTGCAAGGTAGTATAGCTACAGAAACCACAACATATTCGTTCTACATTGGAAACGCAACCAAGATCACATTTGATTTCTCGGCCGAGCCGACTTACAAGAACTTCAGCTCGTATGAGAATCAAAACCTGGATAAGAATAGGATATATCGCTTTGAGTTTACGGTTCCTGCGGGCACTTCTTTCTCGTGGGTTCATGACGGAACTATCTTTGCTACGAAGGAGAAAACGTCTATAAACGGTTCTGAGTTATGCATAGTGGAAAATACGATGGCCAAAGACTTTATCATTTACGAGTACGCACCAGGAGATAAGGTAGTGTATGACGATGTGAAAATTATCATACATAATATCAGGCAGGAAGTATTCCGCATTGAGTCTGTGGCCATAAAAGAAATTAGCGAGACGGGGGTGGCGGCGCCGGTATGATTCTGTATAATATGCGATATCGCGGCCCGTATGAATATGAGAAGTTCATTCTCAATGTTTTTCAATATCACAATGAGATACTGCGCATGAAAAAAGAGCTTAACGAGAAGAATGAACAAAATATAACAGAGCTCACCGCAAAACTGGATAAGCTCAGAGAAAAAGTAGATGAACTAAGCAACCAGATTTTGATATTGCGGGAAAAAGCTACAGCAGTATAAGAGGAAACGAAATGATAGATAAACCAACAACAAGCGAAGTTATGGATATTTTTAATGCGGCCTATGATGATGCCAAAAAGATAGACCAGAACATTCGTGACACCAAAAAAGTGCTGAGTGAAAAACTTGAGCTTCTCAGTACACAAATGGAATACATGGCAAACCAGGTATTAACAGCATCCGAACAGACCGGTGTTGTAAAAGAAAAAATCTTCTTGGCAGATGCGGATAAAGTTGGGCGATATGACCAGTTCGGAATGACTATCCACCCCAAGTTTGTAAAAGATCCGCGGGATTTATTCAATTACCGGTCCACAAAGGGGTATATGTTTAAAGGGAATGTAACCACGCTGATAAACGGCGAAGAGGATTCAGACTACACAGAATGTCTTAAGCAGGATACAGTGAATGGTAAAAAATACACGATTAAGGAATATGACAGCAGCGATATCACGCTGACAATCCTCCCTAACCTGCGAGCGCCATTGGGCAGCTTACAGTTTAATATGCTCGAAATCATGCCTTATTTGCCGGGGTCGTTTAACATTGAATCGATCAAAGTGTTCTCCAGGGATAATCTGGAAGTCGAAACACAGGCTCTGGATAACGGTATTATCCGGGTTGGTGCGCAGCGGATTGTCTTCTCCGGAAAAACAGAGCTGGGTAAGATAGAGATTAAAATCCGCCTGCTGTATAAAAACTCATCCGGCAAGTATCCGTTTGGCTTAAAGCACTTGTATGTACAGGAGGCCGAATTTGAAGACGATTGCTACGTCATTGTCCGCGCCGACAAAACCAAAGCGATTTCCTATATATATGATAGCATTGTGGTTAAAAATCAGTATGGCGTAGACACTTCGGCATCAAGCAAGGAATATGATATCCATTACTACGCTTTTTTTGACGGGGAAAATCCTGACCGCGAACTTGAAGTATCAAAACCTGCTGCGCTAAATTACATTGCCACGAACACAAAAACAGTGTTTATTAAAATTCCTGTAGAAACAGCTATTATAGCTATTACGCCAAATATTTCAACGGAAACGATTAGTTAACTCCAATACCGCCCGCGATAAGCAGGCGGTATTTTTATCTTGTATATAGTCAGAAAAATTTTAACATTTTGAAAAAATAGTATTGCCAAAATGAGACCGTTGTGATAATATGTAAGTAGAACGTAAGAAGTATGTAAGAAGTGAAAGGGGATAAAGAAGATGCAGGTCACGGATGCGAATTTTTTCTACAAGAACTACGTCGGGTATTATCCGGATGAAGATTGGATGTTTGAATCTACACAAGGCATGATTGAACATTACGTTGAGTCTGGTCTGAAAGAAAAGCTATTGGATATATACGAAGCATGTGCCGGGGATGGTGTCCTTGCTGCAGATAATATCCCGTATGAATTGTGGCAGGATGGGAATATCCTTATTCCCGGCAGGTTCTATTTACACCCCGAGCTGACATTAATGCAGCGAGCACCGGAAATAAATATTTTTACCGGCGAAGCGGTAGTAAGGCCTCATTATCGGGAAATAAGGGAACTGTACACGCTAAACGACGTCTTACTGTATGCAGGGAAGATGCTGCGCAGAGATACATTGCTTAAAGACGAAAAACAAGATATCGGCGCCGTAAAACATTTACTTAAGCGATATGCAAGACAACAGGAAGAACTTGGCATTATGGCGCTGGATATGATTCTTTACCTCATACGCCATCATAAAGGCGAAAGGATAGAGCTCCTTAACATATCTCAGGATGAAGATATTGTAGCACAGCAGGTAAGAGCGTACGCAGAAAAGCTAAAGACAATGGGCAGACACAAGATAATTTGGAGGGGAAATATAAAATGCTGTCGGAAGGATTCATTGAAGTAGGTGGAAAGTGTGGCAACTACTTCACAAGAAATATGGTTTACCCGCTGAATAATCGGCAAAAAGCTTTTGCCGACCTTAAAAAGAAAACAGGCGGCAGGGATATGTATTACTGCACGTATGTATTCGACAATAAGACCCGTGAAAAAGGGACAAGGTTCTTTTCGCCTCTCTATTTCGACATTGATGGGGATATTCAGACTGACGAGGGCTTTGAACGGGTAAGGCTGGCAGCGCTATCCCTTGCGACAATTCTTAATATAGAACTGAGGCTGAACGTAAATGAAATGAAGTTCTATTTTTCTGGCGGAAAAGGCTTTCATGTTTTTATTGACCCTCGTATTCTGGGGGTAAAACCAAGCACAAAACTTCCGGCATTATACAAGCTGTATGTATCTTACTTAAGCCGTAAGATAGAAAACGGCGCGCTACTGGACACAAGAATATATGACAGTCGCCGCCTGATTCGTTTCCCGAATACGATAAATGACAAAACCGGCTTATATAAAATTCCGATAACATACAACCAACTTCGGACGCTTACAAGGGAGCAACTTTTCAGCTTAGCGAAAAACCCTCAGCAGGAATATGTTACTTCGGTAAAATTCAATCAGGAGGCGGCAAGCCGCTTTGTAGATAAGCTCCGCGAAATGGCGCAGGAACAGGCACAGCCAACAAGTAGTAATATACATATACCAAGCAGCGCTCAAAAATTGCCGTTATGTGTAAAGCATCTGCTCTCGACAACAGTAGACAAAGGCGGCAGGAACAATACACTCGCATTGATAGCGTCCCTTCTTGTTCAGAATGGTTATGTAGGGGATGTCGCAATCAGTATACTACAGGATTGGAATATGGGCAACGCTGAGCCGCTTACTGACCATGAACTTATCACGACATATAACAGCGCTGAACGAATGGCAAGAGCGGGCAGGGGATATGGATGTTCTTCTATAAGACAACAGGGGGCTTTTGCTCCAAGGGAAGTTTGTCCAAAATGTAAGATTTTTAAATGTAAACACGGGGCGGGGAGATAAATGGACGAGAAAGAGATTTTAGAGAAAAACATACCGGAAGAAAATAGCGATAAAAATACAGAGAAACAGCCTGTAGCAGACCTTAGTTTCCTTGACGATGCGTTTGACGAAGAGCTGAATGTACATGAGGCACAGGAAGTCGGTGTATCGGATAAATATGCTGTAGCGCCGATAGATGTATTCGAAGCATCCAGACAGTACATCGATGACTTTGAAAACGCCTGCCAGAACGAAGGCACTGGATATGAGGCGCCGAATTTTCCTATCTGGTCAGAAAAGATGGAGGGGCTTATGAATGGCTTCTATATCTTTGCCGGATATTCGAACTCAGGGAAAAGCGCTACGTGCATGAACTTAGCTATGGATTATGCGCTCAATGAAGATAACCACCTGTATCTTATCTATTATTCGTTGGACGATACCAAGGAGGATATCTATTCCCGCATTATCGCTATGAAGTACCGTTTACCGATTTCCGTAATCCGCAAACCGAAGCGTTACGAGAAGATGATCGAAGAAGGCAAGGAAAATACGGCACTTTATCAGAAGCAGCTTGACTTGCGCAAAAAGGCCGTTGAGGACATTAAGAAGTTCTCTCATAAGTTCATGGTTAAAGATGGCGAAGAGATTGATTGTATCGAAAAGATGCTCAACCATGCTAAGATGGTAAAGAGCTACTTACAGACCCGCGACCCGCAGGCAAATATTCTGGTTGTGATAGACTCTTTGATGGATATCAATATTGACTCGCAGAACTATCGAGAAGAAAAAGACCGCAATACGGCAATATCTAAGCTGGTTAAGAAGTATGCCACGACAGAGCTTAAATGCCCTATATTTGGTACAGCCCATGTACGTAAAAATTCTGGCCGTCGTATTACGATTAGTGACCTTAAAGAATCTGGGCGCTACGAATATGATGCTCGCGCGGTCTTCCTGATTACGAATGATGTTTCCCGTAACGGGCAAAATGCAGAGATTTACTTTACGCAAGGCAATGATGATATTACAAAGCATCCGGTGCTTGAAATCTATTGGTCCAAAAATAAAACATCTTCATTCAAGGAAAGAACGTATTGTTATTTCAGCCCTGAAACTTCTCTGGCTATTGAGGTAAAAAAAGAACAGGCAGAAGAATACGATTCTATTATTTATGCCGAGTAACGACAATCCGCCGAACACATTCGTGCCGGCGGATTTTTGCGTGTTTTACCTTGCTTCTTACCTACTTCTTAAATACTTCTTACATATTTTATATTGACAAATATGTAAGAAGTAGATATAATAAGAGTATAGAAAAGAAACTAAATACAGAGAATAAAAACGTAGAAAGGAAGACGTTTTTGGCTATGAATACGCTCGTAGTTAAAGAGATCCCAATGATAGTCATGGGAGAAACACCGCTGATTAACAGCAGTGAGCTGGCCAGAATCTTCGGTAAAAAACACGGCAACTTTGTTAACGCCACTAAGATTTACCTCGACTCTCTTCCGATTGCCAGGAAACATATTAAGCCTTCTGAAGACAACGATAGCTATATGTTCGACTTGCAGGGGTTCACATCAATTACCCCATATATCGTAGGCAGTGAAAAGAGCAAAGCGATGAAGATTGCAGAGGCTTTCGAAGAAGCATACCGACAGATTTCCCGTAACCGCGAAAACGAAGCAACGGATCGGCTAAGAAAAGCCGCAATGCAGTTTAAGGAAGAGCGCGATGACGCCGCAGAAAAGGTAAAAACGTTGGATGCGCTCTGCAACACAAGAGATTATTATTCGTTTTCCGATGCAGCTAAGTTAATCGGTATCCCACGCAAACGACTTATCCGCGCTTTGGAAGAACATGAATACATCATTCGCAAAGCAAGAGCCGGCCGCTACAAACAGACGACACTGATGCCAAAAGCCAAATATATGGCAGACGGACAGGGCGAAGGGCTGTTTGTGCTGAAGCAACTGAAGTTTGGTCCAGCATGGAAAAATGAAAAAGGCGAAACCTGCCAAAGCATGGTGCTTCACCCATATCTTACTGAAAAGGGTGTGGCAAGAATGCATGTGCTTCTAAAGAAGTGGGGTGAGCTCGCTGCGTGAGATAAAAACGTGGAATTCTCCACTGGGGGCTAGAATACATTGCCCGAACTTTGATCCGTGTCCACTTTGTTATGGCTGCCGCAATTATACGGAGAAAGCTGTCCGCTGTGACCGCTGCGCTGAAGATGATAAAAAGCGCAATGTATGTAATACAATAAGCCATACTGAAAAAGCGCTGAGTATGATGATTAGGCAAACCACTGTAAAAATATACGAGGAATAATAAATTGGAAGATTATAGAATTAATAAAATATATACGAATCCAGAGGATATGTATGCGTGGCAGGGAAAAATCAAAGACCACGTAAATACAGACGAAAGCGACGGAGTTACTATTCTGGCTCCGGAAGGATACGGCAAGACCTATTTCTGCCGTGATATGATTAATGAATGGCTGGAAATGCTTGCTCCGGGTGCAAATATCCTGTATTATTCGCCCAAACATGATGCTTGTGACAGGATGGCCGTAACATGCGCTTTTATTCAGCAAGGGCATATGACCAAAGATTATACGATAACCAACGATGCTCAGCAGACGATTGTTATCCCTGTAACTGCACAGCAGCTAAAAGATGTGCTTTCGTCGGCAATGAGGTTCGACCTTATCATTATCGATGATGCAGATATAATGGGGAACGCCGCTCTCCACTCTATTATCCTGAAGGGTATGCTTGACGACGCAAAGCTGGTCATCGTCGGCACATCCCATGAGAATGAAGAAATTCAGCTCAGTAAGAGTATCTGGAAATGGCTTCTCAATCATCCGTGCTATACAGCATTTGAGGTTGTTAAACCGAGTTTACTCCCGCAGGAAGAAGAAGCAGGGAAAACCATGATTGACCACCTGATAAGTATTCTTCATCCCATGAAGTATCATTATGTAGCGTAAAGGAAAGCAGGTAAACCAAAGTATGACAAAAATCATTCCTATCGGAGAAAAGCTTCTGATTAAACCGGAAGTAAAAAACGATAAGCAGACAGCTTCCGGTATTGTAATTCCCGAAACATCCGTGGATAAGCCGCAGATTGGCGAAGTAGTGGCTGCTGGCGAAGGCCGCATCCTGGAAAATGGCACAATGATGCCGCTTACGGTTAAAGTCGGCGACCGAGTTCTTTTCCGCAAATTCGCAGGAACAGAAATTAAAATCGACAAGGAAGACGATGTTCTTCTGCTGGTAACAGAACGCGATATTCTGGGTATCATCCAGAAATAATGCAGATTTAGGCCGCCCATAGCGGGCGGCTGACAATCTAACCGGAGGAAAATAATTTTGCAATCTAATAATCAAAACATCAATCATCTCGAATTTTGGGCCAACCAGAAAGATATTTTGACGGGCACCTTGAACGCGATGCAGACTGAAAGACTGGAGAACGCTGTAAAGAAGCTCTATTATCCTGAATTGCAGCAGTTTGTTGTTCTGGTTCTGACCCGTAAGGTTGAAGAAGATGGCGAAATCGAAGATGCCTTGGGCGCATTTGAGTTAGGCGTAAGATACTTTACCGAGCGCGGGTATTACTACGAAATGGCCCCCAATAAGCAGACGTGCACATTCTTAGCGTCACTCCTTCTGCATAACGTATACTTCAATCACCATATCCATAACGCTTTTGATTGGCTCAGAGTTTTCAAACTCCGTGACGAAACCGAAGGCCTGGCTTATGCGCTTTATGAAATAATGGAATATAATGACCGCGGCATGTTTGAATTTGTATATCAGAATGTTGAAGCTCAGCTGGGCGAAGCAATGCCAACACCGGGCAACCGTCCGGTTCGCGGTCAGAATACGGAGCATTTCTGGAACGTGCTCTGGTTCTATTATCATGGCACACATTCGAAATGGTAATTGAAATAACAGAAGAACAGCTTTTTGATTACATGAACTGTCCGGTGCGGTATGCCATAAAATATGGCAAGAATCATATCAAAGTACCGCCGCAGATAACTTTTCCAAAGCTGTTAAATCAGGTTGTGTATGGATTTTGTCAGTCGCTAAAGGACGGCATTGTGCTGCCGCCCGATAAAATAAAGCGAAAATGGGACACGGTTTGTAAAAATCATCCCGACAAAATCACCCAGGATAAAATCCGTGAAGGATTCGGGGCTCTGTATAGGTTTTATGAGTATGCAGAGGAAAACCAAATACTGGTTGCGGATATTGGTTCTCCCTATATCCTTCGCGTTAAAGATGGAGACGACACATACATTTATAACGGAACATTGGGGATAATCCTGTCTAACAAAGATGGTGAGCCGGAAAATTTCAAAACAGATTTTTCCAGCAGGTTTCCAGAGCAAAGCAAACTGGATATGAATCTCAAGACCACGCTTGACCATGTAGGTTTTTATAAACTCTACAATTTGCCACTGAGTGGAACCCGGGTTCACCATGTAAAAAAGAGCCGGGATTTTTATACCACCCGCGATATTCCAAGCTCAACAAAAAGAGTAAGGACAATAATCGCTAATGTCTGTAAGTCAATAAGACATAATATCTGGTATCCTCACGAGACCCCGTTGTGTTCTTCCTGTGAAGTAAGAGATTTTTGTATGATGTATGGCTCCTGATATAGAGCTAAGTAGTTTTTGTTAACGAGGTATAAGATGCTTAATTTAACCGAAAGAGTCGGCGCAGAGCCGAAAGTCACAAAAGGTGGTCTTCCCGGTGTATCGGTAAGCATCGGAGGGGCAATCCCCTTTGATGATGATGTACCGCCCACGCAGCCGAAAAAGAAAACCGCCAAAAGCGAAGATAAGAAGGCGTGACAAAATGCCAATAATTCGCAGGCGAAAAACAGCGGTAAAACCTAAAACCGCAAGTAAGAGGACTTACGAGATTGATGGAAAGGTATATACAAGCAAATCCCTGAGAGACTATCATGTAGAGCTAAATGAATATGTAAAGTCAGGGCTGATAAAATCCTTTGAATTGCCCGAAGGGAAACTCACAAAGTCTAAATTCCATTCCATCAAAGCGGTTATCAATGGTATCGAGTTTGATTCACTTAATGAATCTCGGTACTATATCCATGTTCTGGAGGAAGTAAAGGCCGGCAATATTAAGTCTTACGAACTTCAGAAAGCGTACGAAATTGTACCCGCCCATATCCGGCGCGGCAAAAAAGTACGCAAAATGGAATACCTGGCAGACTTTGTTTGTCAGATGGCAGACGGCACAGAAAAGGTAATCGACGTGAAAGGGCTAGAAACGGATGTATTCAAGATGAAGAAAAAACTTGTTGAATATCTTTATCCGAATGTCGAAGTCGAATGTGTCCGTTATGTCGCAAAAGAAAAAGCGTGGCTTACAACAAAGGAATGTAAAGCACGCAAGAAGCTGGCATCCAAGGAGAGGAAGTCAGCCTAAAACTAAAGAAACTGTGTGGATAATCTTCTGTGATTGGAAAATAACCAATAGAAAGAAGACTACCACCATAAAAAAGAGAAAGAAACTTTCTGAAGACGTCATTGTGCGAGACGCCGATAAGACCCAGATTTTTGAAAATGGTTTTGTAACCATAAGAACTGTTTTTAAGGAAGAAGCAGATTATCTCTGGGATTTGTATCAGCACGAAGATGAATGGCGCGAGATTGACGAACTTGTGCACCAGTATCAAGGACAGTTTGAGGAGGGTGCTACGGAAGAAGCTCGCCGCATCGCAAATGAAGCGGGTACGGAACTCTTGAACAGATTCCAGCCGCTGTTTAAAAAATACGTGATACTTCTTAAAAATGGCCAGATCAATTTCCATAACAGTGAGCAGCGTCAGTTTGTTCGTCTGTTTATCCAGGAATTGCATTTACAAAAGGCTCTGAGCCGAAAAAATCCTGGCCGGGATTATCAGGAACAGATTACAGCCCGGTTTAATTTCTTAATCGAGGGCTACGGACACCAAGATGAAGACGAAATCTACGATGATATGCGGGTTATCTTCTTCATGCTTGTTAAACGATACAAAGATGTTGGCCGCAGTTTTTGCTGCTACGTCTACAACGTGTTTAAATACGAAGTTTGCCGTCATATTCAAAAGTATCAGCGCAACCCGGCAAACTTTCATTATAAAATTGCAGAACTCGAGGATAACTGTAAAACAGTCATGGATGACTATTCTTCTATCGAAGATGTTATGTATGAAGATGATCAGGGGCTTCCGGATATGACCTGGATTCGCGGAGATACATGCTCGGAAATCTTCCAGCAGTTTACGGACGAAGAACGCCTGATATTCTCGAAGTATTATCTGCAGGATTGGAACGATAGTCAGATTGCTCAGCTTCTCGGCATGCACATTAACACGGCAAACCAGAGAAGGAAGAGTATCACCAGACGTTTGTGTAAAACACTTGGCCTGGATCCAAAGGACATTGTTCGGCATCGCAAATCCGGTAAAAGAGCTATCCTTAATACCGAGGTAGCATAAAGCGGGGGCGTCACAGCCCCTAATTTTTTGGAGGAAAAAACATGAATAAAACAAAAATCGGTGCAATTGTAATAACTGTATTACTGGCATTATTTCTTGTGGGGAATTTTAACTCCCTCACCAATAAGGATGTAGAGGTTCAGACGGCGGCAGCACAGATTGATGTGCAGCTGCAGCGCCGTGCAGAACTTATCCCAAATCTCGTAAACACGGTTAAGGGATATGCTTCTCACGAAAAAGAAACGCTGACGGCTATTACAGAAGCTCGTGCAAAGTTGCAAGACCCGAATGCTACGCTTAAAGATAAAGCACATGCAGATGGTGAACTCACCAGTGCTCTTAATCGGCTGATGATGGTACAGGAAAATTACCCGAACCTCAAGGCAGATGCACACTTCACTGAACTTATGCGTGAGCTTGCTGGTACGGAAAACCGCGTAACAGTAGCCCGCACCCGTTATAATAAAGCGGTGGCAGAATACAACACTTCTGTTCGCACTTTCCCTGGTAATATTTGCGCCGGCGTTTTTGGATTCTATCAGGCCGAGCCGATTGAAGCAACGGAAGCTGAAAAGAAGAATCCCGAAGTTAAATTCTAAACCCATTGAAGGTGGCGAGATAATATGCGAAAAGAGATTATAAGCGCCATTCTTGTGGCTATCGCGTTAATTGTGATGGCCACAGGTGGCTCTTTTTGTCAGGCAGGCTCTATCCATGATGAAGCACCCGCCCGCCTTGTCGATACGACAAAGACGCTGACGGTAGAAGAAAAAGCCAAGATTAACGACCAGCTCGAAGCACTCCATAATGCAGGGAAGGCCGAAATGGTTGTTGTCATGGTTCCCGACCTTGAAGGAAAAACCGTGGAGGAATTCTCCATGGATATTGCAGAACGCTGGAAGGTCGGGAAAAAGGGAGAAGATAACGGCCTCCTTCTTGTGATTGCAAAAGATGAACACAAAATGCGTCTTGAGGTTGGCCGTGGTCTGGAAGGAAGTATTACAGATGGTATGGCCGGCGAAATAATCGACCGGATGAAACCACAGCTCCGAAACAATGATTTCGCAGGAGCAATCCTTAGTGCAACAGCAGATGTGGAATTAAAGATTGACGGCAAGGAAATCGAGCATAAAGGTGTAGATGGCCTTATCGATACGATATGCGATATTATCATTGTGCTCGCTTGCATTTATGCAGTGCTGATTTTCTTTACATGGTTGTACGAGGCACATAGAGCGAAATATCGGTACGGATTTATTAACAAAAGCTACGCTTATCGCTTCTTCTCGATTACCGTGTTCCTGTGGGCTGTTGAAAGCGTTTTTGAAGCAACGTTCGATATACTTATCACCATACCGCTCGATTGCTTAGGCGGTGAAAGTAGCGGCGGATATTCCGGCGGCTCAAGCTCATTTGATTCAGGCAGCTCATTTGATTCGGGCGGCTCATTTGATTCGGGCGGCTCATTTGATGGCGGCGGCTCTTCCGGTGATTGGTAAAACGTATTTTGTAGAGGGCGAAAAGCCCTCTATTTTTTCCCTCTAAACTCTTGACTTTTTATCTTGATAGGTGTATACTTTAATCAAGAAAGGAGATGAAGGGTATTGAGAGATGGACATTACACCAAGGCCGACATAACCGAATTGAATGTATATAAAGAACCCGGTCGGGTGCAAGTCGCGGTTGCAACATTAAAAAACGGCGCAAAAATATTGAGTAATGGTTTTGATATCGAAATAACCGAAAATCCAAAAGCCTTTAGTGAAAAACAGGTCTATACGAACTATAAAAAATGCAAAGTTCCAGACCTGTACGCTACAGTAGCAGAAATTGTCTATAAAAAGGCGTATGGGCACGGTGGTTATCGACCTGGCGCCGGCAGGAAAAAAGACGAGAGTAAAGCGGAACGGTCTCCACGCACGTTTAGACTGACAGGTATAGAATACCAGAAAGTAAAAACGTTCATTGAAGAGATGCGCAAGGAAGGCAAGGAAAGTGAGGAAGAGTCATGAGGATTTTAGCGAAGATATTGTTTTCCGTAACAATTGGTCTGGCGATTATCTTATCATCTGTATCGGTAAGCGAAGCTAAGTATATGGGGATAGTTTTTAAGCAGGATGCAAAAGGCTTCACGTTTAATACCGCTAGTAATAGAGAGTGGCTAAAGAATCATATCCAAAGCAAACTTAAAGAGCACGGCGAGTATTGGACAATTGAATGGAAAGACGCAAATAGTTTGACCGGATGGCAGTATACTGACGAACTGGCCAGAGCTGCAGCGAATTGGGATCCAAACGCTTACGGACTTGTTGTTATTATAGATGAATGCTTCATTAATCATACGGACTTTAGTCATTGGCGCACGGGCCATGTTGACCTAAAGGACCCGTTCGTGGGTGTAAATCTTTGGCTTTATCGTGGTGACGGCGAGCCGGTGCATCTTGCAGGATGCAGCAAACACCTGACAAACAGGCAGGAGAGCGACGAAAAGCTATTCAATTATCTTTTCCGCAAATGCTCTGTGCAGAACTGGGATGATTTCATTATGAAAACACTTTTCCCCGTTCAGGAAAAACCAAAAGGGAATTACTTTGAAGACTATATGTAAGGATGTGGATAGATTTGGTTAACAAATATATAAAGAGAACCCCACCGGAAAGCGCAGGTTTTACATTGCAGGATGTGCAGGAAATTTCTGCAGAGAGCAATATCCCGCAGGTATTAGTGGCTGCTCTGGCCAACAGAGGGTTTTCTCCAAAGGAGGCTAGAGATATTCTTCTGCAGGATATTCCTGCGGAAGAACTAATCTCAAAGCCGTTAAATGGGGCTGAAAAAGCCGCAGATGGAATTCTTGCCCATATAAACAGGGGCGATGCTATAGGAATTTTTGCTGACTATGATTGCGACGGCGTAACTTCCGGCTTCGTGATGTACGAGGGCCTTAATGAAATAATAAAACACCTTGACTCGGCAAGTAAGGTTGGCGTATACTATCCTCAAAGAAGTGAAGGGTATGGTCTTAATATTGAATATTGTAAGAAGGCTGTAGCCAATAAGGTAGGGCTTGTAGTAACTGTAGATAATGGCATTACAGTAAAAGAGCAATGTGCCTTCTTACAAGAAAATGGTGTCGATATTGTTGTAACCGACCATCATGAGCCAATTAAAACAAAGCTTCCTGATTGCACAATCGTAGATCCGTGTTATTCTGATACTGACCGCAGCTATATGGCGGGTGTCGCAGTCGCCTTTAACGTAATCCAGACTATGGCAAACAAAGTAAATTGCAAGTTGGATACGGGCAGACTCTATCCGGCAGTAGCTATCGGAACTATCTCAGACTGCATGCCGATGTGCTATGAAAATTCAGCTTATGTAAAAATCGGCCTCGGATTAATCAATAAAGGCGAAGCGGGAAAATTCCTCGCAATGATTAAGGGAGATAATCCCTTAACCTATACACCTACTGACATATCTTTTACAATTGCGCCCATGATAAATGCCGCTTCCCGCATGGGGGATACAAGAATCGGCGCGGTTGGTTTTATTTCCGATGACGACAAAGTAATTTCGTCAGCAATAAGCAGTTTGCAGGAACTTAACAAAAATCGTAAAGACGTAACCGATATGGCAAGAAAAGCGGTGTCACATCTGGATCCGGGAGAAAACAAAATCGTTTGCTTCGATGGCAAAGATTTTGGTAAGGGGGTTCACGGCATTATCGCTGGCGAAATCTCTAAACGCTTTGTCGACTACCCTGCATTTGTTTATATAGTAAAGGAAGCCAACGGGAAAAAGGTCATGGCCGGGTCTATCCGTTGTGGTAATCCCGGAGTCAATTGCATAGAGATATTTAATAAGCTTAAGAAGCAGGGCGTCGTTAAGATGGTGGCAGGACATTCCTCCGCATGTGTTCTGGAAGTCTATTCAGACCGAAAAGAGGAGTTCCTTGCAGGATTCAACTCTCTGTACAGCTCAATGGAAATTCCGCCCGCAATAATGGGATTGGACGCATCCTTAACCATAAAACAGGCAACGGACAACGCGACGCTTATTGCGCTCAATAAAATTCCATTCACTGTACAAGAAGAACCACTCTTCGGCATCTCCAATGTAATGATTAATGAGGTGTACAGATCCAGAAACAATCCGGACAATATCCGCTTCACGTTGGCAGATAATACCGGCTATAAACAGGCTTGGGCCTGGAAGTTTGCTTCCCGCTACAAAGAACTCGGTGAACCCAACGAAGTACACCTTGTATGTACGATAACTCAGGACTTTATGAACAAACGCTCGCCTAAGGCTGCGATTAAGATAGTGGATATGATTCCGGTCAAAAGAACGGCTTAATATCCGGAAAAACTAAGGGGGATATTATTTTGGCACTAAATGAATTAATTTGCGAAATAGCAGGAGAAGATCCGCGTAAGGAGATTGCCGCTCAGTTTGCGGGCGGCAATGCAGATTTTGTTCACTGCCACCTGCATACAATTTATTCAACACTCGATGGTTTGTGTAAGCCGGATGTACTTGCAAAACGAGCAAAAGAACTGGGGTTCAAAGCTGTTGCTGTAACAGACCACGGTCATAGTGGTGGGGCGCTGGCCTTCCAACAGGCGATGAAAAAGCAGGGAATTAAATCTCTGCTTGGGGCAGAGCTGTACTACACGCCGGATATGAAAATTGCGGCCATGGAAAAAGAAGACCGTGATGCCTGGGCTTTGCGTGAACTTCTTAAAGATAAAGAAGCAAGATGTATTTGCAACTGGGACATCACCAAGAAAAAAAGTGATAGAAAATCCAGGGACGAATATATGGCAATGCTTCTTGAAACTATCGAAGACCAGACACAGCGCGACATCAAAAACGTTACGATTGAAAATATACGCAAGGTGTTTGGTAAAGATGAGATGTCCGCATTCAAGCGTCTTAACAAAGACATCTTTGATGAGTTTGCCTATGATATGCGCCAGTATCATTTAATCGTGATTGCCATGAACCAGACAGGCTGGAAAAATCTGGTAGCTATCCAGTCGATTGCTTCCAGAGAGTGCCAGTATAATAACCGCGCGCTGACTGATCTCAATCTCCTGAAGAAATATAACGAGGGCCTTATCATCTGTACAGCATGTGTCGGATCGATCTTCAGTCGTTATGTGCAAAAGCGCAGACCTGACCTTGCAGAAGAGGCGCTGCTCGAATTTAAGGAAGTATTCGGCGACAGATTTTATCTCGAAATCCAGCCCATAACCATTCCGCAGCAGATGATGACAAACCCCTTCTATATGGAAATGGCCAAGAAGCACGACATTAAGACCATCGCCACAACCGATACGCATTACGTTTTTAAGGAAGATCACGAAGTTCATGATGCTTATATGTGTATCAGCACAGGTCGTTATCTGGACGATACAATCGATAGAGAGCGCTGGGAAGCCGCGCATAAAAGCGGAAAATCAGAATACAAGGAACGTATGAAGTATACCAACGACTATTGGTTCCGCGATGTAAACGAAATGATAGATGCCTTCTTAACTCAAGAAGACTATGGTAAAAACTTCTTCTCTGAAGAAAATAAACTGTCTATCGAAGAATATCGCAGATACTGGATTGCTGCTATGAAAGAAACGGTAAGCTTAGCAAATCGCGTTGAAGATAACATTCTTATCGGTTCGGCGACAACACTTTATCCAAAAGTTAAAAACATCCCCCAAGGTTTTACCTCTGATAGCTGGCTCACCGCACAGGCTGTAAATGGTTTGGTAAAATATGCCGACAAGATGAAGAAGGCCGGCACGCCAATCGACTTCAAGGCTTATTCTGACCGTCTTTTTGATGAATTGGCCGTTATTAAGACAAAGCATTATGCAGACTACTTCCTTGGTGTTCAGGAATACACCAACTGGGCTAACTCTATTAATCCAGAGACTGGTTTGCCGTTCTGCTGTTCGGGGCCGGGAAGAGGATCTGCCGGGGCAAGCCTGGTACTGTTCTGTATCGGTATCACCCACAATATAGACCCTGTAAAATACGACTTAATGTTTTCTCGTTTTCTAACCATGGATAGAAACGAGCCGCCAGATATCGATTTGGATTTTAGCTGGAAACACCGGCCACTTGTTATCCACCATCTTGAAGAAGTATACGGCGAAGACCATGTGTGTCATATTGGTGCATGGACAACAGAATCTATCTATACAGGCATTAAAGACTTTGCGCGCGTACTTGCAAAACCGGTAAGCGTCGCAGATAAAATCAATAAAGAGCTGCAGGCGATTTGCAACAAAGATCCTAAAGCATGTTTCAAGATGTTCGATGACATGAAGGAGTCCAATCCTGATGGGTATAAACGTTTTAAGGCTCTTGAGGAAAGCGAACCGCAAGTGTTTAAATATGCAAGACAATGCGAAGGTGTTATCCGCCAATGGACAACTCACGCATCTGGCGTTATTGCATGTCCGGAAACCCTTATCGGCTTAATTCCTACTAGATATGATAAGAGCGAAAATACCACAGTTGCCTTGTTTAGCGGAGTGGAATGTGAAAAAGCTGGGCTTATCAAATTTGATGTCCTTGGTCTAAAGACGCTTGATATTGTAGAAGGGACATTATTATCCATCGGCAAGGATTTCGAATGGCTTTATAATACTGTTACAATGGACGATAAGAAAGCTTTTAAGATGATTTGTGAAGGCAAGACGGAAGCCATGTTCCAAATTGAGTCCGATATGATGAAGGGGCTGGTAAAAAACATTCAGCCAACAAGCATAGAAGACCTTTCCGCTCTTGTGGCGATCGGTCGACCGGGGCCACTATCAGTAGGTGTAGATAAAGACTATGCCGATTGGAAAAAGCACCCTGAAAATATAAAAGAATATTTGCCAAATATTCAAGATTTTCTTGTCCGTTCTCATGGAACAATTGTCTACCAAGAACAGTTGATGCAGATATCTATGCGCTGTTTTGGTTTTAATCAGGCCCAGTCCGATAGCATAATGAGGAAAATTTTGGGCAAGAAAAAGGTAGAGCAGCTTCCTATGCTACGCCGCATTATGATATATGGAATGAAATCCGGCAAGGGGCCGGACGGATGGAGAGAAAATGAAGATTCTGTATGGTATGACGAAGATGGCCATTATGGTGATCCGATTTGTGGCGGCATTGCATTGGGGTATAATAAAGAACAAATCGAAAAGTTCTTTAATGATATCCAAGGGTTTGCCTCATATTGTTTTAACCTTGGGCACTCGTTGGCGTATGGGTATATCGCACTACTTTCTGCATACCTTAAAGCACACTATCCGTCCCAGTTTATGGCCTCTGTAATCTCTATGGCCAACGACGACGACAAGAAAGAGAAGTACATGAAGACTTGTGAAGACCTCGGTATCAAAATCACACCGCCGGATGTCAATCTCTCTAAAGAAGGCTTTACTGCAACGAGCGACAAAACTATCTCCTATGGTCTTTCCTCTATAAAAGGAATTAAACAGACAGCAGATATTATTGCCAATGCGCCTTATAAAGACCTCAAAGATGCGTACGAGCGTATTCCGAAGAAGTCCTTTAATAAGAAAGTGGCGGAAGGGTTAATCAAGGCCGGCGCCTTTGATTTTGCGAATAAAAACCGAAAAGAGCTTCTGAACGAATATATCACGCTTTCCAATCAGGGAAAGACGAAGAGCCAGCAGCGTGAGCTTTTGGAAAACACCACGTACGACAAAATGGATTGTATGCAGATGGAAGTAGAAACGCTTGGCCGTTCTATCACATACGAACCTGCATGGAAAGGCGCTCTTGCCGGGGAACGTCTCTCTGGTAATTGCACACTCAAGAGCATTAAGCACCATATTACAAAATCTACCAAGAAACGTATGGCCATGCTCACTGTAATCAATGAGACTTATGCGATTGAAGCGTTGCTTTTCCCGAAAGAATATCCTAAATACGTTAATCTCTTGAATAACTACGAGGATGGACAACTGGTGTATATTGAAGGTGCGATGGATAAAGAAGGCAAGAAGCTCATTATCAATAGCATCAGCGCACCGCAGATTGAGAATCAGGAGCCGGAAAAAGCTGTTAACAATACCGGCATGCCAGTATTCAACTTTGACCCATTCGACTTCAATGCTGCGTAATCGCCTCAAAAGCAGGTAATATAGGAATCGTACCCGTCAAGTTAACCTGTCTAGCAGAAAGGAAAATGCATGATGGAAAAAACGAATCAGGTAACGATTCAGAAATCTATCGAAGCTTCTCTCAAGGTTCTTGAGACTGTAGGTGACCCCACGGTTGTGAGTGAAGCCAAGAAGATTGAGGCGAATGTCAACAAAATGGTTGATATTAACCGCCCGATGGTAGAGGCTTACGCTGAAGAGCTGAAAGCTTTTGACCAGAGCCTTGTTGCTAAGTATGGCATGAAGGCGGCCCGTGTTATTGAAGCTGCAATTCTTGTAGCACTGGCAGTAAAAAATTTTTATCTGGGCTGATCTGCCCAAAGAAACCAGACCGGAGCAATCCGGTCTTTTTTCTATGCTGCAAAACGGGCGGTAATATCTGATAGAAAGGCGGTGGGAAAATGAGGCCAACAATTCTTAGTGATAACCCATATATCCGTGAGAACCGAGAACTGATTAACAGAATTCGCGAGATTTGCCATGCGGGCGGCGATACGGGGCGCGCTCTTTATGAACAGATTCCGGAATTTGAACACAGTGAGGGACCGAACGGCGAATGGATATACTTAAAACCCGTCAAGGACGGTTTTTATGGGTGGGCTATTCCGGACTGGGGAGAATAATTTGTAGCAATTTTCCAGAAAAACTTTTATCAGCCATGTTTATATGGAAAAGACCTTCCGTAATGTCGGTGTGAGATTGAGCAAAACAGTATACTTCTCTTTCTAACGCATCTTCACTTACAGGAAAGAGGTGGCAAAAGTTTTGTTTAAGCAACTTCTTAAAATGCTTTTTTGTGAAAACGAAGAAGCTAGTTTGTCCAAGGTGCTTACGGCCTTATATTTTTTGCTGTTTGCGGGCGTAAGCATCTATCTCGTAGTCTTCAATATTCATTGGCAGAGCTATGAGATTTTCGCAGCCTTTGCCGGCGGTGGTGGCGCTGTTGCACAGGTTTCGCACAAATTCATAAACAGCAAGTACAATTCGGTTCCGGGCGGTTTTGAGTCGAATCAGGTCGACCGGAAGTAAACCGAGAAGGATTTTTAACATGAGAACTGAATTTTGGAATGAGCTCGAAGAAATCGCGCTCGAAGCCAAGGAAGCTCTCTGGTGTCAGGCTGAGACGGAAGATGTGGATATTACAATCAGCGTCTTCCGTCAAAGTACTATTTTTGAAGACTATCATATTGTAATCGATGAAGAAGCGAAGCTTATCGTCGTGGACGAGAACTTTAAAAACAGTGGCGCCGATATTCGAGTGGCAGTCATATCTGACCATGGCGATATTAACGAAGACCAGATGCAGACATTGGCTGGGGCACTCGCCGTACTGGTAGATGTGCTCGATATTGAATTTGACGATGGGCATATTTTCCTGCCAGACTGTTTATCTACGGAAGAAGTTCTGGAGATAACAGAATGGTATTTGGAAAATGGTTTTGAATAAGCCGCTTTTTGGAGGGGCACATAATGGCAGTAAAAACGATTGAGGTTGTAAGCGACCGCCCGCTTAGCTCCGTAGAAATGGCAAAGATCCAGGGTATCCTGGTAGAATCAAAATGCGAATACGAATCTCTCAGAAACTCTATTGATGGAGTAACCGGTTTTGACGGCGGAGTAATTACAATCGGCTCCGGCATTGGCTACAGATCATATATTGAAGTTTGAGAGCATACAAAAAGAGCGGCGGCCCATTAAGTAAATAGGCGCCACTCTTTTTGCGTAGTAGAGCTAAAGTAGTTTTCAAGGAGGAAATAAACGCTTGTCTTAAAGACACTCGCACCTCCAATATTACCGGGATTTTCTCTTTTGATACCGGATAGCAACAAAGCATGTAAGGAAATATTTTTTAGAGGTAACACGAATGGCTGTAAAAAGCATATACAAAGAGCTTTTAGATATGGCTCAGGATTCTCAAGTTAATGACGATATGGATATTGATATAATGGAGCCTTTTTTGGGCGACATGGCAGATATCATGTCCAACTACGATGAAAGCGAAAGTAAAATTGCCTACTTACCAATAAAAAGGCATTACATTGAACAAAATGGCTTAAGATATGATATTAGCGGCATTCTCTCTTATGCAGTTAGAGATGGAATACCGAAAAACATTCTTGATGAATATATAGATGGGGAGTTCTTTAATGATTATCCCGTAGCGGTTTCTTTTCTTATGCGGCGGGATGACTACATAAAAATGCAGCGGGAAACATTCACCAATGGCCTTTACAATATCCTGCGATTCAGCCGGGGGATGCATAATGTATTTTCAGCCGGCCATATCGTAACGGTATATGGTGACTCGGAAAATGTAACAGTTATTGCCGGCTTTAGTAAAGAAGGGGACGAGTTAGATGATTGATTATATTAAGAGCGCAAAAAGACTGGCCACCGAAAACGATAATACGTTACATATGCATATTGAATGTGTAGACAACGGATATATACTACATTCTCGGAATAAGTTTTTTGACTCGGATGAACTGCGAAAAATCACCGACGGTAATATACAGGTAAAAATGTTAAATCCTTTTCATCCGTATGAATCAGACTGGTTTATTCCTGCACCTGGTAGTGAAGCAAGGAAACTAATTCTGGAGTCAAATTTATACCTCTTGTTTCTGAAAATCTTAGGGAAAACGGAAAACAGGGCGTAATAACCCGAACAGTAGAGTAGCAGTAATAGGCCGGAGGGCCTTGGAGGAAAAGACTTTTGGAAATTAAAAAGGAATATAACCAGTCTCTTGAAGAGACGTACGATGATTGGAAGTATCGCATTATCCTTGGAAAAAGAGACGGTAAGGTAGATATGAGCTGGGATGAAATCATCTCTATGCTTGGCCTTACCTGTTCCAATGATTATTTACGCAAAATAGCCGCGGGCATTGAGGGGTATCGCAATTATTTGCGAAATAGAAATGAAGAGACCTTAGAGAATGCACCGCAGTCCGCCATTGATGCTATTGACGATAAAGAGTTCCAGCTCCGCCGCCAAAAGATGCGTATGCAGGATCAGAAGCGCGAGCTTAATAAGAAACTTCGTGAATGGGCGCGGGCTGAACATATTCAGGAAGAGTTTATTAAGGCTGTTAAAGACCTGCCAAAACTTCCCGAAGTTAATCCCATTAATAAGATTAATGGCGATAAAGAAGGCATACTGATGCTTTCCGACTGGCATGCCGGTATGGTGTCAGACAATGCGTGCAATATATTTAATACCCGCGTTCTGCAGGAAAGAGTACAGACGCTGGTGGATAAGACCATAGAGGCATGTGTCTGTCATAATATCAGTAAGGTACATATTTTCTGTCTCGGCGATATGGTCAACGGACTTATCCATGTGACCACACGCATTAACAACGAGGAAGACGTTGTTAAACAGAGCATGTTGGTGGCCGAACTTATCTGTAAGGTAATCAATGAGCTGTTGGAAGTGGCAGATGTTGAATTGTACTGGAGTCGTGGCAATCATGACCGCGTAGTAGCTAATAAAAAAGAGTCAATCTGTACCGAGAGCTTTGCGGATATGATTCTCTGGTATATCAAAGCAAGGCTTGAAAATACAGACGGGCTTTCCTTCCATGAAAATGAGGTGGATGATGAGATTGTCGTGGCAGACGTACTGGGTAACACTATATTCGCTGCCCATGGCCATAAAGATAAACCGACAAAAGCCGTGGAAAATCTTTCACTTCTCTTAAAGAAGTTCCCGGACATGGTTTTATTGGGTCATTTTCATAGCGCAGCAGAACGAGAAGTGCAGGGCGCGGAAGTTATTGTAAATGGTTCGCTCTGCGGAACGGATGGGTACGCATTTAGTTTGCGGTGTACAAGTCACCCGGTTCAGAAGTTCTTAGTAATGAGCGAGCAAGGGCGAGAATGTACATATAATATTCGCCTCGATTAACAATACATAACACATCATAGCTCGTCGGCAGCGGTAATATTGCTCATGAAATAACATACTTCAAAATATGTTAGGGGCTAAGGCTAGAGCGAGGGGCATAAGCCTTGTGCAAGAAAACACTCCAGAGAATAACACGATATGTAAGGGTGTGTGATTTTATGGAGCTTGAAGCGGTTGGGCAGATAGTTGGCGTACTTGGATTTTTGGGAACCGTATTTGGCTTTCTGTTTAAGACATACGGGAAAATCCGGGACTATCTGAACACACAGAACAATTTTCAGGAGCGACTGGAAAACAAGACTGTTGAAATGAAAGATACTATGGCTGGCCTAAAAGAGGACGTTGCCAAAATTCGAGAGTCGGATATGGTCCAGTCGGAAGGATTGCAATGTGTGCTCAGAGAACAGTTGCTTAAAAACATGGAGCCGTGCATAATTAACGGTAAGGCGGACGACCATACACGAGAGAATGTTGAGCATATGTATGTTGCTTATCGGGCTCTTGGCGGCAACGGTATGATCGAAGCAATGTATAAGCAGTTTGGCAAGCTTCCGCCCGCTTAAAAAATGGCGTTCGTAATTCGAGCGTCGCAAAATATTATACCAAATAAAAATAAGGCAGGATATATGCCTTATTTTTTTATGCTATGAGCGCCATAAAACAGCATAAGTAGGCTGTAATAAGCGGACTGTAAGACTATTAATAAGCATAACTATAATACACACAGATAAAATGCTATAAAACGTAGGAGCTGTAGGAGGAATCCGTAAACAATGTCAATGACAAGTATTAAGCAAATAAATGGCGGCAAAGAACTTCAAGGCGATGTTCACGCCCTGTTAAATATAGTTGGAAAAGATAAGGAAGCGTTCTTTAATGAAATACTGAACTGGCTTTTGTCGGAAGCGCCGCAGGATTTTAATCCAGAAATTCTTAAGAGCAGCAAGCTGGTTAAGCTGGTTAGTTCGGCAGTAATGGTAAATAATGAAGAGCCTGAAAAACCATATCTTAGCTTTGTGGAAGAAAATAATGAACCATTTACGCTAAAAACTAACGGTAAAAACTGGGATGGTGCCTTAGAATACTCGACAGACACAGAAAATTGGTCAGAATGGGACGGTACTGAGGTTAGTTCTTCTAATGACGGAAAATTGTATTTAAGAGGAACGGGCAATACTGTAATTTCGCAAGGCTTACCATTTATTTTTACGGATAATAAGAGAATCCAATGTTTTGGTAATATAGAAAACTTGTTGGACTATCAAGCTGTTATAGTAGGTAATCACCCAACAATGAGTCAAAGTTGCTTTGACTCATTGTTCTGCGGGTCGTGCCTTATTACAGCGCCAGAATTGCCATCAACAGATTTAGCTTCAAACTGTTATAGTTTTATGTTCTATGAATGCACACTCCTTGAAAAAGCGCCGCAATTACCTGCTATAAATCTACAAGATTATTGTTATGCTGTTATGTTCCAAAATTGCACCGCTCTTAAAGAAGCTCCTGAGTTACCTGCAACAGAGATGCATGAACTCTGCTATGGAAATATGTTTGCAGATTGTACATCTCTTATTAAACCACCAACTCAACTTCCTGCGTCGGCATTGGCGTCAAACTGCTATAACAGCATGTTCAGAAACTGCACTTCTCTTGCGGGTAGTATTCATTGCCCTGCTTCTACTGCATCAGATCCTAACAGACTTGATGCTAGTACAGATAATTTACCCGCTAATACTGCTACCGTAGTATATGACTTGTAAACAAAGGAGTATTTTTATATGCTTTCACTAGCTCAGACCATAAAAGATTTAAAAAATAATATAGTAAATATCTTAAACACCATGGCACCTAAAACATATGTCGACAAAAAGGTAGCTGATTTGGTTAATGGAGCGCCGGCACAATTAGACACCCTGCAGGAATTATCCAAGGCTCTTAACAATGACAAAGATTTTGGAGCAACTGTTAATAACGCCATTGCTAAGAAACTGGATTCAGCTGGCGGCACCATTACAGGTAACTTAACGGTAAAAGGTACTTTGACGGCTAAAGCGTCCACGGCCGGTACAGCAGATAGAGCCTTAAAAGCTGATACATGTACGGGTAACGCAGCTACAGCTTCCAGCGTGTCCTGGTCCGGCATAACAAATAAGCCGACCAGTTTTACTCCGACGATTGCAGCAGAAGTAGCAGGAACAGCCCCCGCTGCTGGCCAAATCGTGAGAGTAAATAGTCTCGGTGCTCTGATTACCAATGATTTGCTGAAAACGGTGCGCGCTGCAGGAACCGATGCTGATATCAGTAAGTTAGTTGCTGAACCTATTTCCATGAAGGAAATGTTTTCAAACTGGCAGAGAATCAGCTGCGCGGCAAATGGCCAGAATCAAAACTCGAACAGCAGTGACCAAACCACAGCCCGTGCTTGTTACTATTATGACGACAACACCAGAACCATTGTGTGCCCCAATAACTCTGACCCGTTCTCGGCATTTGTTAGCTCAGACAGTTATGCTCCGGATTATCGAATAAAATACCAACTTACAGGACGCGACGGTGATGACGACGGTCTCTGTTTTATAGCAGGATTTATGGTGGATAAAGCTGGTAAGTTCCATACACTTACGGTTTGGCGTATGGGCGACAATGAAACGCAAGCTCCTGACCCGATTTCAGACTACAAGGCATCGTCCCATCAGGCTCGTTTTGCTATTTGCTACGATGTATACGCCGCCTGGATGCCGCAAAGTCCCAATGGAATCGTATTAGCGCGCACGGTTGCGCCACTTAAAACCGACTGGTATACGAAAACATGTCTTTGCGAAGTTCAAAAAACTTCCACGCAAATTATTGCGAAAACGGCAGATGTCAACTCCACTGACATGAAGTACACGTTAACATTCACTTTGCCTTCTTCAAAACCCGCCGACTGGTCACAAGAAGCTTATGATAACATTAAATTCATGATGCAGAATTCTTCTCAAATCGGTTTTGGTACGCAATCTAATCCATGTTCATTTAAGATTTTGGAACAGACTGGGTCAATTACGGCTATTACAGTATACAACGTAAACACTGGTAAAAAGCTTACGTATATGAACGGAGCAAAGCAGAGCGAAGTTGATGACAGCAATGTTCTAACTCCTGGATGTTTCTTGTATTCCACGATTACTAAGAAGTTGTTCTACGTTAAGAATAAGGATATGGTAGTTCTTATCGACAACGGCGGAGAAGATATCCTAACTAACAAAAATATCGTTAAAAACGGTACGCCGACAAAAGATGTCTCGTTAAGGTACGAGACGGAAAACGGTAAAAACGTCGTAATTCCTTACGTAGATGGAGTAAAAGTACCGTTATCTGCGAATACTTGGGATTCCATTACAGGTAAACCATCAACATTCGCACCATCCAGTCATAGTCATGGTTGGGGAGAGATTAGCAATAAACCGGCACAAGCAACGAGATGGCCGACTTGGGGCGAGGTATCAGAAAAGCCTACCTCCTTTACGCCTGCTGCACATAGCCATGGATGGGATTCTATTACAGGCAAACCATCGACTTTTGCGCCCTCCGGCCATAGTCATGCATGGGATTCCATTACGGGTAAGCCGTCAACATTTACGCCATCTAGCCATAACCATGCGTGGAGTAATATCACTGGCGCACCGGCCACGGCTACGCGTTGGCCGACCTGGGATGAAATAACAGGCAAACCCGCTACCTTCCCGTCTAGTGGTGGCGGTACAGCGTCCAGTGTGGCATGGAATAATATTACAGGTAAACCATCAACTTTTGCACCGTCCAGCCATGGTCATGCATGGGGAGAGATTAGTGGAGCTCCGGCGCAGGCGACCAGATGGCCGACATGGAGCGAAGTTTCCAGTAAACCCGGAAGGATCGTTACCGTTGCATCTTGGGATGCTAGTACGGGCGTTCTTCAGTTAAAAACCGTGTAAAGGATGTAGTCTATGTCTCTTATTATTTCTGACGGCGAGCCAAAAGATATACAACTAAATGGAACCGCCGTAAAAGAAGTTTGGTTTGATGGCAAAAAAGTTTGGCCTATCTTTGCCGTTATTATAGATGAATACACTGTAACTGGCACTCTTATCACGAAAGACTATTGGTACACTACAATCGAAGAATGCTCCGGAGAATGTTATCAAGATCCTCACGGCAGTATGTCAGACCGGAACTGCGACTGTTATGGCAGAGAAGGATATGAGCTTGCTACCTGCTATAGGCTGGAGCTCACATTTAGTGGCAAGATAGATCACCTTCCGATAAAATATATTTCCAAATCTGGGGCTACAGTAATCATAGAGGCTAATAAGCTAAAGCACGACAAAGATAAGAATACCTACACCCATGAGTTCGATACTATGGATACCCTTGAAGAAATTCAATCCATATATCCAGATACGGGCGTAACAGACTATAGCATTATTAAGTCCTGCGATATTACGGAACAAAAATATGAGGCACCAGAACTAGATTGTGATTGTGGTGAAGAAAACTGTGAAAACGACTGTATAAATTGTGTGAGTGATGACTGCCTTAGTGATATGGGTGACTGCGATTGTGCGGATTGTTCCGACTGTGATATGGACTGTGATATGGACTGTGGTTTGGATTAATATAAGGAGCCGATATGATAATAAAAAGAATATTTCTTATGCTTGGCCCGAAATGCAACCTTCAATGCAAGTATTGCTTGCAGCATGACATGGTGGATCATGACAGTACCATAGTCAAGCCGGAAGTGAAAGAATGGATACAAAGCAAGGTGCCGACAGATTTTGACGCACCTTTAACCATTACGTTTTACGGTGGCGAGCCGTTGGTCTATTGGGGCGCTATTAAAGATGTCGTGCAGAGTATTACCGGTAACGTCAACTACGGCATAATTTCTAATGGCAAGCTCATGACTCCCGATAAAGTCGACTTTATTAACGATTACGATATCGGCGTGGCAATCTCGTGGGATGGCGCTAACGTAGAAGAAACCCGTGGCTATGATGCTGTCAAAAGCAACCCAAATATCTTAGATATTAAACGGCTAAGCTTTTCAGCAGTGCTTAGCTCGCATACTTATCCGAGAGATTTTTTAGACGAACTTGATCCGATCATGGGAACGTATAGACGAATTCATGGAAATTCTCCTGGGGTTAATATAGATACGATAATGGACTTTGGTAATTGTGGTGAATTACGCGAGATGGATTGCTCAAAAATTGAAGAGCAAATGCGTTACATAATTCAAAACAAAAAAAATAATTCAGCCTATTATCGTATCGTTAACCGCTGGCAGAAGCGATATGTCTTTTACCGCAAATACGTAGACAAGACGCCTCTTTGCGGTAACGGCTATGCCGTATGGAACGTAGACGTTAACGGCGATGTATATCGTTGCCATAACTGCGGCGAAAAAGTCGGCACAATATTTGAACCTCCTGAAGTCGTGCTGGACAGGGTAAAGAAAATGGATCCAACATACAAAAACTATCAGGAAAAATGCAAAGATTGTCCGGCACAGCCTCTATGCCGCAGCGGCTGCCCGCTAATAGATTCTCAAGGAAGAGAAGACTACTACTGCGACATTAAAAAGGCATTCTTATATCCTTTAATCGAAGATATGAATGTGCCTAAAGAAACAGGAAGGATAATACATATTGGATAATAGTATAGTTAGAAAGCAATCCGCTTATGTACCGCAAGAGCAACTCATCTTAGGCAATGTGCTTGGAAGTGCACACTATGGACTTGCGGATGAATGGTCTGATCAGGACGTATGCTATCTACTGATGCCGTCTAAGCAAGACTTAATCCGCGGACGAAAACCTCAGCGCCTGTTGTTTATGGATCAGTGCGACGTCAGTATGTTTGACATTCGCAGCCTTATGTTCTTTATCGCTGAAGGCGATATTAATAAACTAGGACTGCTCTTTAACGATGACTGTATGTATGTAGCTCCCCAGTTTAAGGATTTTGTTGACCAGCTTGTTGCGCGGCGAGAAGATTTAATCAATACTATATCGCCGTCCATACATGCTTGGGCTTTAAATATGTTTGAGTATAAATTGGGACAAATCCATTACTACAAGGACACCGAAGAGAAATACAAGCAGTTCGGTTACAATACGAAGAATGTGGCGCAGGCTATTTATTATATCCGTATAGCCATGCAGTATTTCATCAACCGTAACTACAGCGTAGAAAATCCTATGCTAAAAGCCTATGATTGCTCCGGCTTTCGCGATGAAATCCTAGATATCAAACACGGTAAGTACTCGGAAGAGGAGGCTGTAGCTATAGCTGAAGCAGAATACGCGAAATTAATCGGCATTACTAACTTAGGAAGAAACCATAACGTAGGTTGGGTTAATCAGCTGGTTTACGACGAAATAGAAAAAATGTTAGGAACGTGACGAATCATGCTAACCTTACCTCAGATAATAAAAGACTTATTATCTAAAGCTAAAACCATTAGTAATAATATCACAGAAACTTATATTAAGAATTTAATCACTACGGAAATAGAGCGCTCTATTTCTTCTTCTACTGATGGGCCATTATATTTAGCTATTAAAAACGCGGCTTTTACCAACCTTCCTCCCAAAATTGGTTATGGCAAAGAAAAGACGCTTACAATCACCCCCGTCGGTGGACAGTTAAAAGTAAATATCCCCTCACAGGCAATATACTTAGGTGGATTCGGCAGTATTATCCCCGCGCAAACAATAAGCCTGCCAGCTAATCAGGATAATTACATTTATGTAGTCCGCGACGCCGCCGACTATACAAAAGTAAGCTTTGAGATTTACGACCACTTACTTGGCGGAAAAGATAAAGATATCCACTTTACCCGTATTCTTTGCGCCCGCTTTAAGACGGATGGTTCTAAGGTTATTGAACAGGAGGCGTTCGAGACAGCGAACTATTCCTGTTTTTAATAATATACATGGAGAGATTTTATGTTAACGCTACCATTAACCTTAAAAGATTTAAAGAATTCTATAGGAACAGCGTACACTACGGTTACAAACGCCACCTTCCTAAATCGCATTAAAAATCGCATTAAGGAATCCATCAACACGAATTCCTCATCTGGTGAAATATACAATGCTGTTAAGGATGCAGCGTTTACAAATTTGCCGCCCAAAATCGGCTATCTCGACGAAAAGACTGTCCCGATGTACGCTGCTTACAATATGAGCAACATGGCCGTGACCGACTTACCCTGTTGGATTACTTCGGACTTGGAAGGGAGAGAGATTACCTATTTTAGAGCGTCTCAGGACGGAGCGCATGGCCTTCAGATATATCGCGCCTTTAGAAGTAACTTATCTGACACGAACGGCTATACTGTAGAAAATCAGCCACTAGCAATAACGATTGATGGCGTAGATACAAAGTTTAATCGTGTATATGGTATCTCTAACGATTATATTGTCTTACAGGCAGAAAATGGAAAACGCTACCATTTTGCTACTTACTATTCTTCCAATACGGACAACTGGAAGTTAATGCGAGAGGTTACTCATTTTAATAGCTACGGCGATGTAATGGATATACTTTGGTTCGATTCGGTAAAAAGATACCTTGTTGTATGCCAAACTGGACAGGGAATGGTATATCTCGTTGCAGATGAAAATCTGAACGAAATGTATCGCGATATGGTCTTTGACTTTACGAAGTTTCACCATAGCGGCAAACCAACTTGGACGTATCATTATAGCACGTATGGCAATACGGCTTCTGCAGCATATATACCAGACCAGAACCGGCTGGCAACCGTATTCCGAATGGATGCGAATGTCAGAGAAAACGGCTTTGTCATTTACAACTCGGATATGGCGCATCATCCATTGTATTGTAATACCATCAGTAATTTTACCCCAGACAAACTACTGACGAATCATTACTTCGCTACGGCGCAGTGGGATACCCCGTTAGCCACTTATTACGATGCGGCAAAGTGGGATTGGTGGGGCGACAATACGGTTAAGATGGCTACGGGATTAACCAGTCGTGGCACAGAATACTGTCAATATGACTCGCTGAATAAAATGTTTTATTACACACATGGTGTTCGCGACTGGGCCGGCGTATATATCAAGCGTATCGCCGTTGAAAACCTAAGTTCAAGGGCTGGCACTCGTTTTTTGGATGACAACGCTGGACAAGGATGGAACTGGCAAACGCCAGACACTTCTCCGTGGGCCAAGCAAACATATGCCCCTTCCGTGATGTATGACTCTATCGTTTTGCGTGCGCAGTCTAACAAGTACGGCGGTGCGTGGAATAATATTATTATTGCGCCGGAGGCGACATCCAACGCAAATATACTGGCTGTTACGGCAGGCTCGTGGGCTGTAGGTGGTGGCGATATAACAAATATTGACTGGGCCGCTGGGTATGGGCGTTATTCCTGCACGAAGGAAAACTTCAATACTAAAGATGGCGTGTCATGGTATCAAATTCTGGAAGAGAATGGATACTACAATGTTTACCGTCTGGATTATAAAGCTCGTAAGGATCAGGTTGGCAATACTTACAACGACAATGTGTATCGTCCCGCAAGCCCTATAGCTAAATTTAAAAAGACTCTTAACTTTGTTGGAGGCATAACGTCATTTGGTTCTTGGGCTTTTAGAAGCGCATCTTTTGGCGGCGGTAATAAGCTCATCATCTTCGGGCGCATTTCAAGCAATTATAAATGTGTGAAGAATAGTGAAGACAAGTACGTTCCGCAAGACGAGAACGCTATGCCAGCCTATTATATTATCTCGGAAGATGGAAACTATTACAAGGTAGATTTACCGCAAAACATGCGCGACTGGTATTTATCTGAAGCAAGTGACCGATGGCCATATATCCGAAATCCAGATTGGGTTAATCGCACGCCCTTCTTGGATAGTGATGGTCTGACGCTCTATTATAATAGTCATGAGTTCTATCATGGTAATGGCGATTACTGCTTCGCTGGTTGGAGAGTAATTTTTTCTTCCGACCTTAAGACTGCCACGAAAGTTGATTCTGTAGCTGCAGGTGATGGCACATGGTGTGGCATCGAAGTTCTTGGTTGGAATAAGCGCTTCGGTTATTACCGTACCCGCACCAGAAACCGTACAGGCTCTTTAATTGATACCAGTGCTACAAACCCGGTTAATGTTATTAATCTTGGTGGCGACGTAAAAACATATACCATTAATAATAGTGGCTCGGTAGGTCTAATTGCTTATATTCAGGCAACGCCTATTTATCTCGGCGGCTATTACAGCGTGCTGCCCGCTACGGAAGTATACTTAAAAGCCAATAGCGATAATTACATTTACTTATCCAGAGATAAATTGGACTACCAGAAGATAAACGTAGAGAATTACGACCATTTGCTAGGGGCGCAGAATAATGATATGGGCATTAACTTCTCCCGTATCCTTATCTCGAAGATAACTACGGATAATAAAAGTGCTACGAGTCAGGAGTATTTTAATATCGATTATTATGGAGCAAGCAAGTCATGATGTCACTAGCACAAACAATAAAGCATTTAAAAAATACGATAACGAATTATACTAACTTTATCAATAGCAAGTCTATCGAGAACTTCGCTACCACTAAGATAGTCAATTATATTAACGGAACTGAAGGCGGCGCAAAATCTATCCGCAATATGATTAAAAATAGAACGTTTAAAAATTTGCCGCCGAAAATTGGCTACTTCAATGAAACCACCGTACCGTTAATTGCTAACTTCAATATGTCGATTAACGCGGATGCTCCGTGGGTAATTTCGGACGACCAAGGACGAGAGCTAATGTATTTCCCTGCGAAGGGGAGTCCTACGGACTCGGTTAAGGTATTCAGAGCATACCGCATGAGCACAGGTTCAGGCTTCATCTATGAAAACGAACCGATAATTCCAGGCTACCTTGAAAACGACGGCAAATATCTAACCAACATACGTGGACTAGGCAATCAATACATGGTTGCTATCACAACGGGCGGAAGGGTTCATATCATTAATACTTTTGGTGAGCCGGATACATGGACGTTAGAAGCAGATATTACCGATTTATACAACTCTGTTCCAGATATTCGCCTGAGCGTTATCTACTTTAAGGAATATGGTACGATTTACATTCCCGGCACTGTAGGAGATGGCCATAATATTGGAGGCCGATTATACAAGGTATCTACTGGCGAGCTAATAAAGACAGATAAAATCTTTGATTTTGTACAGGTAATTGGAGAGCAAAACTCAAACATAAAAACGATGTATGCTGAAATAGGAGACGCTGCCGCGGTTTATAACGAAGCAACGAGCGAAATGGCTTGGCTTGGACGTAGCTATATTCAATGGTACAACTCGGATAACTCGGTAAGTGCAAATTATCATTCCATGTTAGTGCTGTGCGACTGCCCCAAAGAGCATTTTATGGATGGACGAGAGACGTTAGTTAATAAAATACCAAACAGCGAATATAAAATACAAGCGCACAAAAGAGGGTTATGCCCGCGAGGAGATAGCGGAATGAGGCACGCTACGTACGACTCGATGGAAAAGGTAATTCGAACCGTTTATCGATATCAGAGTTCAGATTCAATTGATTTGTTTACCAGAAGTGCTACATCTTCAGTAAGTCATGCCTGTGATTACTTCTTAGGCGGACTTGTCACATCTGGTATTCAAAGCTCTGATGCTGCGCCATGGGCTAAACGAATGATGCAGCCTGTGGTTTATAACGACGATACATATTTGTATGGCATAAGTAAGAAATATGGCGGACAGCGTATCCATGTGGATTTTGTGACAGACGGCAACGGATTGTGCAATATAACAGCGGGAACGTGGTGGCTGTCCGGGTCGTATGGGGATTGTGGAGACTTGTCCTTACCTCTGATCTCTTGTGTTAAAACAGAGGACTCGTCTAAATTTTATTACACCGACGACAGCAATATTGTAAGGGAAGTACGTACAGAAAGCTTTACCGCTGACGACTACGCACGAAACGGTAGACGGTATTTAGTTAATACCGACATTAAGGCCCCATCGATTCCAACGGGTTATTTCATTAAATCGAGGATGTATAATCCTAAGTGGAATAAATGGTTCTTTATATCCGAAAAGAGTGGTACAGCTTTAGTTGGTGATACTTTCCTATTAGAATACGATATCGCAACTGGAGCATGGACTGAACATTGGGATGAACGACCACAGTCGTGGCTGGATGCTGCGCAAGCCTCTTTAGGCAGCTTGGGTAATCGTTCGGGATGCAGCGTATCGTCAAATGCATTCATTGATGATGATGGTACCATGTATTTTAAAATATGTTTTAATTACATCGGTGGAGCAGGAGATGCGCACCTAATAAAATTGACTCGCACTGGAACTAACTATACGATGACGCCAGTTGGCGGCGCGGTAATGTCCGGCACTTACGCTTCCAACCATCATATGTTTGGCTGGAATAACAAGTATCATTACTTCTTTGCGTGGGGGTCAGTAGTAGGAACTACGGAATCTCGAATTTATTCTACTAGGCATTGGGGAGATTCACCAGACAAGCCTAACGGCGCAAAGTCATTATTTGAAGACGGTGATTACTATACTTGGCGTTTTGTATGTGCCAGCGCTACTGGTATGGTTTGCTATCTGCAGGATACTCCGGTATTCTTAGGCGGTTATTTTTCTACGGTTCCCGCTAAGGAAATTCCACTTAAACCGAATTCTGCTAACTATATCTATTTCCATAGAAATAGTGATGATTACAAGGTAGTAGACGTAGAGGTAACACAGTCGCCGCGAAATGATGTGGACGGTTTTAACCGTATCTACCTTACCAAGGTGGTAACCAACGCTGACGGTCCTGTATCACAAGAATATAATCAGATAGATAATTATCATAAGAAAAAGTAAAGTTTTGACATCTAGTCACCGATGTAACCAAATCTCAAACACAAAGGTAATATACCCCTTAGATGGGTACGACAAAATGGGCGGTCGTTTTTGGCCGCCATTGTTATGTCTGAAGAAAGGAAAAGGTAATCATGGATACTAAAACCTACAACGTAAATCTTAAAGCTAAGAAAACTTCTTGGGGAGGGCTTGCTTTTAACTTAAGTAAAAACGGAAAATTACTGGGCGGAGTTAATAAGCCTATGGACAGTGAAATGGCTTTGATTTTGACTAATGAAAAACATTTAATGGATCAATTTTATAATCCGTACGAAAATTTGGAATATATTCCAGATGAATTTATCCTTGCGCCAGACTTAACTACTTGCCAAGAAATGTTTGCGTACGGAACAAGTTTAAAATCAATCAATTTATCTTTATTTGACACGTCTAATATGACAAGCTTATATTGGATGTTTGCATGGTGTGAATCTCTATTAGAAGTAGATGTAAGTAGCTTTAACACAAGCAAGGTAACACATTTCGGCGGAGTTTTTATGAATTGTCACGCCTTAAAATCGTTAGACCTAACCAGTTGGGATACATCAAATGGAAAGTTTTTTAGTAATATGTTTAGTCAATGCTACGAGTTAGAAGAGATTAAAGGAGTCATAGATATAACCAAAGCAGGCACTGGTTTTAGCGGAATGTTTGGAAACTGCGATAAGTTAAAACAGATTAAAATAAAAGCTACGCCAGACCAGCAACGATATTTCCGTAGCACAGCTGAGCTTAACTCCAGTACTGAAGTTATCTTTGTGTAACTCTTACACTTAAAGAAAGGGTAGATTAAATACTATGGACAATAAAACCTACGAAGTAAAATTAAAAGCTCTCAAGACCAATCCTGAAATTAATTGCCAGTTAAACGCTATGAGAGGAAAAAAGAAAGTAAGCGTCTTAAACAAGAAGATGGAAACAGATTTGGAGAGTATTTTCTTGACGGATACTAATCATATCGTTGCCAAAATACTTACAGGTAAAAGTTCGTACACAGGTACAGCATTTGATGTTAGATTTCGTTCCACTTCTAACTTAACTAATTTAAGTTGTGCATTTAAAGCATGTACACAGGTTAAACAAATTGATGTAAGTGGAATAGATGTTTCAAATGTCAAAACGTTGGAATATACATTCGGTTATTGCCGTAAGTTAAAATCTATCGATTTATCTAATTGGAATACGTCTGCGGTAACCAATTTTCATTGTATGTTTTCTAATTGCTTGGCTCTTGAACGAGTTGATGGAGTAATCGATATGACATCCATGCCTCGTTCCATAAATAACGATACGATTGGTTTCTTTGAAGTTATGTTCGACTCTAATGCTACAAATCTTCGCGGCGTAAAATTGAAAAATGTTCCGGATAACTTCATGGAAAATGTTACCATTCGTCGTGGAAGCAGTCCGACCATACATCCGGGATACCGCTGGTGCGGTTTTAACTCCCCTGACCAATTCGAAATAGTTTCCTGAGTTCTACGTACTGATGTAGCTGAACTTCGTATCCATAGGTAATATGTCCCATGTAAGGTGGCGCGAGGCGGCCATGTTCTTGCCGCCCGCACTATCTCTCACACATAAAACTTTATTTTCAAAGGAGAAATGAGAAATGTCTCTTACAAACCTCTCTCAGATTAAAGGTCTGAAAAATCTTCGCGGCGATGTAGACTTGCTCTTAAAGTCCTATGATGCTGCAAAAGTTGTAACTCAAATCGCTAAAGCAGAGGGCGAAGGCAACTACAATGTTGAGGAACTGCTCGAAGCATTGAAGTCCAAACTGGACGCTATCGCTGGCACAGGTGAAGGCCAGTCTCTCGACGCCCTCAAAAAGGCTATTGACGACCTGAAGAATAAGCCTATTAAAGCTTACACGGGCAACGCCGAAGAACCGGTAAAAGAGTATAAGCTCTTCGAACTGCCGGAAGATGCTCTCCTTAAGAGTGACGAGCTGGACATCACGGCTTATCAGAATGCCTTGGATGCACTGGTAGCTAAGCTGGCCGCCAATAAAGACCTTATCAATGCGGTTAAGGAACTGGTCGGCGAGCAGAGCGCTCAGGAACAGATTGCTGCCGCCATTAAGGCTATGGAAGATGCCTTAGCTCTTAAGGCTGACCAGGCCGACGTAGACAAGACCAGCGCTGCCGCTCAGGTACTTGATACTAAGGTTAAGGCTCTCGAAGAAGGTGCTGTGGCTGAAGTTCAGGACGTAGTAGCCCTGGGCGACCTTCAGGTAGCTCTCCCGATGACTAAGGAAGCTAACGACCGTCTGGTTCGTGTTTACGTTAACGGCGCTGTTTACTACGAAGGTGACGATTTCACCGTTGACCGCCAGAAAAAGGAAGTTAACTGGACGCTGACTGACTTCGAACTGACCAAGGCTATCGCCTCCAAGGTAACGGTTAAGTATTACGCTCCGTTGGGTTTGGGCGAAGAACCGTTTGACCCGTCGCTTATTCAGCTTGATGACTCTAAGATTGTCTTGACCCGTGAAGAGCCGGAAAAGAGCTTTAATGTAACCATCCCGGCCGACTGTACGCTGGAAGTAGTTCCGTCCGACCCGGAAGCTGTTGAAGTAACGGTAACGGAAGTAAAGTAAGCAAAATAAAGTTGGCGGCGCCCTGAAAACAGGGCGTCCAAGCCAACTTAAAGTGTATTTCATTAGAAGGTGAATGAATGGACTTCAGGAAGTTTTCAATAAAAACCAAGAGGATCTCAAAAGACGAAAAAGAAATCGGTATAAGCCTCAATGCATACAGGGAAGGTAAGATTGTTTCAAAGACAGGCTTAGATGTAGAAGTTTGTAACACTATTTTCTTTACGGACACCTGTCACAGCTTCCAGTACAATAATATATATTCTCTTGAGGAACTAAAGGTTCTCACTAGCATACCTAAATATAGAGTGAGTCCTAAGATTAAGGACGTTTCTTATATGTTCGGCAACTGCCGCAGCGTAGAGTCGATAGACACGTCTGCTTTTTATGGCATCCAGCCGAAGGACATGACGGGGATGTTCTTTTTCTGTCAAAATCTCAAATATCTAGACTTGACAGGGATAGATTTCTCCCAAGTCACGAGTTATAGAGTAATGTTTCATAGCTGCACTTCATTGCAGCGAATAGACGGAGTGTTTGACTTATCAAATATCAAGAGCAATGACGATCTTGAAAATCTAAACAATATGTTCAAGAAATGCCCGTCTACGCTAAAAGTGAAGTTAAGAAATATTCCAAGCAATTTCTATACCGCTATTAAACCTAAGAGAACAAGTGATTTTGGCAATGTGGTAGCGATGCCTTGTTCTCAGCGTATGGGATTGAAGCCTGAGCAGATAGAGATTGTTGAATAATAACGGAGAACATATTGACCATGAACAGACTCAAGACTTATGAGGTATTATTAAGGGCGTTAGATAATACCTCCCTAGCCACAATTGATATTAGTGTAAACAAAAAAGGAAAAAATATTTTCCAACGCACCAAGGGCGTAGAGGCAAATGGATTCCCTGTGCCTTACCTTAGTTTTATAGAAGAAAACAAGAGCCCATTTACGTTAAAGACAACGAATACTCAAAAAAACTGGAATGGAAAATTAGAATATTCTACGGACAAGAAGATATGGAACGAATGGAACGGAGAGGAGATTTCTTCTTCTGATAACGGCGAATTATTTTTGCGAGGAGAAAACAATTCTCACATTGTAGACGCAGCAAAAAAAGCATCAGAGCAACCATTCGTGTTCAGTGACAACAATCGAATACAATGCATCGGAAACATCGAAACGTTACTTGACTGTAAAATGGTAATGAATGGGGAGCATCCGCGTATGGATGACAGGTGTTTTAGTGCGCTTTTCTACAAAGCAAAATCATTGACATCCGTATATGAATTAGAATTACCTGCAAAGCAATTGACGTACGCATGCTATAATGCTATGTTTTGCGACACATCAATCACGAAAACACCAAAAGAATTACCTGCCATTTCTTTAGCAGAAGGTTGTTACAGTGCTATGTTTCAAGGCTGTGCAGATTTAATTGAAGCGCCAAAAACACTACCTGCGAAACAAACTTTTACATATAGCTATTCCAGTATGTTTTCCCAGTGCAGCGCCTTGGTTAGTGCGCCCGAAATATTAGCTACGTCTATGGGAGTAGGTTGCTGTAACGCCATGTTTAGCGAGTGCGATTCGCTTATTACACCTCCTTCTAAGTTGCCTGCAACTAACCTGGGAAAAGGATGTTATACAGGCATGTTCATTGGGAGCTATAAGTTAAATGGAACAATCCACTGTCCTACATCTACGGCCAATGACCCCAACAGACTTGACATTAACGTCGATATTCCAGCTAATACAGCTACCGTAGTATATGACTTATAATCCCTAAAATACTTTCCTGTGTTCTACGGTTAGATGTAGCTAATCTCGCTATCCACAGGTAATGTATACGATGTAAGAGTAAAGCTCAGACGGTCTGTTTTAAAAAGGCCGCCGACGCTGTCTCTTAGTTAAATTTCTATACTATAAAAGGAGAAATGTGTAATGTCTCTTACGAATCTTGCACAAATTAAGGGTGGTCTTCAGCTCCAGGCTGACGTACAGGCGCTTCTGAAGTCCTACGATGCTGCCAAGGTTTTGACGCAGATTGCTAAGGCTGTAGATGAAGGCGAAGAAGCCTCCAACTACAATGCCGAGGAACTGCTGGCAGAACTCAAGGCTAAGGTAGACGCCATCGCCGGCGAAGGCACTGAAGGCGAAGGTGTATCCCTGGCATCCCTGGCTGCCGCTATCGATGCTCTTAAGGACAAGAAGCTCAAGGATATGGTCCGCGTTGAGTTCGGTATCGCATCCGGCGTAGCTACTCTTCCGGCTGATTTCGACGCTAAGGTTCCCGCTTGCGACAAGACGAAGGCTCTGCCGGTTTACACGGCTGACAACGAAGTCGTATTCAACGAGAACGGCGAACAGCTGACCATCGTTCCGGAAACGGGCGTACTGAACGGCGTTCCTTCCGTAGTAGACGCTGAAGCATCTGCTAAGGCTGAAGACGGCAAAGTTGTCTACAAGGCAATGGGCGACTTCACGGGTAAGATTTTCCCTGTGGGCGAATGGAAGCTGGCCGACCTGCCGACCGAAGCTCTTCTCGACAACAACGAGATGCAGCTCGTTGCTTACAAGACGGCTCTCGATAAGCTGGTAGTTGACCTGACCCGCGATGAAGACCTCATCAACCAGGTTAAGGAACTGGTAGGCGAAAAGGCTGTTAAGGATCAGCTCGATGCTGCTCTGGAAGCCGTTAACGAAGCTATCGCCGGCAAGGCTGAAAAGGCCGCTCTGGACGAAGTAGACGAAACAGTTAAGGCTATCGATGAACGCGTTAAGGCCATCGAAGACGTACAGGAAGAGATGGTTTCCGATAAGGTTGCCGTTTCCGGCCCCGTTACCGAATTCGCCCTGTCCAAGAAGCCGAACGCTAAGCTGGTCGAAATGGTTATCAACCACCTCGTATACCGCGAAGGCGAAGACTTTACGGTTGACCGCGAAGCTCAGAAGGCAGTCTGGACACTGACGGCTGCTAATGATGGCTTCGATATCGATGCTGACCTGACGGACGCTGTTCGTATCAACTATTTTTTTAAGGCCGCCGGTGAGGCCGTAACACCTGCACCGGCTCCTGCGGAAAACCCGACGGATGCTCCTGCTGGCGAAGGCTGGGAGGCAGTTGTAAACGTTCCTAAGGCTGCAACGACCCTCGACCTCCAGAAGGTTTTGACGGCTGAACAGCTCGCGGATATTACTGACGAAAACGCTGCCGGCCCGGAATCTGATGGCGTAGGCCGTAAGATTCGTTGCTATGTAAACGGTGTAGAACTCAAATGGGACTACGAAAACACTGGCGATGAAGAAGTAGAGGCTGCTCTCGTAGCTTCTGGCCTGACCAAGGGTAAGGAATTCGTATTCGGTACTTACGAACTGGATAGCTCGAAGATCCTGAACTTCAGCTGCGGTTGGAGCGAAACCGGCTGCGACGTAAAAATCGTTTACCAGCCGTAAAACTAAATGCAGGTTAATAGAGTGCCCTGCCATGGGGCGCTCTATTTTATCTTCTTTTTAGTAAAGGAGTAAAAATGGCATACGATAAAACAAATGATTTGTTTCCAATTCAGAATGATGTTTTGACGACACTTCTGACAAATAATACGAAAATCTCCAAGTTAAATGGCCTAAAAACTGATGGCAAATCCATTGTTAAAGCGATTAACGAATTGTTGGGTAAGTTAAATACCGCCCTCAGCCAGGTAACTACAGCCAGTCAGGAAGCTAATGAGGCAAAGGACGGCGTGGCTGGGGTTAAAACGGAAGTTCAGACAATGGTTACTGAAATCGTAACCCAGAAGATGACCGAAATTGTCTCTGGTGGCATTCAGAACGATGAATTTACTTGCGAGGACAATCAGACGGTATTTAAATTATCCAAGGCACCTATCGATAAAGACAATATCTTGTTCTATATTAATGGGGTAAAGTACAGGAAAGTTGATTGTCGTTATGACGAATCGACAAATACTGTTGAGTGGGTTAATACGGACATTGATGAAAATCATCCGCATCCGTTCTACTTAAAAAACACAGATGTCGTGTCAGCCGTATATATGAGTAAGTAATTGGAGGTTTTTACAATATGCTTTTAGATGCTAAGCAAATGGATCCTAAATTTGAGCTTTGGTATAAAGAGTTCATGAGAACTCGTTTTCCTGAAATCGTTGATTATGAGTTGGTCTTTAACGATAATGGATATGTGGCGGAACAGGACGAAAAAGGCCGCTACGTTGTAAATATGGATAAGGGTGTTAATCTATCGATAGATAAACTCCCACAAAAAGTTAACGCATTCTATAAGAACAAGGCTGCCGGAGAACTGAATATCCATTGGGATGCAGCTGTTCGCAACTATAACCCAAACAAGAGTGGCGAGCAGGTTTTGCGCGCAGGCCTCGAAGTGGGCGTATATAATCCCATGAACTTGACTCCGGAACTGGTTATGCTTATTGCCCGTAGCGAAAAGATTTCCTTGCAAAACTGGTGGAAGAATAGCGCCAAAGTTAAGGAAGTAAGCTATCTTAATGGCACGAAGGCAGAAGACTTCGCTGTTTTGGAAGATTACTATATCACCGATATGACCCACGCTTTTGCTGGTGCAAGTGAAGTAGAAAGCCTTCCTGAACTGGCTACCGAGAAAGATAATTCTCTTACCAGCCTGGCTTACGCCTTCGATGGCTGCGCAAAGCTGAAGGCTGTTCCGTCTATCGCAACCGTCGGCGTAACCGATATTGAAGGCGCATTCCGTGGATGCGAATCCCTGACGGATCTAAGCGGTATGGATTTGAGCAATAGCTATATGATTGCTCACGCATTCAGTGGCTGTAAAAACCTGAAGAAGCTCCCGAATCTATCTGGTTTAGCTACGGCAACTCCGAGCAGCTTTGTCGACGCATTCCGTGGTTGCTCCAGCCTTCCTGCAGTGTTCCCTTATACGATTAACGTATCCAGCGTAACAAACCGCAATAACTTTGGCGGCATGTTTGAGGGCAGTTCCGTCAAGGAAATCACTGTTCGTTACGACGGTGAAACTATTCCTGAATACATTTGCCCGCTCTTTATGGGTAACGCATTGGAAAAAATCACCATCGTGAATGCTCAGGGCGAAGTTCGTGAAGTCCGTACCCAGGCAAATAACCCGTCTATGATTTCTTACTTAGCTGCAGGAGACAGCAAACTGATTGTTCCGGCAGGCGTTTCTTCCATGAAGGTTGCTCTGGTATCTGGCGTAAGCTATAGTTATAGCACAGTAGATATCAAACACATCGCCGTTAAAAATAATCCGTCCTCGATTAAGCGCGGCGAAGAAGAAGTAATCACTTCAAACAAGGCAGCTGGAGAACGCGGTCATTACTTCGACTACATGGGTAGCCAGGAACAGCATGGTGGTTTCCCGGCCATGTTTGATGCTCAATACGAAGACTATAGCAATGGCCAGGTTTATTGCTGCGGCGTAGGCGGCGGCAAACAGCTCACCAAGTATTGCCATGCTTGGGGCGCATTGGAAAACAGCTTCGTACAGGATACGGTAGCAGTTACTCCGGGTGAAGAACTGACGATTAGCGTCGGCAATGGTAGTGCTTCTGGTGACTGCACGTTCAATAAGAAACCGGGCAATGGCTTGTATAATGGCTACGTTTTAGTAGAGTTCCAGTAAGCACTTGCGAAAATAGTACATTTTTGCATAAACATCCTTTTTATGGTATACTATTTCGGTATATTTACAGAGAGGATGTTTTTGTTTTGGCAAAGAAGATCAACTATGACGAAAAAATTGCGACATTGGAGCAGAAAATCGAAAAGAAGGCTGCTCAAATTTCTGCCCTAAAAAACGAGCTCAAAAAGTTGGAAGCAGAAAGCCGCAAGGAAAAATATGAAAGCATTATCGAATTTATCGATAACAAAAAGTTGCCGCTGGATCAAGTCATGACAGCTCTTGAGATGGTAGCGGAAGATAACAAATAACTGTATAGAAGAAGTCTGTGATTGGTTTTATCCTTTCGCGGGCTTCTTTTTTATTAATTGCCGCTTTTCTAACTGTGGGTAAACAGTAAGACAATAGCACAGTTACGATTCGAGACCGTAAAGTCAAATGCTCAACACAAAATAGCGTATCCACTTCAAGGTAATGTAACCAACGAAGAGCGGAATAGGCCGCTCTGGTATTAAGAAAGGCGGTTTTTAATGTCTCACGTAGTAAGTAAATATGAACTGCAGCATGTAACCGTGGATGAGCTCCGTCAGATGGCATCTGATTACCGGGAAAGCATCTGGGCACAGGCACAGTCTGCCGGCCATGAACCGAAGATCTACCTCCACTGGACGGCTGGCCACTTTGGTCAGTTTTGGGATGATTATCATGTCCAGATAGATGAAGATGGTGAAATCTATGTCTATGGTGCTCTGGATGATGTTTTGGCCCATACTTGGCGCCGTAATACCGGTGCTATCGGTGTAACGCTCTTGTGTGGTTACCAGGCCAATACTTCCGACCTTGGTCCAGAAGCTCCGACCGAAGCACAGATTGAATCCATGGCTCGTGCCGTAGAAGCATTGGCTGATGGCCTGTGGCTGACTATCAGCAAAGAATTCGTCGCTACCCATGGCGAGGCAGCAGACAACGAATGCAATGACTGGTGTCATGAAGAGTATGGCCCGAAGTCAACCTGTGAACGCTGGGATTTGGAATACCTGCAGACAGATGAAAGCCCGAAATTCAATCCCTGGGCAGAAGATGGTTCCCGCGGCGGCGACGTAATCCGTGGTAAGGCTAACTGGTATCGCAATCAGCGCGGTTAAGAGAGGTAAACAATATGTCAGTATTTGACCTTTCCCATTGGCAACCGGCAAACCGTATCGAAGAGCTGGTCGAAGGCGGAAATTGCGACGGCGTTATCCTGAAGCTTGGGGAACGCAATGTAAAAACCGGTGAAATTGAACTTGATCCGATGTTTATCACTCATGTAAACGAGGCGGTCCGTTTTGGCCTGCCCTATGGTATCTATATCATGGGCCGTGCAAATAATGAAAATGAAGCTTTGGAAGAAGCTCAATGGGTAAACGATCGTGTAGCTGAACTCCTGAACGGACAGGAACCTGCACTGGGCACATGGTTTGACCTGGAACGGCCAGAAGTAAAACGGGATGGCGTTTATGAAGATTATCGTTTTGCAATTCTCCACTTAAGTGATTGGTGGGGTGGCAGCCATAAAATCGGTATCTACGCATCCTACTTATACTTTGAGGGCTATCTGGATATCGGTAATATGGCGGCAAACAGCATCCCCGTCTGGAATGCCCAGTATGGTTTTGTAGATTCCATGCGCCAAAACTATCCATATATCAAAACAGTCTTGTGGCAGTTTACGAAAAACGACGATTATCAGGATGAGAATGTGTGGTACGGCTGGTATTAAGCCGCCCGCAAAATAATATAAGTGCCCCTAAGTGGGCGCTTATTTTGTAAAGAAAGGAAAAACAAGTATGGATTTTCTAAAGAAACACAGTAAGACTATCATGGCCATAATCATTGTAGTATTAATAGCTGCGCTCATAAGGTTAACTTTTTTTAAAAAAATACCCGAGCCGGAAATAGTAACCGTACCCGAGGTATCCCAAAAAAATCTCCAACAGTATTTCCCTATGGAGACAAAAGCTACTGTGAAAGATATGACGCACCAAATCCAGCGTGCAAAAGAAACTCAGACTCCGCAATACCGCTATTATACCGCGACACAGCAAGAGGCGGATAATAAGGCCAAAGAGTATGGTAATGTGCAGAAGGCAGACAAAATCGTAAAAGAGACACATAAAGTTGAAGTCAAGGATGATAACGGCAATAAGACCCATGTTATCGAAAATGACTACTATGCGATTAATCTCGAACGAAAACACCGCATTAAAACCGGCGCGGCAATGATTGATCATGACGCTTATGTTACGGTCGGATATCAAAACCGGAATGTGGAATACAAGGCCTACTACGCACCTACAGCCAATAAGGCGGGAGTTGGTGTAGAGGTTACAATTGCAAAATGGTGAGGAAAGAATACTATGCTTAGAAGAATACCAGGATTAAGTAAAATGTTTAACGGCGGGACGCGTACAGTGGGTGATATGCCAAACCTTTTCCAGTTTCCGGAGTATGCGCCAGGAGACGCATTAAAACAGTATAAAGGTGGCGGCTCGTATCTGTTTAACGCTAAACTGAGGGAAGGGATTCCTCTCGACGCACAGGACAAGGCACTACAAAGAGGCTTAGATCGTGACCTGAACGCTCTACCAGACTATCAGGAGCCGACATTCAGGTCGTATGATTTCCTTGATCAGGAAAGTTTAAGCGAATTTTTAGAGCAGCATAAACCCGGCCATATGGTGCAGTATCCTGCTTACACATCATCCGCCAAAAGTCCTAATGCATACTACGCTCCGAACGGAACGGGCATGCAGGCACTGATGAAAATTAATGGCAAACATGGAAAAGACTTAGCACACGTAGAATCCGCCTCAAACAATGAGCAGGAAGTGCTGTTTGGACGAAAATCTATGTTCAGGGTTAATAATATTGGGTATTCCCCTGAGATGAAGACTTATTTTGGCGAAATGGACGAAATATAATCCGCCACCAAACTTTTATACTTGTCAAGAACAGAGCATGATATATGGCTAGGTATCTCGTATTGTGCTCCAAATATATTACCCGCAATGGAGGCAACGGTATCGCTGTCTCCATTTATATTTGCGGCGCGATTTATACAAGTATATATCCTATCGCCTGAGAGTATATGATAGAGAGCGAGGCCCAAAGCATTTGGTCCAATCCAGGCATCTCCAAAAGCGCCATAAAAAGTACGAAACGCAGATGTGCCTTTAGTATCGGCACACGTTATGGCGTTGTATACGTAGTTATACGTTTCATTGAGGGGAAGCGTCATAAGTTCTCCAATACGTTCAAGATAGGACTTGTAAAATTCCAGGGCTGATAACAGAGCCGTTTTTACATCCATGTTATCACGAAGCAAGAAAAAGATAATTAGCGAAAATACGCCCGCGCTGCGCCATGCTTCTTTATGACCATGCGTAATTGCCGCGCACCGCATGGATAACTCAAAAACATATTCCGGCGGCTCGTTAATCAGAAAGCCGAACGGGGCAGAGCGCATAACGGTGCCATTCCCCAGACTTTCGTTATACTGCTTATTAAGTGTCCCCATGCAACCGGAGCGCAGAGAGTCAATACAGGCATGGCCAGGAGCCCGCATAACATATAAATCATCTATTTTCCATAGCTCGCCTACGTGGGCTATTTTTTCGTCTATGGCTCCGGGGCCATACTGCGTATTAAACCAACGGAGATATGATTCGTACATAATTTGCACACGCTCATCCATCGATTTACCCTGACTGAGTGCTAACCCCTCAAGCGTAAACAATGTCATCTGGGTATCATCTGTGATGGCATCTCCTGGATTTAGCTCCTGCTTACCCTGCTCGCCATATTGCGATCTGATTTCGTCCAGGGACATCATTTCTAGGTCAGAACCAAAGGCATCTCCATAGGCCCCGTATAAAATACATCGATACATTCTATCCTGTTTAGTCACCTTACCACCGCCCTTCTAAGCTACACGCTTGCCTGATTTAAAATAATTATATCACGCTGAAAGAGAAAACAAAAGCACCGGGGCTTTGCCCCGGCGCTTCCGTATTGTGAGTATGTGGTTCAGATGTAGACATCCTGTCTGTAAAGATCCTCTTGTCCAAATGGGTCGGCAATGCCATTTTCTTCCAATTGTTCCAGGCGGCACATATTCTTGTAGCGCAAATCCTGGTTCTCTAAGAGCAGCTGTGTTATATCCTCCCGTTCCCTGAGAGTCAGGTAACGGAATGTGTCAGCCACGAGCAAGCGAATATCTTCTGTTGACAACTGTGTAATTAGGTCCATAATCTTCTCTCTGGAGTCCTGCACAAAAATCCCTCCGTTTGTGCGCATGGCGCGGGTTAGCGCTATTGCGTAATCGAATTTAGCAACTCGGCGAAGGCTATATATGTGAAATCGGATTACACATATATGGTAGCACGTCTGCGCCAAAAAATCAATGTGTAACTTGCGGAAAACGATTAAACAAACAAAACTGTCACCCCTTTTTCGATAATAAGCTTGCAGTGTGCGCCACCGTATGCTAAAATGAAATCAACTTCAAAATAACATGCGAATATGCAACAGCTTGCATAACTGATTGTAACTTGTTGCATGAGATTTGTCAATAGGGGGTGAAACCTTGAATTTTGCAGAAAAATTAAAAGCGCTCCGAAAGAAGAAGGGGTGGACGCAAAGGGAGGTAGCAGAAAAAATTGGTGTTTCTCCGAGAACTTACGCGTCTTATGAATTGGAGGGGCGAGAACCGAAAGATATAGACAAATATTATGCCCTGGCCGAAACATTCGGAGTTTCAAGAGATTACTTTATAGAAGCGTCTAAAAATATTACAAGAATTAATATTGTCGATATGTTTCATGGAATAGGGGGTACATCCGATAGAGATAGAAATCATAAAATAGCAAAAAATCTCACAAGCGAACTTGTAACACTCTTCATGGAGCGGCGTTTAAGCTCTACAGTTCGCGATGAAATAGCTAAAAGAGTTATGGACGCATATTGGGAAGCCAGAAAGGAGGACGAGTCATGCTTATAGATGATTATAAAAAACTCTTAAAAAGTTTTTACATTGACTATTTTATGCATGTAAGAACATCCATGCGCGAAGCGTTTAGCGAGCTTAAAATGAAGACCCAGATAACACTTGAAAAAAATAGGGTTGACCAAAATGAGCTTATGCGTAAAATGGCTACAGGCGAAATGCTTAGCGAAGAGCAAGAAAAAGCAATGAAAGAAATTCTGAATATTGTAAATAAAACCGATGAGACAAAAATGATCGATATTTGGATTCTTGTAAGAAAGAGGAAAAAAGTTAAGAAATTAAATTTTATAACATATATTGGGTATGGAGAAGAGGCAGTAAACGAAGCAAAAAACATTCTTGGGGATAATGCGGAAATTGTAAGAAAAGATGGAACTACGTATATAAAAAACAAAAAAACTAATGAAACAATATATGTTTATCCGTTGCGGGAAGTCGTTTGCCCCTTTGAAAATAAATAGAAGTCGCCCCCACTTCAAACGCGAAGCGTTAAGTGGGGGCGCTCGGTAAAACATAGATATGATGAAATGGTCAGGTAAAAAATCTTACAGCCAGTATCGCGGCAGTCATTAAGACCAGGTAAACGAGCAGTGCAGTGGAAAGATCGGAGTCACTTCTTGCATCCTTAAAAGTGATTGATGTTATCAACCATAATATAATCACTTCTACAAAGATGAAAGAGAAAATGCCGAAAGGAAGAGAGGCGGCATTTTTCTCTCTAATCTAAAGAGGCTGATAATTAAGAAAAAGGAGAATAGTATAAAAAGAGATAATATTGTAAATATATCCAACTGTGGTTAACGACAATTACACACAGTTGGATATATTTACAATATGAAAACCATATACGGCTTTCAAGATGCATACCCCTTCAAAATGCAGAATATTTTGCTATTGCCTACTACTTGTAGTATAATATTTTAAAGGTGGTGATTTGTATGGCCAGCATAGCTCCAGTACAAACTGAATTGGGATTTAAAACTCCCATGGATGAGAACCTGGTAACTCCAGATTACTTTGTGGCTTATTACCTGCAGTTCTTGCCGCGTTATATTGCTAACGGGCGCCCTACTGATGATACGCTGCGGGATTACAAAATTCATATAGACAGCTTTTTAAGATGGTGCGATGAACATAACCGGCATCCGTTATCCATTCATGATTACCAAATGCGTATGTATATGGAATGGATGGTAAACCGCGAATACACCGATAACACCATCGCTATTAAACTGTCGGCAATTCGAGGGTTTTATCAGGCGGCGCTAAAAATCGGCCTCATAGAATTAAACCCGTGCGAAGATTTAAAAGCTGATAGAAAGCTTGTCTGGGATGAGAAATTCCGCTTTTATTCTACGGAGCAAATAGAGATAATGAATGACTATATCAAAAATACCGCAATAAATGATTTTATTCGCTATAGAGATATGGCCATATTGTATCTGATGGGTGTTGAAGGTTTGCGCAACGTAGAAGTTCACCGCCTTTGCGATGAAGATATTAACTGGGAATACGGTTCTATACTTATCAGAGGTAAGGAGCATGGCGGAATTATTTACCCATCTGAAGAAACTCTGGAGGTTCTCAGACGCTATATAGAAGCGCGGCCAGAAAATAAAAAAGAGGGGGCTTTCACCCCCACTATCACATCTGACCATCGTCATAAATACAGAAGAATCTCTAGAAATGGTATACGCAATATCATGAATCGGATACTCGAAGGCTGCCAATTAAAACATCCAGGATACTCCTGCCATATTCTGCGACATAGCTGCGGTACAAACCTTTATAATGAGACGAAAGACTTGCGGCTTGTGCAAGAACAACTTCGCCATAATGATCCGCAGATGACGGCCAGATATAGCCATGTTCATGAGCGTATGACCAGAAGGGCGACTTCTCGGTTGGCGCCGGAGATAGATTAACTAATAGGATTGGAGGAAAACGGAAATGAAGTATATTTTAGAAATCGAATCCCATAAAGACCCGGAAGAAATTGAATGGCTGCGCAAATATATCGGTAGGGAAAACGTTTTTTGTTTTGATGACGACACTATATATGGAAACGACTATAATACTAAGGATTTTTCCGAACAATTTGGATATCCTAACGGAAGGAAAGGCTTAAAATGTACAGCGAAACTGATTAGAGTTGGTCGTACGGAAAATATTGATCACTGGTTTGCTATTTTGTGGAATGAATATCGGACTATAATCAAATTTGAAATAGATACAACAAAAACTGCCAGCCGATACAAACCTAGCAGTTATGGTTGGTATGAAGACGAATACGCAGTCTATCGAGGTCGCTCTGCAGACGGGAGTGGCTTTACAGGTAATCCATTCATTTAGAACAAAAAAGCGAGCGTTATCCGCTCGCTTTTTCTTATTCGAGTCGCCCCTTAATCTGTGCATCCAACAGGTCAAGGTTGTAATACGACGTATAAAGAACCTTACCATTTTCCGGTGTGTTTGCTGAAGCCTTCATCGTGCAGGCGTGAGAAACATTATTGGTGTTGATAACGAGAAGGTCAACATCGTTAAGCTTCTGTGTATCGAAGCTCTTACCGTTTCCTATATCCTTAAACTTTGGATGACGGGCGATTACTTTTGCACGCCAGCTATCTGTTCCGCCGGCCACAGCAATCTTGAGATTAATGTTGGCAAAAGTGTCTTCTTCTGCTGCTACAGGCTTCTTCTCAGTAACAACAACAGACTCCTCTTCAATATCCTGCACAGACAGTGCCTCAAGCTCTTTTGTCTTTTTGCGCAGTTCCTCGCGGAGCTCGGAGATTTTATCCGACAGGGCAATCTTTTCACTGATCGCGTCCTGATATTTACGAACATAATCTTCTTTCTGCTTGGAAAGCTCGTCAAACTTACTTCTCAGATTACTGTAATCTGTAGAGAGCTTAACCAGTTCTTTATTCTGCTTCCGGTTTGCACCATTTACTGAGCGTTTCTGATTGGCTACGCTTTTAGATAAAACATCTTGCGACTTTAAAAGCTCTTCAATTTTATTAGAAAGAGTATTATTTTTACGAGCCAGGTCTGTTTTTTCCGCTTTTAATACGGAAAATTCATTATTTCGAATGGCAATCTCTCGTTCAAGATTTGTTACTTTGTCCGAGAGGCTCGTTATCTTACTATTGTTCTTTGTGATAACATCCTTAAGTTTCTGGATCTTGTTCAGATTCCGTTCAGCTTCGTACCGGTAATACCATATTGGCTTGAGCTGCGGATGAATATGCGCAGCAACGTATTCCACGGCTGTACTATATGTAAAATCATCTTTTTCCCATTCGCTAACAAAAGGATCTGAAGGAACAGACATTACGAGCTCTTTTTTTATGAGCTCAAGGGTTTTGTTGATGTCATCAGTGTTGATAATACCATCCATAATATCGGTGGCACATTTGCAGACTTCTTCGTAAAAATCATTTTCGTTTTCTAACGAATAAATACATTCCGTAGCGACTCTCATTTCAATTGCGCGAGTTAAAGAATCTATATGTATATGCCTTCGATTGTAAAAACTGATTATATCGTAAACTAAAGCAAAGCAAAATAAATCCTTTTCTGCAGAAATAAAATACTGATCATGGTCTTGTAACAATGTGGAATATTTTTCCTCAATTTCTTCCAAGCCATTATAAGGAGGAAGCTCGCTAATATGCTCATTAACGATGTGTTCAAATTGGCGCTCTTCTTTTGTTCCGTCAATATCAAACATCAATTGCCATATCTGATAAACAAATGCTAATCGTATGCACTTTAAAACATCGGGAAGTTGACAACTGTCATTTTGATCGAGGAGCCCCATAGCAAGAAGTGTATAATATGCACCTTGAATGCGGCAATGTAAAAAGAAGTTTGGCGTGCGCTCAAAATACTCTTTCTTAATGGTATCCTCGTTTGCGTTTAAAAGCTCGAGAAGTTCGTCTGTTTTTCCGCTTTTTTCTAGCTCTATGGCCTGTTGTAAAATTTTAAAAGAACGCCCCTTGCTAATGTCTGGTATGAGCTTATCTTTTAGTCTGTTTGAATTGTTCTGATAAATATCTGTTAATATTGGTGCAGATCTAATGCTATATTCCATGTTAACCACCTCTAACCTATACTCAACTTAAATTATACATAAAATAAGAATAAAAAATCAAGCAAAATATTCAAAAATCAAAAATAACCGCTCTGGGAAACCCGTAGAGCGGTTATAGACATTTAGGCATATAATTATATACAAAAAGTTTTTCGTGGGCATTGTGGGCGAATCTGAGGGGCAGATTTTTCGTCCCTCATCCAAAATATCGAAAAACGGAAAGTGACCGGGGTTATGCCGCACTCTTCCCTGTTTGCAATGACACTTTGTCCTGGCCATAATCAATATAGCCAATCTTTGGTCCAAGCTGATCCTGCCATGCTCTTATGAATGAACGTGTCGCAACGAAGCTGGAGCCGATTCTTGCCGATGCCTGTCCAACAGTCAGCTTCTCACCCATAATAAGATCGTAGAGAATTTTCCACTTCTGCTCGCGAGATTTCTGTTCTGCTGCCAGTTTAGATTCGTTGAAGTCCGCTTTTGTGTCTACGAGGCGATATACCTTCTTAACATTATCTACGACCCATCCTTTTGATTTGAATGTGCGCTGGATTTCTCCGCTTTTTAGCGGTTCGCCATCGTACGTAGCAATTTCGCCGGCACGACGTTTAAATTTCTTCGGGTTCTTTACTTCAGGATGGCGCTCGCACCAGTCCATTTCAGCCTTCTTAGTCCAAAAGTATGTTGTTGCTGCCAATATTAAATTCCTCCAATCATAAACAATTGTATGTGTATAATAAACTACTTACGAATAACAATGGGGTCTGCCCCACTTCTTAAATGTATTTTACTACTTACTTATCTAAAAATCAAGTATGTAGCGGAGTTTTCTTTAACTGTGTCATTGTATCACTGTTTACCCACAGTTAACCTATAAAAAATAAAGCCGCCCACGAGGGGCGACCACTGAAGATATTTTTATTGCATGCAAAGCTGCATGACCTTATTGCTTGCTTCATTTGCCTTTTGCTGATATTCTTTGTACTGGGCATACTCTTGCGGCCTATTCTGCGCCGCCCACTGAATAACCCATGTTTTGCCAGATGCGTTAGGATCGTTCTGAATTGCAGACTCCCAACCGGCGAATAGAGTATCTGCTTTTTTCGTGTAATCATCCATGATTTTTTCGTACTGTTTTATCTGAGCGCGCTTTTCTTTTTCAGCTGCTTCATTGAAAACAGGTTCAGGGTTAACACCCTTATTATTTGTCTTTTCTATCTGCTTACCTACAGATGTCTCTTTTGATACATTTATCGAGTTTAACAGCTTCCATACAGTTTTGGGGTCTACAAACGAGCCGTTTTTATCTTGCACGCGTAAAATGAAATTATCATTGCACGTCGCGCAGATTTCCCCTTTGCTTATGTTTTGCTTGTTAGCGTCTTTGCTGAGTTTGTCTTCGCTAAGCCCTGCGAAGATGTATGTGTAACCAGAATGTCTGCTTGTCATCTTAATGTACTTGCCAATAGCCTCATCAGATAATATTCCGGCTCCATCACAATCTTCTGGTGCATGAACACTAATTTCCGCACTGCACTTGAATACCAACGCATTAGATACGACTCCTACGCCAGAACCAGCATTTGCAACGCCAAAATCTTGAATCCAGTATACGTTATTCAAATCTTTTGTTGGTATTGGGAAATCCATACCTTCTTCTTGATTTGCAAGCTGTGACAATCCAGTATTTGCAGCATCGATAATCTGGTAGGCCTGAACGACAGCTGGGAAAAATTCCGGATCGCTGCTCGCCTCTTCGAGGGCTTTTCTCCATTCCCAGTTATACATGCGGGTACTGTTATTGTTCCCGTTGCTACTGTTACTACTGTCGTCATTGTTCATGGGGGCGCTCATAAGTTTAGCCAGCCCATCGCTCCATTTTTTATATGCCGTAACAGGCGCAATGGAATTCCCATTAAAGGTATATTGCTCTGAGAGCTTTTTTAGCTCTTTAACGCCGGCCTCTATCTGTCCTTCTATTGCGCCGCTATTCGTACCGAATAATCCTTGGGCGGGGTCACCATTACTGATAACCGCAATAACTGCCATCGCGAGAAGTGGGTCGATTTTATTTTCGCCGGCAATACGTTGAAGCGTTTGCTCATATCCATTGAGCTTCAGATTTTTAACAGCTTCTTCCGCCCTTGCCTTACCATTGGATAAACCTGCAGATATTGATTCTTTTGCTTTTGGCCACCAAATCTTCATCTCTTGCTTCTTTTTATCACCAGTAGTATTTGAAGAACTGTTATTGCCAGTTCCACTATTGTCTTTTGGGTCGTATTTCCCAGCAAGAACATCATCCATGAACTGCTTGTGTCCATCAATAGATGATTTATAATCACCTGGATTAATAGAAACTGTAGGTGTAAGACCGGATGAGCCTGGTCCATTTGCCAGCTGGTAAGAGGATAACTTTTCCGGAGATTTGTCATCGGAATTAATATCCTGCCGCCAGTTAATCTGCGGCTTTTGCTGCTCTACCGGAGTGAGCTTCCATCCCATCTTGACACCATCATCCCACTGATCTTTAAATGGACGTTCGTTCTGGTCTCTCGTGCTAGTAGTCTTATAGTTAAGCTGATAATCCAGTTTTTTATCATGCATTTGTTCGATGCGCAGGAAGTTTATGTAGTCTTCCATATTCATCATACCAGCCTGAATATCGTCCTGAATATTGGCAAGGTTGGCGCCGACCTCATTAAGAATATCGTATGTGGCTCCAATGATAGGCTCGTAACGCGAACAGGAAAGGCATTGATCAAGCTGCATAACTTGCCCATCTTCCAGAAGATTATCTTTTAAACACCGGATACATACGTATTTGGAGCGATGGTCTGTTCCTCCCCAATAGACACAATTGACGTGCATTCTCTTACCAATTGCAAAAGTGTATCTGAGTACGGTCGACAACACGTTTTCTAACTTAACAAGGCGCTTCTCGGTAAAATCTGATAATGTCAATATTGCCGAGGCGAGTTCTTTTGTTTCCATGTGATCTCTCGTATATGGAAGTCTGTACTGTTTTACTCGAGGCGCGTGGTTTTCCAATTCTTCTATTTTAAGATCGACGGGGAATGGGTCATTATTATTTAACGGTTTTCCTGCGCTGGGCACTTTGACCTCGCTAATGGAATTTTGTGGATCAAACGGTCTTTGCGCAAGTTTTTGTGCCTGATCTGTTGTAAACGCATTACCATTAATCCCCATTAAGTCCTGCATGGTTTGACTGGTCATAATACCGTAGTCGCCAGTCTGGTCCATATTATTCATACCATTAACGGCAGTGGTTTCTACAACAGTGTTAGGGATATTCCCCTGCACGTAAACAAAGTCTGGATAAACCGGTTCGCAGTACGTTTTTCCTTTTGGATTAATCTCCACCCAGCCAACATGATCGGCTATGTTATTATTTGCCGGCCCGAGGGCTTTATTCATTGCTCCGCCCGCAGGATTTGTGCCGCCTTCAGCCTGAGACTGTGCATTGAAGTTTGGCTTGATGCCATCATGGGAGGTTGTCGGTATCCACCAATCGCATACGCCGCCGTCTGCAAGTACGGTTTCCAAATCCCAATGGTAATCATCACCATTTTTATTGCGTGAGCCTCCCTGGTTTGGGTCATTAATTATAAGCCCCTGGTTATCCAGCTTTGCATAAACAATATAATGGCCGCCGCCAGTAAAGAGTCCATCACCATGGGCTGCAATAACAGGAAATCCTGCTTTCAATGCTTCTCTTACAGGGGCCGGATCATTTACATATTTGAATTCTACGCCGTATGACGGGCCTCTGTCCTGAAATGCGGTATGGTCTGTGCCCTGTCCTAACACTCTATGGCCAGACTGAACAAAATCATCTGCAACCATGTCCGGCGTTACGTTTTTCCCGTACCATGCACATACCATAGCAAAGGAGGTTGGGCCGCAGCCGGAAGTACAAACTGTAGACCCATCACTACCATAAGGATGGTCCGCCCAGCGTTTATCCCACTGATGGTACAGGGGAACTCCCGACGAATTTCCCTGTGAACTAGGGGCATTGGTGTTTTGCTTATTGTCTTCTGGCTTGGTAGATGTATTATTATTCGTATCCGGCAATTAAAACGCCTCCTCAATCTCACGGTCAAGGAGTGTTTCTGCCTGATAAGAACGGGTTGCCTCTCTCATAGCTTCTTCATATTCGCGCTGGCTTTCCATTTTCTCCAAGTGGGAATAATCCCATTCCGCCCGCCGCTTAGCTTCTTTCATTTCTTTATATGTCTTTCTTGATACAACCAGACCATCCGTATCATCACGATAATAGAACTGACCATACGTGATATACTCACCTGTAATATGGTCACGTTCCCAAGTAAATGGCTGATCAACCTGATAAAGTCTTAGCATGCGTTATTATCCTTTCTCTAGCTACGAATTTTAGAGGCTGCTAAAAGTCTCCAGAATTTGCTTGTGTCTTACGTACGTTCCGGTATTACGCCGCCCGCACAAGTAGGACACAAGCAAACAAGCAGATTTTTAGGTTAGGATGCCTTAAAATTATAAACGGGTTTAATAATCTCTAAAATATCCGCGGTATCCTTTACATCTTCCAGGATGTTATCGATACTTTTATAAGCCATAGGAGCTTCATCCAATGTGCCCTCATTTACAGATGTCGTATAGATGCCGTTATTCTCCATGGTCTTTTTATACTCGTCCATACTGAGTTTTTCGCGGGCGGCCTTACGTGACATTATACGGCCAGCGCCATGCGGTGCAGAATAGTTCCACTCCTCAACACCTTTGCCTATGCCGATAATGCAGCCATCCCGCATATTCATCGGGATAAGGACCTTTTCTCCCTTGCGGGCCGAAATTGCGCCTTTACGGAGTATCATCTCATCCACGTTGATATAGTTGTGGATTGTGGAGAACTGCTCCTCTACAGTATACCTGCAATGCTTCACAATGATTTCTGCCATCAGCTTGCGGCTCTCGTCAGCAAACTCCTGACAGATTACAATATCGTGCAAATAGTCATTCATATACTCGCCGTAAAGATAGGCTAGGTCGTCAGGAATATCGGACTTATGTTTCTGCCAGGTGAGTTCCTTTAGTGCACCCTGAATCTCCTGACGCCGCCCCTGCTCTTTATACGTGCGAATGAGTTCGTCGCGGGCCTTGATGTATTCTTCCTTCCCTTGATGCAGTTCAATGGCAAGATTCTGATAGTATTCTGCCACCTGTTTGCCTAAATTACGGCTGCCGGAATGAATAATAAGATAGTATTCCCCAGAGGAACTTTTGTCCAGCTCTACGAAATGATTGCCTCCTCCCAGTGTACCTAGACTTCTTTCCAGACGTTTAGTGTCCCGCAGATTACGGAAGCACTTGAGTCGGGTCAGGTCAAATCGCTTCTGCCTGCCGTCCCAGACATTAAATCCGGACGGAATGTAATGACAGGCTTCGTCCAGTGTTGAGAAGTCAATGATTTTATCCTTGAGCTTGCTGGTAAGCATTCCACAGCCGATGTCTACTCCAACTAAATTAGCACAAACCTTGTCCGTAATGGTCATGGTCGTTCCAATTGTGCAGCCAGCCCCGGCATGAACATCCGGCATGATGCGTATTTTGCTGCCGCGAGTAAGCTCGTAATCACACATGCGTTTTATCTGTTCTCTTGCCTCATCCTCAATAATGGATGCGTAAGAGACAGCTTCGCCAATTTTACCCTTAATAAGTTCCAAGATAAATCCCTCCTGCTGAAAATATGGTTAAAGCCCTCTAGCATCCGCCCGCATTGCTGCAGGCGGATATACAAAGCTTTAACAGCCTTATGGTCAAGCGATGAGAGATACGCAGTTGTCGACAGGAATCTGCACAAACTGGAGCTTGGGGCGTTCGCTAAACTGCAAACGCTTTTCTGCCAGCTTAAGAATCTTGTCCTTTGCTACTTCCGTCCCATCTTTAGGAGAATTCCCTGCTTCAGAATCCTTGGTAAGGCTGAAGTTATTGGTATCTACCTTGATATGCTCGTTATTCACGATACTCTTGGCGATCTTCATTGTGATATCTGTATCCTCGGTCATGGACTGCAGTGCAGATTCGGAGAAGTCGCCTTCGATAGACTTGGATGCCGTAAGCTTCTGACTGATGGCGCCCAGGATGTCCTCCTGAACCGAATTCTCATAGTACATGAAGTATACGGATACGGGATGTTCCTGATTGATACGATTTGAACGCTGGGAAGCCTGACGGATTTTAGTGAGTTCCGTGCCGGTTTCATAGAAGATAATCGTCGTGTAATCCAAAAGATTTACACCGACATCCACTTCAGCCGGGTTCATAATAACCGCATCTACCTCACCTTCTTTGGCGAGATTGGTTAACCACTTCTGACGTTTTGCCGGAGCCATCTTCGGCATGACAATGGCGTTAACATCATTATCACGAAGAAGTTCGGATAAACGAGAGGCAATATTAAGCGACTGGGAAAACTCAACATAGATGAGCATCTTCTCGCCTTCATCCTTATGCTTCTTGGCAATGCGGATAAGTTCAGTCTCTTTATTGCGGATTGTCTTATCCGAGAGTTCTATGGACTCACCGTTATCAACACGGCGAGTATCAAGGCCGAACGGCTGGTCAAGGAACATATTCGCGGTAAGAACAGCGTGTTTTACTGCCCGGCGCGTCTGATTGCGCACACCGCCGTTTGCGGTAGTCACCAATTCGCTTACTCTTTCCAGGATAGAATTATAAGCCGTGGCCAGCTCGTCATCCATCTTGACGCCAACCGGTGTTTCCGTATACTCGCAAAGGTCTTCGCGGATATCTTCCTTCTTAACAGCTACAAGATTATTGATGAGGAAGTCCGCAACAAGTACCTGGGAAATCCCCGGCAATTCTTTGCGCTCCTTTTTCTTTCTTATGCCGTTAAGAGACTGCCGCCCGCGACTATCCGTAAACAGTGTCCCTGTATGAATTTCCTTGCGTTCGACAACGCCATAATCGTTATTGAACTTCGTGATATCGTCATGAGTGTATCCACGTTCGAGCATCTTCTTTGTCTGAGTACGGAAAAGCAAGTGGAACAAACCTTTGGCATAACCATTGGAAAGTGTACCGGTCAGACAAATCGTCTTCCAACAAGCGCCGATAACCGTACCAAATGCTTCGCCGCGCTTCGAGTCAGAAGCAAGCTGATGCACTTCATCGCAAATAAGATAATCAAAGCAATGGTTCATGTGCTTGCGGATATAATGCGCAATAGAGTAACGGCGCGGATAAATACTGGAGGAGCCGTGCGCTTCATAATCCAGAATAGCCTTGAGCTGTTTATTAAGTGTACTGCTCCAGGTGCGTGGCGCGTGTTCATCGATGTTTGCCTGTGCCATCTCGAGCTCTTCTTTGTAAGAAGCGATATTCTTACGCTGAATCCAGCCGAGCCCTTGAACATTCACCCAATTCATTTCACTTACCCAGCCGTTTTTGGCAATAATGCTTTCCGGCTCTTCTTTAACGCGACGCGCCACAGTCCACAGATGAGCTCCGCAGCCACTTGCCACCAATCCTCTTTCATTGATAACTCTGACGCATTTAGCGTTGTTATTGTTTTTGGAAAAGAAGTCGCGATGACTGGAAAGATCACTTGCTTCGGCATTACCGCCATTAAGCGTACGCTTTTCGGTTGTTATGATCGGGCGGCCACAATGCGGACATACATAACATTTACGATAGTTATCCCAAACAACACCAGGGCGCTCTTCGTAGCTGCTTTTAATCGTGTTTTCCGACATTACGATCCAGAGCGGGCGGAGACGCAATGGGCTCTTGATAAACTTTGTTGCCTCTAAAAATTCTTTGAGATCGGATACGACGCGGACGTCGGCCAGCGGGTTTAAACCATGAATAGTTTCGACCCATTCCGGAATAGTTTTTGACGGAACCATCACTAGAGCAGAATAATTAGCCTTACGTGCATGGGAAGATACTACGCCAATGGCCATAGTGGTTTTTCCCGATCCGGTCTGCCCGGAGATAATAACATTATCCTGAGTATCCAGACTGGTTACTGCAGACTGGATAACTTCCTTCTGCACGCGATACGGCACAAAGTCTTTGGAATAATACGTTGCTACTTCAAAGAAGTCATCGACCTTCTTGCTGAACTTCATTGTGTTGGGGTCAAACAACGGCTTAAATTCCTCCTGTGCACGGTTAGCCAGTGTCTGGCCAAAGGCTTCTTGATAAGAATCAATACCCGTTACCTTGAGAAGTTCCGGGCTGGAAGAGTTGCAGCCGTCTATGGAAATCAAACCGCTCTTCAAACCATCAGTAATCCATGAGCGAATATCATGTTCGCGAATCTGATATGCAATGATGGTGCGGAAACCATAATGATTGAATACATCTTCCTGCATATTAAAGCTGGAAGAATAAAACATGCTATGGTTGCGAAGAGATTCCCTTGCGATATACTCAGACCATTCCTTAAGTACAGGGATGGTTGTATTATCTACGATAGCTTCATATATGGCATCAGATACGCTCTGGGGGATAATATCCGGCGTATAAACGCTTTCGATATTGAAATCGGATCTGGAGAATGTATTGTAGATTGCTGCTACACCGCTCATGCCCTCCAGAGCTTTCTTACGGGAAAATACGAGATGAACGAAACCATCACGGCCCTTGTAGGATTGAACGTCCATAACGTGTTTATCAAAACCAATGCGGGGACCGTTACTTCTGATAACCAAATACCGGTAAGCATTAAAAGCATGAGATACGGTTTTCGCATCGGCACCTCGGAGCAAAACCGAGAAAAACATCAGGCTTTCAAACTGACGGCAAACACTAATAGCGTCCGAATAGCCGTTAATGATAATAGGGTCTCCTCCTCTATCACTAGCTAAAGAAATACTGCAAGATGTTAACATATTCGATATCCATCCTTTCCTTTTTGCCGCCAATTTGACCAAGCGGCTTTTAACTGGCAACGGCTATACTTTTATACACGCCGTCTCCAGAGAAAACATTTATTTCGATAAGATTATTCTCAATAGTTGTGGTCGTTTCCGTAGCGTTATCCGGGTCGGAATAATCGTTCTGCACGGTGCTCACATGCCCCTTATACACCCGCCCGCGGATAACATGCTTATGGCCATTTCCTTCGTCGATAATTCCGTCCAGTTTTCCGGAAGCAATCATCTGGCCAATCTGCCCCTTCTTCAATGGGAGCAATGGTTTAATCTTTGTCTTTGGCGGAGTTTTATAGACTCCGTGAATATTGGATTCACTGAGCACGATTTCCAAAATGGCCTTATCCATCATGCTGCCCGTAACGAGATGAAGCTCCCCTTTGTCATTCGACGGGATGGTTTTTATCGCTTCGGCGATCATATCGTCCGTAATCTCTTCTACGGGTTTGATGTTCATAAGGGCTTTGAAGTTTTCTTCCCGCTCTTCCTCTGTCATGTTCTGCGTATATCGCAGGGCCACCAAGGTATACTGTGCTTTAAAAACAGGGTCGGGTAACTTCAGGCTCCATAAGAATTTGTGCGTAGAACGCAAGGCCAGAATCTCTTTGGACCGCCACATAAAATCAGGGACCAACGCGAGAATAAGCCCGCCTTCTCGCATATATTTACCAATGCGGGACATATCCTTGTTGAAGTCACTGGGTTTTACTACTTCTGTCGTGCGGGATTCATCGTGATAGCATAACTTCTCAGTAAAACGGTGCACAGCAATATCCAGAGAATGGTTGGAAAAACGGAAGGATTCTGTCGGGCCGATAGCAACCTTAGTAAAACACTTGCGTACATCCAGGTCAATTCGATCCCCTTCATTGCTGTGATACGTAGCATACAGCCGTTGCGGTACTGCGCCTTCTTCTGAGGTTTCCATCCCTTTAATCTCTTTGGATAAGCCGACCATATACTCAATGTTCGACAATAGAATGTTATGTGTGCGCTGGCCAATAACTTTCTTTATAACAGACTTGATAATATCCTTACCGGCATCATGTCCAAAACGAGGCTCGTCTTCATGTTTGTAGTTCGGGCAGAGGTAAACCCGGCACTGCATAAAATCACGAGATTCTTCTTTGTCATTGCGAGAATTGCGGCGTATCTGGTAGGTGATATCATCTTCTTTTTCCGCAACAGTATCCATGAACGATTTGAACATGTCCAGAACAAAATCGTCCATTTCCTTGAGTTTCTTTAAATCGCAAATACTCTTCGCGCCTTTAATTAGGCGATTCGCAAGCCCCTCAAGCGTTGCCACATCTTCGCTGACAGAATATAAACACTTGATTTCATCCATGGCTTTGGATATGTCGTGTTCCTGCAGCAATATGTCTTTATATTTGCGGGCGGCAAGTTCTTCGTTGTTCGGTGCTTTAAGTACTGCTTTTACATCACTGATAACAATCTGCATTTTATCTGCCAAAATATGCCCCGCCGTAGATTCGTGGTAAGCCAACTATATCACTCCTTTTACTTTCGATAATAATGGGCAGAAGACACCCTCTGCCCAGTTTTCTTAGCTCGCTTTCTTGCGACGCTGTTCGTAGTTCTGTTTTATTTCCTGCTGTTTCTCAGGGGACAATGCGCGGTATCTGTCTCCCACAGGAAGGTCTAGTTCGCTTCTGGGGATATACACCTTATTTTCACGAGACAAACGGATAGTATCCAAATGCTTTGCTGTATGCGAGATACGTTCCATCTGCTCGCGAATAACCCCGGCCAATGTTGCCAACGGCTTTAAGTCTTCCTGTGCGTTCTTAAATGCCTGCCGTTTTACTTCTAAATGATGGCCAAGTTGGTAAAGCTTAAAACCTTCATAAGCATTGCGCTTGGGCATCCGAAGTTCATGCAGGAAATCCTGTAACTCCCTGTCTGCTTCAGACACCTTGGAAGAACAGTATGAATACTGCGCTTCTACATTTTCCATCATTTCAATGAAGTCTTTTAGAACTTTTCGATAGCCCAGTATAGGGGCCATTTTGGGGTTATTGACGATGTAATATTCCGGATTTTCCTGCTCAGCGGTAAAACGATACTGGGCAAGCCCGGATTTTTTAGCCTGAGCCTTTACCGAAAGCTTCGGCGACGGTTTTTCTTGCTGCGGCCCTGTTTTTTCTGCAGGCATCACAGTATTTGTCTGGATAACCTTAAATGTGGTTTCTGGTCTTGTTTCAGCCGCTTTCTGCATGCGTTCATCCAGAGATATGTTGCTGTCCGCTGCAACCTGCTCTCTATTTTTTGCTTCCATCTCTTTGATCTTGTCAAAGAGTTGGTCCGTGCTGGAACGGCACGCTTTTGATCCATTGTTTGCTAACAGCTTTTTTACATCTAACCTACGTTTCTTTCCGTATTTCATGGGGGCATTTACCCCTCCCTTCTTTGGATAGGTTGAATTTATTTGTGCTCTACCTGTCCTTTATTTTATCACAAAACATGTAAGAAGTAAACACTACTTACATGATTTTAACTACGCCGGGAATATTAAGTAGTTCGGCGATGCGCTCTTTTTCATGCTCGTGGCGGCATTTTCCACATACATATCCATAGGTTACAAAATCTGTGCCCTGGATTTGGTTTTCTTCCGTTGCTTCAATTTCTTTCCCGCAGATCTTACATTTGCAAATCATAGCTTTGTCTGTCATAAAAATCATCCCTTCTTTTATAAACTTTCTCTTTTTAAGGCCACGCCGCGCCGGCCCAACTTGATACCGTATTGAATGCAGTCTTCCGCAAACAACTTGAATGCGTCCTCGAATGCATCTACAATTATGTCTTTCTCTTCTTCGCTAAAATCCGGAAGCATACGAATTATGTTGATGAGGCCGTCCTTGGACTGTACTGATAATGGCGACAACGCCTTATTGATATCAATATTTTCCACAGCTTCCTCCTGTGGCCGAAAGGCCACTATACGTTTTCTAAATTCCTCAATGGGTAAAAGTTCCACCAATCCTTCCACCTGCCCTAAATAAAAAATAAGCCGCCCAGAAACGGGCGGCCGGTTATTATGCTGCGGCAATCTCCGCGGCATGGTCTTTCAGATCATGGGCCAGGATTAGCTGAGCCCAGGACTCAAACTTATTAAAATTGCGTAACAGATCTTTTGGGGTCATCCATATACCAGCAAGGGTATCTGTCTCCCGAATTGACACCTTACCGCACTCATCTGCATCGATAACCATGTTATATACCAGACCGAAGTGATCCGGCGTGGTGCTCTTAAGATCGCGCACTGTGCCGTGCTCAATTATCTTAATTGCGGTCTTCGGAATATTGTCCAGAACGAGTTCTTCATTCAGCTCACGATTAAGGCTGTTAAGCATCATGCTCTGAACACCGCTGCGGTTGTCATCGCAGGGATTGACATGACCGCCAAAGCCTAAAGACATTTTGCCTTCCAGTCTTTTATCACCCTTAAGACGCTGGGAGACAAAATACTCGCCCTTCGTGTTGGATACGAGAACATACGGGATGGCCTGTACAACGCCAATGTTGCCTTCAGCATCAGCTCGCTCGATAAACTTACCGTAAGGCAAAACCGCGCAGAACACGGACTTGGGAGTCTGTTTTTTGTTCCACGCGGTGAAACCATCATCTATAATCCCCGTCTGGGGGAACGGCACGACGTATACACGCTCATTGCCGTATTTTTCCTTTAGCTCTTCGTACCTTTGCTGTGTAATGTCCTTACGCATCAGTCGAACTTCAGCTGGGACTTGAAACCGAGCTTGTTCGTCTCAGCAATTTCGATAGCTTCGCCGGTCTGCGGGTTGCGGCCGGTACGTGCATTGGTGTGCTTCTTGAAGAACTTACCATAGCCGATAAAACGCACTTCTTCGCCCGCTTCTACCTTTTCTGCAATAGTCTTCCAGAATGCATTCAGAACGGCCTTGGTATCCTTCGTGCATACACCCGTGTTTTCAGCAATCTGGCTAGTGAGTTCATTAATTCCGATCATTTTTACATTTTCCTCTCTTGATTGAAAAATTACTTTAAGAAATAGCTGGTAGCAAAACGTACCTTGCTGGGCTTAATCTTAAGTTTAGCCCCCAAGCACTGCAGCAAGCAGTCCGAACAAACTGGGTCGTACCGATGCGGAAGCTCCATAGCTTTGCGGACAAAACCGCAATCGCTTTTTGCATTAAGCCGGTAGTATGATTTTGGCGGCTCAAAATACTTCCAGACACAATCCAGTTGTACCTTGCGTCCCGTTGCGACATGCACGAACGTAGCTCCATTAGCGCTATCCCGGCGAAATACATCCGATGGTTCATCCATCAGAGCCCGCCGGAGGTCGCCACAGTCCGCGCCATCTATGTTGCGATTGCCGTATTCTGCGATAAGGTCAATGGTTTCCATACAGACACCACCTTAATCATCGCAGTTATGGCAGATAAAAGTGTTTGAGGTTTCACCCGTGAACGGGTCAAGCATGGTTGTGAGATCACCACAATTGCCACAAACCTTCTGCCCGCATTCGCCGCAGGTATAGATATTTTCGCTTTCCTTGCCGCAGATTGAACATACACCTTTTTCACTTGCCGGCTTCTCATCATCCTCTGTATCTTTATTGACCAGACGAGAGAGCTCATTAAGTGAAAGTTCCGGGTGCTCATCCTTGACAACGGGCTTTGCCGTTTCGTTTTGCGTTTTGCTATTCTCTTTACTCAGGCACATGCGACAGTTAAATTCTAACTGCCCCAGCTGCGCCAGCGTTTGGAAATGCTGGACATATCTGCAAACCTGATTATGTAGACATACCCTGCAATCTTTCGCTTCTGACATAATATTAACACCTTCTTACATCTTTTGTCAAGAAAAATTAGTTAAGCTGTCCACAGACCGAATCTCTTACTGACAAATTGTTTGGCAATAAAAGCTTCGTCCGGGTCATCTATGGATTCCAAAATGCGGCGGATACCAGGCATAGCAGCTTGTTGCTTGGCCATGATGGCCGCATCCACACCATCTATGATATCCTTTAGTGCATAATGCGAATAAGACATTGTATGGGATTCTACAAAGGGTTTGAGGTACTCCTTCATATCCTTGCCTAAATCGGCAATATCCCGATTGTCCGGCAGTACAACAATTTTGCTGTTGTGTACCCCTGCAGATACCAGTGCTTCCATAGCTTTTACCATGCCTGCCCGCCCCGCCTTATCATTATCGTAACATACAATGGGGCTGAAACCATGTTCCTTTATGTACTTGATATGACTTTCGGAAAGCGAGCTTGTCATGGTGGCTACCGCATTTGGTATGCCGTATTTATCCGCAATAATCGCATCTACTTGCCCTTCTACAATGAAAAGGGATTTATTCCTGCGATTTACGAAATTGATCCCATAGAAATTATCTTTCTTCTTAAACCATTTTGAGGCACTGGTGTTTTTATACTTACCTCCGGTCTCCTGCGCTTTTTGTGTAAAAGCCCTGTTTGAAAAACCGATAACTTCTCCAATGGCATTAAAGATGGGAAACGTTATTCGCTCCCCATCAAATCCTAAATGCCATTTTTTTATATCATTGTCGTTCAGGCCGCGGAAATACAGATAGTTCCTTACAAAATCGGTAAGGTTCTTTTCATATTTCTTGCAGTCAGCCATGTTCTTTTGGAATACGGAATCTGTTTTCCTTTCTTCCATAGGGATGCCGTAATAGTCTGCGACCATTTTAACGGCCTGCGGAAAGCTCAGCACTTGTCCAGTTTCGTTGTAGTGCATCCATCGGGCAAAAGCGATATTATCGCTGCCGCCTAACTGGTCACCACCCACAGCGTCATGATGGCAGCCATAACAGCACCATGACTCAATACCATTGGCATTATTGGTATATACAGTGAAAGACGCTGTACCGTCATCATGGCTGGGGTTAGGACACTTTCCTTGCAAAATACCAGAACCGGCCGGGGAAAGTCTGGTGTAACGGCTGGCAAGTCCCTGGACTCCCAGCCTCTTTATCGTATCAATGAAACCAGGAGATAGGGACATAACTTATGCCGCCTCCTCTGCCGCCTTATTAGCCTTTTTACGTGGCTTTGCAATGCTTACCTGCAAGCCATCCTTCTTTTCGATATGAACGCCATGGATGACATTGCCATTGCCATCCACGAAGTAGTGGCCGGACTCGTCCTTGCTCAGAAGGGAGCGCAGCTTAGTTTTGTTGATTGCCACTTTATCTTCGGCGCATTGGCCAAAGAGTTCGCTTTCACGCAGATATTTGATAAGCTCAGCATCGTCTTCGATTTCCACGGAACCGACGTCTTCCTTGAGCTGCACATTGCCATGCAAAAGGGGATAAGACCCTTTCTTGCCTTTGAGTTTGTTCATGGTGTACGTTTTGAGCTGCTCGGTACGATACTCTACAAAATTGCGGAGGCGGCCATTAAGACGCTCCTCATAATCTTCAAGCATCTCCTTTAGCTCAGCCTTCTTGGCTTTAATGAGCTTATCGTTTTCTTCCATCTTTGCCTTGGCCCAGAGAACTTTGGCCAGGGCATCATCAGCTGCATCATCATCCTCAAAAGCGGGAATGACGACTTCTTCGGTGGAAACTACTTTTTCGGTTTCCTTTTCGGACATAAAATCCAAAAGCATGCCCATGAAAAATCAGTCCTTTCTTACTCCAGGATGCGCTCAGCGTATCCCTTTTTCTTCGTTACAATCTTTTCGGCAATCTCGTCCCAGCTGTGCCGCATGAGCAGCTGGAATACAAACACGTTTTTGTGAATAGAATCTGCGCGCTGTATACGCCCATGCCTCTGCGTCTGTTTTGCCGCAGAGTCGGCCAGCTCGAATTCAATCATGTATTTCGTAGAACTAAGATTTAAACCGGCCTCCCCACTGTCTGTCAGGAGAAGAATATCGTGTTTATCCAGTGTCTTATGTCTCCGCAACGCTTCGGTGCGTTCTTCTGCGGAAGAACTCCCCAGAATACAGTCTACTTCAATGTTTTTGAGCGTTGCAGACTTCTTAAACTCCCGCTTAAGGATATCCTGAATATGGATAAACTTAGAGAAAATACAAACCTTTTCTCCGGAAGCGATGATTTTTTCGACCAGTGCTACACAGGTTGAAATCTTACTGGATTCGCTGCCGGTGATATACTTCTTGGCCATATTTGACTCAGACATCTGCAGGAGTTCTTCGGTGTCTGCCTGCATCTGTGCAAAGGATTGGCGGGCGGCGATGCCATTTTCAAGTGCTTTGAATTCGGCATTGTTAGCTAACTGCGCCGGAGTAAATCTGCCATACATAGCTTTCTTTTTCTCCGACAAATCCTCAATCTCTTTCATGAGGATATCATATGCCGCTGCCTGCTCTTCTGTTGGTTCACAGTACACCTGTCTTACAATCTGCTGCGGCAGCTGATCTGCAATCTGTTCAAAGGTTCGTTTAAAGATATGCGGCTCAACTATTTTAGCAAGCTGTTCTTCATTCTGCGAACCGGATACTCGGCCATACCAAAACTTAAGATATGTACGATCAAAGTCCCTTTCGCTCGGGAATAAATCCGGTTTTACAAACGAGAATATCCCGAACAAATCCTTTGGGTTCTTTCTGATAGGGGTGGCAGTGGCACCAAAACGATACTTTGCATCGTTAAACTCATACAATGCCTTTGACCGCTTTGTCGTATTGCTTTTAATACAGTCTACCTCATCCACATACCAGAACTGGATATTCTGTTTATGAAGCATAAAACGCACATATTCATCTGTGATAACCTCGTAGTTGACCACAAAGATATCATACTTGTCGATATCGAAAGCCTCGATGAATGCCTGCCGGCGCTCCTCTTTTATGCTATCGATTTCTTTTTTGAGCTTATTAATGCTCTTTGCATTTTTGGATAAATCCTCGGAGAGTTTTTCCAGCTTCTTTTCGCGGCTCTTAATACGAGTATTAAATCCTTTGGTAAGAGCCTTGAAGGTAAACAGGGGATTGACCCTTAGGTTGGTAAATTTGCTCACCTCATCCATCCACTGATTCTTAAGTGCTGCTTTGACTACAAATACCCCCTTAAGGTCAGGTGTCTTCTGACGCAGCTCTAAGAACGCCCCGAGGCCGATTGGAGTCTTGCCCGCTCCGCATGGGAGCTGTATTACTCCATACCCCTTATCGGAGCAAAATGCAATCGCCTGCCGTTGGTAGTCATACGGCTTAAGCTTTAAAAGCTCTCCCGTTTCTGGATTGTTGAACTTATCGTTGATTTTCTGCGCCTCTACAGACGAACAGTACCAACTTTTTTTCTTCTCATCGTAAAACTTTTCTGGGAGACTACTAAGGAACTTCGCGTATTCCATGTATTCTGGTATCGAATTCCCCGTGTACTTGATATAGTAGTATTCGCCATTTTTCTCGAGTTCGATCATTTCTGGTAATTCACTTCCTTTTTGCAAGAAAAGCCCCGTCACCAGACGAGGCCTCTCTAGGTAGTGTTAATTAGATTTCCTCACTGTACGCTAAGCGTATACAGTGTACCTCTTCCTGCGGACACATTATGTTCTTCGCTCTCATAATGCATCTTATTCGCGGACAGAGCTTCGTACGCAATCTCTAAGGCCAGCATGGCATCTCTGGAAACGCCGCATTGAGTTGAAAGTGCGTCTGTCATTTTATCAAATACGTCACCGCCGGAGGATAATGCTTTCGCATACGGAGCTATAACCCAGTAAATGTTCGCATTCGGCATTGGGGAAATCTTATTAAAGATATACTCCCTTTCACGGAGCTTTATCATGGAAGATACAATTTCTTCCCAATCGACTCCGTATGCTTCGCATTCAGCCAACGTTTCTTCGCTGGCTGCGGGCGAACCATTATCGCCGCAATTCGCGAAATAGAACATAAAACTGTCAAGCTCCTCCTCGCTCAGTCCGTTCAGAAACTCCACTTTCTTTGCTAACACTTCGATTTCCTTCACCAATTTAGGGCTTCCTCCTTGTTGTCCCCCAGGTTAAGGAAGTATATGGAATTATGCTTTCATGGTCATCGTGTTCAGTATTGAATGCGTTGTGTCAACTGTTACCTCGGACATTTTACGCATAGCGCGTCCTTGATTTGAGGGGGTAACGTTATCCATAAGAATACTGTAAACCTGACTGTTAAAGCGATCCATCACAGCCTCAACTCTACCCTTTACAGTCTTTTTGAAAGCTTTGTAATCTTTGATGTTCTCTGCAAAGACTTGCTGATCTCTTTTTAGCTTTTCGTTTTCGTCGGACAATTTTTTTATCTGACCTTCAACGATTTTCATAGCTTCGAGCTTTTCATTTTGCTCAGATATCTGCTTCTTTTGCTGAGAAACATTTTCGCGCACATTGGACAGCTCTTTTCCCTGTTGAGCTATCTTTTCTTTTAACTGGTCGATCTGTTTTAGCAGTTCCAGTTTTTCTTTGTGAAAGTGCGCCTGTTGCCTGCGGTCATAATTTAATATGCCGCCAAGCAAAGATTCAAGAGACTTCCCTTCAAGACCTTCATCAGCCTGAGTATCGTAAAATTCACATTCTCTAGTACTGGAGCCGTCCTCTTTAAGGAATTTTTTCACATTCCCTTCTAAGGCGTCCGTCTCCTTCTTAGAGACCTCTAATATAGTAACATTCCCTTGGTCGCTTGTCAAGTCCTTTTGGGGACTATAGTCACCCTGTAACCTTTCAAAGTCCACATTTATCACAGATTCGTTAGCACTGTTTCTGGTTTTGTGAACACAGAATAAGCACTTTCGATCCTCAAATCTGCCCTTATAGGATAATAGCCCTATATCTACCAGATTCTTCAAAAACATATTAACAACGCTTTTTGATTCACGAGTGTATGCCATTAACCGGGGTCTTTCTATGGTATGATAAATTTCATAATCCTTTGTTGCGATTAAAATGGTATCCAAAATGGTTAATATTTTCATAATGGCGACTTTTCCTTCGTAGCCGTCATATCCTATTTTTTTCGCGTTGTTAACGACTTCGTCAATAGTCACTTGCTCTAGTTTGCGAAAATTCTTTTCCGTAAACTTGTAATTGATAAAATCTTCTTCCGACTGGATTTTTGTGAATGTCATAGTAGACTTTTCGCGTCTAATGCCTCGTTGACTAAGATCCAGCTCGGGAATAATCATTTTGCCTGTAAAAGGCAATATTCTACGAACATACATAGCCTTTCGGTCATTAGAGATAACATTGTTCTTATCGAATACTTCGTACAGGGTTTTGTTTGTTAGAAACGTTTTTTTACCGGGGACTAAATGGGCCGCTACAACATTAGCTAATGCGTCGACATTCATTTTATTTTCCATCACAAATCTCATCCTCTCAGTTTATGTCCCCGAAGCTATAAGTGATTAAGCACACACATCCATATACTGGCTATCGATTTGCTTGATAAATGGTGAAGGGGCTATCGCCCGCGTTCTTCCGTTCTGCATAATGGTCTGCGTGCTGCAAATAACAAGATATTCTTCTGCCCTTGTCATTGCGACATAAAAGAGTCTTCGTTCCTCTTCCACGTCTTTTTCACCTTTACATCTCCAACTCGGGATAATCCCCTCATTTGCCCCGATAATGAACACCATGCGAAACTCCAATCCCTTTGACGCATGCATAGTCATTAATGTCACTTTGTTTTCCGAGTCCTGAGAATCTTTGTCAGCGGCATTGGTGAGTAGATCTTCAAGAAATTCGCCCATTTCGAGATAAGTACTTGCAATATTTTCCAGTTCCCTAATGTTCTTGACTCTATCCTGGTAAGCTTCTTCGTTTTTTTCAGACTTCTTCAAGAAGTTTAAATAATCGAAAGTAACCAGGACTTTTTCAATTACATCTTTAGGTCTGGCTTCGCTATCTTCTAACCACTGACTAATAGCTTCGAGTTTACCAATGAACGCTGTAAGCTTGGCTTTTCTGGAAACTTCTTCCTTAATTTTGTTCAAGCACATAATCGCTACGTTCAAATCTATCATAGCATGAGACTTGAAATTTTGCAATAGCAAATCGGTAATTAGCTCAATTGACTTATCACCTAATCCGCTTGCATGGGCTTCCAAAACCCTTCTCAAACTACTTGTGTTAGCCGGGTTGTGGATAAAATCTAGGAAGCTGAGAATATCCCGAATTTCCTTACGACGATAGAAGGATACTCCGCCAACCATGGTATACGGCACCTTCAGTTTTAGGAAAGCATCCTCGATATTACGAGACTGATACGATGTGCGATATAAAATCGCAATGTCGCCATATTTCATGGCGCCGTTGTTTACTAACTTACTTATGGTAGAAGCTACAAACTGAGCCTGTGCTTCTGGTGTAAGTTTTTCGGCATATACAATCTTCTCACCCACAGCATTCTCGGAGAAAATATGTTTCTCGTCCGGGCGATGATTATACCGAATAAGGCTTTGTGCTGCGTTTACAATTGTTTGAGTAGAACGATAGTTCTGTTCTAAAAAGAAATTCTTATGCTTCACCTTATTGACCGTGCCAAAAAGCTTGTCAATATCTGCGCCGCGGAAGCCATATATGCACTGATCCGAATCCCCAATGAGGCAAAGATTCTTTGTCTTAGGATTCGTTAAAAGGAACAAGAATTTCACATCGAGCACTGAGGAATCCTGACATTCGTCGGCCAGTATATATTTAAACCGTTCGTGGATAATTTCGCGCACTTCGGCGTTCTTCTCCAGAATGGTAGTCATGTTAAAAAGCAAGTCGTCAAAATCCATGGCATTCTGCTGACGCAGACGCGCCTGATACTTCATATACACTTGCACAGCGTTCTTGCTGGAAGGAGCATCGCCATATTTAATATTGGCCTGTTCCGGCGTAAGGTGTTCTCCTTTGAATTTAGAAATCCACCAAAGCGATACTGCCGGCTTATCATTAAGCTCCATGGATTTATGGATCTTACTGACGATTGCTTCCTGATCATCAGGGTCTATGATCGAAAAGGTGTCTTTATACCCAAGATACGAGCAGAAGCGGCGCAGCTGCCTTGCACAAAAACTGTGGTACGTGCTCACGGTTACGCCACGGGCCTCATCACCAATAGCCTTCATGACTCTGGTGTGTACTTCGTTTGCAGCTTTCTTAGTGAAAGAAAACGCAAGGATATTGGTAGGTTTGACACCGCATTCGATCATATATGCAATCTTCTTTACGAGGGTCGCGGTTTTTCCCGCTCCTGGTCCGGCGCTAACCATTGAAAAACCCTCATAATCTTGTGCTACCTGTCTCTGTGCCGGATTTAATCCGTCCAGAATCTTCTCCTTACGCTCATTAATTTGCTGCGCAGGAGTACAAAAATCATCTTCATTCATGAAGCCCAATGCTTCAACCTCCTATCTCAATCTATATTAAAGGCGGACGAAAATCCGCCCGCCTGCTTACTTACCCACGTTAATGTGTACGTCCGGGCCATTATCCCAGTATTCAGGTTTCTTATCATCCGATTTTACGGAGCCGCCCAAACCGACAGTCAGTGCTTCGGTTACTTTCGTGCATTCCTGGCCGGTGATGCCAAAAGTCTCAATGGTCACTTCATTCGTACCGTTTTTGATAGTGAATTCTACTTCTTTCATACTATTTCGTTCCTCCAATCTAACAAAAGATATAATAAGGGCGGCGCCGTAACACCGCCCACATCAACAGAATCAGCCTGCCAGCGCGAAACGCATAACGACGTCACCGTTTTCTTTCACTTCGCGGCGTACCGGAATCATGTTCTGTGCCTTGGCGATCTGCTCAATCTTAACCTGGCTGTACTCACGAGTGAGTTTCTTCACAAAATCGTGCGCATCCAAACCACGGTAATCTTCGCCGCCGACGGTCATAGCCACCTTGTTGTCTTTCTTCTGAACAAAGTTGAAGCGCAGGTTGCTCGGCGTGCCGGCAATCAACAAAGCTGCATTGTTCTGGCCAAAAGAAGGTACACCCGGCAAATCCTTGAGCATCTTTACCGTATAGCGTTTATCCATGCGGCGAAGTGCTTCTTTTACCAGCGGCACCTGAACATCTTCCAGAGCCTTGACATTGATAGTTGCGTAATGAGACATTAAGCATTCATTCCTTTCTTTTCATTAAAAGATTGTTTTATTAAGAGCAACAGGTCTTTCCTGTCTGTCTTAAACTGATTTGGTTCATCCTCCTGAAACTGACAGTTCTCCATGAGTCTGTATCCATACTGCAGGGTGCTCAGTGAGGTTAAAACGGAGTTTGCGATTAACGCTTTTAAGAAGGGGTACTTATCACATATAGGAGTTAACGCTTCAATATGTTCATTCACCTGCATAAGTACCTGTTCGGCTTCTGATACCATGGCGTCCATTTCCGCCACAGTTAATCCCATGGCCTCACACGTTTCCCTTTCCTCCTGAAAAGTCTTTTTAGTTTCTTCGTTTAGTACAAACAAACAGGCATCATCACCTTTCTAGAGTGTCACGCCGAACAAGCCCGGAGAGCCTGCTTCATACGTTTTTCCGCTTTCGCATCAAGCGGCGCGGATTTTTTATTTTCAGAAGAAGTAGACGGAATGTTATGCTCCTTGGCATATTTTTCCAATTCTTCAACTTCTTCAGGGTTAGCTTTATATACCGGCGTAACCTGGCTTACACCGTCCAGAATAAGGAACTGTGTAATCTCGCTGTTACGCAAGAAAGCCTGACGGACAATATTCTTTACTGCCGTCTTAATTTCGGCGCCGGTAAATTTTTCGGTAATGCGGGCGGCATAGTCCAACAGATCGTTAGAAACAGTTTTTCCCTTTTCGCTAAAATAGATATTCAGAATATCCTTGCGTTCAGCTTCCGTGGGGAAGGAAAAATACCATTTGGTATCCAATCGGCCTGCACGGGTAAGTGCAGCTGGAAGCTTCGAAATATCATTTGCAGTAAGGATATAAAACTGCTGCGTATTGGAGTTAAGGTTCTGAAGCACCACATCAAACACGCGTTTAATCGTTCCGCCATCACTTATCGTAGCAGAACTGTCGCAGCCACTGAACTGTTTATCTGCCTCGTCAATTAACACGACACAACGGCCAATGGATCTTATGGTGTCAAATGCGGCTCGGGCCGTCTGCTCTGATTGACCAACAATACCGCCCATAATCTTAGATAAGTCAAAAATGATGAGTGGTACACCAAAATAATCCGCGATAGCTTCTGCCATGGCCGTCTTGCCTGTACCCGGCTGTCCGGCAGCTAAATAGCCCTGGCATTCATCTACGCCAAATGCTTTTGCCTCCGGAGTCATGCAACGCTTCGCTTCCCGAATCCACTGTTTGAGCATATTGTGACCGCCGACAGTTTCCAGCGTCTTCTGAGGCTCCACATAAGTTAAGACATTGCTCTGCTTAACTACTTCAATGCGCACATTGTTGATTACTTTTGCAGATAAAGTGCCTGTTTTTTCCCAGGAATCATCCAATGCGTGCTTGAGCTGAAGAGTGGTAAGACCGGTAGCCGCCCGCGCAGCTCCCAGAGCTTCTTCCTTTTTAACCATGCGTCCGGTTTTCTTAAGCCACTGGCAAATCTGCAGGAAGTTCTCCTGCTCATTCATCAGCGGAAGCTCTATCGTTGTAGTGAAGTCTCGGAGCATTTCCGGCACGTTTCTGGATGGCGAAATCATTACAAGCGGATGATATGCCCCCTGTTCATGGATTTTTCTTGCACATAAGTCAAATACCGCCCGCTGAGTAACTGTTGATGTAAAAACGTCTTCCGCGTTGCGAATAACGAGCATTACATTTTCAGGTGCATCCCTGAGCATGGAAAAAGCAGCATTGATATTGGGAAGCATTTCCGGATATTGGAATCCACCTCCTTCTTCTGCAAACATATCATCCAGATTCTGATTCTGCGCAAGCATGGAGCGGCGCAGCGTAATCGGATCCATGTGGAAACCTCCGGTATTTGCCACATAGTAATAATACTTGGACAAATCCATTTTTGCCGCAATGTGTACGGCTGCCTTTTCCGCTAACTCCTCCTCTCTGGTAGCTATCCAAATCAAGGGAGTTTTTATGCGATAGAGGTGTTCAAGTTCTTGGCTAAGATTTTCTAAATATTTCAAATTCGTTTACCTCCTCTTCTTCATTGGTTTTGTCGATAAAGTAACTGATGTAGTTTTCCTGGTATCTGTCGTAGATGTCCTGGCATTTTTCCAGTTGTTCGGTCGTGCCAGTATAAATGACATTTTGAACAATCATTTTGATGTCACTGCCATCTACTTTTGCCTCTCCATTTACTTCAGTGATTTTTTCACCTTCATTGTCCAGGATTACTACTTTTATTACATCGTTTTTCTTCTTACCAAATTCTGCGATGTATGGACCGCTAGGTGAGTGCATCTGCATAATAAGGCCATCGTCTCCCTCATGGAACTTTACACTGGAGCTTATTGCAATCAGCTTGTTGCCAATAAAGGCGAACGACGGATATTTATACTCCTTCTTCATACAAATAAAGTTGCAGCTAGTTTCAATCAGAGTATTTAGAAGGTACTCTGCGATAGTATCTGCATATCTGGCAAATGCGTTATCTCCTAACAAGGACGTGTCGTTCTCTCGAGAGTAAATAAACGCGCCGAATATGATATCCATCGGAATATTGCAGCATGCTTTGACTGCCGGTTCATTCTTGGGGAGCACCAGCTGACCTTCGAGTTTTGCCGCCTCGTCAGTAGCACCTTTCTTAAACCGATATTTTATCGGAATAAACACAGTTTTGCCTGATGGGGCATAATAGGCTACTGTTCCATTTTTCCCATATATAGGAAATTCTACATCATGAAGGCGCCCGGGGTCAATAGTAAATGTGATTCCATCCTGTTCTTTTATGTACAAAATCTCTAACCTCCTTTCTTTTGGGACTTTCTGAGTGCTATTAGGCACAATAGGCCTTTCTCAAATCATCCTGAAATATATTTACTTCTTGCCATCTACTGTCAGTCCTATGCCAAAACTTTTGATTAGAACTGCCGATAACATGAGTTACGCCGGGAACATCCACTTCGTCGAAGATGCGTTTCTTAGCGTTATAAGTGCCGTCAATGATTACATTAACCAATGGCAACACATCCGGATAGCTCGTCTTAATGACATCCATGACATAGTGTGTGATCAGTACAGTGTGGTAACCATTGTCTTTTAACAGCGTCAAAAATAAGACCAGTTCTTCATACTGATCTAAAGGTTCGCCGCCAACGACAGTTACGTATTTATTGCCCGCATTTTTAACATCCTCCAGAAGTTCTGCGGGAGATACTTCGGGAAAGTACTTTGGGTCCCACAAATCAACATTAAAGCACCCCGGACAGGGGTGGCCCGAAAGGGCCATTCTGCAACCTGCCAGGAATACTTCAGTTCGCTTATCCTCATTTGGAGATAAGCCAGCGGTAGTTGACTGCGGGCGTACTGATGCTACTCTTAGCATGTTACGCTGCAGCTCCCTCCTGTTTTTTCTTCTGCGCCATGAGTGCTGCCTTGCACTTTGCCACAGCTTCAACGATATTGTCCGGTGTAAGCATTGCGTTGCGGTCATTATAAGCGAGCTTGGCAACCTCATTGTAATCCTGCTTCTGGTACTTTTGCAGGAATGCGTTGATGAACTTCACTTCTTCTGCATGCCGTGCCCATGCATCATTTGTCCATTCATTAAACATCATTTCCCTGAACCACTGCCCGTTGTGTGCTGCAGCCTCAATAGCCTTCTGTTCACGGCTCTGAGTCTTACCAGCGGAAAGTTCCAGCGCAAAACCAAAACTGTAGGCAGCTTTTTTCAGTGCATCCGTGGAAGCGGATTTTGTTACCATATCTTCCTTGGTCGGGTCGTATACGGCAGATCCAAAACCTTCTCGCTCAATTTCCACAACCTGGCCGATTTCCTCATCCAGGAGTTTAACTGTAATCGTACACTTAACTTCTACGACCGGTTTCGGGAAGTAATCCTCATATTCCTCCGATTTGTATTTTTTCTTCTTACACGGCGGGAATGTTCTTACAACCGGGTCGCTGTAATGGACGCTAAAAAACGGGCCGAAAGCCTTTTTCAGAAGAACGAGCATAGAAGTGCCGCTGATATAATCCACCGTGGTTTGCCCCTTCTTAAGTGGCTCGATAATACGGCGATCAAGCGGTTTACTTACAATTTCCTCCAGTTGGTCAACTCTTGACATGTTTATTTCCTCCAGAAATATATATTATGCCCCGCCCCGTATCAGAGACAGGGCATGTACACAAAGAGATTTAAGCTGCGTGCTTGCGGAACATGGAGAGCGCAATGCTGGTTGCCTTCTGGAATTCAGATGCGCGTTTTACAAAGTAAGCCGCGCCACGCAAAGCGTTTGCGTGCTGATAAAGGTCAACCTTATGCCCCTTTACATATTCGTAGTTTGCTACGGCCACAGACGCTGCCAGCTTCTTATCCTTCTCGGTTCCCTCACTCGAAAGCATGGCGTTTTCCTGTACACGCTTGATAAGGCCGGTGTCTTTGTTGGTCAGGTTTTCATACGCTACATGGTAGCCATAAGCGATGGTTTCAATCTTCTGCAGAAGCAGCATATTTTTCGCAATCATGGTGTCTACCACGGCATCGCTCATACCAACTTCAAGCGTGATTTCAGACATCAGCTTTTCAATTTCCGCTTTGTCCTCCAGGAAGGTTTTGCTCGGAGAAAGAAGCAGGCTGTTGATAAAGGTGTCATCTACCGCATTGCTATGTTCGGTGATAATTTCTCCTTCTACAGGAGACTTGGCGGCAGACTTGCGGCTACGACGCGTTTTCTTGGGCTTCGCCACTTCAACTTCAACCTGAGGTTCTTCCTCGGCAACTGCCTTTTCGGCGCTTTCCTCAGACTTTGCCGAATTATTATCCGTGTCAACGCTGACCGTTACGTCTGCCTCGATTTTTGCTTTGGGAGCAATATCTTCTGCAGCTGCCCTTACTGCGACATGAGCCTCCTGTTCGAACCGTTCTTCAGCCGTAACTGCCTCGGCTTCGGCAGCCATCTCTGCTTCAGCCTCGGTTACGGGCTCAGCTTCTTTAACTGCAGGGGCCTTTTCTGCAGTTTCTGCCTTCTGTGCTTCCTTGGCCTTGATTTCTTCTTCAACCATAGCATCGACTTCGGAGATTATATCTTCCGGCTTTTCTTCTGCCGGCGCCTCGGCCTTCGCTTCTTTTGCCGGTTTAGCTTCTTCTGTTACCGGAGCTGCCTCCTTTTTTTCCGGTGCCGGATCGCTAAAGATATCTGCAAAGTCCAAGCCTCCGTCTGCACCCCCTTCAGGGATATCAGAAAAGATGGATTCAAAATCGAAATCAACATTAGTGTTTGCCATAGTTCATACTTCCTTTCTGTTTTGAAATACATTATTTGACAAAAAGATTGCTATTAGGATAGCATCTTTTATATTCAGCCATTGCATTGGCAATGTCTTCTTTAAATTCATTTAGCATGGCCATTGCCCGTTCCGATGAAACCGACCTATATTCTCCCAGTTCATTTGGGCTGTAAGTAGGCATAGTTGGAATGCAATGTACGCTTTGCCATGTTCCTCTTATTTTACTTATGGGCTTGCCTCTAAAATAGACATTAGAGGCGACATTCCCCATAAGCAGCAGCATGGGTGGATGAAACAAATCCACGGCATACCGCATATAGGTCTTACACAGTTCAATTTCTTTCTTTAGTGGAGCTCTGGGGACTTCCTCTCCGCCGACAGTTTTTGTTGGACAATAAGGAACCGTGTTCATCCACAAAATCTTATTGAAATTGACACCATGCGACTCGAAGCATGTTTTTAGAAAACTTCTTACATTTTCATTTCCCTCGAACATGTCAATAGACCTATTTAGTTTTGCCTGAGCATCCGCAGGGTAATCCATTACAACCACGAGAGCTGCGTCACTATCCCCGGTTACACGGGTTTTGGTGTTACACTTCAGGTTTGGCAGCGAACCGGCCTCAATAAACCGGTTTAATTGCAGCTTGCCCAAATCTCTTATTGCTTCACGGACATATCCCATCGGATTTAACAGTGCCTCAGGCGAACTTAAAACAATGTCTTGGATTTGTTTTTGTTTATCATCCAATGTATAATCCCCTAGCCTGCTAGTTTTTCCAAAACCTCATTAAGCATACGGATTCTATCTGAAGGCTCTGCGAGCTTTAGCTTCGCCTCCAGCTCTTCAACCTTGGCTTTTAGCGCGACGTTTTCTGCCTCTAAAGCCTGGTTTTTCTTATTTAAGAATCGCATGCGATCATCGATTTCGGCCACCTTAATTTCATCCTGTGCAAGAGCCTGGACCCAGGACATGACCATATCCTGCTCCAGCACGACGAATACACTGCCTGCGGGGTTACCCTTACTAAAGCGTTCCGCCCGCGTAACAACTGCACCCTCGTCTTCGTTAAAGGCGAATTTTAGATGCCAAAAATCCTGATTCTTTTTCAACGCTTCCGTATGGAGTTTATTAAGCCATTCACGTTTAATACTGAAAGACTTGCACCCACGAGCCCTTTCGGGTTCCTGAGTTTTTAGTTCTTCCATTAAACGGTACGCTCCTATGACGATATTTTCGTCGCCTTTCTCCTTTGCGGTTGCGCCGCTGTTAATGGTCATTCTTGATGAGAGAATTTCCACGTTGCGATCATGGTTGGCCTTTTCAAAGCCAGAGCCCATGCGCTTATCTGCTTTTGCTGCCGGCCGGCGTAAAGGAGTCCGTTTCTTGGGCTCCTTATAGCTCATACCGTTAGAGCAGAAGATACATTTGCTGCGATCACTTAAACAATCGTCGTAGCCAAATCTGCATTCTTCACTCACGCAGCATCATCTACCTTTTCAACGCCTGCAGAGGTCATTTCCTTAGCCAGTTCCTTCTCGGCCTTTTCGATTTCGGTAATTTCCTCTTCCGACATATTCTCTACATCGCCAGTGATGCCATCCAGCATACTTACCAATGTATCGAACTTGGTCGGGTTGGCAATCATATCTTCCTTGAAGCGCTGCTTTCCCTGCCACTTAAATTCCGGATCCACGGAGCCATCATCGAAATGCAACGACAGCCATGCACCGCGGGCATCAATAATACCACGGTTAATGAGCTGCTGCAACGTAGAGAAGTATTTCTCAATGCCAAAACCGTACTCGATGTAGTAAACCAGATTTACATACGGGTTGCGGTCAATGACGCAATGATTTTTGGTAACACGAATTTTGATCTTCTTACCCGTTTCTTTGGTAATCGGATCGCTATCATCCGGAGAGAGCGAGCTGAACTCCAGAGTCATCATATTGTTGTAGCGGATAGCCTTGCCGCCGACAATTAAGTTCGGGTTACCGTATGGCCCTGCCGAGAGCGACGTGGAGTAGTGCTGAACAATCAGCATAGTTGTACTTCTCTGAGCGCACAACGGAATTAACTTCTTAACAAGTTTGGAGTTGAATCTTGCCTGAACAGCCATAGTGTCTTCTTCAAAGTTCTTGGTAGCTTCTTGCATAGGCACCAGCATCTTCAAAGAGTTGATAACGCACATATCGATATCATTCTCGCGAATGGTTTTGATAATGGCATTACCGATAGCTTCTGCGCCGAAAACTTGCTTTTTAGTCTTCGGGTCAGTGGTACTTAGGCAGAAGAATCGATCCATATCGATGCCGTACAGAGATTCTACCTGGTCAAGATCCATGGAATCTTCAGATTCTACCCATAACGCAATAAATTCCGGGTTAATCTTCATCTGGTAACCAATCGCCGCTAATGCAAAGCCGGTTTTTCCTGTGTCGGAATCCCCCGCGATAAGCACCATCCGCCCGATAGGCAGACCGCCCGTTGCTTCATTAAATGCAGCAATCGGCGTAGCAAAGTACTTAATGGTCATGCGTTCACGCACAGCCTGACTCTTTGTTGGCCGCCCAGCCACAATGCCGCTCTGTTTGCTCATTTCTTCAAACAGGGTATCCAGATTCTGGAGCCGCTCTGCAAGACTCTGCCGGCTTTTTTCCGGAACTTCCGATACAGCATCATTAGCTTTCTTCTTACTTTTTGCCATAGTAAACCTCTCTTATTAAATTTTTGAAATATATTGCGTCCGCCCCGTTTATGATAGGGGCGGGGCGACGCAAAACTCGACTAACATCCAGCATACTTACGCGACCATTGGGTGAACTTCTCTGCTTCTTTAACGTAGTCTACGTCTTTTTCCAGTTCAGAAATGTCTTTCATGTTGCAAATCAGGCGGGTATCTTCCGTCTCTGCCCTAACGTCCCACGTTTTGAGCCATCTCACATAATCCGGAAGGTCGGGAGTAAATGCCCAGGACAAGTCAATAACCACTCTATTGTTGGCCTCATCAGTACAACCATGATCTCGTATTAGATGACGCATGAAAAGCGGCGCATGAATATAGCTGAACACCCGTTTGAGAGAAATTTGTTTATTTCGGCCAAACTGCATTTTCTTCAAAAGGCTCGGTAGGGCGGTTCTTACCCGCCCCGGCCTGATTCGAATGCCGGTGTCACTATACCTCTGGCAATTCACCCAATCATTGTCACGAAAAGAGGCCATGATATAGTCAGCTTCTTTTGGATTTTGGAGTTCGATATCAACATGCCCATCCCGGACTTGCCCGCATAAATAAATCAAAGCAGCTATTAAAGACCGCTTCTGATTGCGCGTCTGCCGGTTCTTCCCTGAGGAATCCTTCTTAAACCGCAGCCTCTGATACTCCCTACCTCCTGTGTCGTCCTCTTTAGGGGACTTGCGGGCGGCTTCTTTGATTTCCTTCACTGCATCATGCAACCATACACATTGCTTCTTTAGCTCTTTTATGTCTCCCTTGTTGCAAAGAAGCTTATTTCCTTCTATGCGAGACCGGACATTGTACTGTCGAAGCCAATGCGGATAGTATTTTAAATCATCCAGATTGCCCCAAGACATATCAATAGCTATCTCAGTATCGTTGTCAGAAGGGCATTCAAAATGCTCAATAATGGCCGTCATAAAGTTCGGTGCATAAATGAAGCCAAAGGTATGCCGCAAAGACAGCTTCTCAGCCTCTCCGCACCTCAGCGCTTTTACGGCGTTTTTTAGGGCGTTCTTAACAACGCCCGTAGACAAACGTATCCCGCCTTTTATTATGTTCGCATGTATGCCATCATTCTGTCTAAAGAACGACATAGCCCTTTCAATATCAGCTGGTAACATATGCCGGGTAAGATCAACATAGTTGTTCTTGATTACACCATGCATATAGATAAGACTGCGTACGATAGAGCGCTTATACTCTCTGGTTATCTGCGGCCCCTGATGATTCGGGATATCCTTGTTGAAAACAAGTTTATTGTGCAGCAGTACCCCGTCGCTTTCGTACAGCATCCCGCTGTGTATGTCCTTCACAAACAACTCTTTCATATCATTGGCATCGCAAACCAGTTGATTATCCTGCACTTCTGCCTTCACATCCCAGATTTTCAGCCATTTCGGGAATTCCTGCCAATCTGCAGGATTAGCCCAAGGGGCCAAACATATAACATATGTTTTTCTGTCCTCTGACTCTTTTCCGAAAATATCAGAAACATAGTGCATGAAATCCGGGGCATACAAATAGTTCAGCACATTCTTGATAGTCATTTTGTATGTATTTTCAAAGCACATACTGTTTGCCAGTTGCAACTGGACGCCATTATTTTTCCCGGGATAAAGACGCATTCCCCCTTTTATCATCTGAGTTCTTACAAAGTTGCAGCTCCGATTAAAAGTCTTTATTGCGTCTATGGTGAATTTGCCGAGATTCCGCGTGATATCAACACAGCCGTTATTCAGAGTACCGTGAATATACATCATTCCAATAAAGAATGCCTTTTTGAATTCGTCAGTTTCCCTTTTTTCGGCATTTGTTTCACCGGGAATAACCAGCTTGTGGTATTCCAACTCTACCACCCCCATTTAGCCTGCGGTCTTAGGCGAGTTATCTCTAATTAAGTCTTCGAATTCTTCAATAATTGCCTCATATCTAATTATTCGCTGTTTATCCTCTTCATTCTTGCCGTCTCTTTTTAAGACTTGCTGCTGTTGACGCAACACTCCAATTATCCCCTTAAACATAGGAACAAGGACGTAAGGATCGCAGTAGTGACTCCCTTGCTGTGTCTTGGCGACATTAAGGGTTTCATCTACGAGGATACTTGCGACAATTTGATTTTTAGCCCGGCCCTCAAAAGGGACGACCGATTGGATCGTCCCAATGTAATTGATAAGGCCAGACCGGATTTGTTCGAGATCGTTACTATAGGCCATTAAGCCGCAGCTCCTTCCTCTTCACTAGAATCCGGTTCTTCTGATGGTGCCAATGTGATTGATGCAATCTCAGCACCATCAGCAAGGTTAATTGCCTTTGTGCCATGTCCGTTGCGGCTCTGGATACTGAAGTCCTTAACCGGCATGCGAATAATCATATCGTTCGTAGTTACGACGAATAAGGTCTCGTTTTCCTCAACCTTTACGACCGATAAAGCATGTCCGCTCTTGTCGGTGGGCTTATACAGCATGACACCCTTGCCGCCACGGTTTTCTCTTGCAGGAATATCGCTTACATTGCAGCGCTTACACAACCCTTTGTCGGAGATAACAAGAAGGATGTCTTCATCTGCTACAGATACGGCCGAAATGATATAGTCATCATCTGATTTAAATCGCATTGCGATATTGCCACGGGCTGTGCGGCTGCAAACAGAAATGTTCTCCATTGCCGTTCTCATGGCAAATCCATTTCTGGTTACTGTTACGACGTTGCCTTCGCCCGTTGTCAGTATGACGCTCGCCAGGCCATCACCTTCAGCGAAGTTAATAACCTTAAGGCCGTTCTTACGGATATTCATGTTTTCAAGACTGATACGCTTCGCCAGCCCCTTCTTTGTTACCATCAAGAGCTGATGTGTCGTATCATTGTGTTCAAGAGAGAATACCTTAACAACTTTTTCCTCATCTTCAAAGGTGACGTAGTTGTTGAGGTATTTACCCATGGCTGCTTTGGACACAATCGGAATATGGAATGCCGGGATTGCGTATGCTTTCCCCTTATCCGTGATGACAATGATATCGTCTTTATTGCTCATATAGAGAACTTCTTCAACGAAATCGTCTTCACGGAGTTTTACGCCATTTCCTTTTCCGCCGCGCCCCTGCTGACCATAATCACGGGATCTAATAGCCTTGACCATGCCGTTATGGGTGTAGAACACCACGAGGTTTTCATCCTCGATGAGGTCACGGTCTTCCACCTCATTGCATTTTTCAGCAATCTCGGTGCGTCTATGGTCGCCTTTAAAGTAGCCGCGGGCAATATAATCATCAATGTCCTGAATGAAAGCATTGACTAATGCTACGCGGTTACAAAGAAGTTCTTTGCACGTAAGAATCTTGTTCTTAAGTACTTCTGCTTCTTCGATAAGTGCATTCACATCAAAGGAATTTAAGGAACCCAATTGGCGGGCGTAAAGACCTTTTGCCTGAGCCTCAGAGAATCCAAATACAGACACGAGGTTAGCAATAGTCGTTTCGCGGTCTTTTGATGCGCGAATTGTCTTAATTACTTCCTCGATCTGCGAATTGGCGTTAATGTATCCCTGAACCAGTTCGAGTCTCTTGGCGTACTGTTCCATATCGTATCTGACAACCCGGGCTTTTGATTGCAGCTGACTCTTAATATAGAGTTCAATGATCTGCAAGAGATTCATATTTTCGACCGGGCGGCCATCAACCAGCATAACATTATTAATGGAGAAAGAACTCTCCATTTTTGTTTGCTTAAAGATGTTGTTTAAGACGATATCGGGATTGCCGTTCTTCTTAAGCTCGACACAGATGGCGATTCTTCCTTTTTCAGATCTATCTACCACATCTGCCACGTTATCCTTGAACACCTTATCAGCATCTTCATTATACACCTTGGCGCCTAAATCTTCAACAAGAGATTTCTTATTGATGCCATACGGAATTTCCGTAAACACAATAGTGGTACGGCCTCCGGCTTCTTTCAGCTCATACTTTCCTCTGATTTTTACTGTGCCCTTGCCAGTACGGTAAGCCTTGCGGGCTTCTTCCGGATTAACAATCACAGCTCCCGTCGGAAAGTCCGGTGCTTTCACGATGTTAATAACATTGTCTAATTTTGGCTGCTCTTTATTGACCACGCAGTTAAGAACATACTTTATAGCTTTAAAAATGTCTCCTGCATAGTGTGGAGCCATTGAAGAAGCCATAGCCGTGGCAATACCAGTTGTTCCATTGCAAAGCCCGGCAGGAAAAATCCCCGGCAGGTATTTAGGTTCTTTCTCACTATCGTCGAAGTTTGGAATCATATCGACAGCGTTCTTATCTAATCCTTCCAGCATGGACTCACCAATTTTGGAAAGCTTGCACTCTGTATATCGCATTGCTGCCGGCGGGTCTCCATCCACCGATCCATTATTCCCTTGGAACGTAATAAGAGGATACCTCTTCGTCCAAGCTTCCGAAAGACCAACCAGGGCATCGTATGCACTCTGGTCGCCGTGCGGATTATATTTTCCAATTACATCCCCGACTACACGCGCGCACTTTTTGGGTACAGCCGAGTTTTTTAACCCCATCTCGTGCATTGCGTAAAGGGTATATCGTTGCGAGGGCTTAAGACCGTCCTGTACCTTTGTCAATGCACGAGAGAGGATAACTTCCTCCGCGTAAGTAAGGTACAAAGACTTAATAATATCCTCGGCACGAATATCGACTATTCTAGTATTTGTTTCGCTCATTTTGCTACCTTAACTCCCAACTTTTTGAAATTATGCTGCAAATGTAGTCGCCATGATCATTTCTTTTCGTGGCGCCACATTTGAACCCAGACATGTTTCAAGCATTTGTTCTGCAAGAACGGCATCTTCTACGGTGATTCTGCGGAGAATTCGCGTCTTGGGGTTCATGCTCGTTTCCCAAAGTTGTTCTGCGCTCATTTCACCCAAACCCTTAAATCTCGAAATCGTCCAGCCATTAAGTTCCTCGCGGGCGGCATCCAGTTCTGCGGTTGTATAGAACCACTTATCTTTTTGCCCTTTCTTGACCGCTCTAAATAAAGGCGGCTGAGGTACATATATATGGCCGTCCTCAATGAGCTGTGGTGCATGTCTCCAAATATGACCGATATGTAAGATAATGATATGTCCACCGTCGGCCGATAACACCCTATCTTTCGATATATTTTAAATAACTCTGATAAACTTTATACTTTCTGGGTAAGTATACTTTTGCATTGTCATAAAGGCATCCCAGCATACCTCTCAACTGCTTGTTCCCACCTATATTAACGCCATACACATTTTTAGAACGGAATATTTTTGCATCTCCTTTTCCTAAAAATGATAGTATTCCTTTTAATACATCGGCAGTCCCCGTAAAACCTATGGAAAATGTCGTGTAATCGTACTTTTTCCTGGTCGTTTTTGAAATGCAGCCATCACCATCAAGATAACCGCGAACAAAATGTCTTAGTAAGTGCTCGGGAACCTGATTATTGTCGGGGAATTTTAAGATATAAGTCTTGCTTTCCGCAACACCTTTGTTCTTAATGTCATTAACGGTTTTCTGGCTGACCAACTCTATCTTGGAGTAATTTCCAGTAGAGTTATATCCGCTTCCATGATAAGTTCGAATAGGATTTGTTGCCTTAATATCTTTTTTAAACTTTTCAAGATGTGTTATATCCTCGGCGCTTAATGTGATGCCTAACCTATCAGCGCCGTCTTTTCTTAACTGAATGTATCCATCGGCATAGATGAACCCTAACCAGTATGCTTTCTCTTCTGTGTCGATGTTTTCAAAAAAGTCTTCATCGTGATGATAGCGCCTGCTGGTATAGTCTGTTGACCTGACTTCAATACCAGCTTGTTTTATGGCTTTTGACATCCATTTTCTATCATGGTGCAACATCTTTTCAAGTTCTCGAAGTGTATATCCTGCGTTGTATAATTCCACAACGCGATCTTTTTCTTCTTGTGGGATTTTTGGTTTTCCTGCCAAAGGCCTCCTCCTTCCCTTGAAGATATGATTTATTGTTTATCAGAGTTGGGACTAGACTATATTTTCATCCGTTCTGGATGGGTGGTCTTTTGCGTCGGGATTTTCACCCTAAATACCGCTACGGGGCGCTACCCCCTAGTCGTTACACGTTTCTGTCTAAAATGACAGGTTAGCACGGTATCCCCTGCTACCCACGATTGGTTACGTGGAGCCGTAGGTTCTGTTCTATATATAGGAGTGTCTTCGCTTGTGGACCGCATACGCGGGGCAATAATTGTCCATATTGCCAATCTTATTCAACTCCAACCGTTAGCCTAGTTACTACCAGACACCCTAGATTTCTAGGTTAGCCACCTAATAATCTCCCACATTCCTGTGGGGACGACTGTTACTTAAGCTGCGAGGTTTAAGTTCCAATCAGCGTCGGCAAACAGCATTATCTTGTCATAATTGAGATTGTCAATATTGAAATCATCATCTACGCCAGTACCAATAGCAGCATAGAATATACCGAGCTTATCATTATTAAGAATCTCTTTTGCAGACATGCCATCTTTAACAGCATTTTTCACCTTGCCAAAGATGGGGAGAATGGCTTGTGTTTCAGGGTCACGTCCGGTCTTAGCTGACCCGGCCGCGGAGTCTCCCTCTACTGCCCATAACTCCGCCTCCAATGGGTTTTTGGTGTGGCAACCGGCCAGCTTACCTAAGGTCTTGAGTTTTGGATTTGCACCCTTACCATTTCTGACGCGCTCTCTGGCTTCTTTTGCCTTGATACGCATCTTACGATACAGAAGTGCCTTTTCCAGAATGACTTCTGCTTCCTTTGGATTCGCTTCAAGATAATCGTAGAACACATCCTGCAATGCATTTGCAATAATGGTTCTTACCTTAGGCATATCCAGTTTGGTTTTGGACTGCCGGTCGAATGTAGGTTTTTTATATCGCACTGCGATAATACCTACGATGCCGCGGTTGGTATCGTTGAGCTCGAAATCCTTCTTTTCTTTGATCTTCTTTTTCTCGATACCGTATTTGCGGATAGCATCGCAGACGCCTTGGATGAAGCCCTGGACATGCGTACCGCCGTCTTCGGTGTCGATAGAATTTACAAAGCTTTTAAGGGATTGCTCTTCTCTGGTTGTATAACCGAAAGAAATATCGAACGACAAGTCGCGGGGCAAATCTTTCGCCGGCACTGTCTTATTTAAGTGAATCTTGGTTTCGACAGCCAGTTCTTTCCCTTTAAGAAGCTGATCAAGGTATGCCTTCAGTCCATCTGTATAACAGAAGCTTTTCTTTCCGAGCTTTCCTTCCGGATTGACAATTGCCACATTCACCTTGAGTTCGTTATTGAGGAAGGCCATTTGCTGGCACATTTCCATAAGGCTCATAGGATTAACGACAATATCTTCAAACATGGTGTCATCCAATTTGTAGGTGATTGTTGTGCCATGTTCGTTTTCGCCGCAAGTTCCTACGACGCTCTGGCGTTCGGTGTATATGCCTTTTGCGAAAGCAACACGGTAAATCTTGCCGCCCGCCCGCACTTCTGATTTAAAACTTTCCGACAGGGCATTCACAACGGAACTACCCATGCCGTTCTTGCCTCCGGTATCTTCCTTGTAGCCATTGTCGCCTGAAAATTTTCCGCCCGCACTAAGTACAGTCAGAGCGACTTCCATTTGGCTGTATCCCTTATGCAGGGGATCGTCACAGGGAGCTACCGGGATACCACGTCCGTTATCCCGAACGGTGATAAAGTTGTTACGCATATCATATGCGATATCAATTTGTGTACAGAAGCCTGCTTTTGCTTCGTCGACTGAGTTAGCCAGAATCTCAGAGAAGCAGGCCAGCTGCGGATAAGCCCCGGAAATATATACATCCGGGTTTTCCCTGACTGAATCAGGAAAATTATTGACCTTGATGGTCGTTTGGCTGTTAAGATCTACTGCCACTTTCTTTAAACCACCTTTTGCTAATTTGTACCCTTATTATGGGGCCGACACAAAAGACGTTCGAACGAACATCCTCTCTGCCAGCCCCATATAAGGGGCTAGTTAATCCAACCAATTTATAGTTGGATTAGAACGGCCAATCTTCAGAACCGCCCGTAACTACCGGTGCAGCGGGAGCGCTCGGGGCAGCCGGTGCAGCAGGTGCTGCCGGAGCAACAGGGCCTGCGCTGGGAGCTGCCGGCGCGGCAGACGTATCTTCACCGCGTTCGTTGGAGGTGCGCTGAATGTAGAAGTCATAAGCAGAGAAGCCCATACCGGTCCAGGATACGGAGCCGTCTACGTTCTCCTTCTTGCGGGACGGGGTCAAACGGCCTTCAAAAATGAGCCCCTTGCCCTTAACATTGAACTTTTTCAGCGCTTCACACTTTTTGCCCCAAACCGTAACTTCGTAAATTTCGGACTTATAGTTGCCGTTTTCGTCTTTCTGGGCGGTCTGCACATTCAACTTCATGACGCCGTGCATCTTTTTTTCATCACCGTCGTTGAACACAACGAAGCGTTTTGCGGGGTCGTCAAAATAGGGAACCGTGCCGGAAAGGAGTACTTTATTCAGATCTGCCATAGTTATATACCTCATTTCTTTCTGCCGCGTTTTATGCGGCCTACAAATTAATTCTTAATTGTTGAAAGCACCTATGATTAGGCTGCCTTACGGAACAATTCGTTAACCTTGCCTGCAATGTAAGCACTAATCATGCGCACAACAGGCGGATTGTAGATGTTGCGATCCTGATAGTTGGTAAACATACCATCGCTGGCCTCAGTGATGCGGGCATTGAGCCAATCAACATCAATCTTGCCGGACTGAACACCGTTCACGCATACCTGCCGCAACAGTTTTGCGGACTGCAGCATTTCGTTATTGGCCTTCATAGCATCCGTCCAGGTATCATCCACTTCACTCGGAGTGAGGTGCTTATTCTTCCATTCATCGGACGTAATGTCAATTGCCGGTTTTTCGGGCACTGCAGGTGCTGCCGGAGCTTTTGCTTCTGCCGGTGCGGGAGCCGGAGCTGCCGTGGGAATCTGTGCACGCGGATTCATATTGACAAGGGTCGGAGCGTCATTGCCAAGATCCAGCATCGGTGCGTCTGCCGGGAGAGAAATTCCATTGTTTTCGGCCGCAGCTTTCTCTGCCTTATTGGGTACGGAGAGGATGTCATTTACAGCCTGCTCTTCTTTAGAGCTCAACGGCTTGCCCTTAAGCTCTTCTTTCTTAGTGGTTTTGGCTTTTGTGGCCGGCTTCACCGTTTTTCCTGCCTGTTCTGCTGCGCCTTTAACCAAATCGGTGAGCTGTACGCCGGTTGCAGAAATCGTTTTAGCGATTTCCAGGGCCAACATTGCATGCTGGTACGGGTCTTTTACTTTACTCAGGTCATTGCCTGCGGTATCGAGGAAAATCTGGATAGCCATTTCATTACTCATTGTTACATGTCCCCTTTCTTACGCCGCTTGAGGCATATCGATATATTCGGTCTCAAGCTTTTTGGTTTCTACAGACTCTTTCGTGATTTTTACGAGAGCCATTTGTCCCTCTTTGGCCTGCTCTGCGATTTGCGGCAGGTCGAACATCGTATCCAAAAGGATACCTTCGATAATGGTACGAAGCGAACGTGCGCCTGTACCGGTTTTGATTGCTTTTTCTGCAATCTTCTTAAGTGCCTCGCGGTCAATCTTCAACTTGCAGTTATCCATGCTGAATAGCACTGCGAATTGCTTAATGATGGCATCTTTCGGCTCAGTAAGGATACGAACCAAATCATCTTCCTTGAGCTGATGAAGTTTGCACATAATTGGCAAACGGCCAAGCATTTCCGGAATGATGCCGTATTCACGCATATCTTCCGGTGTAGCTTCGTCAATAAGGCGGTTGAATTTGTCTGCCTCATCACTAATAGCATCCAATCCGAGCTTGTCTTCATGGCAATAGCCAAAGCCATTGTTTTCATCAATTCGCTTGGAGATGATCTTTTCGATACCTTCAAAGGCGCCGCCACAAACAAACAAAATATTTGTGGTGTCAATTTCTGTAGTAGGTGCGTCCGGATGCTTACGCATGCCCTGCGTGAAGTGCACTTTTGTACCTTCGATGATTTTCAAAAGGGCCTGCTGTACACCTTCCTGACCGGGGTCGGCTGACGTAGAACGATTGGTGCCAGATTTGCGCGCAATCTTATCAAATTCATCGAGGAAAATGATGCCGCGTTCAGTTTTTTCGCGGTTTTTCCCGGCCTCCTCATAAAGCTGGCGGACACATGTTTCAGGATCTGAGCCTACATAACCGGCACGGGTTAACGTACTGGTGTCAACCACCGTAAAAGGTACACCAAGACGCCTTGCAATCGCCTTTAGGATAGCGGTTTTGCCTGTGCCTGTTGGGCCGAGCATTAAAATATTGCTCTTAGCCAGCTGTGAAAGGCCGTCAGTCTTCTTACCTGTTTCCAGTTCCTTACATTTTTGTGCTTCAAAGAAAGCAAGGCGCTTGTAGTGGTTATATACAGCCACGGAAAGAACTCTCTTGGCACTATCCTGGCCAACGATGTACTTATCCAGATGTTCTTTGATTTTTGCCGGCGATTCTTTTGACACAATCTCAAAAAGCTGTCGTGCGCCTTCTTTCTGCATCTGGAGTTTTGCCGCAGCCGCCTGTTCTTCTGCTAACACATTTCCTTCAGGATATGCCGTTCCGGGCTGCTGGTTCTGTACAGCCATCTTTGCTACCATTTTTGTCCCACAAGAAAAGCAAAGAGCAGTTCCGGTTTTTTCATCGAAGAATAACATCTTGTTTTCCAGTTCTTCATTCGGAATCTCTTTGCCACATGCACTACATTTCATATATTAAATCACCTCGTTTTCTCTTAGGCCGCCGCTTTTCCCGGCGTCCAGATTTTACGCTGTTTATTGCCAACGATTTCGTCGATAATGCCATACTCAAGCGCTTCTTCGGCTGACATCCAATGGTCGCGGAACGTATCGTTCTTATATTCTTCCGTCGTCTTACCACAGTTAAAAGCAATCATTTCGGCCAGAACATCGTTAAGACGTTCCGTCTCTTTCAAGCTAATAAGCATGTCCTGGACATTGCCTTGCATGCCGCTGGAAGCCTGATGAATCATCACTCGCGAATGCGGCAGCCCCATGCGCTTTGCGCCGCAGGAAAGAATTGCCGCGCCCATGCTCGCACACATATGCGTATTTACGGTAAATACCATGCTGCGAAGGCTGTTCATGGTGTCGATAATGGAAAGGCCAGCGCCGATTTCGCCACCTGGGCTGTTAATGTAGAGCCAGATTGGCTTCTGTCCTTCATCATCCATTGCCTGTAATTCACTGCACACCTCTGCTGCCATTGCGCTGTTGATGTCGGTGTCAATGCGTACGATTCGATTATCGTAGAGTTTTTCTTTTACTTTGATTAGTACCAAAACTATTGCCCCCTTTTATTGATGGAATTTGGAGTTAATAATAGCCCACCAATAAGAGGTGGGAAATGGAGATAAGGCGCGCCCGAAGGCGCAAGGAAAACAAGACAATGCACCCCGAAGGGGTGCGAAGGGCTCGAAGAGCCCAATTGCCTCATTCTTCCTCGTTTTCCTCATTCTTTCTCTTTCGCTTCTTCGGCGGCGTATAGCCGGGAAGGAAGGAAAGATTGAAAAGACGGAGGGATTTTGTGATTTGAATGGCAAGCTCCACCGAGATAGCGTTCCGAAGCTTTGCACTTCTTCGCGTGCCATCATTGGCAATCTCGGCAATAGAGCCCTCAACCTTAATACAGCCTTTGATACGCTGAGTTTCATCCATGATGGGGTTCCCGTCCAAATCCCTATCCGTATAGAAGATCAAGAGAGAATACCCTTTCGTGTCCGACAAGTCCTGTATGAGCATCTTCTGGGCTGTCTTGGTATTGAGGACATACAGTTTTTCAAAAGTCTGTATATCTACTTCTTCAGCTACCTTACGCCAGTAGCCAAGAACTACTGTCGCTTCTCCGCTTGTGTTGGCGTCTATAGCCTCCGGAAATTTTTTCCAGTCGATAAGCTTATCTACTGTATCAGCCCCGCATACATATTCTGTTTTGGGGCAATTTTCAGTATCGGCTTTATCGATTTTGAAAACATCAAACAATATGTATCCACCTTACCTTTTAGGAGAGGATTGTTACTTTAGCTGTGCGCCGGCCAATTTTATTGGCCAGACTATCCGCGCCTTCACCGGCAAACAAATCAATGATATTGCCTTTGATGGCGCCGCCAGTATCGCATGCTGTATAAACACCGTTATACTGACGCATTTCTTCATCCTTGAAGTTGATTCTTACTTTTGAGCCTAATGGAATCACTCTTGGGTCTACTGCAATAGCTCTTGCTGATTCCAGTGTATGACCGGCAAGATTTGTGCCATTGGCTGTTATGCCGTAGCCGGGGTGACTTGCGCCTTTATTACAGTCGCTTTCAGATAAGGTATATGCTGTCACTTCTACCTCAAAATCGCCTGAGTATCCCCTATTTACTTCCCGGCGGAGTTCCTCTATCGTTTCCTTAAGAGATTCATTTTCTCTTTGCAAACCTTGGTTCTGGTTCTGCAGGTCGCCGATTTGCTTGCGATACTCCTGAACCGATGCCGTATACACATCTGCCTCTTCTTTAGCCTGGGAAGCAATCACTGCTGCTTCTGCTTTGGCTTTAGTGCCGGCATGATATGTGTATGCGCCGCCCGCCATAATACTCATCAGTACAATTCCTGCAGATACCTTCTTAATCGTTTTACTGTTCATTCTCGTCCTTCTTTCTCAGGCCGGAATTTAACCGGCCACACGCGTCAATACGGCAAAATTAGATATCGAGCTGTACAATAGCGTACACATTCTCGACGGGGATTTTCAGCCGTTCAGCTTCATCCCGCACATGTTTTTCAATAGCAGCTTTGTTGGGCTGTCCGGGTTCATCGCAGCTTTCAAAATCGAAGCAGCCTAAAATATTTTCCTTGCCGCATGCTGCAAGGGTAGGCTCACCGTCAATCTGTACAGCTGTTTTGGTGCCGGCTGCTTTATTACGGATATCCATAAGAAGCGTGGTATCATCCGTGAAGAATGCTTCAGTATAACCATCTTCCAGTGAATCACGATAAACCAGCGCGGTTTCGCCTTCTTCCACAACGATTGTCCCCTGATAGGTGTACTGTGATTTTGAACGTAGGTCGCTGCCGGTCTTATATACGATTACAGCGAAGGGGCCTTCCATACGATCATGTTTCAAGGCTTTTGGCGCGCTTTTCTTGTAACGCACCTCGTTATCCTTGATGGTATAATGCTTTTCGCCATGAGCATCATAGCGCTGCGCAACCTTCTTGATTTTAAGCATTTCACGCAGTTTACGCTGTTCAATCTCAAATTTAGATGGTTTCGGAAGCAATGGGTTAAGTTCGATTTTCAAGTTCTTACACCGCTTTCTCTTTTTTTGAAGTATTCAATTGTCTTAAGCCCCTTTAAGAAGAAGCTTAGTGAATTCGTCGAAGTGGCTCTCTGTATCTGGAGTATTTAATTCCATCCATTTGTCTGTGTCTACATCCAAAGCGTATGTGCAATACTTGCGCATAACATTGAACCTGTATGGCTTGTATTCAAAGTCTCCAGTTTTATGGTTCATTACAAACCGTTTTTGGTTGATGACAATTATAGCCACATTTCTGTGTCTTGCTATACGCTTTAGGTTCGACATGAAGTACCACAAATCCCCGCGAACATAGGTTACGTCGTCAATCACAACAATATCTAGATACTTGCAGGCCATATCCATTAAAGCAAGCTCGTGATCGTTGTTGATGTCGAATGAGAACCATATGTTATTTTCCTTAATTGCGGCTTCCCCAAGCTTACTGGCTGCGTCTATAAAGTATGCAAGTGCTCCTTGTCGCGTTTGCATTTCCCTTATATATGACAATATGCCGCTTGTTTTGCCGGAATTAGGAGAGCCGTGGACTTCCGTTACATGCCCCTTCAGACTATTGATGTCAGGAAGCATTTTTGCCACCTCTCGTTTTACTTCTTACATGTTTTGTTTTTTTGATAAGCCTATTATAACGTAAGTAGTGCCGTGCGTCAAGAGTTGGATGTTTTCTTTACTTTTCTGATGCCAGCATATAAACTGCTGACAAATACGGCTGCAGCCACCGCACAAAACGATGCCACAGCCACAAAAACTATTCCAACAGCAGAGCTACAAACGTATATAGCTTTTCTTCGATTAAGCACTCTTTTTCTCCAGCAATCGATATGCCCTTCTAAGGTCTTCCATTGTAGGTTCCTTGCCGCAGGTCATTGTACCTTCCGGGCAATAGCCTTTTACGCACTTCGGACCAGCATGGCGGAACAATACCGGCGCGGCTTCTTTACACAAACGCAGCATCTCATTGGCTACCTGCCTATGCTCTGCCTGTGCGCGTGTGCAACAGCGTTCGTTAAAATAATGCCAAAGCTGACGCACGTTCATGGTAACAATCATGCGTGTTTCGCATGAGTTCGGTAAAATGCTGCGGGCATCTTCGTTGGCGATACCTACTTCTCTCATTTTATGATAAGCGTTCTTGATGTCAGCTTCGACGGAACGATATGCAATACGAGCCACGTCATTAGCTTTAATGGCGGGCGGCATAATTGTCTCGAAATTTTCCTCCGAGCAATATCTCTGACTGCGAACAGAGAAGCTGGTGCCAACCCGATGCCTTGTAATCTGGGCCAAAAACGCGCGGCTTACACCTTCAATAGCAAAGGTAAAAGAGGCATGTTCGAAAGGACTCCCGTGGCCATAGCTTTCCAGCTTGCCTACGAATTTTTCAACGTTATCCGGCGTGAGCGAATCCATAAGAGATTCGATATCGACTTTTTGCGAGTAGCAAAGCTTAGCCGCTGCCGCGACCACCTTTTCCGGTTCCGGCGTATGCGCTAAAAGCGTTACTTTCATTTAAGAAAATCTCTCCTTTTTCTAAAAACTTATACCCCAACTCCGCCAAAAAGCGGGTTAATAACATCTATTACAATGGGCAGTCCATGACCTTTTGAGCCAATGCAGTTATAGTCTACCCATTCCAGCGCATCCATTTCATCCATGCCTTCTTCCATCAGGCATTGAATCATGGTTGTTCTATCATATATGGCGATTCCATCGGAGGAAACTCCGACGAATGCCTTGGAATAACTAGGATTTGTATATAAGATGGTCTCTTCAAAACCTGTTTCGATTAATGCGTCTTTTACTTCCTGCTCTGTCATATACTCGGCCTCCAGGATTAACGGTATCGGTTATTTCTGCTATATCCTTTGCTGTTGCTGCCGTTATTTGATTTACGTCTGCGCCACCACTTATAGAAAGCATAAATAACGCCGATAATGATAGCCCACTCAATCAGCCATACAAATAGGCCAAGAAGACCAGAAAACGGGGAATAAAATCCGCCCGCACCGGCCGGGGCATATCCGCCACCAAAATAACCAGGGGCACCGTTATAGACATGCCACGGAGAACTAAGCATCGAACCTAAGAACATGCCTGCAGCAAAGTGACCAATGCCGCCCCATCCGCTGCCGGTGTTATTATAATAGGAGTTATTGGCACCACCATACCATGGACGGGAATTTGCAGTATTGCTGATTGCCTGCTCCTTTTCCTGGGTTTGCCTAGATTTATAACCAGAGGTATTACCGCCAGCAGAAGTTACTTTGCCGCCGTCCTTTGTGCTATAAGAGCTACCGCTTGTAGATGAGCTTTCCTTTTTCTTGTAGCCATTTGTATTGCCACTGCTCTTGGAAGCGGGCTTGGATGCCGCTGGCTTGGAAGAAGACTTATAACCGGACGTATTACCTTTTACCGATGCTTTGGGCATAGACGTTTTTGGCGCCGAACTGCTTCGGCTGTAACCGGATGTCCGGCCGCCGCCAGAGCTCTTTGCCTCACTTACGTTACCAGCAATGATGCCGCAGCTGAAAACAGCCACGGCTAATGCTGCGATAATCTTTTTCTTCAGCATTACACTTCCTCCACAATGAATTCGGAGA